CGGAAGTGCGTCGTGGAGAATCCGCTAGCCGCCCCTGGGCAGCTTGAGACGAAGATCTACACCGAGTACTACCCTCGGCAGGCTGTTCAGTATGACGCTGCCTTGGCGCACCATCGAAGCCTTCCGGCGGTGGAGGTGACCAACGGCCGTCAAGTTCTCGACGGCGTTACCGGCAAGATCATGGACAACGCCGGGGGTCACGGGTCGATCTACTCCAACATTGGTAGCGACACTGGATGGCGAGGCGTGGTCGCCAACACAGTCCTGGGCTATTCCATGATGGTCGACTTTGGTAGCGACGTCGAGGTTGGCTACGCTCTCCTTCGCGTAGCGCACGGGACACCGGAGTCTCGGACGCTCAACACCAACACCAGTTGTGGTATGCGCGCCGCGATTTACAAGGCAAACTCGTCTGGAGGAACCCCGCTGGGTTCGCTTACGAAGAGCGGAGTTGGTAACGGTACTTCAGGCCTCGCCTTCTCGTCCCCGACAATGACGCTGAATGTCACGGGTACACCTTTTGTCGCTGGTGATGTTGGTAAGTACATCGTCGTCACAGGGGCCTCTGCTGCGGCTAACAACGGCGCGTTCCTGATCACCGCGTTCAACTCCGCCTCTTCGATTAGCTATACGAACGCCTCCGGTTCGGCGCAGGCGGGGTACGCCAGCACGTGGTACGTCACTCCGACAGCGAATGTGCGGACCACTGGGACGACGAACTACAACCACACGCTCGACGTGGAGAATTCGACAGCGCTTTCCAGCGGAGACTTTCTTGGGCCCATCACACTTACGCCCACCACCCCGGCGGTGGGGCAGATCGTCTCTGGAGCTAGTACCTTCGCCGATACGACGAACGCCCAGTTTGTGGCGGGCCACGTTGGGCAGGTACTGAAGATCACCGCAGGAGCTGGCGCTGATATCGGGTCGTACCGAATCATCGGATACACGAGTTCCTCAGTCGTCACGGTTCGCAATCTTGACCAAACGGCCAAGCAGTGGACTGTCTCTAGCGCCACGGTTACCTACGAGATCCGTGACGGCGTCCGTGAAGAGGATATGATCGTCGTTGCAAACGGAGGGCATCGTCTGTGCGTTGAGCGCCTTCTTACGGCGAATACGCTTCAGGTCAGGACGCCTCCGGCGGGCACCATCACAGCCCAGAGTTGGATTTGTGTGAAGCCGTCATGGGATATCGTGAAGAAGATCTCCTACAGCACGGAAGCGCAGCCACCCGACGTCGCAAACAACCGTACGTGGGGCGCGACAGATGGTCGCGAGCGCTATGACTTCTCCGACGCGAAGTTCTACATGGACTTCTCAGACTTGCCCACCGCCGCCAGGTCCGGTCGATATTGGAAGTGGACTGGAATCCCGCGTTTTGCCTCCGATGGGTCCCGCGCCGACCACTGGCCGTCGACGTGGGAGTTCTACGACATCGCTGGAAATCGCCTTACTACGAGTAAGTACTCTCTGGTCGATGAGGCAAGGACGAACGCCGACTTCCTGTTCACCAACGCGAATCGGGTGGACTTCATCCAAGCTGCCAATGACGTTGATCTCTGGTACGCCGGGTTCAACGGGAACGTGAACCTTGGCGGAGCCAATGGAGACACGCTGACGCTGACTACGGCCAGTAACAAGTTCATTGGGTTCCAGATTGGACACAACCTGATCGACGACCTTGAACTGCCCGTAGGTACCAACATCCTCAACTCGGCGTCTGCTGTGTGGCCCGCCAACGCTACGGTGGGTAGGTTCATTCACATCGCGTCTGGCACGTACACTGAAACGTGGTACCGCATTGCATCGCGCCCTTCCGCGACACAGGTCACGGTAGTGACTCCTTCAGGTAGCGCCGTATCGTGGAGCGGCACCGAGACCGGAGTTCTGGGCGGCCTGCATGAGGGGATCAACGCTGGAGGGACGAATCCCGACAAGTTCGTCTTCCTCGAAGACCAGCGCGAGTTCACCATCATCTCCATCAATGATGCTTGCGACACGATCACGATTGCGGAAACAGGTCAGCCTGCTCGGACGAACAAGACGTGGGAAATCCGAAGGCCGGGATACGACACTGCCTCCGCTACTACGGAGGCGGGTAAGGGATCCCGCCTGGTCCGCCCTGGAACGACGTACCCTCTCCAAACCGGCGACGTCTGCGTCGATTCTCGTGGCGCGACGCAGATCTTCGGAGAAGACATTGGAACGGGCTTCGAGTTCGCTGGCGGCGCTACCTCAGGCGGGAACACGGTCACGACCACGAACAACAAGTTCACCAAGTCGCATGTTGGTCGCCTGATGTACATCATGACCGGCGTGAACAAGGGTATCTACGAAATCTCGGCTGTTGCTTCTCCGTCGAGTCTCACGGTGATCAACCACTACACGGGCGGCGCGGTTACGCTCACCGCTGACGCAGGCCTCACGTATCGAATCTACGGAGATCGCCGGTTCCGCCTTACTCGCTTCGTTGTAGGGTTGCGTGCCTAATGCCTGTCTCCCCAATCACAGGGATTACCGTCGAAGACCAGCCGCAGGAACTCAGTTCGTTCCTGCGGTCTGGGGTGGCGTACGTCTTCTGGGCGACGCCCGTCCTCGGTCGCTCGCGCCGCATTCGCTGGAAGCCCCACAACAGCGGGGACTACACCGAGGTCATCCCGTCATTGCTGGAGACCTACAACAACGTCTCCTGCCTGTACGACCCGACATCCGATCACCTAGTCGTCGTATGGGATGATGGTGACGCTCTAGATGGTTCCAGAAACGGGACCCTGTACGCCGCGAGGTTCGACCCAGTAACCGCGGCGCTGATCAGCGGCCCTACTGTTTTGTTTCAAGGGGCCAGCGCTCGACTGAGCTATCTCACGACGACCCAGAACTCAAAGTTCTTGCTGTACTACAAGACGCCCAAGAACCGGGGAGTCTACGGACGCCGAAGCGAAGACGGAGGCCTAACCTGGCAAGGAGCCTACCCACTCGTTACAGGGCAGGTGAACGGAACAACCGCGCTAGAAGTGGTCCCCTACGACGGAGTTCACGTTTCAGTGGCGCAGCTAGGCTCGAGCACAAGAACTCTGAATGAGCTCAGCGCGCTGCAGCGGACTCGCCCCATCGCCTCCATCGTCAAGCACCCGTCGACTGCCAACACCTTCTTCGTCGGGGAACCGTCCAAGTTCGACAACACGACGTTGACGGACAACCTCCGTGGATCACTGATCCTGTCTACGGACAACACAACGCTTTACCATTTGGACGGCGTAGTTCAGGGAACCTCAGATACGGTGAACGCGGTTGCAAAGATCGAAGCCGTTGGTACTGTGCTTTCGGTCCTCGCCTCCGCGGGCCCCTCCGGGAACGGAGATGATCTTGTCAGCTACTCCCTGACTCCCGTCCTCGATGTGGCCACGGACCTCCCGGGCACGTCGTACGCCGTCTCCCTGGCAGTGACTCCGACGCACGGCTACATCGCCGAGTACGCTGACAACTCTGGAACAGCGGGGCAGCTTGTCGTTGTGAACTTAGCCACCCGTACGACGGCCACTGTGTTCTCTGGTGTTACTGGAGTTCGGGCTGTAGGCGCTGCCAATTTCCTCACGCCGAAGCTCATCTTCGTCGCGTCCACCGAGAGCGGCGCAGAGCGACTCCGCGTGTACGAAGAGAATGCGTTGACGCCTACGCCGCTGCTGAACACCAAGATCACCAGCCGAGCGAACACCATCACAGTAGCTGTCGACCCTACGAACGCGACCGGGGCGCTGCTCTACATCTCCTGCATCGACCGCCTGAACGTGTACCGCTACACAAGCGCCGCCCTCCCGGTGCAACTGGTCGATTCTCTAACGTTGTCGGGGGGAAGTACGTTCTACAAGACCGTGGTCGCCTCGAACGGCAACGCCGTTCTCGCCGCGGGCAACGCGGGGGTACTGGTACTCAACCCGGATGGCCGAATTCTCGCACAGACCGCTGTCTCAGGGAAAATCGTCTCAGAGTGGACGCCGTCCAAGGTGTACGCACTCAACGCCTTGGTCCGCCCCAGGCCTCAGCACCAGTTCGCCCGCAGTCGCTACTACTTCCGAGCCACCACTGGCGGCACCTCTGGGAGTAGCGAACCTTCTTGGGCTGCGACCGGAACTATTCTCGACAGCGGAGCGCAATGGACGGCGGTAGGACTTCTAGACGGTGTTGTCTCTGACGTAGCGCTCGATGAGACAGCCAAGAAGATCTATGCTGTAGGCGTTGCTGGTGGGGTGTTGGGTACCGATGGTCGCGTTTGGGTGTTGAGTGCTCCGGGGTTGATCTAATGTCCGACATGTTCAACAGTTTCGTGGCGATTGCTACCCACCAGCCCAAGGTCTCGGGCAAAGACTCAGAGCGGGCTCCAGGAATTTCCGGCGCAATGAAAGAGGGCATCTGGAACGAGAGGGCTTCTGCTCCCACAGGGGTGAACCACCCATACCCTCTTCAGGCGTCCATGAACGCGGTGGTAATCCCCTAATGGGACGCTCATTCTCCGGCACGCGCGGTCGCAGCAACTCCGTAACGTTCGCGTCAATGAACGCTACGCTCCAGGCCCGGCAGATTCAGAACGCTGCGCTGAACGGCGTCATCCAAGGCGAGGTCATTCAGAGCGCCAGCCTCAACGCGTACACGGCCCTCTTTACGCAGTACACCGTTGGAGCGTCACTCAACGCCAATTTGATCGCGACGACCCTGCTGAACGGGCTCCAGCGGTACTACAAGCTGGATGGAGATGGCGTTGACGCTGTTGGCGGACAAAACGCGGTAGTTTCAAACCCGACATACGTCACTGGGAAGCTCGGGCAGGGCGCGCGAATCGCGGGGAACACGTCCAAGTCAATCGTCGCCCCGGGCTTGAATCTGATGACGGCGATTTCCATCAGCATGTGGGTCTATTGGACCGGGTCCAACACCTACGCAATGGTTGTTGGGAACATGGATGGCGGCGGCGGCACCGACCTCAACTACGCCATTTTGACCGGTGGTACGTCGATGACGTTTTACGGGACTGGGAACTCCCCTTCTTCCTCTTCACCATCAATGTCCCAGAACACATGGCACCACGTTGTTGCGACGAGAACTCTGGCGGGCGTAACGCAGTTCTGGACCAATGGAGTCGCTGGATCAGCTGTTGCTGGGGCTGCTCCGTATTCAGTCCCAGCGGCAGACTTCCGCATCGGTCACCGGGAAGACAACTACGCGAGCTTCCCTGGGGACATTGACGATGTCGCGGTGTGGAATCGAGTTTTGACCTCCGGCGAGATCGCCGAGCTTTACAACGCTGGCGCTGGATTCCAGCTTCCAATCTAGGAGACGAACATGCCCGCCACAGTCACCCTCAACGAACACAACAGTGCAACGCCGGATACACGAACAGACAAGACCGCGGGCACTATCCGCTGCCGTTCGAACGACAGCGCCGTCGTGGACGCCAACAGCCCTCTCCAGAAGCCAGCCCCGGCTGCGTTCACCAGGAGCTTCGAGAAGTGGATTCAGCTTCGAATCGGCGCCACTGGCCCTGGCGGTGTCATCACCAACCTCCAGTTCTACACGACCGGCGGGCCAGGCGGTGGCGCTGTGGTGTACGCCAGGACAACCAACCCCACGGTGTACGCGACCCCAGCCGTGCCAGCGAACGACGCTGCCGGGACGAACTCGACCACGTACACCACCGGGGCACGGAAGCCGATGGGTGCCGGGCCCTACAGCTCCATCAACACGAACATCGGGGACTTCGCCGTGCTCTGGATGACCCTCGATGATACGGTGACCGCGCCGCAAAGCCCCACCTCGAACCTCAACCTCTTCTTCAGCTACGACGAGACCTGACCTTGAATTTCACGGCCCGATTGATCGACGGCAGAACCCTGACGGAGGCCGACTTTGCGTCGGTCTCTCTGCTCCCGTTGGCCGACGTTGTCGAGCTCGAGGTCGAAGGGGTCACGCTCAAAGTCGACGTCGCGGCGGGGGAACGGGTCAACTTCTTCACACGGCATACGGTTCCCGTGGGGAACGACGCTCTGACTCGTTTTTCAGTGCCCGTCTACGAGATCCGGAAGGACGACAAGACTCTTTGTCGGCTGTACGCGCATCCCGAGAAGGGGCCGCTCCTGACTTCACAGGACCTATACTTCTAGTAGGAGCTCGAACATGGCCCGCTACTTTCTTCGCTTCCGACATTCAGACACGGGCCTGACCCCTGTGTTCACGGGGGGAACTTTCTTCAAGAAGGCGTCGGACCTGACCCTCGTGACGCCCCCCGCCATTGGCGAGGTCGGCAATGGCTCGTACTACTTCGACTACACGCCAACCTTCGACATTATCTTCGAGGTCGACGGCGGAGCCAGCATCCCCACTGAGGAAGTCCGCTACATCTCAGACACGATCAGCCCCAAGGACATCTATATCGACGAACCCACGTCCCAGGTGAAGGACGACGTGTGGAACGATGTCGTGGATCGAGCTGGCGGAACGAAGGGCGACTACGTAGAGAAGCTCCCGGGAATCGAAACCGCGGTTGGGCAGATCAACACCGAGACGGACCCAACAAACATCGCCAACGCGGTCTGGGACGCCGCGACCGCGGGTAACATCGGCGTGGGCTCGATGGGCGAACTGCTCAACAACGCTGCTTCCGGGTCTGCGCCGTCAGCCGCTGTGGTAGCCGCTGCGGTCTGGGACAAGGCTCTCTCGAGCCACGTTCTCCCGGGTTCCTTTGGTCAGACCCTGCAGCTTCTCAACAACGACACGGCGGGGGCGGGAAGCTCGACGACCATTACCCTCGGTGCCTCCGCGGTGGGCACGCTGGACTTCTACAAGAACGCACTTCTGGTCATCACCGGGGGAACTGGAGCAGGGCAGGCACGCGCCATCACGGCGTACACCGCGCTAAAGGTCGCGACGGTCGACCGTGCTTGGGGCGTCATTCCGAACAACACGTCGCAGTACATCGTGATCCCTTCGGCTAACACCCCCGTGGACAGCGCGGGCATCGCCGACGCTGTTTGGGATGAGGCGCTGGCGGGACACCTCATCGTCGGGTCAACTGGCGAGAAGCTGGACTCCGGCTCCGGTGGTGGCGGCGGGGTGTCGTTCCTTGCGAACGGAGACTCGGCCAACCCCTTCATCGTACAGGTGGCGTCTCCAAAGCACACGCAAGTGAAGATCACATTCTCCGAGCCGGTTGAGATGACGGTAGCGGCGAACGGCGCCCTGAACCTGGCTAACTACAGCATCCCAGGCCTCACACTGATCGCCGTATCCTCGCTGACGGCGCAGCAGGTCCTGCTCACGACCAGCGCACAGACCCCGGACTTCCTGTACAGCCTTTCCGTCATCAACGTTGAAGACCTGTCGGGGAATCCGATCCTCTGAAGCTAAAAAACGGCGACGCCCCTGTGAAGGAGCGCCGCCGGTACATCAGCCCCTCGTCTTGAGGATGAGGGAGACCAGCGCCGTCTTCCCGCCGGGGACCTTCGACGCCCCGACGATCTTCAGGCCCTTGCCTGCGTAGTCGCGCAGGGTGTCGAGCGACTCGTTCATCAAGTCGGCCATCGTCATCTTCTTCAGGCGGTCGAAGCTCACGGCGAGCTTCTTCCCCGCCTTCTTGAGCTCCTTGTGGGCCTTCTTCTTGTCCTTCCCCTTCACCTTCTTCGGAGGCGCCTTCTTCTCAGGCTCCTCCTCAGGAGTGAACTCGTCGTACCTTGAGCACTCGATCAGGTGGTACGAGCATTCCTGGTGGCAGTACTCCGCGGGCATCTTCGCTCCGCACTCCTCACACGGCTCGGCCAGGAAGTCCTTCTCCGGATCATAGTCTGCGTCGGTTTCGTCGTTGGGGTCGAGCTCCACCGCGCCCTTCAACGCGACGTAGTCATCGCTGAACGTCGTCGAGGGCAGGAGCTCCCCGTTGTGGTTGCCGCGGACCTTGTACTTGCAGACCCGCATCTTCTCGGCGCTCGAGTCGTACGGAACGCAGACCACGTGCTCAGGGTCGACTTCGCAGACCACCACGCGCTGGGAGAAACTCTGTGCGTAGCGGAGAGCCCCAACGTGGAACCCTTCGTGGCAGGCCTCGTTGGGGTCGTCGGAGATCTTGTTCCTGGGCATCTCGTTCACAGCGCCGGGGCTGTTGTCGATGGTCCCGGTATGGGCGTCCTTGAAGTTCTGCTTGACGCCTTTGTACGCCAAGAAGGTTCCGTCCTTGGTGAGCGGAATCCCCTTGTGCTCGAGGAACGTCCAGAGCTGAGAGACAGAACGCATGCTGGGGTTCTTCTGCAGCCGCTCCCAGAACTTGAACAGCGGCGTCGGATCCTCGCCCTTCGTCGCCATCTGGATGATGCGGCTGTTGATGTTGTTGGGGATCTCCTGTCCCTCAAAGCAGAAGTTGTCTCCCTTCAGCGTGAACTTCCCCTTCGCCCAGTCCTTGATGCTCTTGGCGACGGTGAGGTTCTTGGGGACGGACTTCCAGTCCTCTGCGATGATGGCTTTACGCAGTGCATTGAACTGCGGCGAGCCCTTCTGAACGACGTGAGGCTTCCCCTCGAAGACGACGGTGATCGATTCGTTCGTCAGAGTAAACGGAAGTGCGGCGGTAGCCATGACTATCCTTTGTCGATGAGTTTGATGTACTGCAGCCAATCAGCGGACCGCTCTCCCCACGCCTCTGCGACGCAGATGCTGTCGAGGGTGAACAGCGGGTACTTCTTGTTGAGCGCTTCCAGGGTTTTATGCGCCGGGCTGTCGTCAACCTTCAGCTCAGGAAGACGATTCTCAAGGCTTGCCAGAGCGGGCTGTAGCTTCGGGTGCTGCTTGAAGTACAGCTGCCCCTCGTAGATGTTCTTCACCATCAGCGTGATGGTGTGCGTGTCCCCGAGCTCCTTCACCATCTTGTCGTAGATGCGCTTGTCCACCGTCCGGGAGCGCCAGTAGTTTCGAACGTTCTGGATGGACTGCACCCACTGCAGAAGTGCGAACTGATCCTTCACTTGCTGCGTGAGCAGCGTGGTGACCCACTTCTTACGCCAGTCGGGGTAGTGCGTCCCGAGGCAGTCTTTGACGTCAACGGGTTTTTTCTCCGTTGCTTTGTAAGCGTAGATCGTTGGGAGCGCTACCCCAGCGAGCTCCGCTAACAAGGTATCCGCTCGGTAGTACTCCCCGATGTTGAACCCCTGGGTCTGGAACCACTGGATGACGACGAACACGTCATCCTGCGAGGGGACAAGGTCAACAGCTTCCCAGCAGTCAGACCACGGCTTGCTGTAGCCCTCCTCCGGAAGGTACTTGAAAACCTTCATCCGGTGCTTCGGATTGATCTTCCTTCCAGTGGCGTTCCGTGACGGAGTAACCCAAGGGAGCGACGACAGCTTGATGACCGGAATTCCTTCGACATCCGCGGCCTTGCTCATCTCACGTACTTTGAGCTCAACGGCGTCCCACTGGATGTGGGCGGTACGGAAATGACCTGCCTTGTCGACGGCGCGAACGAAATAGTCCTTGTACGACAGCTCCCCGGCGAACCCCTGGATAGACCTGGGGTCGTCGTGAAGGATGAACCGCGTCTCCTCGTGCACAGCGATGCTGGTGATGTGTGTTCGGTTCTGCGTGATGACGAGCCCCTTCGGGAGGTGGTCCTTGAGAGCGACGTTCGCCGAGAGGAGGTCCTTCGTGTCTGCGGGGACAGGGAGGTGCAACTTCGCCAGCACTTGCGCCTTGACTCGGCGTTCCCAGGGCGTGTTCGTCTTCAGCATGATCTCGTCAAGGGCTTTCTTGACGTACTCTTCGACGAGCTCACTGAACTTCTTGACCAAGGCCAGCTTGGTCTCCGAGCTGTACTTCAATTCTTCTCGAGACGCGCTAACCTGCACCTCACCGATGTTGAAGTAGAGAGCGCCCGAGATTCCGCTCAGGAACGAGGCGACTCCTCCTTCAGGCGTAGCGTCGATACCTCGAAGCTGGTCGAGGTTGATGTTGTACGAGACGCACCCCATGACCGCGACCCACTTGTTGTCGCTGTAGTACCCCTCTTCCTTCTCGTAGATGACTCCGTGCTTCAGAGTCGACTGCGCCGGGGGAAGCTTGGGGAGCTCAGTGTTGATGTCTGGCCGCGGGATGAAGTACTTGAAGAGGCCTTTCGCTGTATGCTCGAAACCTCTCAAATCCTCCGGGCGAACGGCGATGGAGATCTCCACCCCCGTCTCTTCTCCGCAGGGCTCCTCGTGCAAGAGGTTGATGAGCCCCTTCTCTGAAGGGTCCAGGACTGCGACGTAGGTCCGCTTCGAACCTCCGTAGAAGGACACGACCGTGAAGCTGTCGGAGTAGGCGAACCCGCTCTTCGAGCCAATGCCGAGCATGCCCACGGAGTTGTCGCTGTTCCGTTTCGTGCTGGCGCCGTACTGCGTGAAGATGCGGAACACCGCGTCAGGCGAAAGGCCCAACCCGAAGTCCCGGATAGACAGCGTCGGCGACATCGCCGTGGGAAGCGTCACCTTGATAGGAAGCTCTGCCTTCCCTGCGTCACGGTGGGCGTCCCAGGCGTTCGAACCGTACTCGCGGAGAACCGCGAGGATCTTGTCCGAGTACAACTGGTCTCGGAGAATCGACATGATGTGCGCCGTGTCGTTGACCGAAATGCCGAACTCGGCGCTCTCGGCGATGGGACTCGACGACACCAGCCGGATGGCGGTGTTGGGGATCATTTTTCCTCTTACAAAGGGGTGGTCAGAAACTTCCAGACAGCTTCCCAGCGGTCCTGCTTCTTCTTCGGGGGTGTCGCGATGTTGGGCTCGCTGCTGCTGAGGCGCCCTGTCGTAACGTACACTGGAGGGTACGGCTTGAACTGCGTCGGCTCGAAGAGACAGGAGCCGTCAGGTAGGTGCGTAGACTTGTCGTGATGACAGTTTTGACAACCGTCGATCATGATGCTCAACGTGCCTTCCTCAACTTCAACTTCTTGTGGTGGAACATCTTGGGGAGGTACTCCCCGTGCTCAGAGACGTCGTCCCAGTCCAAGGCGAAGATGTCCCCGCACCAGCAGCACACAGAGCCTGGGAAGTGCTTGTCCGTTGCAGGAAGATCGTGGAAGCAGTGACCTTCACGAACACCTTCCTCCTCCTCAGAGCAGTCCGTATCCGTTCCAATCATGCGGCCCGTCATCTCGGCCTCGTTCCTCGGTAGCACGGTAGGCGTGCCATCCCTTGGTAGCTCGAGCGGAGCACCAGCGCTTTCTTGGGAATCCGTCGGTGCTTCTCTTCTTGTGCTACTGCGCCGCGACGAGCCGCTTGATCGTTGAGTTCCCGGCGCGTAGGAAAGAACGCGCTGTAGTCGACGGGGGCGTACGGAGTGACGACGATGGATTGGTAGGTCTTCTGCTTTACTTGGTAAAGAACCTCGGTGGTTCCTCCCGTCGTACCCATGGTGGTGTCCCGAAGGGTGATCCGAATGATGTCATTCTCGAACACACTCCAGGCTTCACCCGTCGTCATCGTTGTCGTTACTTCGTTGTCGAAGAAGCTAGCGCGGTACATCGGCGTTTCTCCGCATCGCTTCTTTCATCTGGCGGAAAGCCCAAGTGATGACTTTCTCACTGTCGTTCGTGATCAACGACTCAGTCGTTGTCGCGCCGTCGAGGATGACGAGTACGCAGAACTGACCGTCTGCCTGCTCGGTGATTTCGATGGCCCAACGTCCGTCGGGTGTCACAAGGCGAAAGGGCATTTCGACGTCGCTCATCGATCCCCCCGCGTGAGCTCGTACACGATGTTGCACAAAGCGTCCTCAATCTTTTGACCGTGTGCCCAGGACATAAACTGGGATCGGAACGACTCGTAAGATTCGTCTCGAGCCTTGAACATCGTTGCTTCGAACAAGCACTTGTTGTCCGTGTGCCCCGCACGGACCTTTCCACAGTTGTGGCAGGTATCCATCCGGGGCATAGGAATAGTCTTCTCCCCGTTGTTGGTGTACGGGTTCGTCAACTCGATCTCTGTGCGCGTATTCTTGAGCTCAGCCATCTTCAGGCACCAGGTCTTTCGAGAGGAGCTCACATCGTTTCTGGATGATGCAGAACTCCGAGTGGAACGCCTTGGCTGCCTCGGGGTCGAACGGTTGATCCGAAGAGTAGCTGGCGCAGAGCAGCGAGTCTGCGTGCTGAGCGAGGAAGCGCATGAGCTTCTGGACGTAGGGGCTCTTCTTCACCGCCGCCGCCATGGCGCTGTTGTTGTTCTCGTCCATCTTCTCGAGGTGACGCATCATGGCGTCCTGGCCGTCCATCTCTCCCCGCTCGTAGTCGGGGCGGGTGTCACGTTCCATGAGCGCCAGGTTCAGCTTCTCGACTTCAGCCTCGAGCCGCTTGATGTCCTGCACCGCGGAGGAGATACCCTGCTGCGCCAGGGCGAGCTCCTTTTTCGTCCGCTCGTGTTCTCCGACCTGCGTCTCGAGACGGCGATGCAGGAAGTCGATGTTCGCCTCATGCTGAGCGACTGTGGCGACGTTCTTCACTCCGCAGTCGTGCTCGGACGTCCGGAAGATCCCTTCACAGCGGTCGCACAGAACGCCGCTCACTTGAGGTCCTCCGCTGTGAGGTCGTACGTTGGGTAGGTCGAAGCCACCGAGTCACAGAGAGCGACGAGGCGGTGAAGACCTTTGGGGAAGCCGTCCCTGCCCTCCCAGCCGTCTATCAGAGCCCGCTTCTCGTCCCAGACAACGCAGCAGGTACCGTTGCCGAAGATGACCTTCTCCACCTTGTAGCGCTTCGCCACACGACGGAACTCCTTGACGAGGATGGGGCGGATCTGCGCCTCGATGCGCTCAGCGCAGGCCTGCTCCTCTTTCTCGATGATGGCTTCGAGGTCCGGTACTTCGGCTCGGGCCTCGTGTGTTACGCGCTCCAGGATCTTCCGCATGGGGCTCTCCGGGAACTTGAACGAGTAGACGGCTATCGATGTGTTGTCGCTCATTCGTCTTCTCCTTTCCAGGCCAGGGGTGGAACATCCATCTCGGCGAGTTGGTGTGCAAGGTACTCGACGGACAGTCGAGCGGACTTCAACGCTGTTCGGTAACCGCGGTTGAATTCGCGTTGGCGTGGCGTCGGCTGCGTCGGCTCTGTCGCGCCGCCCTTGATGAGCTGCTTCAAGAGCTTGAACACTTCATCACGCTTGTTGTTGTCACTGCCGTAGTAGTGCATCTGGTAGTGACTCAGGTTCTTCTGGTTCTTCTGGATCTTCTTGAGGATCTTCAGCTCATCCGCGGTCATGCTGCTCCTTGCACACCGGGAAACAAACCGGAACGGTGATGATGGGCTTACGGGGAGGCTTGTAGGGCATCAACGCCCAGTTCCACGGTTCCACCTCGCAGTGGCACTTGAAACAGACGGGCGGCTTCTCTTCTGTCTCGGTCATTTGATCCTCTCAATCGCCGCCGCGTCGGCCAGCAGTTCGTCGTCGCTTCCTTCCTCCTTCACGACGATGATGGTCTTGTCTTTCCGCTCGAAGTGAATGTCGAGCAGGTACATCAGGTGCTCTCCGTTGTCGCCGTCTCCACCGGACTTGAAGCAGAAGTGGTCCCCGCCCTCTTTGAAGTCGATGTCGGCGATGCTCTTGTAGAGAGCGATGGAGCGGGGATCATGCGCCTTCCCCTGCTCCCAGCGTTCCGTGAGGGTCAGCTCCTTTTTCTTGCTCATCGCGTCAGACTCACAGTGACGCGCCAGCGGCAGCTCGTACAAAAGCAGCCCCAGGAGATCTGGGCGTAGCTCGGATTCTGGAGCGTCAGCGTCAAAGACTTCCCGCAGACGCAGGTCGCGGGCATCTCCGTGAAGTTCATCGGCTTGTGTACTCCCCAGTTGAGCGGGATTTCCAAGAGCTCTTCCTTTAGGATCGGCTTACTTTTTTTCACCATAGAGTCGCATCTCCTGTTCGTGTAGAGGTTTTTGGAAGGGAAAGCTCACTTGGTACCTCCAGACAAGAGGACCGAAACCGCCCCTACGATCTTCGGGGCATAGCGTAGATCGTTCAGCGCGTTGTGCAGCATGTTCTCCGCTCGTTGTTGGATCTCTTCGAGGGTGTTGTCCTCTTCCCAGAACCGCCCGAGATTGAGGTCCAGTGTCACGCGAACGCGGACACCCGTGTCCTTCTTCTCCTTCTTTGCCATGTGCTTCCTCCTTGAGCGGGCAGTGGGATTCGAACCCACGACCAACAGCTTGGAAGGCTGTGACTCTACCCCTGAGTTATGCCCGCTTACGACATAGACGCGGAGGGCTTCGAACCCCCGACCCGCTGCGTGTAAAGCAGCCGCTCTACCCCTGAGCTACGCGTCTGTGGGACCGGAGGGACTTGAACCCTCAACCCTCGGATTAAAAATCCGATGCTCTAGCCAGTTGAGCTACGATCCCTACCTCAGTTACCCGAGGTCTTCAGCCTTCAGCGTTTTTCGACCAGCGGCCACAGCCTTGGTGATCGCCTCCTCCACCATCGACTGAACTTCGCCACTGAGCTTCTCGATGAGCTCCTCGCCCGTGCGGATGTCTTTCGCCTTGGCGATTGCCTTCACCTTGCTGGTCACTACGAGAATGTCGGACATGCTTTCCTCTGAGTGTGGTCCCGGACAGTCACAGTCTGCGTAGTGTACCTGACAGTCAGGACACCACGGCTCGCCGCAGCCATCCGGGCATGGGATGCAATCTGCGGCGAGCTTCATCTTCCTCTTTCGTCTTCCTGTCGGTGTCCTCGTGATGCCGTTTCCTGGCCACCGCGAAGCTGGAACAACGATGACCTTCATCAGTAGTCCGAAACCTCATACAGGAACTTCGTACCGCCGAGAAGCTTCCGGTTGTTCGAGGTGCTCTGGATGAAGCAGCGGTAGCCGCCGAGGTCACCCGGCTTCACCGTCGCGTCTTCGCCGATGGGCATCCCGGCGATCTCTCGAGCCTTGTCACCCGAGTAGAAGTCGCCCGTCGACTTCTCCTGGAGGATGACCTCCTTGTAGTGCTGGACCTTGACGGACTTCGTGAACTCGTAGAACCCTCGGCCGACCTTGAACTCGACTCCCTGGTCACGCACGAACTCTGAGATGGGCGTGTCGTCTTCCACCTTCATCATCTGGAACCGCCCCGGCGGGACGGCGTCCATGTTGGCCTTCGACGCCGCTTCGTCCTTGCGCCCGAGCATCCGGTTGAAGCTCCGGCGCATCGAACGGTTCAAGCGTCCGTCCGCCTTCAGCTCCTCTTCGAACTCCTTGAGCTTCTCATCGCCCTGCTGCTTGTAGGCGACCGCGAAGATCATGTCGGTGATGCTGGAGAACTGGTCGAGTTCCAGGTGGAACCCTCCGGTCTCTTCAGCGATGTCCTCGTAGAACTTCGTCGCGTGCTTGCGGTTCAGCGCCTGAACGCCGTAGACCTGGATGCCCGCCTCGAGCAGCAGCTTGAGCTCGTTGCGCCAGTCCAGCTTCTTGGTGTTCAGCGCCTCGTTCTTCCCGTGCGGCACGTCATCGCCGATGAGCACGAGAACCTTCTTCTTGCCAGCGGACCAACTGAACGTCTTGGACTCGTGCAGCACGAGCTCGTAGCACTCAGCGGCGTCGCCACCTCCCGTCGGCTTCACGTTGGTGATGAAGTCGGCGATCTTCTTCTGGTCTGTGCTGAAGTCGAGATGCTTGGTGACGTACGTCGACCCTGCGTCGCAGTAGTCGCCGTGCGCGATGACACCGATGCGAATGTCCGGCACGTCCTTGAACAGCCGCTTCACCGTCTCCTTTACCTCGCGGCGAACCTGCGTCAGGCAGGGGTACATCGACCCGGTGGTGTCGAAACTGAAAATCACTTCGATTGCGTCTTTGCTCATTTCGGTTCCTTGGTGGTGGTTAGCCCGCGTCCTCTTCGGCGTCTTCGTCATCAGCGGAGTCAACGGATCCACTGCTGACCTTCTCCATGATCTCTACGAAGCGCTGCTCTGCTTTCTTGTGGGCGACTTCCCAGATCTTGTCGTTCAGGAGGTGCGCCAGTCTTTCCTTGTACGACCTCTCGTAGGCCGCCTTGATCCCCTTCACCTTCGGGTCACCGACGACCAACCCTTCGATGAACCCCGGGATCGCCAGTTTGATTTGCGTAAGGGTGTGTTCCCCCAACGCGCGGGCGAGGGCGCTTTGTTCGTGGTGAGAGTCAATCTCCCATTTGCCATCGTGCCAGTGGTCTTTCTTAACGCCCAGGGCCGTGCAGATTATTTTCCACGCGGCTTCGTTGAGGTGCGAGTCGATCTTACGGGGGAGGTTCTCAATCTCCTCGATGAGGCTCTCTTTCATTCGCGCGTCGAGCTCAACCTTCAACTCCTCGACGCTCATCTTCTGGAGCCGCTTCTCGTCCTTCGCGTCCTCTTCCTGCTCTTCCCTTGATCGATAGCCCATTTTCCCTCGGGTTGTTGAGTCGTTTTTCTTCTTGCCGCAAAACTTCTTCAAGGTTCGCAAAGGCACCATCCACAGTACGACTCGCCGGAGTCCAGTGCAGGATCGCTACGTCGGCTGCGACGTACACAAGGGTACGCATCAGCATGCCAGGTCCCGCACCTTGGGGGTCTAGAACACCAGGGGCGTGAACGTGAAACTGCAGCAGCCCCTCGCGCCCCGGGGCGAAGGAGCTCAAGAGCCCCTGCGTCTGCGGGTCCATGAAGAACTGGAACACCTTGTCTACGCACTCCGAGCAAGGCTCGGCCATCTCAGCCTTGAGCTGAACGAGAGCTTCCTCTTTCGTCATGGCTCAGTAGTAGTGGTTGCCGACGGCGATACCAAGCCGCTGGAGATCCTTCTGGTCAAGCCGGTACGTGTCCTTCTGGACGACGTGGTCGATCATGAAGGTGTACCACCCGGCCTGGTCCTTGTGCTCCCGCGCCTTCTTGGAGAGCTGCTCCACTGGAGTACCCCCGGAGACCTTGCCGACCTCCATGTCCTCTTCGATGGCGGCGATCTGAGCCCCGAGCTCCTTGGCCTTCTTCTCGTAGGTCTCAGCCTTGCTCTTGTGGTGCTCGAGCCGCTCCGTGAGGATCTTGATGAGCTCGTCCGACTTCACGTCAATTTTCAAACCTTCGATCATTTAGTCTTCCCTTGTAGTTTCTTGATACAGCGTTGAACAGCTTCTTTCAGCTCCGGCGAGGTGATGTGCTGATACTCCATGTCATGCTCTTTGAGCTCGAGTGCCACCAGCTGAAGCGTGGCTAAAACATCAGCGCGCAGCTCGGTGACCGCGTCGTACGCGGCCCCTTCGAGCTCCATACCGATCTCGGCGATGATGCCCTTGGCCTCTTTCGAAATCTTGAGGCCCGTCATCACCCGAAGAAATGCCTTCTTGCTACGAGGTTTACGTAGACCCATAGTTTTTCCTCTCCCCTTGTACCACCAGGGGCACCTATACTTCGACCATGCTGAATGAGCTCGCATACGCCCAAGGCGTCGATGACGGAATGGCGAAATTCGCCATCAGTAAGTACCGGCAGTACGCCCGAGACACAACGCAGCAGGCGTGGAACAGCCAGCAACCCGCGGACATCGCCAAAGCTCGTGCCGCCGTTCAGGGGGCCTACAAGCCCCGCGTTCTCGGGTCCGGGGCAGAAGGAACAGCCACACTGCGCATGATGCCGCAGGCTGCGGCCGGGGGAGCGCTTACCCCGACTGTCCGAAAAGAGTTCAACCCTAACGCTGCGTTGGCCTCGCCAGAAATGATCAATCGACGCATCGCGATGGGGCCCGACCTGAACGAAAGCGGAAACTTCGCCAAGTACTACGGACACGGACAGACCGCTGCGGGTAAAAAGTACATCGACTCCGAACTCATCCCAGGGAAGATCGCCCCAGGCGCGGACGTCTCGAAGGCTCAGGCGAACATTGACAGGAGCGTTCGTTCCGTCGGTATGAAGTCCGGGATGGGCCACATGGCCGCCAAAGACATTCGGGCGGAGAACCTCGGGGTCAACCCCAAGACCGGGAAGACTGTTGCTCTCGACTACATGCCCATGAAGCGGCAGGAGACCTACGACCCGCGATACGCTCGAATGAACGGGTCTCCTGATCCGACGAGGCCGTACCCCACAGGCCAAGGGGCAGCGCTATTCCCACATCGGGCTAGCGAATTCGCAGATCCTGGCGGGATTGAACAAAAGATGATGCAAGGGGAGATGAAGAAGAGAATGCAGTCGAACCCTCAGTCGGTTCTCCCTCCCAACGCCAAAACTCCTGCGCCCGCCGCAGCTCCCGCCCCTGTGGGGCCTGGAACGGTAGCGGCAAGACCCGCGCTGATGCCGCAAAAAGACCAACCGGCGGCCCCTCCTGTCGCGGGGCCCTCCGTGTTCGGATCCCTTTGAAGTAAGGGAGACCCTGCGATAGAAGCCGTCATATGAGCAAGCGCGAAGCCTGCGCCTGGTGTGGCGCGACAGATCAGCTGATGGTGCGTCTGAAACAAGGAACGCCGGTCAACGCCTGCGTCGACTGGCAGGCGTGTGGTGAACGGGAAGCGAAGAAGAACGCGCCGAAGGAACTACACCTCGAGGCGACCTTCGGGCGTCAGAGGAAGAACGAAGCCAGCTTGTTCGGCAGGCCGACAACCTTGCCTGTCCCAGGCTGAAGGACTGCGCCAGGCATCTTGCCCGCTGTCCCATACCCTCCCTGGAAGCCTGAGCGATCCAGCTCCAACTTGGGGCCGCCTGGGAGGATCGGAGGCGTGGCCGGGTTGGTCATCTGCTGCTGCGACGCAGGCCCAGGTGCCATCGAAGGCATGGCTGCGGGACCTGCTGCTCCTTGAACGGCGGCCATTCCTTTGGGGCGCGCTCGGTAGGCTGCCAGCATCTTCGCCTTCTCCTCGGGGGAGAGCGCTTCCTTGGCCATGCCGAATGAGGTCAGCGCCTCGTCAACGCCGCCGACGTAGTGTTGTTCAAGAGGATGCATGGCGACAATATAGGCTAAACTGGTCTCGTGAAAACAGCTTACGAGCACGACACGTCACAGCCCCAAGGGGCCTCGTACATGCCCAAGAACGTGATTCGAGAGGAACACACGAGCTCAGGCATGGGCGCGTCGGGGCAGCCCAGCGGCGCCTTCGAGGAACAGCGGGTGAAGGCATACCGCTCAGGCGTTGACGCGGCCCGCCATCACTTCGGGGTCAAGCGATCTTCATTGACGCAGCCAGGGACCCCAGAGACCAATGAGCTCGTCGAAATCTTGAAGAAGCCGAACCCAGAACGGACCCCAGACGCGGGCACCGGCTACGCCACATCTGGCGCGCAGTACGGTGCCGACATCCGGAAGTAGTCACCCGGGCTGGAAGGCGAAGTAGTACCGCGGCAGGTGCTGAAACGTCAGCGCTCCTTTGACCCCATCAGCCTTGCGCGTAACGCTGACGAACGGGGCCAGGAAGCCGTGGATCTGGAACACCTCCTGAACCTGATTGGTGTCCCAGACCTCGCCCCACTTCTTCTCGAGAGCTTCACGCTCAAGAGCGGATTCGTTGATGGCGTCCGCCAAGACCTTACGTCCTGCCTCCTCATCAGTCAGGTGCATCTTCCAGCTCCTTCTTTCGTAGGTTGGTGAGAGCTTCGAAGTCAACGACGACGCTGTTGTCGACCATGTACGACTTCATGTTCTGCTTCTTGAGCCATGCGTCGAAGAAGTTCTGCATCTCTCTGAGATCGTCCACTGAGATGTTATCGAACGCATCTTCGTAGAACTCCTGGTACTCGAGCTGGTCCGAGATGATGCGCTCCGCGTCCAGCTTGAACGGCTGTTCCTCCGTTCCCCATGCCCACGTCGGCGGCTCTTCATCGTCGTCGTGTGCGTCGAGCAGTGAATCAACGTCTGGGTAGTACTCGTCGCAGTGATCGCAGCACAACCAGTCCCCCGCGTACTCCGAGAGCATCACCTTCTTCGCCTTGTCGTACTGCGCTTGAGCTCTGGCGAACTGCTGCTTCTTCGAGCAGTCCTCGCAGTAACTGTGTCGCTTGATCTCCTTACCGCACTTCTCACAGACGTCTGGGGCGCAACACTCGAGGGCGTTCTGCTTCGTGCTTGTCGCGGTCTTACAGCTCCCACAGGCCCAGACGACGGTCTTCTCGACATCTCCGTTTTTCTGAACGCACTCGATGGGCGTCGCTGCTTTGGTCGTGTCTTTCATTCAATCCTCGTCGTAGACCCAGACCCAGGCTTGTACGTACACGCCCTTGTCCATGCCGACGCTCAGTAACGCGTTATCGTCGATCTCCACGGACCCCTCTTCTTCGTACTGCTCCTTGGCGCGGCGGATGTAGCTCTCGCGCTCTTTCTTGGTGAGCCCGTCCGAGTCAACCTTCGACTCACGCTTGACGATGGGCGCGCACTTGGCACAGTGCTCGTTCTTGGTTCGTGTCTTCTTGCAGCGGGGACACAGCTTGTGGCTATCCCAGGCTTTCTTCATGGTGGCGTCTCCGTCAAACGGTTCTTGAACCTCGTTGCCTCGAACGGGCACTTCTCCTCGTCCATGTGGGCGTTTTGATGCTGCCCACAATTGACACAGCGGAACTTGAGACAGTCCTCGCAGATGCGGACCTCGTCCTTAGATGTGATCTCCATCTCGTTATCGCAGTAACCACAGCAGACCTGGTAGCTGCCGCGCTCTTCGATCTGAGCCTCGACGAAGTCCTTCTCTTCGTTACACGCGTTGTCGTCCTCGACGGTGTAAACCCCAGCGAAATCACTACCGCCCTCGGCGTACCAGAGGCGAAAAGAAAGATCGGGGAACTGCGGGCCGACCTGCGCCAGCCATTCCAGTGGCGGCGACCAAGCTGAGTCGAAGCCGTACTCAACCAGCTCTTTGTCTTCTTGAACGATCCGGGAGTCTACGTCCCACTTGGTACCCCAGTTGGCGAGGCGCCAGTTGTACCAGTCGGAGCCTTCATCCTTGAACTTCTTCGGCTGCGGAACGAGCGCGTGAAGCGACAGAGGTTGCGTCTTGTCCCCCTTCGTCGGATTGGGTCCCTTACCCTTTGCCTTCTTCTTGAAGCGGGCGATCTCTTTAGCCGGGCCTGTGACTTTGAGCAGGCACTCGCACCAGTTAGGCATCGCGCGTGTACTCCATCTTGGTGTTCTCTTCAGCGACCAGCTTCTCGAACTGCTCGATCAGTTTCTGCTTGTTCCCCTTGAGGCCGTACTCCTGCTTCACGCGGGTGAAGCACGAGGGCCCTCGAGTCAGCCGCATCCCGGTCTTGAGCTCCGTCTTCATGCCGTGAAGCAGCGTGTTCATGCGAAAAAAATTGACGGCCTTCGGTCCGTCGAACAGCGTCGGCGTACCGTCCTTCGTAACGTGAATCGTCAATGCAGCCTCCTTTGTGTGCAGGGGCTTATACCCAAAACGACCCCCTTTTACGGGGGACGGGCCTACACTTGTGGGGTGAAGACCGTGCTGGTCGTCGACGACGACAAACTCATTCGCAGGCTGGTGCACGACGCCCTGGTCAAGCGCGGAGACTTCACCGTCCTGGAGGCGGAAGACGGCCTAGACGGGGTTGCGCGATTCATGTTGCACGCGCCCGACGTCCTCATCACAGACGTCTCTATGCCCAATAGCGACGGGCTCGAGATGCTGGACGTTCTCCAAAAAGGAGGCCTCCTCAAAGGCGTCCGCGTCGTCATCATGTCCGGCGTGCTCAACGTGTCAGAGATCAAAGAGAAGCACGCCGGTAAGGCAGCGTTACTGAGTAAACCGTTCAGCTTGCATGAACTGTACGCTGCGGTGGAAGGGTGAAGCATGCGGCGCACGAAGCGACTTGGGGCGGGGGAAGAAAAGGTGAAGAAGATCACCATCAAGCGACTGCCACGGAAGACATCGTTCGTCGTGCAGTACGCTGACGGCCGTCGAATCGAAACCTCGTACGTAGAGATACAAGGACATGCTACGGTTTACCTGGACTCAGGAACCAAAGAGCCCACCATCCGAACTGAGGCGAACGTGAGCCTGGGACAGGCAGTCGGAACATGCGCGGTGTGCGGAGGCGACACGGATGACCAGCACGCCCATGCTTGACCGATTCAAGATCGCCAAGCTTACGACGAAACTCAAACCTCACCAGCAGCGAGTGGTTGATCGGATGGAAGAGGAGGACCAGCCAGGACTGGTAGCGGCTCACGGCTTGGGCTCGGGCAAAACGCTGACTAGCCTCGCGGTGCAGGATGCCCTCGGACTCCCCGCGGATGTCGTTGCCCCCGCGGCTCTTCTGGCAAACTACAAGAAAGAGATCAAAGCGCACACCAGCAAAGGGCCGCGCACGGATGTTCAAAGTCTTGAAGGAGTCGCTCGCACGGGCGGGGCGGGCCTCAAGAATCCTCTTCTCGTGGTGGACGAAGCGCACCGCATCCGAAACGCCGGTAAGGCGCGAACGGGGCTCAAAGAGTCTCCGTCAAAGAAGCGCCTCGCGCTTACAGGATCCTTGCTCTACAACCATCCGTCCGATGTCGCGGGGCCCATCAACTTCGTAGCGGGTAAGTCGGTGCTCCCGGAGGACCCCGACGAATTTACGCGGCGATTCCTGCAAGACGTCCCAATGAGTCGGAGTCTGTGGGAGCGCTTCCGCGGAACGCCCGCGTCGTACCAAACGCGCCTCAATCCTCGATCTCTGGGCGCGCTTCAAACCGCCCTGGACAAGTACGTCGACTACCACCCGGGGAGCAAAGAAAACTTCCCTACGCGAGAAGATCAGACCATCCGCGTCCCCATGTCGAACAAGCAGATGCAGCTGTACGAAAGCGCGGAGAAGACACAGCCCGGCTGGCTCCGTAAGAAGGTCTTGCTGAACCTCCCGCCCACTCGAGCGGAAGCGAAACAACTGAACGCGTTCCTCGCGGGTGGGCGCCAAGTTGCGAACACCACGCAAGGATTTGACGCAGCCCTTACCCCCCCGCACCAACCGAAAATCGACCGAGCTGTTTCAGAACTCCAGAGCATGCTGGAGAAAAATCCACGCGCCAAAGCCATCGTCTACTCTCACTACTTGGAGTCGGGGATCTCTCCCTACAAGAAGAAGCTTGAGGAGCTCAACATCCCGCACGGATCATTCACAGGGGACATGCCTCGGGGTGAGCGGGAACAGATGGTGAAGGACTACAACGCCGGGAAACTCAAAGCGCTGCTCCTCTCCAGCGCTGGCGGAGAAGGTCTAGATCTCAAGGGTACTCGCCTGATTCAACTTCTAGAACCGCACTGGAATCAAGAGAAGTTGAAGCAGGTCATTGGGCGCGGTATTCGATACAAGAGCCACGCGGCGCTCCCAGAAAACGAGCGGAACGTACTGGTTCAGCGCTACCTCGCCACTCGAGCTCCCTACGGGATGATGGAACGTCTGAAGCTCAGGAAGCCGGGATACGGCGTTGATGAGTACCTGGACGAAATGGGCGCTCGCAAAGAGCAGCTGAACACACAGGTTCGCAGTCTGCTTCAAGAGCGATAAAAGCGCTTGACGCTGATATACAAATGGCCTAAGAAGGCACCTCCTCGCGGTACCTTGGGAGTGCCTATGTGGATGCCGGTAGCACGTGGTGACTTTCCTTTCTGGGCTCTGGACCTGAACTCTTTGTGGCAGCACAAAACCGGGAACTGGCTTTCGAGCCGCGTGACCTCCTATTCAACGCTCTGGGAACTCCGGGCGGAAGACGGACGAGTCATCACCAACCAATTGGAGCTCCCCTTCCGGGAAGGGCTCGACGGCGCTCCCGTGTCTTGGGCGAATCTCGAGCTTCAGAGAGAGCGGGGGAGCGCCAATGCTCAGCCCTGATGAAAAGCTGCGACGAGCCGCCATGAGCTTCGGCGCTTGGAGAGAGAGAGCTCACAAATCAAAAACACCAGCAGATAGGATCAAGTTCATACACGCAGAGAACGCTCTAGGATCAGCTGCCCAAGCGTTCTTTGAAGCGGTCGAGAAGGAGCGGCGCCATGACAAAGGAAGAGGAAGCAAAAGCTAGATCGCGCGCTGCTTGGAGAGCATGGTATAGACGGCACCACGCAGAAGCTAAGACCTACTACCGAGAGAGGTACGCAGAGAAGCTGAAGAACGAGACACCAAAGGAGCGTGAACTGCGATTGGCGCGGGCACGCGAACACCAGAAGAAGTACGCAAGTCGTCGAAAGAAAATCAAGGAGTGACACATGTTCGTCGTTCTAGATCTGGACTCAACCCTCGCAGACATTTCCCACCGGGCACATCACGTGGAAAAAACTCCCAAGGACTGGGACGCCTTCTTCTCCCCCGACTTGGTCATCAAGGATAAGGTAGTTCCTGGGGTGGCTCGGGTGCTCACCCACTTCACAGAGCTGAAGTACGACATCCTCATCTTGACGGGGCGGAATGAAGATCTCCGAGACACGACGATGCGCTGGCTACACGAGAACCTGGACATCGCGGTTCCAGACAGCAGCCTGCTGATGCGTCCGAACGGGAACATGCTCAACGCCGGGGAATACAAGCGGGAGCAGCTCCTCAACTACCGGCAGGGACTTGAAAACAAGGACGTCTCATTCCTGATCATCGACGATGATCCCGAGGTTAGTGCCACCCTCAAGGACTTCGGAGTAGTGCTCAAGGCCCCCGAGTGCTGGAAGATGCTGTTCCCGATTCCCGAGGTCGCCGCCGCGGAGTAGTGGCCCTATATTCGCGACATGCCGCTCACCGGGGTCTGTGCCTGGAAGGAAAAAGGCCTCTCCCCGGAGGAGCGGATCGACAGGTTTTTCAATCTGATTGATCACGCTGTAGAAGGAGGCATCGCTCTCAGCGAACTGTACAGCCGGAAACACGTGAAAGACTTTCTCCTTTACACCTTGCACCAGCAAGGCGCTTTTTGTAAAACGCCTACCTCAACCCGTTCGAAGGATCACCAAATGCCCAAGCTCACCCTGACCAGCACTTTCGCATCATCCGTCGTCGTTGGGGATCCTGGGATCCTCGTCGTGACCCTCCCTCCGAAAGAGACCCGCGTAGTTGATGCCTCTCCGGAGCAAATCACTCAGCTGACTCCCCAGCTCGAGAAGCTGAAGTCCGTGGGATGGCTCACCTACTCCGTGGGCGCAGTAGCTGCGGCGCCTGTCCAGGTCGTCGAAACAGTGAAGATCGAAGCCACTCCGGCAGCGCCGCCTGCTCCTGAGCCGACCCCGGAGCCCGCGCCTGAGGCTCCTGAGCCGACCCCGGAGCCCACGCCTGAGGCTCCTGAGGCCCCCGCCGCGCCTGAGGCCCCCGCCGCGCCGAAGCCGTCGACCTTCGGTAAGCGGAATCGGTAGTCGTAGAAGGGCTCAACTCCATCTATACTGCGGGGCATGAGCCCTTCCATCACCATGGCTTACGAGGCCGGTCGACGCCATGCGTTGACCGCCTTCGCCATCGAAAAAAACGCTGGAGTACTCGGCAAGGTTGTCGGGGGGATCGGCAAAGCCATGAAGTGGGTCGGTCGGGCAGCCGGGACCGTTCCGGCGTTTGGGACCGCGGCGAACGCGGCCATAGGCGGGGCTGGCGGACTCGCTGAAGGCTTGGCGAATCAAGGGATGACCCGGAAGGGGCTGACTGAGGGCCTGGCCCGAGCCGGGACAAACATCGCCACGGGCTCTATCCCCGGAGGCGCCGGAATCGCCGCGGGACTCGCCGGTGACGTTGCGATGGACAAGATGTTCGCGCAGAAGGCCCCCGCAGGGCCTCAGCCACAACACCTGCCGGGGATGATGGGTTCCGGCGCGCACCTTCCTGGGCAGACGATCTGATGTCCTTCGCCCAACGCGCCTACCTAGCGGGGAGCGACGACGCCAAGGTGGCGTTTCTGGGAGAGCTCTACCGGAAGCACATCAAAGGGGAGACGGGCCCTCTTCTCGGATCCCTCCTCACCGAGGATCCTCTCAGCGCCGGACTCGCGGGCGCTGCCGGACAAGCCATAGACACCCCACCAGGCGGGTCAAAGATTCTGCGAAGCCTTGGTGTCGGTGGCGGGGCTGCTCTCGCTAACGCTCTCGTCAACCCCGTCGCGAACATCGTAGCGACGGCGGTGGTGTCCGCTCTCGGACTTCCTATCCGAGCCCCGGTCTTTTCTGCGGGGAAGATGCCCAACGTAGGCTGGCTCCTCAAAGACACCTTGCGTATGCTCCCCACCGGGGCAGCTCAAATGTTCGCGGCGTCCAAAGGAAGAGACGCGGCGGAGCATGTTGAAAAATTCCTAAAGACCAAAGGTACGAGGATCCCATGATGATCAAGGAATGCACCTGCAAGAACGGCAAAAAGAACCCAAAGTGCCCGGCGTGTTCGAAGGGCGACGTCAACCTCGACAGCTTCCACAAGCTCAACCCCGAGGCCAAGCCGAAGACCGCGGAGCAGTTCAAGCTTTCCTTCGCCATGAGTCCTGGAATGACGCGGGCGATGCAGGTCGGCGGGGCGGGGCTGAAGGGGGCCCTTCCCGGGGCGCTCACTGGGGCAGCGTTGGGCTTCCTCTCCGCTCCTGAGGGCCAGGGTGCGGCGGGAGCCGCGAGAGGAGCTGCCTACGGCGGACTCGCCACCGGGGGAGCCGCTGCACTGAACCACGGAATGATGACAGGCACGAGTGGCCTTGCTCAGGACTACCAACAGGTACGCGGGCATGAAAAAGCGCACAAGAGCACGAAAGCTCGCGCGCAAAACGTTGAGTACATTCGGCAGCGGAACACCAACGCCGCCAACGCCGCCGCCGCAGCGCCCGCGGAAGCGCCCAAGGCTGCGATGTACTACGAGTTCGGGAAGCGCGCCGCCATCGCAGACTTTGATCTCTGAGGCCTCATGCCTTTCAAAAGCGAAGCCCAGCGTCGGTTGTTCCACATCAAAGCCGACAAAGGGGAGATCTCAAAAGAAACAGTGAGCGAGTGGGAGCACGCCACGAAGAACAAGAAGAAGCTCCCCATGCATGTGAAGAAGGCGCATGCCGCTGAGAGTCAGCCTATGTCTGACGGTAACGACTACGACCAGGGAGCCGCTGCGGCGCTGACGCTGTTCAGTAAGGCTGCGAACATGGGCCCTCCGGCGACCGGGACACATATCCCCACGGTGAACCCTGCTCCGGTAATAGGAAGCGCCGCGACGCAGGCAGTGACCAACATTCACCCGATGGCGCACCGGGCTGCGCACGCCCTGGTGGGCGGAACCACGGGGGCCATCTTGAACGCAGCCATGGCGCCCTCAGGAGATCGTCTTCGGCAGGGAGGCATCGGATTCGTGTCCGACGCTGTCGGTAGTGCCTTGGGCCCCTGGGGCATGCTGGCGAGTCCTCTCCTCAACATGGCACTACAGCACGTGACTGCGCCCAAGCAGGAAGAGAAGCGCGCGGATCACGCCGATGACCGGTTGAAGGAGCGGATCAAGACAGAATTTCCCCCGGACGCCTTGGCTAAGCTCAGGGCGCAGGCGAAGGGGCTTGAGCTCGCTCCCGGCCGGTACTACCTTCCGATGAAAGACAAGGCGGGGAACACCGCCGCTATCGCAGCCTTCAAGACAGTGGGCCCCAAGGATCAGTTGGTCCTCGCGACGGTTCTGGCCCCGAAGAAGAACCCGCCTCCAGGGACCTCTCTCTCGCACCTGATGAAGCAGCCGATGGGCTCTCAGGTGGCTAAGATCAACGCGTCCCCGAAGCAGTACATCATCCGAAAGGGCGCGGACGGCCGGTACACCTGCACCTGCAAGAGCTTCAAGTTCCATCACCGCGGCGCGGGAACGAACTGCAAGCACATCAACGAGCACCTCGGGATCACCAAAGAGGCTGCGAACAAGATGGAGCAGTTCCTCCTCAACCAAGGGACGATCAACGATCCGCAGAAAGCGAGGCTCCGCGAACAGTTCGGACGGACTACCGCGAAACCGGGTGTACGCAGTAAAGCGCTCGCCAGCCAAGCTCTAGCGCTGGAGCCTGGCGCGATGAAAGATACGTCGCTCAAGGCTCTCCGCGGCCTGATGCAGACGCCGCACTACCCGGACCAGAAGAGCCTCGAGCGGACTCGTCGGATCAACGAGCTGTCCCTCACGCCAAAGCTGAAGCAGATGCAGGGGAGGAGTCTCGACGCGAACTACTGGAAGGACAAGGACCCCACCTTCTTCTACGACTCGAAGAAGCGATTCGCGACGCCGGGGGAGTACCGAGCGAAGTCTCTTCGGCTAGGAGAAGAGACGGCTCCGACGGGACTCCGCGCTGAGCACGTTCTTCGCGCGGCCACTGCGAGAAAGCCTGTCGAAACAAAGCTGTCCCCTGCCCAGGGGGATCTCGTCATGTACCCTGACGCGCTGAAGGTACAGCGTGCTCGCTTGAACAAGCAGCGTGGAACGCCGAACCAGACAAAGCCTTGGGACGCTACCGAGATGCGGCAGACGCTCGAGCACGAAGGTGGCGAGCGGACGATGGTGCTGGAGGGCGTCCGCCGAGGGAAGCCGACGGCGCCATACTCATCACACTGGGGCTCCGACGCAGACGTGGCCGCCAATCTGATCGCCGCAAAGGACCCCAAGAGCACGTGGACCCCGGACAATCCGGATTCGTTCATCGAACAGAATCACTTCGACCGCTTGTACAAACAGATGGGAGGTACTCGCGGATCCCCGATCCCGGTGGATAGCCGTCAAAGTCGGGCGCTGAGCCGAAGGATCGGCGACGTCATGGCACAGGCGCCGCTCAACGCGGAAACGAAACACGATCTCTCCTCCGCTCTGGAAGGTGGAATCGCCGGTATGCCTCTCCATCCGAAACTAGAGAAGCGCCTGATGCGCGACTACTCGCTCCTCCGCCCTGATGAGGCGAAAGCGCCAGAAGTACCCCAGGCAGAGAAAAGCCAGCGCGCCTTGGAGACGCTCAAGAAGCGGACGCGCATGTCTTCGGAGAAGACGTCCGAAGAAAAGATCGCCATCATGGACCCGCACCACAAAGCCTTGGCGGCCCTAGGAACAGGGGCCGCGCTCGGGGGCCTTGGCGGGTACGCCCTCCAGAAGTACCGACAGAGCCGCCAAAAGGAAGAAGGGAAGCCGGAAGAAGAGCAGTCGTCTCCTCTGGCTGGAGCCGCGGGAGGGATGCTCGGAGGAGCGCTCACCGGGGGCCTGGCGAATTCTCTGTTCGCTACGTCACCGGACGTTCTCCCGAACATCCACCGGCAGGGGCTCTCCCCGGAAGAATACGCGGCGCTTCAACAGAAGCACGAGCAATACAAGAAAAACCTCAACGAGAAGGGCGTCTGGACGAACACGTACCACAAGCGGATCGCGATCCCTAAGTCCGAACTGTCTGAGTCTCAGATCCGTGCGCTGGGATACCATCCGGTGGTCGTCGCCGTTCCCGAGGGGGGCCAAGACCGGTTCACCTCGTTCCGCAACACCTCGACGGCGCATCACATCCACTCACATCCCGAGCACTGGACGATGCACGAGGATGAACATCCTTCGACAACGATGTTGATGGCCCGAAACGTTCCAGCGGCAGAGCGGGCCAAAGCCCTCGTCACGGGCCTGCCGCACATCTTGACCGAGGGTGTTCCCGGCGTTGCCACCTACCTTCGTGGAGGCCTGGGCCGTGCCTTCAACACGTTCATGGGCTACGACGACGCATCGGCGATGGTCCCGCGGATCAAACACGAAATGCAGCACGGGACGACGGCCCCGACTGGGTTCGTCCGCCAGCTACAGATGCTCCGCGGGATGAAGAAGAAGGCGAGCTACGCCCCCATGCCTGCTCTCCCCGAGGAGGAGCCGCAGGCCGTGGAGCAGAGTCCGGGCCCTGAGAAGGAGAAGAAAACGTCGTGGTGGCCCTCGCTCGCAGCCGCCGGAGCCATCGGGCTTGGTACCTACGGCCTCATGCGTCGTCCGTCATTCTCGAAGATCCCAGGACTCCGTGCTCTGCAAGAGGTCGGATCTCGAGAAGGATTTCACCGTACGGTGGACATGACGCAGGCACAGAACAGAAAACTGCGCCCTGGCTTTTTGGGGCGTATCGAAGGCGCTACCCGACCGGAGATGAACGAGAAAGGCGTGCTCGACTGGAAGAACCGGTTGCTGTTCCACGCCCGAGAGGGTGTCGGCGCCGTTCCCATCGGATCCGAGGACGGAAAGCAGTGGGTCGCCCTGCCGGGGCACGGAAAAACCAACGCGGGCAAGCCGCTCAATGTGAAGGGGCTGGTGTACGGACGGCACGAGCCTTCGACGGAGGGTCCGGAGAATCAGCCCATGGCTCACCTGCTCCGCGGGGGATCCGATGTTGAGGGGTCCATGGCCACACAAAAGGCGCTGACGGACATGGCACAACGACACGGGAAAGGTTTCGAAGCGGATCTGCTGATGAAGCACGCGCCGGAGTCAGTGCCCGAGTCGCTCACCGACATGGGTCGCTACCACCCAGGTGTACAACTGGCGCCACACCACGCGAAGCAGAGGATCCAAGCGGTCAACAAACTTCAGCAGCAGCTGGCCGAACACATGGGGGCCGACAACTTCGTCCTCAAGCCGCAGAAGACCGTCCAGTCCCAGGGGCAGTTCCCCTGGGGGCGTGACCAAGATGGGCTGGGTGGAACCAACTGGGGAGAAGAGATCGCCAAGTTCGACAAGCGGATGCGTACAGACCGCCGCTTCCGGCAAAACGTCGAGAAGAACTTCGGGCAAGACTACCTCACCAAGGAGATGCGCCAGGAGGGGCTCCTCCCTGGCTACACGCTGCACAGCTTCTTGAAGGACCCCAAAACAGTCTTCGCCCAGCGCGGGATCCCGGAGCCTATCGGGGAATGGCGTGCTCACGTCATGGGCGGTGCGGCGCCTCCGAGCATGATGATGCCTCGAGAAGGCGGCCTCACTCACGGGCAGCAGAAGTTGATGGGGATGACGTTCCCCAAGGAGGACATGAGCAAGTTCATCCAGGAGACGATGGCCAAGCTCCCTCCGGAGTACCGGGACGGAACCTACGGGATGGACGTCATGCCGTACAAGAAGCCAGACGGGACCCTCGGGTTCAAGATCGTTGAAATGAACCCTACCGAGAGGTTCACCCCAGGGCTCACCACAGGCGGCGGCTCAGGCATGCTGGCGGCGCACTACCTCCCCACCATGGGCCTGCACCAGGCCAGGCAGCTCACCGGACGCTGGGACCCGCACGTCGCAGGTGCTGCGGCTCTCGGAACGGCTGGCCTCGCCGGACTTGCGGGAAGAGCGCTTACGCCCTCTACTAAGCCGGACGACGAAGACGAAGACGTTCCACACCCGGCGGGTTGACCAATGAAGCTCCTCAAGAAACTCTACGCTCAAGGCGTTCAGGCGAGCATCGACAAGTACGGGCTCGACGCGTCTGTGGACCAAGATCCTGAGGACCCTGAGGAGAGTCACCTTGCCCGGAACGTCGCGATGACCGCGGCGGCGGCGATTCCATTCGCGGGGTTGATCGGCCAGCGTAAAGCGATCCACCAAGGTAAGGGTGAAGAGCTCGACTTCGGAGCGTTCAAACAGAAGATCCTCCCCGGAGATGTGCTCCTAACAGGGGACCGAGCTCTGGACCGGTCAAAGGGGGCGATCACGGCTGTCTCCGGAAACCCTGAAGGATACCACATCGCGACCCCGACAACGCGACGCGGAACGCATGTGGCTGAGATGACCGGCCCCGGAATGCTGCATCGGGACACCGGCATCCGCAAGAATGAGCGGATGCAGATCCTTCGCCCCAAGTTCCGGGGAGAAGAGCTCAAGAGCTTCATCGCACAACAGGAGGAGTTCGCTGCTCGCGCGGACGCACTTCGCAGAGCTACCAAGCGACACCTACGAGCCCAAGGGTACAGTGGCGATGCCCTCGACCGTGCTGCGCGATTTGCGAGAGGTACGACCTACGACGAGTCACAAGCGACAATGACGGGCGTAAAGGAGATCCTCCTACCGAAGTTCAGACCCGCGAGAGGGATCGACAAGCAGCAGAAAGAAATTCAAGCGGCCCGGGCGGCGTTCTCCCCTGAGGAGATCGACGCGACAGGTAAACGCCTGGCGACCGCTATCGCTGCCGCTCGAGACAGCGGGAAACGGCTGTACCACGACATCCTCCCGAAGGATCTCACACACCTTCTCCCCAAAAACGTAGCGGGGATCTGCTCTACCGTCCCAGGAGCTTGCATGCCCGCGGGGAAGCCTGTCGTCCCCAACAAGCTACCGAACGATCTTCTCCCTCTCGACTACCTGCGGTCAGAGCACTTCGAGCCGGTAGCACGCTACAACCCGCACGCAGCGACCCCGCACGATCTCCTGCTTCGACACGGCCCCCTGCTCACGCGCCTTGGGGTCGCCGGAGCACTGGCTGGAGGCATCTACGGCGGAACCAAGCTGTACTCCCACTTGAAGAAAAAGTTCCGCGGAGACGAAGCTAAAGAAGAGCCCGCCCCCGTCTAGAGAGCGGACTCCATTCACTTTCGAGCGCTGAGCGCCCACTTACTCCAACGTTCCTTGAACCGGGTCACCGACAATGATCGGTTATCCTTCATTTTGCGATAGCTTGGATCAGCTAGATATACTCTCTTCGACGTTACTCCATGCACGACGCCAAAGTGACTGGTGTCAAGGTGCACCAGACACACCGCGTCCCTCGAGAGGAGATGGTGTAGTCGAGCGAAGCGAAGTCTGGGGTAGTACCCTACTTTCAAGTCAAAGTAGCGAAGGGTCTTGATGATCGGGAGAACATCTGTTCCTTCTTCAGTGAGCCCAACTCTCCGCGCTGTCTCCTTGTACGATACCCTTTTTCCGAAGTGACGAAGGATCATGTACACGCTGTGTGCGCCACAGCTGTACCCGTCCTTTTGAATTGATCTGTAGAACTTGTCGGGGTGAACGCCTACCTGATTTTTTGGAACTCCGGCGTCACCCTCAACAAGAAAACTGAATGCTTCTGTAGCCGCCCCTTTCACGAGCGCGTAATAGTCTTCGGCCATGCCTTCCCTCACGGTAGAGAACTTCTTCTGCGCACCACTTTGTTTTCGTCACCTGCGCCTGGCGTCATCAAGTAACGCGGCTAGGCCGTGGTACTTGTGACGCCAAGCACGAATCGCCGCCGACACTACGTCGGCTTTACTCAGTATACTGGTGCGCTTCAGGTACGTTCTTTATCCGCGATCTCCCACCCCATCTTTGTGAGAGCCGCGTCAATGAGGTGTACGGTCTGCCAGAGACCTCGTTTAGCTATCCGCTGCTTCAGGAGAAGCAGGTCCAGAACTTCCTGATCCACTTCTCCGACAGCGGCCTTCCGCGATGAGTCTTTGCGCCGTACGGCCATAGTGTCCTTGGAGCGTCCAGGCCAAGCCTGTGTCAATGAGCTTCTGGAAGAAGACCGCCTCTTCTTCGTCCGTCATCTCGTCGTTCTCGTACCGAATCAAATCCTCTGTCTTGATCTCCTTCAAATGTTCTCCCTCATGCGAAGCGCCACCGGGAACCGGGGGACGCCGTTCTTTGCTGTATAGCCTTGGAACTTCACCGTCAGCAGCTTCCCCACCGCGAACTCTGGGCGGTCGTGGTACAGCCGGAGATTGGCGAGGGGTCCGTTCAACTTCGCCTTGAACAACACGCCGTCCCGTGTCTTGCATACGAAGATTCCGTGGCCCTCCAACTTGCCTCGGCCTTCTTCGATTCCGACGATCACGAACTCCTCGTCGATGAACTCCTTCACCTTCTGAAGGTCGTACGAGCGCTTGTTCACGTACTCGCCCGCCATGTTTCGGACCATCAGTCCTTCATATCCTTGTACCAAGAATCGCTCGAAGGTGATCATCAATTCGTCTTCATCTGCGACTTCAACGGTTTCCACGCGGCGCATCGCGCCGACCATCGGAGACGCCGCGAGAATGTTGTTTCTGAAGCTGAAGGGTCCGGTGTGAACAACGTCGTACGTGTGATACTGCACGACTTCATGCCCCGGCTTGGGGTCTTCGTTCCGGATGAAGCTGGTGAGCTCCTCGAACTTCTCCCGGTAGTCGTGGTTGTAGAGCTCCCCGTCCAGAACAAGCCCCGTCTGACCTCTCGCCGCCGACCACTCCTCGATGTCTCGGACGAGGTGGGGGAGCCCGGTGATAGGCTTCCGCGTCCTAGACCACAGCGTCGCCGTTCCTTCAGTGTCCACCATGGCAATGCAGCGATGCCCGTCGAATTTGGGCTGAGCAAACGCCGGGTACGTGATCTTGTGCCCCTGCTCGTCGAATCGATGCGCGAGCATCGGGTCAACTCCGCCAGTAACCAAAGCATCCCGCTTGCCCTTTCGAGCATCGCTCAGGCTCTCTACGTAGCCTTTGGCGGTCTTCTTCTTCTCCCACTGTGCCTTGGCCTCGAGCTCCGCCTGCTCAATGGCGGTCGTCGCGTTGGCGCGCCCAAGATTCTTGCCGGTCTTCACGATGTCGTGGGTCTCTTGAATCTTCCCCCCGACCTGGCCGAACTGCGTGACGATGACATTCCGGTAGGTACCGATGCTCCACATCTGGTCGGCGCCAGTGCTCGTCTTCTTGTAAAGCGTGGGGAGCATCTTGTCGGGCTTCAGGTCTTCGGTGATGCTGGTCAACGGTTTCATACGCAGAAACTCCTTGTAGGTTTGAGTGGTTAAAAGCTGCGGCCTATACTCGGCTCTGGAGGCTTCTTGTCCGATACCCTGCTCGCGGAAGCTCCCGCGGTCCCACAAACAAAGTCGTCCATCGGGACAGATCCCATCGGGCAGGCTGAGCGCGCTCAGACCATGTTCGAGAAGGGGCCTATCACCGCGGTGGCGGCGTTCTTCACTGTGGCGTTCTTCGTGTCGCTGTACCTACTCCTCCGCGCGAAGGATAAACACCAGACCTCTCAAGCGCGCCTGCAAGCCGATCAAGCAAGAGAAACTTCACGTTTGATGGAGAAGCACGCCGACGAGATGGCGGCCCTCTACACGGACGAACGCGACCGTGCCGTGAAGCACGAAGTCACGATGAGCAACTACCTCGACATGATGGACGACGTACGTTTCATCGCGTTCGAGATGCGTCGCGTGAAGATGGCTCGAGAGAAGAAGCAGCGCGCAACGACGGGTGAACACGAAGTAGCCAAAGGAGATTCAGATGGCAAAGAATAATCACGCGGTCTCCCTGAGTCTCGTAAGCACCGCCTCTCACCGCGGGTCGCCCCTCGAGGAACGCTTGAACCGTCGTGTTCTACAAACCATCAGAGATCGCGTCGTAGAAATCGAAAAGGACCCCGGGATTGAGGACGAGTACGAGTTCGAGATCTTCGGGGATACAGGCCCGACAACGACGGCCAAAAAGAAGAAGAAGTGAACACTACCCTCCTAATCATCTTGGCGTCGACCTTTGGGGCGATCTCTATCTACTTCACATGGCGCTACTACCTCCGGCGCCGTGACCCCTCCCTCGTCTGCGCCTTGATGCCTCTTGGGTGGGTAGCGGCGTTCGCACTTCAAATTGAGCGGCTTCCCCACGACGTAACACCGCTCCTGTTCGGTCTGGGAATGTGCGTCGCTGCCTGGAGCATCTACATCATCGTCCGGCACGAGCTCTCTCGAGAGTATCCGTTCAGGTAAAAAAATGAGGCCCCCGATGTTCTGGGGGCCCCGGTACTACGTCACTTCGTTACGCCCCGAGCGTGGACTTCTTCTCGCTCGAGCCGTTGGGCGACATGACCTGCCCATTGCCGTTGGGCACGATCCTCTGGAGCAGAGGAGCAAGCGCCGGGATGGAACCCAGCACCTTGCTGGCCGCGTCGGAGAACGAGTCCCCGCCGAGAGCCCGCTGGATGTTGAGCGCCTGAGCGATCTCCACCGCGGCGTTCTTGCTCATCACAGCCTCAGCCAGCTTGTCGAGGCCGGTGCTTGCTGCGACGAACCGCTTGGCCACGTTCTCCGCATCGGCGAGAGCCGCGGCGATGGCCATCTCCTGAGCCTTCGCCTTGAGCTCGAGGATCTGATCCTCTGCCCGCTTGCGGCGGGACAGGTCCTGGGTGAACTCGTAATCCTTGAGCTCCTCCAGGCTGGTGGACAGGTCCTTCTTCGCCTCGATGCTCTTGAGGTCGTTGTTCAGCTTGGCGATGAGGACGTTGAGCTCAGAGGTGGCGACCTGGATCGCCAACTCGTTCTTCTTCACCTCGGTCTCGGCGCGCACTTCGGCCTCCGCCTTGATGACGTCCTGCTTCTCCTTCGTGACCTCGAGACCTCGCTTGAGCTGGTCGAGCTCGATGTTGGTCCTGACCACGGCGAGGGCGCTCTGCTTGAACGCCCCCTCGATGGTCTGGTCGAGGCAGTCCACCGCGAGCACCTCGACATCGGTGACGCGCATGTTGTTCTCGGTGAAGACGCGCCCCTTGTCCTTGCCCAGGACGATGCCCTGGAGGATCTCGGTGGCGTTGGGCCGGAACGTGGTGAACGGCATCTTCTTGATGGCGCCCTTGAGATCCGAACGCATGCGGTCGCAGAGGAACTTGACGTAGTTCTCCACGGCCCACCACTTGGAGGAGTCACCCTCGAAGTTCACCCGGTAGCCCAGGCGCAGGTTGAACTGCACGTAGTCCGACGTCTCCACCTGGACGATGTCGGTCACCTGGTTGTTGTCCGTGCGCAGGTACACCGTGCGCAGGAGGTTGTCGGTGGTCTTCGGCTTGCCGCGGCTGAGCTCCATGACCTCGAAGCTCTCGTCGTAGTCGAGCAGAACAACGCCAGGCCCACGAACGACCCGGCGCTTGTCGCCACTCTTGCTGACCACCAGCACCGCGTAGCCAGTCCAGATCGCCACGACGGGCACGCCCTGGTACTTGGTGTCCAGCGTCAGCGCTCGGGGAGCGGTGAAGCTCGAGGCACGGACGAACTCGTCCCCCACGAACCCCTGGTCCTTCGAGACCCTGCTGCTGTCGGCGATCATCGCGTTCGACACAGGCGACGACACCACGTAGTTCGCGGGCTGGCTGGAAGCGTACAGCCCTCCACCGAGACCGCCGGTGCCGACGACTGCCCCAATCGCGGGGCCGCCCTTCTTCGACTTGTAGTTCCGCTCGATGTCCCCTTCGGAAGGAGCGCCACGCGTCGTGGGCACCTGCTTAAGGATCTCACGCAAGTTCTGGTTGTATCCCAGAGCCTCCGTGTTGCCCGGGTACCAGTCCTGGCACTCCCGATCAGCGAGAACACGACGCACAATGACTTCCGTGCGGGGGTCCGGCAGCAGCATGTCCGGGCCCTTGCGGGTGGTGATCTCGCCGGTCATGCGGTTGAGGACGTACCGCCCCTCGCCCACAGGAACTGCGCTCGCGAAGTGCTTGGTCTTGCCGTCGTACTTCACGGCGGAGACTTCCTCGCGCGGGTAGTAGATGGCGGTGTCCTTGCCCGTCATGAAGAGCTCTTCGCCGGCCTTGCGCTCGATGCCCTTCTCGTCCTTGAAGTCGGCGATGACCTTCAGGTGCAGCCCCTGCAGCTCGTTCAGCTCGATGGCCCGGAACTTCCGGCTGGCCTGACCCTCATCGGTCTTGCCCTCCATGAAGCGCTCAGTGGGCGACGGGAAGACGACCGTCGGACCCGGCACGTACTTCTTGTTGCCGTTCTCCCCGAGGAGGATGGCGTACTCGAGTCGCTCCAGAGTGAGAGCTTCGCGGACGTACTGCACGGAGCCGTCGTCGTGCGCCTCGGCAGCCACGCTGATGCCCGTGGGCGGAATGTAGAACGAGACCTCGGTTCCCTTGATGATGAGTAGGGTTCCGACTGCGAGGTCTTTCGGAGGAGGAGCCGTCGCTGCCTTGGTAGCGAGCTTGGCCGCCTCAACAGCGGCGGCGTAGTTCGCCTTCTCTTCTGCCGAGGCGCCATCCGCGGGCGGATCAATCTGGGTGACAGGCTTCATGATGGCCTTGTTCCAGTTCTTCCGCGCCTCATCCTCGTTGTACACCCGAGCGATGAGGTACTGATTGCTGCGGAGCTGGTGACCGCGAATGACGTCCGCGGACTGCCCCGGCCACAGCGCCTTCATGAAGGGGCCCGGGATGTTTACCTTGCGGCCAACGTCGAGCTCCGTTCCGCTGGACTGCTGCCCCTCCTCGGGCTGCTTCCCGTTCTTCGCCGGGTTCAGCATCACGAGGTAGAAGCCCTCCGGCGCCACGAGGACCTTCTGCTTCGCCTGCGCGATGTCTGCGCAGGGGACGAACGCCCCGGTCTTGGCGTCGTAGACGATGCCTTCGTCCTGCGCGGACGGCGTTGCCACCGTCGGGCCCGTGAAGACCTTGATGGTTCCCTTCGTGCCGTCACGCAGATACGCGTACTCGCCCGGCGACACGATCAAATCTCGCTTCTCTCCAGCCATGGTATTACCCCTCAGTTTGAACTGCTTGGACTGCGTTGGACTGCTTCGGCGACACACGTCGCCCCTGCGAATGACGGCCAGTTCGACCCGGCACGATCATTCAGTGGAGTTGGCCGGGATCGAACCGGCGACATCCAGCTTGCAAAGCTGGCGCTCTCCCAACTGAGCTACAACCCCAAAAGGTGCTGGGAGGTTCGACCCTCCCAGCGATTGCCGTCTCAGTTCGACCCGAGATCAGCGCCACTCTTTCTGTTCCGGAACGAGTCCGGTTTACGCCAGTGTGGGTATGTACGTTAGGACTGCTGTCGTTATGGGTACTGCTGATTCCGAGTTCCACCATGCGGGATTTGAACCCGCGACATTGCCCTCCAATGGGCACGCTCTACCAGGCTGAGCCAATGGTTTCCGTCGGAGAGGAGAGACAGAGATTCGAACTCTGGAGACCCTGACGGGTCTGTCGGTTTTCAAGACCGAAGCCTTCAGCCACTCGGCCATCTCTCCTGAAGTCCTGGGGAGTCGTCCCAGGGGTACAGCCTCAAAGTTTCCCTCACGCTCGAGGTAGTGGCAAGTCGGCGAACTGACGATGTGGTCGATACATGCCATGCGAATCTACGAACCGACATCGGTTGGGTAAGACACCGAGTTTTTCCCTACCTCCCAAGCTGCAGCTCGGGCGTCGGGCACTGATGAGGCGCACATCGATCCTCCATCCTTTCGGACTTCTATGGACCAGCGTCTTTCTCAGCCGAACCTCGGAAATCAGGCACCGCTTCGCCCCGGGGTCTCCCAGAACTCTGCAGTCGTTCCTACCAAAGCAGTCTCAGGGTATCAGCCTGACTTGCCCTGGCACCCTAGCCATACGCCCAACGGACAACACTTCGAATCGACCACCGCTCGAAGCGCCACGGCTTGCAAAGATGCGCCCGTTCAGGCCGCATGCCTGCGTCGAACTACGACGCATCCCCGGTCAAAGGGCGCTGTTTCCAGCGCCTCCACCACCGCAGATTCCCGGTAGACAGTACAGCTGCGCACCAGACTCGTGGCTCTGCGGAGCCAACCGGTGAACGTCAATGAAAGAAGTCCCGAGTGTACAACACGTTCGTTTTTTGAGTCAGCTGCTCTACCAACTGAGCTACTAGCACCCTTTCGGCTACTAGGCAGGGATCGAACCCGCGACCCGCTGATTAGACGGTTTGCGTGTGTGTGCTGTACGGCCGGGACTTCTATTGCGCAGGTCGGATTTGAACCGACGGCCTCCGGGTTATGAGCCCAGCGATCTACCTGGCTGATCTACCGCGCGATAACTACGAGCGTTCCCGCGTCCGGAGACTGCCGGACTAAGCAGAATCTTTTGGGCCGACTGCGGGTAACTCCAAGGGCCGGCGTCCTTGGCAACGCTCTTCTATGTGGAGACGGCGGGAATCGAACCCGCGTCCAAAGGTACTCTGTACTTCGGAACTACGTGCGTAGCCACTACCCGTGGCGTGGTCCTACCAGGTCGTTCTGCTATGTCGCCAGAGGCCGGTTACCTGGCCGAGAAGCCTCTTCGCGTTTGCTCGTGTGTTGCACCTGTGAGCTACTCGAGCTCCTACCTCACAGATGTCCCTCAGGCCGCGCGAAGCGCGTACTGCGGGAAGTCAACGTTGTCGTTGGCTTTTATTGGTTTTGGTCACTTGGATTTACGAGATCGTGACCCTGCTCGGCACGCTCCTAGTATTTCGTTCCCCCTGTCGAAACCTTGTCGTCCCCTGAAAGTTCACCGCCTTGTTTAAGGGCGGCTCACAGTTTACTGCGTAGCCTGCGTTTCCGCTTCACCGTGTTGCCACGAACAGCTTTCGCCGTAGGACTGGCTGGCCCTAATTGAGCATCTTCTTGCTGATTTTCCTCTCAGAGTCAACTGCCTTGGCGCGCTGGCGCACGAACTCAATTGAGTGTTGTGGGATGAGATCGTTCTTGTACATCTGCTCGACCGTCTCGAGAACGGACATCCCGTGCATCGCCGCCTGACAGGCGGGGCACTTACAGTGTTCGAGGAACACGTCCCCGTCTTCAGACACGCGGAAGTTATGCGTGACGTCGTGCATGGTTGCGTGATGGCCGAACTGCCGCTGGAGGGCGTCCCAGAAGGCGTCCAGCGCTTCTTCGTGCGACTCCTGAAGCTTGATGAGCTCGCACTGCCGCGCGTACAAGCGGTCCCACTCCAGACGCATGTTCTCGTCCAGGGTGCCGACTTTAACCTCGCCGATGACGTGGAATTTGTCGTCGCTCATGAGGGAAAGTATAGCATCGCCGTGTCTCGCAGAACCTTCTGTGCATGACCATACCGACAGCAGTCCGGGGCGCAAGACGTGCTTCCGGTGACGCACCCTTCACCTTTCTCTACCATCTCCAGCAAGGACTCCCGGAGCACTTGAATGTGCGCGTGAAGCGTTCGGGGATCGACCTCAATCGCCTCCGGCTCCTCGTACTGCTTCTGGTGCAAGGACATCGGTCTTCTCCTTTACCACGACGAGAACCTCGTCCTCGTCGGACAGACAGGCCCACCAGTCGCAGCCGTCGATCAGTTGAAATGCGTCGGGAAGTTTTTCAAACGCGCGTAGGGCCTCAGGCCGTGTAACGTTCTTGGCGGTGCGTGAAATCGAACGGTAATCCATGGACGCCACATCAGGGTCCCCAGGGATGGTGATCCATTCACCGGCGCGATCACGTACCCCCCAAGAGTTGAGACTCTTGAACTGCGTCTCCGTGCGCCCGAACTTCTTTGCATGAGCAGCGGGCTCTTCGGATGCCGCCTCTACGTCGGGAGACTTCGCCTCAGGCGCCTCCACCGTCTTTGGCGTCTCCGTCTTCTGTCTCTTCTTCACTGAAGGCGGCGGGGTTGGCTTCAGAGCCTCCTCGCGGAGGAAGTCCAACTGTGTAGTCGTCATCCAGGTTCTCCAGCTGAAATTGAATCTCGTCTTCCAGGGCGTCGCCTACGTGCTGTAGAGACTCCCGAACTTCAGCCGAGAACTGTTTGAAGGATGCCCACGTCTCGAGCATCGTGCCTCCGGCGAGAAAGTTGGTAGAGTCAAAGGCGCATTTGCCCTCGAGGTGCTGGTCGTAGGCGAGAGCGCAGTGCTCACAGCAGCGCTCGGCTTCGTAGATCCGCTCCTCGAGCGCGGAGACCGACATCTTGAAGACCAGCCATCCGCCAGAGCGTCCGTCAGACCAAAGCTCTCCGAGCCCGAGTTCCTTCGACCGCTCCTGCATAGTGGCCCACCAGCTATCTCTGAGGGCCTCCTCTGCGAAACGAAGAACGTTGTCCCGAGTAGCTCCGTCCAACCGTTTCAGCTTACCCAGCGTCTCCTCGGAGATCTTAGGATTTCCGTGGTACTTTACGTTGATCGCTACGTTACCTCTGTAGCGGTCAAGGAAGTCTGCTGTCTCCCCGCAGAGTGTTAGGGCCACCGATCCCTCCTTTCTTGGGGCGGATGTTCATCACCGCCTGTTCCGTAGTAGGACTGCTGTAGATCCGCTCCAGGCACGTGTCCAACACCAGCTGGTATCCGTGCGCAAAAACAAGTGCCTTGTCGCTCATAGCCATCGCCTTCTCGGCGAGAGCCATGTACCCCTCGCGCTCCTCAGTCAGCCGAAGGAACCGCTGCTCATCCTTGTATCGCATCCCTGCCGCTCCGACGCCGCAGGATGCGGCCATCAGGCAGAGAACGATGAGTGGACGTACCAGTACCATTAGGGTCTCTCCTTTGTGGGACGTACGTCATACGCTATTTGGGAAACAGTTGGTAGGGCCGGACAAAATCAGACGTAGTATTCGTACTGATCTTGTACCAATCTCCCACCCCTAGTTTAGAAGCCGTGATCGCCGGAATCATGGTCCCGGCGACGGTCACGCTTGCTTCCCTTGCTGCGGCGGGGCTCTTCACTCTCCCCACCTCCAACCCACTGGGTACGGCCCTTGGGAGCGGCTGGCGCCGGACCCCCCGCCACCGCGCCGCCCTCGGCGGCCTTGGCGTCACGACGCTTCTGTCGACACGTCTTGCACCGGCGAGGTTTGGTCAACCCCTTGGAGGCAAAAAAGGTGGCTTCGCTCTCAGTGAAAGCAAAATCAGAACGGCAGTCCGCGCAAACGATCACTTCATCTGACATGTGATTTACCAGGAGGCCCAGCACGCGCTTCAAGCGCTTTCTTCGCGTCAGTGGACACCCCCTCGCGGGGGTCAACCGAGATAAGGCGGTCCACGTGACCATGTTGCGCCAACCAGGAGACTTCGTGGGGAATGAGATCAGAGTCAACCCAGTAGAAGTCTTTATGCGGAGAGACTGCCTCAACTTTAGAGTCGAGGAACCCGGCGACGCGTACTTTGTCCGCCGGGAGTGAAAGGAGATTCGCTACGTAGACCGCGGGTGCTGCTCCACGATCCGATAGCCAGTGGACGTCGAAGTGCTGCGACGCCCAATGAAGGAACGACTTGGCGTACGGGGCAACAGCGGCGCCTAGATACTCATCCCGGTCATGCGCGTTCGCTGCCGGGATCAGGACCGGCCCATCTAGGCCAATGAACAACTTCGGTTTGGATGGGCCGGGCATGGGCGTGCGTTAGGTCTTCGACGCCTTCGAAGACTTCGAGGACTTCTTCGCCTTCGTTGCTTTGACCGCCGTGACAGGCTCTACCGGAGGGGCGACGGGCTCCACCGGAGGAACGACAGGCTCTACCGGAGGAACGACAGGCTCTACCGGAGGGGCGACGGGCTCAACTGCTGCCACAACTGGGGCCGCGGGAGAGGGCACCGCTGCGACCTTAGCGGCCTCTTCGGCTACCTTCTTCTCCTCCGCTACGGCGACCCTCTTGTCCCACCACTCCATCACGTCATCCTTGAGCTCGATGAGAGCGGTACCTCCGGTCGACGCCAGGATGGCCACCTTCCAAGTGCCTCCGTCAACGGGATGCCCCGCCATTGCCGCGGTCGACACGCAACCGCCAATCGCCGAGAGCCAGTTCATCAACCAGCCACCGATCTTGGTGTCGAAAATGAAAGACAACACCTTCTCGACCGGCTTCAGGATGACGTGCTTTGTGTCATCGGGGATCATTGCGTGAACGCGCTTACCCGCGATACGCATACCACCGACCAGGAAGAAGAGGATGAACATCGCGATCAACCAACCATTACCGGTGGTAACCGCGTGGTAGAACCCCTTGGCCGACAGGAGGGGGTCGGTGAACGTGGGGTCAACGACGACGGAAACGCCCGCGTCTACCGGCTCAACAGAGCCAGTAACCACCAGCTCGGTCATCTCCACGAGAACGACTCCAGCGTCGATCTTCGCGGGAATGCCCGCCTCCTCTGAGAAGGCAGCGGTGGAGCAGAGTAGGGCGCAGCAGAAAATGAAGTTCTTCATGACAGTTCCTCCGTGAGCCGGGCAGCCTACCTCACCCGGGGGCTGGCGTACCAGCGTCAATTTCGCGGACGTATTCTAGGTCACCCGCCGTTGCATCACGAAGTTTGACCGGACCATCAAGAATCTCTGCGGCGATCTCTTCGAGTTCCTTGAAAGAACGCCCCTCTCCTATGCGAAGAGTGACCACGGGGAGGTACCCCCCAGGGGCTGACTCAAAGCGATACTTGGCCAGCACGCCGCACTGCAAGAGGGCGAAGGGCGAGAGATCGTGGTACTTCTCCCCTCGCGCCTCCGCCTCACGTGCGAAACGTAGAAGACGTTTACCCATGAGCTGAAGAAACGCTTTTTCTGGGTAGGGGACGGAGCTCATTTCTTCTTCCGAGGAGGAACGTGCGCGTCGTAGTAGTCCGCGGCCATCTTGGCGATAGCATCGAACGCCTCCGGGTCCGGCGTCTTCCCGTCTTCGCCGGGGTACGACTCACGGAGGTTGATGCAGTAGAGCGCTGCGGCAAAAGCCCGGTGCTGCTTGGTGAGCCCGCGTTCTTTGAGAAGCGGCATGTCGAACTTGACCAGCATCTCTGTGACCCCCGCCGCCTCCTCGATGAACTGCTTCTCTCGAGCCTCCTCCTGCTTCTTGGCGTCCGCGGCGCCACCGGGGAGAACTTCCCCTTCGATCTCCGTCCAGCCGCCCTTGCCATCAGGGATCTTCGTCTTCCGGGTCAGGGGCTGTGTCATTTGGGCGACACCTGCGTGCAGTGAGCGACGGCGCTGTTCCCTTCCACGATCTCGGGCTTAGCGGGGACGTCAGGGCGGTCCATGCGGCGCACGCCGGGCGGGAAGACAGGTCCCCCAATCTCTTCGTGCATCGGGTAGATCGACTTGATCGAACACCAGCCGTGCTGCGGGTTTTTGCTCTGGCCGCTCTTGATGGCATCGAAGTGGCGGCAGTCTTTGCATTTCACTTTGTTCACAGGCTTCTCCTATTTGAGGTATGGGTGAATCTTTACCGCGAGCAGAAGATCGCGGACATCGGGGAACTGTTGTGCTGCTTCACGTAGCGCCAACGACAGGTTATCGATGGCCCGGGGAACCAACCGCTCTGCGTCTTCCACGGGGACCGAGATAGTTATTTTCTTGTCCCCGTCAACTAGCACAATCGGGTTCGGCTGTTTAGGAGTTCCGACGTAGACACCCCAACTGTGAAGAACCTTGGCCGCGCTATCTCGAGCGCTGACCCGATGAACTGCGGCGACGAGCGAGGCCCTCGCCCGAGCGCTGTCCGCGGCGTCCTTCTCCGGGATCCACACGTAGATCCCCGCGCGAAGACCATTGAACTGGATGCAGTGAAGATCCCCGCCGTTAACCGTGTCGAGAGGTGTTTCTGAGGGGGTCTTCCTCGCGGGTTTGGTATCCAGCGCCGGGGTGGCCGTCTGTCTCCAAGGATCAAAAATTCCAGCCCGTTTATTCATGTAGAGGACCCCAAGATGATCGTACCGTCAAGACTGGTGTCGGCGCAGTTGGAGTGCTGAACCTCGAACTCTCCGGAGAACCAGGACCCAATTTCACGAGGGTTGCTGGGGTTCGGACCAACCTTCTCGATGATGTTCACGATGATGACGCGGTCGCCTCTTTCAAATTTCCGGCGACACTTGATGCACATGCTTCCGTCTGTACGCGGGTAGAGTGTCCGTGACATGGTATCCTATTCTTGCGCAGCACGATGGCGGCAGAGAGCTCCCGCAGCGGCGATGTGCCAATCTTTTTTAGCATTGGTGATCTGCTTGAGAGCCGGTGGGAGATCGGTCAGAGGTTTCTTGGTAGGGAGAAGCACGCACGTTTCGGCGAGGCTGGGCATGGCGGATTGACGACAAACCCATCGCTCAACCGCCCGAATGATAGCGAGCTCCAACGCGGCTTCTGGTGGACACATCGGATGCGCCGTGACCAGAGCCCAGCTCACTGCCGTACTCCGAATGTGTTCATTCAAGGCAGGGTTGAGCACGGCAGGGACTTTGTCCCCGCGTCGATACAGAAAGGCAGTTCTACTTCGCCCGCGTAGGGTGTAGCTGAACTCCGGCTCCTCGACGGAGGCCGCGTAGACAACGGCCGCTGCGATCAGTCTCTTACCTCGAAACAGATTAGCGGCTACTAGATAGCGGACGTTGTCCATTCGGCCTCCGTTTTGGAACGAGTACTTTCTTCCCGCACCCTGCGCAAGAGAGGCGCTGCCCAGGGGTTCCCACACTACGACGCCCGCAGGGGCAGATGACTACTCTGGTCCCTGCGGGGCGCGGCATCACAGAACTCCGTCCAACAGCTCCGAAACACTTTGACGATAGAACTCCGCCAAGCTACACAGGTGATCGACGTTGAGGAGGGACCTGCCTCCCTCGAGGGCGGTGTACTGACTTCGAGAGATGTTCAGGCCCTTCGCAACGTCATCCTGAGTTTTGCAGTGCTCCGCACGTAGCGCGCGGAGGTGCTCCAGCAGGTGAGTCTGCTTCTCAGGGTACCTTACCACTTTTCGCCTTGGTTGCATGTCGCTCATTCCAATGCGCGAACACGCGCTGGATCACTTCAAAATCAAACACGTGATTGTTGAACCCCGTCGCATCAGCGACCAACTTCCCATACCCGCGATACGACTGCTGGTTAGGGAGAGGGACGTCCCTCGAGTTGCCGGTAAACACCCGGCTGTCGAGGATGGCGAGAACCCCCTTGTCGGTACTGGCTCGAATCAAACGCCCCGCCCCTTGGCGGAGCTCGGTGAGCATGTGCGGGATCTGAAGCCTTGAGAATACGGAACTCTGTGCAGTGGACACCGCTACGCCCTTCGCCACCTGCTCTGCTACCAGCTGTCGAGACCTCGCCTGAAGCACGGGATCTGTAAGCGGCGGGAAAGGGAGCTTGGTGATGATGACGAGCTGAAGCTTCTGCCCCTGCACGTCAACGCCTTCCCAGAACGACTTCACGCCCATGAGAACGCTGTTGGGCGTAGTCATGAAGGCGCGCAGGGTGGTGGCCGCGTCGTCTTCCTGGATGATGAGGGGCTGCGTGAGATCTTCCTCAAGCAAGCCCGCGTGGACGTCCGTAAGATCTTGCTTGGACGTGAACAAGACGAAGGCGTTCCCGTTAGATGCCCGAATCAATCTCGCGCACTCATTCACCAGCGCGGAGATGTACCTCGGGCGCTCTGGGGCCGTTGCGCCCACAGGGACCGGGATGTGTCGTGGAGTGTAAAGAAGCGCCTGCTTGTCGTAGTTGAAGGGCGTCCCCAGCACGAGCTCATGGATCTGCTTGGGAACTTGCGGAGCGCCTTCCTCGTCGTTGTAGCTGGCCCAGTTGAGGCCCAGCTGGTACTTCGCGTCTTCGAACTTCCCACCGATGGCCATGGTGGCGCTGGTGATGATGACCGATGGGATCATCTGGAGCTTCGGGCCCACCAGCTTGCCAACGGAGATCGGAGCAAGAGTGAGCTTCTTCATACCCCTCTCGTTGGTGTTCACGTAGAGCACGGTGTTGTCGCCAGGCTCCACCGCCCTCAGGAGCGTTTGGTTCGTTCGCTCGAGATTCTTCTTCAGAGCAAGGACGGCCATCAGCCTGCTCTTGTCGTTCTCGTCCTTGAGCTTGCCGATGTCGAAGTCCGGCTTACTCGACCATCCGAGCGCCTCAGCTTCGTCCGCCGCGGCCTTGAAGAGCTCCGCGACGATTTCATTGGTCTCGTGGCCCGGCATGCCGAAGGGGTCTTTCGGAATCTCTCCTTCAGAGCTCGCCAACTGGTCGAACATGCCCTTCCAAGCATCTCGAAGAGCGATGTCCATTCCCCCCGCGATACCAGCGGAGTCGATTTGACGAAGTAGACGAGACGCTCCTCCCTGAGAAATAGCGTTGGAGAACGCGGCACGAAAAGAAGACGGAGCCTGGTGTGCCTCATCCAAGATCAACGTCGTGTAGGGTCCGATGACCGTACACGGGCCGAACCGTAGATCAAAGGCCACGACGTGATGATTGGTGACGACGATGCTCGCTGTCGCAGCATTCGTCTTGGCCTTCCAGAAGCCGCAGGAGACACCGTCAGCGTACTTGCAGCTTTTCCCGATGCAGTCCTCAGCGGTCACGTCGAAGAGGTACGCCGGGCGCTTCCCCGCGAAGTCAGACAGATCTTCGTTGGGGTTATTGGCGAGCCACGCCATGAACTCTGCGCGCTCTCGCGCCTCGAGCGTGGTGTCCGCCTTGAGGCGGCAGGCGTAGTTGCTCTTGCCCTTGAGCAAGGCCACTGAGATACGCCCCGCGCCTTCCCCGTGTCGAGTGCGGAGAAACGGAAGGTCCTTCTCCGCGATTTGGTGCTGCAGATTCTTCTTGGCCGTTGAGATGACGATGCGGGGCTTAAGAACCTTGAGCTCGGCCACTTTACTGGGTAACGTCCCCTTGTAGTTCTTCAGGTTGTACCCGGAGTCCGGAGACGCCGTGATGACCGCGGAGACGCCGTACGCGTCGGACTTGCCCGAACCTACCGGGGCTTCGATGAAAGCAATCGCGTGTTCCCGGATGGCTTGCTCGACCAGCCGCCCCATCTGAACCTGGCCGACACGAACATCGCGCCCAGGTGCGCCGTGTTGACGCAAAAGAAAATCGTCTGACTCGAAGATGAACACCTTCCCACAAGCGTTGCACTGCTTGTTCGCAGGAGCGTCGCTGACCGTCACATTGAAGCCACATCCATTGCAGCGCATTGCTGTTTCCTTTCCGCGAGGTTCGCGGTATACCGCACAAGGTTTATCTGGGCAACATTAGGTTTCCCTCCTTGTACCAAGAAGTCATTCCCCTTTAGGAGCCCGCATGGCACGACCGACCATTGGTGATTTCCGCGGCGTAGAGCAGAACAAGCCCCGTCCTCCCCCGGCCCCGGAGCAAACCACCGAGGAGAAGGAGGAGACCGCGAAAGACGAAGCTGTAGTCAGTGCCGAGGCGATGGTCGCGGATCTCGAATTCCTCACCCCGGTAGAGCGGTATCGTGCGCGCCTCAAGGAGATGAAGATCGATCTCAAAGACGCTGAGCACATCTACGACGCCGTGCTTGCGAACGGGTTCTACGAGGAATACGTGAGGCTTCGCGGAAACCGCCGAGCGGTGTTCCGTACGCGCTCCTACGAGGATCACCTCCGCCTTCAGACGATCCTCGAGCTACAGAGGCCGCAGCTGGCGATCAGCCAGGACGAGCTCATCACGCGCTACAACCTGGCGGCCTCTCTTTTCGAGTGGGACGGGAAGCCGTTGAAGCACGGGACGGATGAGGACTTCGATGCTGTGCTCGCGCTGATCCGAAAATTCCCCGGGCCTGTCTTCTCAGTGCTCGCCCGAGAACTCTCAAAGTTCGACGCCAAGGTCATGGCGGTGTTCGACGAGGGCGCTGACGAAAATTTCTAACCGCCCCGCGGAGCAACGCACGGGCGCACGCCTTCGCCCGAGGAGTCGCCTTGCCTCCGCGGGGCTCCGCCCAAGACCGCGTCCTCGAGAAAATCCACCACCGTACCCGGGCAGAACGCTACGCCTCGGTCGCCTTGTTTGCCCGGATTCTCGGTAGCGGGCTGGGGATGCGTAACGACTCCATTGAGGCTATGCTAAACGCCTACAAGGACGAGCTTACCCAGGTCAACTACACCCCAGAGTTCGTGGCCTCAATGAGGCGCCGCACGAAAGCCGTGATCAAGCAGAAGAACAAGAACAAACTGAGTGACGACGCCCTGTTGAAAAAGCTGGAAGGGTTGACCGCTTCAGAGGAAACAACACTCCCCAAGAAGGTGGGTGCGAGGAGGCGGTAATCCATGGCGGACGACGGGTCATCCAATTCGATGCAAGCGCAGCTTGGGCTCGTCGGAGGATCCGGCGGGTTCAACCCTTTGGGAATTGCGACCCCCGCCCCGCCAGCCCCGCCCTCCGTACGGCATCCCGGCGACATCTCCTCCGACATCGTCCGCCAGACACAAACGGCGATGGCCACCACGCTGCAAACAACCTCCGCCATGCGCCTCGGCGGGATGGGAGGCGTGGCGTTCGGAGGCGGTGGCGGTCCCGGCATTAGCCCGGTGGGTGCCTTCGCGCAGCAGTACCAGCAGAACATGATGGGCATCAACCAGCAGCACATCGGCGCGTTCTCCGCTCAAATGATGGGGCAGATGGGCGGAATGGGCAGCGGCTTCAACATGGGGATGATGCCTCACCCTGCGATGATGACGGCACCGGGGATGGGAATCTACCGCCCCTTCCATCCTCCGCCGGGGCCCACGGTTTCGCCCTTCCCGCAGATGCCGACGATCCCGACGCCGTTTACCCCAGTGCCTCCGCCGCCCCAGTTCCAGACTCCGATGGAGCTCTCGAACAACATGGCGATCCAGGCCGGACAGCGGCGAACGGCCGCGGCGTTCGCGGCGCCTGGCGTCATGGCGCGTGCCGGGGCAGACGTGGGCTTCGGCTACATGGGTGCGGGTGTTGGCGCTGCCTTGGGAGCTCGCTTCGGGCCCATGGGGGCTGCGATCGGCGGGACGCTGGGAATGGCCGCCGGAGCTTTTGGCTCTGAGCACTTTGGCCTCGGCGCCACTGCGCAACACATCGTGGATCGGGCGAACCCTTTCCGGACGATGGCGATCCGCGGACAGCAGATGATGGGCGCGTCGCAGAACTTCGTCCACGGCGGCCCTGATTTGAACATGATGACGGGGCAGGGACTCAGTGCGCACGGAGCAACGCACCTCGGGCGAAAGCTCGAAGAGACCGCCTACAGCAGCAGGTTCCGCCGGGAAACGGGCGGAGCCTTCTCGGCGCAAGACCTCACTAAGATCACCAGCGTCGCTGGGCAGCAGGGGCTGTTGAATGACGCCCAGTCGGTCGATCAAATCCACGACCGTGTGAAAGGAATCGCCAAGTCTCTGGTCAGCTTCATGAAGATTGCCAACGAGCCCAATGTCGTTGAAGCACTGAAGTCCATGGGCAAGGCGCGGCAAATGGGTCTGTCCATCGGCGAGACAATGGACATGGCGATGGAAGCCCGGATGTACTCCAGGATGGCGGGAACCAGCGTCAAGGGGATCATGGAGACGGGCGGGGCTCAAGGCGCGATGATGTTCCAGCAGCAGGGGCTCTCCGCCGGGCTCGGAATGCGCGTCGGAATGGGTGCCATGGGTACCGCCCAATCGGCGGTAGGGAGCGGCGCCTTCACACCGCAGCGCCTAGCCATGCTTGGCGGCGTTCAGGGCGTAGCTCAGCATGAAATGGAAAGCGCCGCCGCTTTCCTCAAGCAGCCGATGATGGCCGCGGCCGTGTCCACCATGGGACAGGGCGGAACGTTCAAGCTCGACGCGGGAGCGATCAAAGGGGTGATGTCCGGGAAGATGGACGTCAACCAGATGGCATCTAAAGGCGTCGACAACATCTTGTCCGCGGTAGGGCAGCACGGGCGTGGTGCTTTGGCGATGGCCTCGCTGCAAAGCACGGAGATCTCAGACTCTCTCGGGCGAGTAATGGGCCCTAAGGGGATTGAGCTCGCGCAGATGAATCAGATTTCCGCCATGCGGAAATTCCTGGGCGGAGACAAGACACCTGGAGGATTTGTAGAAGCTGCGAAGGCTCGCGGGATGACCGACGACCAGATCAAAGTATTCATGGATAAGGCGAACAGCCCGGGGTACTTTGAAGATCAAAAACGCCATCTTCAAATTCGCCGCCAAGAGGTTCGCGGGATGGAGGCCGCGGAAATCAAGAGAAACACCCCCGGCTTCATGGGGCGGATGCTCGGAGACACCGACGTCGGACGGGCTTCGCGCTACTCAATGACCGCCCTTCGGGATGTCGGCGAAGGCGCGGTCAACTTCTTCCATGACCTATCAGAAGGCATGGGCGGATCAGACTCAGGACAATTTACTGAGAGGACGGATCGAAGACTGATCATGTCCAACGAGGAGATTCGCCGAGCGCAGCACGAGAAGACCTATGGCGAAGGAGGCAATTTCGCCCTGCGAGGCCCCTCTACGGGCCGTGCGATTTCCGACTCCGTTCTCGGACACCGTGAGACCACGCGGCAGTACTACGCCAACAAAGGTGGCGTCCTTGGCGGTCTTTTTGGCGGACAGGGAGGGGGCAGCGCGTTCGTTGGGGACCTGATGGCCGTCGGAGCGCGGCTCGGGTTCGGCCAGTTGATGGCGACTCCGGAAGAAATGGAGGCGTCCGTCAAGGCGCAAGGGGAGATGGACAAAACCCTTCAAAGAGGCAGCGGCATGACTGCGGAGGATCGAGCCGCCGGGTTGTCCAAGCTGGGTAGCAAGGGAGCGGACATCGTCACCGACCTCGAGTCTCGCATGGTGGCGCTCGCAGACGAAGAAAAAGCGACACTGTACGGTGAAGGCGGCGAAGTAGACCCTGCCAAATTTCGACAAGCGGCCAAGGAGGCAATCGAAGCCAAGGGCGGGGTCGCAACAGAGGAAGCGATCAACGAGGCGCTGGCGCAGGGGACTTCTGGGGCGATGTCGCGGACGAAGAACAAAAAAGCATTCCGCGGAACGGAGGTCTACTCCGCGAAACAGCAGAAGCAGTACAAGGAGGACATGGCAGATCTTCAGACGAACGCCGTAGACAGTGTTCTCGGAGATACTGCGTGGTTCGGCAAAGAAGATCGACAGAAATTCGTCGAGGACCTGTTTTCTGGGGATACTGGTGACAAGTCCGGAACCTACGCGGCGCTACGCGCGGCGGGCGACGCGGGGGACCCGAAGGCCAAGGAGGCAGCGGACAAACTCCAAAATGAGCTACAGGGGACGCCGGAAGGTCAAGAGATTTTGGCGGAAGGGCGCAGGCGGCTGGAAAAGGCGGATTCTACCGACAACATCGAGAACCTCCGAAAAGTTGGGCGTAAGCTCCAAGAAACGTCGAAGGGGGATACCGGCGCTGCCGTCGCAGAGGCAGGGAAAGTGTCTAAAGGCATCCGTTCGGTCAAGGAGCACGACAAGAGAAACGAAGGTCTCGCACTCCTCCTCAAAAAGGAGTCGGCGGAATTCGGAAACAAGTCGTCAAGCGCGATCATGTCAGAGCTCGCCGCGTCCGACACGAGCAACCTCTCGGAGGACGTCCAGGCGCTGGTCAATGAGTGGAAAGCGGAAACCGATCCAGGCAAGAAAGATGAGATTGCCTCCAGGTTGAATCAGATGGGTTTCGACGCAGGGACGCAGGCGGAGACCAGGAAAAAAGGCGGGGGTTACTCGTCTGTTGAGAAGGCCTGGGACACAATGATGGGTAACGTCACGGACACTCAAGAAGAGATGTCCGGGATGTTCCCTGAGTCCGTGAAGACGTTTGATGAAGCGTCCAAGGCGATGCTGAAAGCAGCCGACAAGATCAACGGAACATCGCGCCCCTTGCTGCCTAACGGAAACGTCGGTACTGAACCTGGAGGATTCGGATAATGGCCACCAAAGAACAGATCCAGCTCATCATCCCCACGGCGGTCAACACTCTGTGCGCCATCAACGAGACCCTCATCTCGAGGAAAAAGGCGAGGCTTCCCACCGACATCACGCTTCCCAGTCTCCGCCGACGAGCGCTCCTCATCGTCAATGAGGTGGGCGTGCTCCCCATCCAAACGACCGTCGTTTCCACTGACTCCGACTTCAACAGGTAGCCATGGCGAATACGATCCCTGATTCTGAAGTATGGACGATCAACGGTACAGATCGGACGGGCGGGCTCGCCTCCAAGGAGGATGTTACCGCAGCGAGTAAAAGCAATGCCGCGGCCCCAAGACCCCCTCGAGGAATCTTCGCCGCCTTCCCTGGGGCGACGCCCAAGTACGCAAGGAACCTCGGGGAGGAGGAGCACGACTTCCGCGAGACGATGGCGCGGATGTTCATGCGGGTCCCGAAGTACGAAGACTTCCTGAAAGAGTACGACCAAAATCCGGAGATGAAGCAGATCGCCGCTGTCCTCGGCGGGCAAGCGACTGATGGCGGCGGCACCATCGGTGGTGCAGGGTACGTGGACTTCCTCCTCCAAGGCGTCCAGCATTCCTTCCAGGAGAAGATGCAGGTCGTTGAAGTCCTGGCGGACGATCACGTCGCCTACTTCTTCGGGTCCTCCGCTTCTGTTTTTGCGTATAGCGGAACACTGATCAATACTAAGCAAGACGACCAAGCGCTCAACATGCTGCGGCTGTACGCGGAGTTCGGTCGCGGAAGCAAGCTAGCGTCACGCAATACCCTGATCAGCCTTCGCTACGACGGAATCTTCGTGTCCGGCGTCATGACGAACTTCACCTATTCCCTCTCAGCTGAAACGGAGATGGCCGTCCCGTTCAGCTTCAACTTGTTGGTCAAGAAGCTCCAAGTACTGCCCAACCCCTACAGCGGACTAGTCACTCTCAGTCCCCCGCTCGCTGCGACGGCGGACGGGTATACTCCCTTCGCGGTGTCGACTACGGATCCTGGGTCACCGCTTGCAGCTCCCACTGCGACCCCCGGAGGACAGACACTCTCCGATATTGCTCCCGCGGCCACAGAGAAAACGACCGCGGAGCTCGAGGGGGCGGAGGCCGAACAGAGTCTGTCCGCGATCGAAAAGATGAGCCTCAAGACGTTCGTCAAGACATTTTCAAGCCCCGAAACAGCAGCCTCCTTTGTGAATAGCTAGCCTATGGCCACGATCATCTTCCCTGGTGTCGGTACTTCCCTCGGCAAGTTCACCGTGGACGGCGTAGTCATCGCGACGCCGTTGCTTCCTGGCGAGAAGCGGATGTACTCCCCGTTCCCCTACTCCACCTTGGAGATGTGGCGCCGCACCGCCCTCTCCGCGACGTCCACTCTCTTCGAGCTCCCGACCCAGTGCCGCACGACTCTCTTGTTCGCCCACGAGGTGGACATGCAAACAGTCTTCCTAGAGCTCACGCGAGTCGACCCGAAGTTCCTCGCCGGGAAGTACGATTTCAAAAAAAAGGCGGTTCTCGCGGACAGCGAGATGTCTACCGCGAGAGAAAGCAAGGCGCTGGCATTCAAAGAGCTCGCCCAGCAGCGTGTCCCCGAGCAGTACGTCGAGCTCATCCAGCAGCGAGTTGAGAGCTCTGCTTTCAACCATAGGGTGACAGGCATGTGCGCCGCGGTGTACATGACCGCGATCCTCCTCGAAGAAGCTGAGGCTATCGCGTGAGCGCCTACGCAGGTCTTCCCCATCGTGGCGGCTGGCTCGTTTACCTGAACGGACTCGAGGTCCCCTGCACGAGCATCCAAGTGAACTACGGGGTGGGCATGATCCCGGAGGCGGCGCTGTCCTTTCCACCGCACCGGCTGCTCCATCGGCTTGGGGCGGAAGACCGTATCGAAGTGGTGGTGTTCTACCTCGACGACTTGGCCGACCCCGCCAACCCGGAGTTCCGCCTGTTGTTTGAAGGCGAGCTCCTGGGGTGGTCGTACACGAGCTCGAGCGCTGGACGGCAAATGACGTTCAACGCCACCGCCGACATCTCCATCTTCACGCAGCTGTACTTCTTCTTCCTCAACAACGTTGACGCCATCACCTCGTTCGTGGCGCAGCAGGGGTCGGGAGCGGCGGGGGTTCCTACCGCTGGAGCGGTGTACCCGTTCTCACTGTTCAAGAAGGGCCTCCTGTTCACTGAGGGGCCGCCTAAGCCGGAGTCGCCCCCACGCCCGGACATCACGCGCCCCTACGAAATCATCTACAACGTCATCCGCGGAATGATCGATTCTGAGATCAGCCCGAAACTCCGCGCCATCCCCTCCGTAAACTTCTTCTCCCGCTGGGTACGAAAGCGCAACTTCGTCAATCGGTTCGCGGCCCTCCCAGTGTTCGAAGACGGGGAAGGAACTCCCAAGGTATTCCCGATCCTCGAGGCCGCGCAGGCGGAGACTGCCATGCAGGCGATGCAGAACAACGTCTCGACAGCGGTCGGGAACGCGGGGACGATCTGGGAAGTCTTGCAAGAAGTCTACGGCCACGTCCTTTTTGAAATCGCGATGCTTCCGACCGCGCCATGCGCCCGCGTCAAGCTAGCGGATGGGATGATCCTGCGTCCGGGTACAGTAATCGACTCAACCCCTGGCGGCGTAGACCCCAAGGAGCCCATCCGTCTCGTAAATTACTTCGTAAAGCCGCAGATGTACTTCGGCATCGCGCCGACGTGCAACCTGTTGTTCCCGAGCATGATCTCAAACTACTCCTACTCGGAGAGTTACCTCGCACAGCCCACGCGAACCTACGTGAACGATCAATTCATCTCAGGGATCCTGCCGCAGAACGTTGCAACCACCTCCGCGTTGACGTTCGGGTTCCCTGAAGAAGTAGGCGCCGTCTTGAAGGACAAGATGGGCGATGCGCATGCTTCGGCGCAGGCTGCTGCGCAGGCTGATGGCAAGAAGACGGGGCCTGTGGCACGTCCGGGTAACGTCTCGAAGAGCGGCAAAAACATGCTGGTGTTCCCTGAGGAGTTCTTCAAGGGACCAGTCATCCACCGAATGCCTGTGCCTTCGTGGTTCACGTACCTCCAGAACAAGGCTCCGTCGACCACCAACACCCCCACCACAAAACCTCCCGCTGCGAACGTGGAGGAAGCGCGCTCCCTAAGCGTGCTCATGGCGAGCTACGTCGAGTGGGAGCACTACCGAGCTAGGTACGAGAAGCGAGGCGGCGCGGTCAACATGGCCTGGAACCCCTACGTCGTTCCGGGCTTCCCCTGCGTCATCTTCGATCAGAAGTCGAGCGCCTTCCACACAGTCGGCTACCTGAACAGCGTCCACCAAAGCCTTGACCCGAGCGGAATGAGCACCGCGATCAACTACACGATGTCTCGCACGGTCCCAGAGATGCTGGAGTTGCTCCAAGCGGACCTGCAGAGAAATCCTGGGAAAGTTTTCGGGAGTGCCCCTCTCGAGCCGGTCACCCCGGTACGCGACATCATCCAGAACTTCGAACAGGCGGAGACGTTCTACCAAGCGCTGTTCTTCCAGCGTGAGCCGATGCCTCAGGGAAAACCGGCGTCGTTCGACTTCAGAGACGTCCTCGGGTACGACAACGGAGACGGAACTACGGACCCTATCGTCGTGGAAGAAGTGAAAACCACTACCACGACGACAGGAGGAAGTTCGACGAACGTCAACGCCTCAACGACGCAGTCCACGATAGGCGCTGGAGAAACGACGGAAACGACGCTGACCACGACGACTACGAAAATCGTGACCACTCTCACGGGGACTAGAAACGTCGTCCCTCTGCCGGGGTACGTCCCTGTGTTCACCCAGTACGACACCGCGATGCGCTACGTCGCACGCCCCATCTGTTCCATCACGGACTACGTGTCCTTCTTGCACGGCGGGAAAACGCTGGATCAGCTACGAGAAATCGACACTGACGTCGACGATAACGCTACGGGAGCGCAGGTGGAAGACGGAGACAATCGCTTCGGCAAAGTCATCTACTTCAAACGGATCAAGCGTCTGACGCAGGGGCCTGGAACGACGCCTCCCGATGCAATGCTCGGAGTCTCAGGGACAGGGGATGCCACTACGGCGTACACGGGGATCGCCTCCGGAGTGAGCGAAAACATCCAGACTCGCGCCGACTGGGACTCCGCGCTAGAAGCGTACCGCGCAGAGATGTACAGCCGTCTGGGGCCCCAAGAATGAACCCTCTCAAGACAACAGACACGGAGCTGTGGCGTCAGTGGAAGAAGACGAGAGCGCCGGGGGATCTTCAGCGCCTGCTGACACAGATGAATCCCATCCTCCTGCGAGAGGTGAACAAGTGGGCACCGTCGATGTCTCGCTCCTACCTCGAGGCCGAAGCCAAGCGACTCGCGGTCGAAGCCTTCGAATCGTACGACCCCAACTACGGAACCGCGCTCTCGACGCACGTCGCGAGTCGGCTGCCCAAGCTCTCTCGCGTCGTATACGCCACCCAGAACACGGCGCGGCTGTCCGAGACCAAGAACCTGTTGTTCCACTCCTACCACACGGCGGGGAACGATCTGCGGGATCGGCACGGACGCGAGCCCACGAACGAGGAGCTCGCCGACCACCTGGGATGGTCTCCGAAGAAGCTCGAGACCTTCCAGCGCCAGAGCCAGCGGAAGGAGTTCGTGGAGTCTGAGGATCATCCGGACGAAGAGGACGCCGAAGACCATCTGGTAGACTACATCTACCACGACCTTACGCCGCTTCAGAAGAGCATCTTCGAGTACTCAACGGGATACTTGGGAAAGACGAAGCTCTCCGGCGATGCGATGATGAAAAAGTTGGGGATCACCCAAGGACAGCTGAGCTACCAGAAGACTCTCATCGTCCAAGCGGTCAACAGGGCGAAGGCAGGGGCTCATGGCGGATAACGAGACAACGAATCAGATCCCCACGAGCTCGGAGGCCAGTGCCACAAGCCTCACGACCGACACCCTCAAGAAGTACATCGTAGACCTCGGCCGGAAAGCCTTCGAATCCTCGAATGCCGTCCCCGCCCCTGCAGCTAAAGGGACTCTGGCCCTCCCGCAGCTCGCGGAGTCCTTCCATACGGGCTACACCAACGGGGATCCAAAGGACATCACATGCTGCGTCGTTAACGGATTTCTTCTCGAGAAGAACACCGCGTACGACTACATCCTGATGTCCAACGCTGCGGCAAAGGATGGCATCGGACTCCCGATTCGTTCTGGCTTCAGAACAATGGACGAGCAGACGCGCCTATACAACGAGCGAAAGAATCCTGCTGTGGCGAAAGAGAAAGGCGTGGCTGCGAGACCCGGGTACAGCAATCACCAGTCCGGGATCGCCATCGACATCCACGTCAAGATGAAGAAGGCTGACTACATCGCAGGGATCCGGACAGCGGAGTACTTGTGGTTGGAGAAATTCGGACCGTCGTTCGGATTCGATCATGCTGAGGGGCACAAGGTCAACGAGCCTTGGCACTGGACGCACCTGCCTACGACCATCGTTGGAACCGCCGCCTACCAGAGCGCGACGGGCATGGCGGTGCTCACCTCCGCCACCGCGGTGAACGCCTCAGCGAGCAACCAACTTGGAACTCTCAGAATCCTGAACCAGGAAGGGCACGACAGCACGGTCGGGCTGTCACGCTCTTCGACCTTCCCTGACCAGAGTCGGCAGGGGGCGCTGGCAGAAAACGCGGTGTTCAAGGCGAACTCGAGCAACTACGTCAGCCACACCGTGAGCCAGCTCCAAGCGGGAACACAGACTCTTTCGGAGGTTCCGGCGGGATTCATACAGGATAGTCTCAAACCCCTCGTCTATAATTTCGCTACCGGACTCTGGGGCGACAACAAACCGGTATAGGACGCCATGGCCACGACCTACGACGTGCACTTCCAGATCGTCTCCAAAGAGGAGCAGGTGGCCGCCAACGGTAAGGTGTACTCGTTCGGGTACGCCAGCGCTGTCGGCGTGAAGGGCCCGCAGAAACTAGCGAACCGCTGGCTCAAGTGCTTCTGCACCTTGAAGGGGTCGGATCTTCTCAGCCCTGAGTACGGAACAGAATTCCCAGAGATCATTGGATCCAACATCAGCCGTCGCCAGGATTTCGTTGATGCCATGTCGCTGTACATCGATGACTGTAACGGACAGATCCAAGCGTTCGACTTGGCCCAGTTTCCTCCGGACGACGAACGCCTGGCCTCCGCTGTTTTGACGAGCGTAGTCCCTCGCGGCGAAGACGGGTATGAAGTATACATCACCATCAAGAACATCGCGGGGACTCTCCTCACTGTTCAGGTGCCCACAGGGACGACGCGGTAGGAGATCTCATAATGGCGACCACCATCACAATCGACGAGCAAGCACTCGAAGACGCCGACGCGTTTCTGACTGCGTACTTGTCGGAGAAGGTTCCCGACGCTGACTTCAGTCAGGGTAGCGTCATTCGCGACTTCGTCATCACGGCCATCGCCTACATCTTCGCCTACCTCGAGCAGGAGCGGAAGAAGACCCGTGAGCAGCAGTCGCTCCTCGCCCTTTCAGAGCAAGACGACAGCGAAGAAGTAGCAGACGCGGTCAACGCTCTGCTCTCCAACTGGTTCATCACCAGGAAGACGGGGCAGGTGGCGCGGCTCACTGCGACCCTGCACTTCTCATCGGCCGCGGACGTTCCCCTCGCTCCAAGCACGCGATTCTTTCGAACCACCGACTTGATCTTCGTGCCGGACGCCCCCGCGTCTTTCGTAATCCCGGCGTCTCGTCTCGTACCGACGTTCGACGCCAACAACGTGGTCACTGAATACACGACAACGGTCAACCTCGTAGCCAAGGACGTAGGCGTCTCCTACAACCTCCCTCCCGGGAAGTTCCTGCAGGCGGATCAGTTCAGCCCGTACTTCACCTACGCAGAGAACCAAGCCACCATCGGTGGAGGAAAGGACATCGAGAGCACGACGGACCTGTTGGTTCGGGCTCCGACGGCGATCTCCGTCCGCAACCTCGTCAATGCGCGCTCTATCGATACGGTACTGCGTGAGACGTTCGCGGGGGTCACTCGTGTCCTGTCGCTCGGCTTCGGTGACCCAGAAATGCTTCGGGACTTCTCGAGCGAAGCGGTAACGCGACTCCGGATGCACGTGGGTGGCTTCACCGACATCTACTCGCAGCTTCCCATCACGGAAGTGGTAGAGACTGACCTGCTCCTTGGAGGCCCGTTCGCGAGGCCGGACAACACCATCGCGATGTTCAAGGACGCGGCGGCGGACTTCCTGGCAGCCACTACGGTCATCCCGGGGGACATCCTGCGCGTCGTGTCGGGTCTCCCTGACGCACCACGCGAGTACATCATCGACACGGTCAGTACGAAGACGCTCACGGTGGTCCCTCGGGCAGCGTTCTCCGAGCCCACCGACGAGGCGCTCCCCCCTCCGGGTACATACGTCAGCTACACCATCGGAAACCTCGCTCCGAACTACAGCGACAAGCGGAACGTTCAGGCTCTCCCAGTCAACGCCCCGGTATCAGGAGGCCAGACCTCTCGCATCATCCAGACGCCGTACCGGATCACCCTGCGTGGGCGTCCGCACTACCGCATCAAGCAGGTTGAGATGTACCTCGCCGCGAGTCCCGCGAGTATCTCGTACCTCACTACACGCGTAAACGGGGCCCCCATCACAGGGCAGTACCGCGTCATCGGACTCACCCCAGAGAATGGGCAATCCGCGTACGCGGTGGACCAGATCGAAGTGTACTCCGTGGACTTCCCCGACCCCACGTGGAACATGCGGGTCACGTACGACACGCTCGTTGGATACGAGGACGTGCAGGCCCTCGTGATTGACCGCTTTGAGCGCGTGCTTGCATCCAATCCGCTCGCCAAAGGGTACAACCCTGTCTACATCCAGATGAGCATCGCCTACCGTTTGCGTATTGGCGCCACCACAACGCTAGACGAGGAGGCCATGGCGCAAACGGTGGCAACGTTCATCAACACGTTCGATCTCACGAACACCTTGGATCTGACTGCCATCACGCAGAACCTGCGAGACGCGTATCCGGACCTCGGAGTCATCGTCAACCCGACGATTCTCGCGTACGACTTGTACGCGCCCGACGGACAGGTGTACGCCTACGAGACCCAGGACATCGTCACCATTTTCCCGTCCTACCCCTCGAACAACGCGCACCTGACAAACGGTAGCCCTGCGACGACGACCCCCGCGGAGCTGGCTATCCGTGTCCCCATCGCGAACGCGGATCTCGACCCGACGGTGTCAGGCAACGAGACAGTTTTCGCCGCCGCGAACAAGACTCTGAAGGACCAACTGACCGTGCTCGGCGTCAGTGACAGGACGCTCATCTACCTCACCACCGCGGACGACATCACCTTCACCTTGGTCACGTAACCATGGCCCTGATCGGGAACAACAAGGACACGCTTCTCCACGGGCTCTCCGCCTTCTGGCACCGCTTTTTCCGCGACATCGGAGACGTCCAAGCCGCCTATGAGGGGGCCGAAGTTCTCTTGGGTCAGGTCTACCTGAACTACCTCAGCGACGTATTGAACACGAGCGTCGTCGAGGCGCCGTTGTTCCGCAAGGAGTTCTACAAGCTGATCACGATTCGAGAGGACCAGCTTGTCTTCAGGGAACAGGGGACGGCTCTCCCTGACCCTGCTGGAACTCAGTTCTACGGAAACAGCGGGGTAGACCGCTACGTCTACACGAGCGACACCATCTTCGGAGCGATCCCGCACCTGCAGGACACCATCTTCGCTCCGGCGACCTCATTCGAAGAAGGGGTGGATTACCGAGTAAAGGGCGGGGAGCTCCAGCTCAAAGTGGATCCCACGAATCCTGTCGCACCGGGGTATGCGCACCGGCGAGTAGTCATCGCGACCGGCGGGAAGTTCTCAAGCGCGACCACGCTGAACTGGCTCGCAGCGGGAGTTGAGAAGGGCGACACACTCTACTACAGCGAGGCTACGGACCTTGGCGTCGGATCTCCGCTCAGCGCGCAAAACTTGGCACGTAGCGCCACTGTCATTCACGTGACCGCCGCGCACTTGACGGTCTCCGTCGATACTCCGTTCCCCGCGTTCCCTGTAGGAGCTGAGCCGTCCGGGTTCTCCTGGCGTGTGATGCGTAAGCGTGACGACGGAATCTACAACCCCGATCTCCCACGATCCCCTGGAGGAACAGCCCCTTTCACGGATGGACAGATCGTCAAGGTAGACGGAGCTGGAATCACGACGCTAGAGGTGAGTGAGCTCGCCTTCTGGGCCGTAGACACAAAAGTCGACGATCTCACGCTCTACAACACGTATGGGTACTTCTTCACGAACCCTCAGCTCTCAACGGAGACCTACCGTTCGCTCGTCCGCGGACTCATGCAGTTGTACATCCTCGGACCTGCCATGGCGCGCCTCGAGAGCGCGCTCAATCTCACTGCCGGGCTCCCTACAGTCCGAACAGAGGGAGAGATCCTAGCGGCGTACGACGACGGGGTACTCGCCGGCGGTACCACGGGGACTCTCCTCGTCAATGACGTGTTCCAGTCGCCGACCTCTGTGTTCTCCGCGGAGTCAGTGGGTGGATACATTGTGATCTCGGAGTCCGACTACGCCAACAACATCGGAACGTTCAACATCATCAAGTACCTCAATGAGTACGAGGTCGTCCTCAAGCCCGCGACGACCCTCACACCAGACGCTGGCCTCAAGTGGCTGTTCACGTTGAACAATAAGCAGCTCGTCGTGACAGACCTCAATACCTACGAGTACCCCCTCAACACGCCCCTCCGCGAGGACGTCAAGGACCCCGCCAACGCGGGCACCCTCACGTTCCGAGCGTTCGAGGCACTGACGCTGGCAATCCAGGTCACAGACTACGTGCAGGACCCCGAGTGGTGGCATTCCATAACCATCCCGAAGGAGCTACTGCCTTCTGCGACTGACGCTCAGCGGGTGGTGACGGCGCAGCTCTACCCGAACCTCCTTGGCCCCGCGGGGGATGCCCACATCGGAGATCCGGGGTTCTACGTAGGGCGAAACGAAAACAGCGGAAACCTGGCCGAAGGAACAACAGGGATCTTGAGCGTTGGTAACGTCTTCAGCGTAACCGGGAATACCTTCGACGTCACCTCGGTCGGCGGCTACGTTCAGATCTACGAAGCCACGAACCCCGCCAACGTAGGGGCGTTCCTAATCGCCACATACATCAGCCCCACCAGCGTTACGCTGATCCCTGTGGCGCCGTTCGTACCTGAGACCCTACTCCACTGGGGCTACTTCAAAGGGCACTTAGGAGCTACGCCTTACCGGCACAATGCCGCGTTCATCCTGATGGACCGCTTCCTTAAGCTCCACATGTTCGCGGTGCTCGTAGATTCGTCGATCAGCTTGACCAATGTGCTAGTCACAGACGTGGTCAAGATCTTGAAAGACGTGAAGCCTGTGCACACAGCGCTGTACTTCAAGCCGTCAACTGCGTTCAACGACTCCATCCGGATGGACGGAGACGCCCCGGTCATCGTCAAGCCGAAACGGCGGCAAGATGAAGAGGTCACTCTGCTCGAGAACGATTTCCTCATCGGGAGCACCTGGAACATCGGGGACACATGGGCGTTCACAAACCCCGTCGGAGGCGTCGTAACACCGAACCCCGGCGCCAACGGAATGTACGTCGCCATCGGAGGAGCCGACCCCTCCATTCAACCCGCTGACCCGACGAATGTGCCCCCCGGCGGCCTGCCAGATTTGAGCTGGTTCGACCGCGCCCTTCATGTGTACACCCACCTCTGACTTTGATAGGTTCCGCGCCCATGCAAACAGCCTTCACAGGTCTCATCCCGATGCGAGGCGACTTGCGTATCACCGTACGCCGGGCCGATACGGGGGAGAAGACGTGGGGTTACGAGATCCGTAACACCATCACCTACGCCGCCCTGAGCAACCTGGTCCTGGTTCTCGCGCAAAAGACCTACGGGTCTCCTGGGGCGCTGAATGACCCCACCAACTCTAGCGTGCTGTACCTCCGCGTCGGAGACAGTGTCACGGCGCCCACCAGGTCAAACACGAACCTCCTGAGCCCGCTGCCGAACGCTCTTACACCGTACACCATCACGCTGATCGACGCGAACAAGACGCTGACCACCTCGAACCCTTTCGAGATGAAGATTACGGCGACGATCCCTGCGGGAGACCTCAACGGGTCCACTCTGCGTGAAGCAGGACTGTTCACTCGTGGATCTACAGTCGTGGCGCCTCCTGGCGAGTACCCTGCCGCCAGCGGCCGTTACCCCGAACTCTTCGCTCGCCAAGTACATCCGGACATCGTCAAGAACCCCGCCTTCGTAATTGACTACGATTGGCGTATCGCCTTTACGTCGTAAATCGGAGATTCCATGGCCCGTCAACACGTAGACTACCAGACAAGCGCCCTCAATCCTCCGAACGCTCCTGCAGATGACGGCCTGGACACAGGCAGCGCCGATGCCGCAGCGATTCGTCCTGTCGCGGATGGACAGGCTGCGAGCGCCGCAAACTTGAAACGCCCGTCGGAGAACCTCCGAACGCGTACGGAGAAGATCCGCAGGGAGCTCGAGGACCTCAAGTACCTGAGCGATGCGGATCGTGCGCTACTCATGACGAGCGCAGGCAGCGTCACTTGGCATGGGCAAGCGCCCGGGGTTCTCCCGGCGGGAACGTTCACGCTGACCCCCTCCGAAGAGATCACCATCCGACCGTTCCTTTCCCCCCTGGCGTGCTCACCGAGCCGCCTCATCATCTGCGCGGGAACTGTTGGGCAAATTACGATCCGTACCAAGCGAACGGGCTCCGTAGTCCCTCGCGCCTACAGCGGGGCGAACGACATCACCATCGACTTCCAGCCTGTGGACACCGCGGGATCGGGAGCCGTCATCGTAACAGCGACGGGTTCGCCCGCGAACAACGTCCACGTGCAGTACGACAGCAACGCTGTCGGAACCACCGTTACGGGATTCCAGTCGCAGTTCAACGCTTCCTCGGTCGCCACCACGCTCGGGCTCGAGGCAGTGGTCGAGACAGGCGGAACGCCGCCTGAGTACGGGTTCCCCACGCCGCCTGCCTCTATCGGAGGGACGCGGCTCTCTGACCCGGTCAATGGCGTACAGCCCTCGGAGATGCTGACCCGCTACATGTCGGGAGCTGCTGACGCCGAGACGCATGTCATCACCGATACGCAGATCTCAGGTTTCTTCGCGGACTCGCTTAACCTGCTGCAGGACGGGGACACCCTCTGCATTCGCTACGAAGACTTGGTGATGACGCCTACAGACGGTGGACGTAGGCAGTCCATCATCGAGGCGCCGGAGGCCAACCTCACGATCCCATCTGGAAGCTTGTTCCTCCTGCGGCGATTCCCTGAGCGTCTCCCGCTGGCCATCCCCATCTGTGCGGTGGCGAACAACCAACTCGTCTTCCTCAACGGACGCGCCTTCATTAGCGGAGAAAACGGTCCGCTGGTCTCCGCGGGAGCTTCGTACCAGGGCAGCAACGCTCCTCCGAACTCGTGGGCGGACGGAACAATTGTCTCAGGGCCCACGCCCTTCGAGGCGGCGCTGGACGACATCATCCAGACGCTGGGAACGAAGAGCGGTGGTACGCCGGGCGCCATCAAGATCGGGTTCACCCCCGCAGGCGACATCGCGACGAACAACGTCAAAGCGGCTCTCGAAGAGCTTGACTCCAAGAAAGCTTCCCGGGCGGGACCACAGAACAACGCGTTCACCAACACGAACACGTTCACACCGAGCACGGCGGCGACGAACGGAATCACCGCGACAGGTAACACGACGGGGGCCGGAGTAAACGCAATCGGCGGTACGGCTGGCGGCACGGGGGTGATTGGGCGCGGCTACGGCTCGGGCTCCGGCGGTACCTTCTACGCCGACGCCACCGCTTCTGCGGGAACTGCGGCGCTGAACGGTATCTCGCAGGCCACGGCGGGCGCCAAGGGTGTCTGGGGCGTCGGTACGGGGGTCTACCAAGGTGGCTACTTCACAGGCGGCGCCACCGGGCCCTCATCGTTCGCCACGACGATGGACGGCGCTGGCGTCGAAGCCCGCGGCGGAACAGCAGGGAATGCGAACGGCGTTTACGGTAAGGGGGGATCTGCGGCCACTCCTGGAGCGAGGACCGAGGCATTCGCTAACAACGGCGTCCTCGGTATCGGAACTGGCGGAGGAGACGGACTTGTCGGAGTCAGCTCGGCCGCCGCCGCGACAGCGGGAGTTCATGGCTACGGCAGTACAGGAGCCGATACACATGGCGTTTGGGGAACCGGGAACGCGGCGGGCGTTGGGGTAAAAGGTACCACGGGCACCAACGGAGTCGGCGGTGACTTCACCGGAAACGGTACAGGCGTCGGCGTCAAGGTGCACAGCCAAGACCGCTGGGATCTCACGAACACCGACGGCGACATCCTGCTTGTTGGCGGCGGGAGCGACCAGTACAAGTTCAAGATCGGCATGGCCACCGGCGGTGGCGGCGCGGGAGCTGTCGGAATTGGAGCCTTTGGAGGCCTTGACTCGCTCGTCCTCGGGGCCGGAGCCACTCACCCCAATACGCTATCCGTCAGCGGCGGAAACGTCTCAGTCAAGACGAACTACAACTACCAGACAGCTAAGACCTTCACGCTGTACGTCCCGATCTCGTCGATGGAAAGCTACTATGACAACTCGGGTTTCATTTACGTCGTGGCAGTGAGTGACGAGCGGTGGTCAAACGCCGGAGGAGCTCTTGGCGAGTTGATGGGAGGAGCCATCGCCATTCCGCAAGGGGCGCTGATCACCGGCTTTGCGGTGAACTTGGAGAACACTACGGCGGGGCCTAAAACCTGGGCAGCGGGACTCATCAAGAAAACGGCAACGGGAACGGGGTTCACTACCGCCGGGTTGATGACAGGCAACGTCACTTCAATCAACCAGATCGTACCCGCCACGACCCAGAACTGGTACAGCCTTGGACTCGTGGGCGGCGCAACGGCTCCCATTGGGGATGGGGCCTTGATGGGCTACGTCTTCCACCCCGGTGGGACGGCGCAGACGCAGAATTTCCGCGGGATGCGGATCACCTACACCATCGCAACCGTCAATCCCTCGATCTAAGGAAACACCATGCCTACGGCCCCAGACAGAACATATGTGTGCTCTAAGTGCGCAACTACCGCGGTAGGATCTGAAGGGGCGCTCCCTACGGACTGGATCTACGGGTTCGAAACACGCCCGAAGATCGCCGCCGCCAACGCCACCAAGGCGCTTTCCCCGTTCTTCTTAGTATTCTGCACGGGCACTTGCGCGGACGAAAAAGAAGCAGAACTTCCATGACCACCCAAGAACGTATCCTCGCCCTCGCCGAGAAGGTGAAGAACCCGCCCAGCTGGTGGTGGAAGGTTCTGGGCGGGCTCATCTTCTTGGTGATGGCCATCTGGATCCGCTACCTGCTCTCCAAGCGCGCCGATGCGCTGGCCGCCGAGAAGACGGAAATCGCCAAGCGGAAGATCGAGGCGGAGAGAGCTGCGGTCGCGGCAGCGGTGGAAAAGGATGCTCAGAAGCGCCGGGTCGCCGAGATTGCTGCGGCGGAGTCGCTCAAGGCGGCGAAGAAAAAGGAAGACGAGCTCCTGCTCCTCGACGCTGAGCACAAGAAGCAGGTCGGGCTGCTCCAGGCCGTCGCCGACAAGGACTGGGACGCGCTGAACAAGCTGGCGGGGGTCAAGTGACGCAGCCCATAGCAGCGGCGTTCCCAAGCAAGGCTCGCTGTGCTCGAGACCCCAACGGGGAGCATGCGCCGGTGCTCACCAAAACGAAGATTGTCTCGCAGCTCTCGCTGCCGAAGGCCCTCTTCGGAATCGTGACCTGCGCCAACTGCGGAGAGCATGGGGACTTCTGGATTCGTCTCGCCGAGATCGAGTGGGGAGAATAACTATGCGCGCCACCGCCCTTCTGATGCTTCTCGTGTTCCCGACGTCCGTTCTCGCCGACGAGCTCAGGTACATTCCGAAGTGGTCGATGTGCGGCGACAAGGCGTGCTACGACTTCGACCAGGCGAAGAAGCTCCTGGAGCTCGACGCGGACCTGCATCTGCTGCTTCAGCAAGCCGCCCTCCTGTCAGGGGTGCAGGGAGACCTCAAGGCGGCGACGATGAACCTGAGGGTAGCGCTCGAGGCACAGAAGAACGCCACGCTTACTCTCGAGAAGAGCAACGAGATCCTGAACAAGAAGCTGGTCGAAGAGACCACTCGAGCCAACAAGGCTGAGGCGAAGCCTGGGCCGTTCCCTGCGTGGGCCATCGGAGCCGGTGTTGGCATCGCGGTCGGCGTGGTCGCAGGCGTCATCCTGGGTGTCTACGTCGCAAAGTAGCTACGGGAAACGCTTCCTTTTCCTGCCCTCCCGCTCAAAGCGATTATTGATCTCCATCAGTTCGGCGTTGGAGGGCCACGGGCTATCGCCGAACATCTCTGCTGCCTCAGCCGGAGTGGCTTCGCCGGTAGTGTGTACCGCAGGCTTGAGCAGGTGTGCTGCTTGGGTGCTCATGATGTCTTTTGCGGCGGCAGGAGACATGGGGAGCTCCCGCTTGTCGAGCTGCCGCTTCATGGCTCCTGGGATCCTCCGTCCAGGCTCCATGAACTGAGCTGCCCGCGGATCCTTGAACGTCTTGACGAGCTGCTTCTTGAGATGGGCATCTTCTGGATCGCGGAGCGGAGCGAGCGCTGCCCGGAACTCATCGGCCCCGCGACCGGTCATAGTATTGCGCAGGTTGAAGTCTTGAGCGAAGGTCTTCGGAGAACCGTGCAGAGACCCCGGACGAACACTGCCTGACCGTTCCAAGGCTTCATGCACCTTGGTGTAGCTTTGTACCCCTTTCTGAATCCCGGGGCGCGCGTTGGGAGTGATCGTCTTGGCGGCTGAAGGGTCCACCAGGATTCGACCTAGACCTTTGTCCATCTCACGCTGTACCGCTGGAGCGAGAAGGGCTCTGACTTCCTTCGGGACTATTTTTTTCTGAAACTCCTGCATCTTGGCGGCGTAGGGGCTCTTCATTTGTGCTTTGGTAGGAATAGCCATAGCCCCCATCATGCTGAGATCCTTGGGCATGCGATCAACTTTGATACGCGGAGCTACAACCTTGTTGAGCGTCGCCAAGTCCAGCGCGAACTTCTCATACGCCGCGAACACGCCTAGACGGTAGTACCGCAAGGGTCACCACCCCTTCGGAATCGAAGCACGGAGGCAGAAGATCGTGTTGTTGCCTCGCTTCAGCCCCAACGTAGTCCAGAAGGACTTCGGGAGCTCCCCTTCGGAGATGGGCCAGCTAGGGAGCTCATTCGGCTTCCTGGTGTGCAGGCCACCCTGCCAGAGCCCAATGATGCGCGTATGGGCCGCGGCGGTGCACTGCAGCGTGTCGACGAGGTACTTCGAGAAGTCGTAGCCTGCGCTGCCTTGGAACGTTGAGCACGTGCGGAACCAGAGCACGCTGCGTGAGGTGACCTTTCCAACGAGCTTCTTGAAGTAGCTGCGGTCAACGCTCTTGCCCGCCAGCCACGCAGTCCCAGGGCTGCCATGGCCCCAGTACTGAATCGAGCTCAGCGTCCCTGGCTGCTGCTCGAGCCAGGAGAAGGCATCCTCCCAGGACGTCGCGGCGTGGTACGCATCCAGCTTTCCGAAGAGCTTGTGCAGGAAGCAGCCGATCTTCCAGGTGAGGGCGAGAAACGCCTGATTGAAGCCAACACCGGGGTTCTTGTCGTAGATGGCGACGCGCATGTCCTAAATTTAGGTCATGTACGAATACAAAGCCACGGTGATTCGGGTCGTAGACGGTGACACGGTAGACCTGGACATTGATCTAGGCATGCGCGTCCACGTCAAAGAGCGGGTTCGCATCGCAGGCATCGACACGCCGGAGAAGAACTCGAAGGTCGCAGAGGAGCGTACGGCTGCGCTCGCTGCTTCAGCGTTCCTGCAGGAGCTGCTCAAGAACCCCGCCGTCATGGTCCGCACGCAGAAGGACGCCCAGGAGAAGTACGGGCGCTACCTTGCGACGATCATCAATTTCGACGGGGTCGACTGTGGCGCTGAGCTCATCAAGCTGGGCCACGCAGTGGTGTACTTCGGCGGGGCGAAGAGCTAAAGAAAACCGTCGTACAGACCGGTCTTTCTTCAACCCTTCCTGATGAGGTGCTCTCCCAGGAAAGCGTCCAACGCCAGCATCCACTCAGGGTGCGCGTCCTCACGGGAGTACTGAGCCTTGTGCAGCGCGGCCAAGAACTCCTTCACGTCGTGGATCCCGAGCAGCTTCCGCGCGTACAGCGAGCCGTAGCGCTCCGTACGCATTCCACCGTACGCCTTCGGGTCGGGGACGCTCCGGTAGAGCGTGCTGTGCTTGCGCTGCAATGCCTGATTGAGCTTCTTGTGGAGGTACGGCGTCTCAGTGAGCAGCTTGCGAAGAAGCTGAACCCTGTAGCCGTCCTGCAGGTAGGACTTGCCGTACCGGCGCTTCCGCTCAGAAGCGTACTTCGCCTCACGGATCTCCTTCTCCGCGTCGAACTCCTTCAGGAACTGAACGTGCGTCACCGCGTGACGCCCAATGGTAGTCGGCGGCATCATCGCCCGGAGCTGCGTCAGACGCTCCTTGGGTGCGCCCTCCGTCACCTTGGGAGCCCACCGCATCAGCGGGGCCACCTTGTCGTAGCTGCGCCGGTCACCGACGACATGCCCCACGTTGATGCGGGTCTTCTTGTCGACGGTCGCGAAGTCCTCTTCGATGTCCGGGAGCTCGTCGTTGTACGGCTTGTCCCTGGAAGCAAGGTGAGCGAGCGTCTTGACTCCGCGCCGCCCTGCCTTCTTGACCAGCGCTTTCCTCCGCTTGGCCGTGTCTCGCCGCTTACAGGGCAGAACAGAGCGCATCATGTCCAGCGTCTTCTCCTCGTGATTCTTCACTTTCCCCTCCAAGTAAATGGTGGTCAGCACACCTTATACCCAGGAGATCACGTCTCTTTGTGCTCGGGCCTGACGAACTATCCGCCGCTCGTGGTCACACCGTAGACGCTGACCGTGTTCGCGCAGCCGCATGAAGAAACGTGCGGAGCGAAGACGTTCCGACACAGAGGGCATTGCCAGCCCTGCGGCACGGAGGGGAAGGGGGTCAGCGTAATAGCCGGGCCAATGATCGTTGTCGGGATCGTGACGGTTACTTGCGGCGTGTGCATGGGACAGCGCCCCGACGTGGTGAGGCGGCAGGCTTCGCACTCTTCAAGGACTTGCATCATCGTCTTTCTCCTTCTTCATTTCCTCGAGAGGATGACCGAGCTCGTACGCGGTCAGTTGCGGCGCTGGGGGCTCTACGTCCGGCGCGGGGACGAGTTGTACCACCGGCTTTCCACTGAAACCAGCGGGCGTCAAAGCGAACTCCACGTAGCGCTGCAGCGCGTCGTAGCTAAAAAATTCGACCACGAGGATCAGGCACGACTCCGTGAAGAGTTGTCCTGGTTGCCAGGGCTGCTTCACCCTGACTTCCACGCGGTCGAACTGAGCGTAGCCCTTGGGCCTGTACGTCCCCACACCCAGAGCCGCGTAGTACGCGGATAGGCGGAGGACGTACGGGGTGATCCCAGCGAGTTGTTGCTCTTTGCTCATGCTGGCCCCAAAACGTCAATCACACCAAGACCGTAAACAGGAAGGGCACCCTGTCACGAGAACGGTTCCGTCTTCTCCTCGCTGTATGAGGCGTTGAAGGACATCACACCGGCACGTTGGGCACTTCTCGAACATGAAGAACGGTGCTCCGGTACGAACGCAAAGCTCCTTCTGGTTATTGGTGAAGGTCTTCCTCTGCGCCTCGGTGACGGGGGCTATTGAGTCTCCTTTCGCCACGGTAAAGATCAAATCTCTCATGTATTCTCCTGTTCGAGCTCCACCGTCAGCAAGAACACCAAGCAGCACATCGCATGCGCCAGGTGATGGTGCCCCGACTCTTCGTCGTGACTCTGGCCCATCCACCAGTCGTTGATGTGCCGCATCGCTGCGTCGTAGTAGCGCTTCCTCGAGTCGGGGACCTTGCGCCAGTTGTCTTCCTCGTACTTCCTCGCGCCGTACTCGAGCACGTCGACCACGGCGTACAGCGCCTTCGTCGGGAAGAGACTGAACCGACGCTTCTGTTGATCGTTCTTCACGCCTTGTTTTAGCTTCAAGACTCCTCCAGAAACTTGATGTGATCGACGAGCTTATCTACGACGACTTCGAACGCCTGAAGGTAGCGGCGGGTAACCACCGCCAACAACCACGTGTCATCCCCACGGCTAGGCGAGGTTGCCTCTGCGTAACGCATCTCACCCAAGATCATCTCAACCGTCGTTTCGTCAGGACGGAACTCCGTTGAGTCGAACGGACACTTCTTGTCGGTGTGGTATTTGAGCGGCTGACTGCAAGAGGTACATGGGATCCAGGACGGAAACATCGATCCGCCCGGGGATAGCTGGGTCAGAGGAAAATCTGTGTCGGCGGTCACACACCACCAGGAAACTTCGTGGCCCTCAACATGTCTACGAGCTCTTCCCCGACTTGTGACTCCACGTCACGAACGACCGTCAGCTCACCGCTCGTACGGAGCAAGTGGACCTGGTCGATGTTGGTGGGATCTTCCCTCGAGGCTACGAACGCTTTCTCGGTGGGGTACACGAAGAGCTCTGTACTCTCACCGAAGGGGATTCGGTAATACGACTGAGGGAACCAGAGGCGAGCTCCCTCTGCATCGCAGACCACGCCATGCGACCAGCGGGCAAAGAGCCACCGTACGGCGAGCTCCATCAGCTCGACGGGGTGGCTTGTTGCGATGATTGCGTCGATTCCGCCGGGGGTCATTCGGGCTCCTTCATCACGGTTTATCCGGTATTCCATTCCGCTCTAGATCTCTCAACGTTTGTTTCAGGAAGGCTGCCATCTCTTCCTGGACTTTAGGAGTTGCGAACTCCCCAGCGAAACGATCCGTGAGTAAGCGCTTGGCTATCTGTGCGCGCGGTTCGTACTCGAACATCGACGCCTGGAAGAGACACTTCCCGTCCAGGTGTCGGTCGGCGAGCTCACCACAGTGGCGGCAGAAAAACGTGACTACGCACGACGGGCTGAGGACCCAGGCGACCGTCTTCACGCCAGCTGCTTGACCACGGCGCGGAAGAGGTAGTCCTTCGCCTTGTCGACGGGCCTGAGCTCGGCGTACGGAAGGAAGCACGGGTGCTCCTTCTTCTCGGCGTCCTTCACCGGGCCGTACTTCCAGCCGGTCGCCTTCTTCTCCGCGAGCCACACCTCGTGGGACTGCTCCGGCGTGGTGTCGGGGTTGGCTACGTGGTGCTTCACGCCGTTGATGGCGGAGATCTTCTGCCACTCAGGGGCCTGCTCCCAGGGAAGCTGAGAGAAGTCGCTCATGCTCGTGCAGTAGGCGCGGTTCACTTCGTGTGCAACCTTGGCGATGTATTCGACGTCTTTGTTCACTTGAGACTCCTTGGTTACGAGATCGGCCCAACGGGGCCTGTGGGTCCAACTGCCTGCGCGGTGATCGTCCAGGTGTGAATCAGCCCCGCCAGCATAGCGCGAGGTGGTTTGGGCTCTTTCGAGGCCAAGCCCATCGATACGATGGCGAGTCCCATCGGGCCAAAGGGCGCTGGCTGTGGGATGAGCGAAAGAATTGGCGGCGTGAGAGTCGCGGGAGTTCCGAGAGTCCCCCACGCCGCCAGCATTGCGTTCCCCAGTGCCGTGAAGAACACGACGGGCACGGGCACGGGCTCCAATGCTCCCATGAGGATCCCCTTGAAAGACGACTCGACGAGGGCTCGGCCGCCCCCGCCAGGGATCAGATACGTCATGTTTTGCGCGTAGGTCCACCACACGTTGAACCATGCTTGCGCTGCCTGCTGCTTGTCCTTGGGGTTCGGCCCGCCGGAGGCGTCGAGCTTCACCAGCTCCTGCTCAAGGATGTTCGGGAGCAGAGGCACGACGCCCTCACTTTACCGAGGAAACCGGGAGGTACCCCTCGAAGGCAAATTCCTTCAACGGGTCCGTCCGGGCGAGGACGACCTTCATCGTCAAGACGCCGGTCTCGCAGACCTTACAGAGAGCGGCGATCTGCGCCCGCCCATTGCCACGAACCACCAGCAGAGCGTTCGTGTGGTCAGTGATCTCAGCGCCACAGTTTGAGCAGGTCATCGGCTTACTCCAACGTAGTCAAAATTCCGGTACCCTACGTCCTCGTGCTTGAAATGCAGCGCGAACAACGCGCCACACTTCTTACACGGGACGAGCGTCCTAGGGTTGTCGTTCCTGTTGGCGATACAGATCGCCGAGTTCTCGAAGTAATTGTCCACAGGCTCGTGAGCACCTTCGCACGAAAGCATCGTCTTCGGATCCGTGGGACGACTGGCCTGCGCGACCGTAGCAGCGAGACCAGCGCCCACGCCGAACAGGCCGCCTAGAGAAAGAAAGCTTCGTCGGTTCATTTGACCTCATTCATGTGAGTACGCGCCAGCTTAACTTCACGAACTACGGGACCAAGACGGAGCATCTCCTCCGAAGTGAATCCTGTACCACGGATCCGGTTGCAGTCGCCACAACACGGAACGACGTTGCTCTGCGAATACTCTTTGGCGTCGTCTACCCGGTCAAGCCCATGGCCCCACAGAGGCAATGGGAAGCCGCAGTATCGGCACGCTTGTAGCCTCAGTACCGTGAACTCCTCGAAGGTGATGTTCCACACGATACCACGTTTCTTAGCTAGCCGCTTGCCCTCAGCGAATCTAGCGACAACCTTGATCTTCTGCGCCTTCTTTGCGGCTTTGCATTTATCAGTCTTGTTGTACGCCTGCTGGTACGCTTTACCTTCAGGACTGCGGCTCCGGGCTAAAGCGCTCTTTAGGTTGATCGGATCTGTATGGTACGCGTGCGCGTACGCCTTTCGCTCAGGGCGTTGCTGCCAGTGCTTGTTGCAGAGTCCCCGACCGTAGTGCTTAGCGCCACAGTCGGGGACGGTACAGAGCTTCATTTACCCGCAACCCGTGGTCGAGCCACAAGAGACGCAAACCCAACAACTACCGGCGCGAACCGTCAAATTTCCGCAGCTACGACACGGGTCTCCGTGCATGCTAGACGGTGGAAGGACTGGAGTGGGGGCTGAGGAACTCTCCTTAGGCGCCTGAGGAAGCAGGAACCGGATCTCCATCCACTTCGCTAGGTAATCGGCGATAGAATCGGCTCGAGGGATCTCCTTATTGCCGGTGAATCCGGAGGGCTCAAAACGAACGCCACGGAACTTCTCAAGGAGCGTACCCAGCGGTACTCCGTACTGGAGTCCTACTGAGATCGCCGTAGCAGCCATATCCACCAGGCCGTGAAGGGTTGAGCCTGCCTTTGAGATCGAAAGGAAGACTTCCCCAGGGGTACCATCATCATTCAGCCCTGCGTGAATGTAGCCATCTTGGCCCGCGATACTGAACTTATGGGTCACACTCATCCGCTCATCTGACAGACGCTTACGCTCGCCCCACCGAAGGTGCGACTTGCCTTCCTCGAACTCTTTGATGGTCTTCTTCAAGGCGCTCTTGAGCTCTTCTGACTGCTCTGCGTCGAGCGTCTTGGCTTCTTCTTTCTTGCTCGTCTTGGCGGACACAGGCTGGCTCGCCTTGCAGCCGTCGCGGTAGATGGCCACGCACTTCAGGCCAAGTTCCCACGACCGCATGTACGCATTGGCGACGTCACCGACGGTAGCGCTGTTCGGCATGTTGACGGTCTTGCTGATGCCGCCACTGAGGAACGGCTGAACGGCGGCCATCATCAGCAGGTGTCCATCGGTGCTGATCTGGTCAGAGCCGATGGCCGTCTGGAAGACCTTGCGGTGAGCGGGGCTGAAGATGGGAGGAGAGTGCGTCCCTTCCAGGTCAGCCATGAGCATCTCGAGGTCTGAGTTCACGTAACCAAGGTTACGCGCTGCATCTACGGCGATACGGTTCGGCATCTTCACGTAGCCACCACCGACGAGCTTCTTGTGCTGCACCAGCGCCAACATCGGCTCGATGCCCGTCGTGTCGCAGTCCATCATGAAGCCGATGGTGCCTGTGGGAGCCAGCACTGAGATCTGGCTGTTGCGGTAGCCGTTCTGCTTGCCTGCTGCGAGAGCGGCGGACCACTCCTCGTTGGCCATGCGGATCGTCGTGTGGTGGCGCTGCGGAAGCTTCTCCGACGCCTCCTTGTGCATCTCGATGACGTTGAGCATCGCCTGCTTGTTGTCGGCGTAGTAGTCGAACGCACCGACGGACTGAGCCATGATGGCGCTCATCTTATAGCCCGTCGCGGTCATCAGCGACGTGAGGCCTGCAGCGAACTCACGACCCTCAGGAGAGTCGTAAGCGAGCCCCTTCACCATCAGCAGCGAGCCGAGGTTCGCGTAGCCAATCCCCAGCGGGCGAGAGGCCTTGGTGTGCTTGGTGATCTGCGGCGTGGGATAGTCGGCCATCCCACAGAGGATCTCCATCGCTACGATGCAGACTTCAGTGGCCTTGGAGAAAGCCACTGCATCGAACTCGGATCCAGGTCCCTTGATGAACTTGAGCAGGTTAAAGCTGCCCAGGTTGCACGACGTGTCGTCGAGGTGCAGAAACTCCGAGCACGGGTTGCTGCTGTTGATGCGGCCGGTGTTGGGGAGTGTGTGCCACTTGTTCGTAGTGGTGTCGAACTGGATTCCGGGGTCACCGCTAGCCCAAGTCGCCTTAGCAATCTCATCCCACAGCTCCCGTGCCTTGTACGTGTGGACTGTCTCGTTGGTGGTGCGTGACTTCGTCTGAAACGCCTGGTCGTCGATGACCTTGCGCATGAAGAAGTCGGTCACACGAACGGAGTTGTTGGCGTTCTGGAACGGCGACAGATCGTAGGCGTTGCCCGGCTGGTTGAACTCAGCGCTGAAGCCTGCAGCGATGAGCGCCTGTGCGATCTTCTCTGCTTCGGTCTTGCAGTGAATGAAGCCAGGCTGGCCGTTTGCCTGTACGAGGATGTCGGGATGGTCCGCGTTCAGCACGACCATCTTGGCAGCGCGCCGCGTGGTGCCGCCCGACTTGGTGACGCCAGCCCCTGAGTCGAGCCAGCGCATGAAGCTCACCGGGCCTGAGGGCGTGCCGCCACCTGAGAGCGTCTCGTAGCTACTACGGATCTTGGAGAGGTTGCTCCCTGCGCCAGAGCCACCCTTGAACAGCTTGATCTCGGTGCGTCCGAGCTCGGTGATGCTCTCCATCGTATCTTCGACGCCGTTGATGAAGCAGGCACTCGCCTGCTGAGATACGCCGGGGACGCCGATGTTGAACCACACCGGAGAGTTGAAGGCGAACATCTGGTGCAGCAGCATGTACGTGAGCTCCTGCTCGAACACGAGAGAGGTCTCGAGAGAGAGGAGGAACTGCTCGTAGCCCGCTTTCGCGATGGTGTGCGCCACACGAGTGACGAGCTGCTTGACAGAGTTCTCCTTCACTCCGTTGACGACGCGGAAGTACTTCTCGGCGACGATGTTGACGGCCCTGTCGCTCCAGGACTCCGGCGCCTCGACGTCCTTCTGCTCGAAGACTGCTTCACCCTTGGCGTTCTTGATGCTGGCGTCGCGCTTCGTCCACTTCACGGAGTCGAACGGGTGACCGTGCTTGCTGAAGTACAGATCAAAGGAGAGAGAAGACTTTGTGGGGATGACAGATGCTTGCCCTTCGTTCGAAGGGGTAACTTGCACGTCCATGAATCACCTTGGTTATGTGGAAATGGTGTTCGCTGAGTAAGAGACCAGCGAGATCTTCTTGTCTGTGTCCCGTAGCTTCTTCAATACTTCGAGCTCAGAGCGGGTTGTCCCCTTGTTGAGGTGGAAAGACCGCGCTACTTGAGCGAGACCGAATGCGTCGCAGATGTCATCCTGCGCAAAATCTTGCCCCCACTTCTTGAGTACTGCTTGACGCATCTGCTCTTTTTTAGCTTGACCGTGATCTGCCACGAACTGCTTCAACGACGCAGGCGGAACGATGATGAAAGGAACGGCGGCGTCGTGGAGAACGAGCTTCACCACTGCGCCGACTTCGCCGAGCTCGAACACCCGCCCAGCGCCAACATCGTAGGCGTAGCCCTCGAGCGCGGCGTACTTGATGTCAGGCTCTGCGGCCAAGACGTCACGCAGCGCGTCGCGAATGCAGGCCAAGCGCGGCGCCCCTGTACGCTTCCCAGGGGTCACCGTCCCGGCGTACACGACCTCTTGATTCTCTGAAACTACTGCTACCCCGGAACTGCGCAGCGACTGGTCAATTCCAAGGTACATGCGACTCCTAGCTTAGGCCCAGTGCTGCTTCACGGCGAGTCGAAGATTCCCTTCAGCTTCTCGCAAAAGTTCAGCGTCCCCAAAGTCCATTGCCTCGACGTAGTGACGCGCACAGTCAGCGAGGCAACGCTGCATCAGATCTTGGCGACCTGGGTGAATGTCCGCGAGATTGCGCTCATCGTTCTGGATGTAGCGCTGCAAGACGTCCCGGCGAGAGAGCTCAGTCATCTTTCCTCACAACGTCCCGCGGGTCCAAAAGAAGAACCTTCACCTTCCCAGGCTCGTTGCCATCAACTTCCAGCGTTGCGTTGCCGTAGACATGGAGGTCCATCGACATCGACTGAGCGAAGCTTGCCTGCTTCAGCTTGTCGCGAATGAAATCGGCGCCGATTCCGCCAAGCTCTGCCCACAAGCGCTTGCGCCACCCACTCACCTGGGGTCAGCGGATCCCAGGCCGTCGCTTCGAAGAGACACTTGTCCTGGACGTGTTCGTCCGCTGTTTTCTCGCAGTGGCGACACGTCGGGACAAAGTTCTCGATGACTTCGTCGTGAATCCTGGTTTGCTTCTGGCTCATTTCTTCAGCTTCCGGGAGACGGCAAAGGTACTCGCGTCGAAAAGGCATTTCTCTTCCTCACCAACGTGGTCTCTCCGAATCAGGTCGCAGTGCTTGCACACGGCGAACTGCTCCAATCCCTGCTTCTGCATGTAGACCGGCGTGACCCAGCCCCGCGGCTCACCGGCCAGCTTCTCATCGCTCACAGAACCTCCTTCCAAGGGCCCCAGCGGGGCGGTGGGACGACGACCAGACCGGGTTGCGTGCTTGTCCTCAAAACGGGTGTTGCGCCGCCACAGCGGCCGTCACGGTCACCAGGGTTTTCCGCACGAAGCCATGGTGCCGGACGGCATGCAGACCCGTTTTCGAAGTACGAACATGTAGGCATCGACCATCGAAGCAGGTATTCAGCACTTTCAATGAGGTGTTCAGCCTTAACTCACTGATTTTCTTCATTACCTGAATACCTGAAGACCACTGAATAGAATTTAACTAAGTTGTATGTAAGAAATCGTAGCCGTGACCATATGTGTGGCTATCTGACCGCACTCCCTTCGGGACGCTGTAGCGCCTGGGAAAGTTTCCAACCTGGTATTCAGGGTGTGGTGGCGTCTTCAGGTGTTCAGCTGTTGAATCTCTACGCGGGTTTACGGCTGAACACGACACGCTCAAACCTGAACACGTCACTCGCCGGAGGTCACTTTTAGAGGATCTACTGTTGCGAGAGCCTCTTCTAGTTTTTTATCGATGTTATCGGGCTTAGGTGAAGGAACAATGGCGAGGTCCGGGCGATTCTGCATGCCAGGGCTAATCCATAGATTACCTTCTTCGGTGTGTTTCTTGACGTAACCACACACTTTAAGGGCGTACGCCATACGCGCTTGTTGTCCTCTGTCGTGACAGTCCTTCCCTGTCAAACCGGCAACGGCTTCGAGGAGCTCGTGGATTCGCAGGGCGTCAGTGTTCTTCGCCGCGGCGTGTAGCCCCTGCTTGGCCACCTTCTTGTCGGTGATGGCGTTACGTAGCCACGCCTTCAAGGGCTCGACGTAGGGCTCGGTCTCGGTGAACTGTTCGTTGAACTTCGCCCTAAACTTGTCCTGCTCCACGCTCAGCCACCAACGATGCGTCGTGCACCGAGTCTCCCCATCCACCGCCATCTTGCAATCAGCGCACGTCGCCGCAGCGTTGTAGAGAGCCATGGCCTGCGCCCACAGCTGCGACTTGATCGACTCTACGTAGAGGATGTTGGTCTTTTGAGTCTCGTCCTCCACGACAATGATCCAAAAGCGTCGAGATCCCGTCGCATCCTTGAGAAACGTATCGTCGTTCGTGGAGCCCACGAAGATGCACCACCGAGGGTTCTTCGTCATCGCTTTCCCATAGGGAAGACGAAGGTCATCACTCCGGTCCGTGATCTCACCTTTGACCTGATGGACCTCCTTCTTGTGCATGGCGCTGAGCTCAGCGATCTCTATCCACGTGTTCTGGATGAACGCCATGCGAGAGTCCTTCGAACCGAACTCGATGTGCGTCGCTGAGAAGCGGCCCGCTGGGGCGAGGGCACGAAACAGCGAGGACTTCTTGGTGCCTTGTGCTGATTTCAGCACGAGCATCGTGTCCATCTGACAACCTGGGTCGAAAGTGCGTGCGACCGTTCCGATCAGGGTCTTCGTGAGCTGCGTGAGCGCTAACGCGTTCGTCTGCTGCGTCCACTCCAACGTTTTTCCATCGAGACCCGTCTCCTCTTTCCACCCGCCAATGGCCTTCAGCAGAGGAAGCATGTAGTCGTTGCCATCCCACGCGGGGAGTTGGTTGAACCACTCTCGCGCCGGGTGAAACTTGTTCTTGCGGGCGATAGCTTCAATGGCTTGCTGCACGTAGGCCTCGCTTGGAACGAAGCGGCGCATGCCGCGACGTCCCGGTGTGGGGACGGCGTAGGTCCGAGCAATGGACATACGGATATCACTCGTCGTGACTGCGTCTTCAGCGCGAACTCGATTGACTGTGATGCAGCAGTCCATCTCGTTCCACTCGAGTTTTCCTCCGACGAGTTCGGGGTCCAGCAGAATCAATGTGACCAAGCAGTAGTAATCGTCAGTGAGATCCCCGTTCTCCATGCAGGACCCGAACGTCTTACTCTTCACCCAACGAGCCAGCGAGTCGATGCCTACCGGCTCACCGCCACGATGCATGCCCAGCTTTCGCAGCAGCGCGAACTCAACGTCCGCAGCAGAGGCGGCATCGAAGATGCTGTCGCACAAAGGCTCGAGGAGGAGCTGCCCCTGCGTGAGGACGCCAGCGTAGTGGGCCTTGAAGTCAACCTTCGCCTTCGCGAGGAGTACGGGATCTTTACCCGCAAAAAACTTGAGGACCCCGGCAAGCTTCTCCAAAACTGGAGGTTGCGCGGGGTCCGGTGGGGGAAATGTTTTGGGGCCGCTGGGAGGAAGCCCTGAGGCTTGTCTCGCTGCTGCTGCCGATGCAATCTTGTCTGCTTCTACTTCCAACATCCATTGTGTCTTTTCCCCCTTCGACACTATGAATGCTTCGCTGTGGAATGTTGTTGAGACCAACATCTCCCGCAACTCTGCTGGACTCGGAACCGGCATCCCGTCCCCCAAAAAAGAAAGACAACCCCCCCGGGCGGCACTGACATGCCACCACGGGGGTCCACCGGAAGCGGCAGAAGGTTTGGAAGTGTAGACAGTGTCAGCTGTCCGCGGGGCGTCGCTTTAGCAGAAAAGCGCCCTACCGTCTAGGTATTCTGCTCCACCACGCCAACCTCGCGGAGTGCAACAGGTTCTTCGCGTCGGTCGGGTACACGTAGTCTGGGGGCATCCCCGAACGAACCATGTGCTCGAACGACATCGGCCCGTAAGTGGCCGCCACTGTTATGGAGTCCGTGAAGACCCGGTCGGTCTCCCCCGGCTTGTACCCGGAATACTCCGAGGAGATTTCGTGGAAGGCCTCACGGGCAATATCCATGAGATCAGGATGGCCGAGACACGCACAAGCGAGATTGGTTGCGAACCCTCGCCACGTCTCGCGATCAACTTCGTCAGGGTTCTCCCGCATCCACTGAGTCATCTGGCACTCTTTGGACAGCATGTCCTCGAGCAGGAACTTGGCCTCAGCCTTCGGCGTGCCCGCTGAATGCAATCCTTGCTTCTCCTCGAGGTTCCCCGCGGGGCTCTTGCGGGGTGGCTGCTTGACGAGCTTCAGCAGCCAGTCGGGCGCCACAGCCAGCTCTGCATCGGCTGGCCCGTTCTGCCAGTTGTAGCGTCGTCCGCTCTTGTGGAGTGAACCGGCGCCCACGACGTAACCCCCATCTCCTCGCGTATCAAGCCCCGCACCCAGAGCACCGGCGGTGTTGCGGTAGTCGGGGCCAGGGAACTGGAAGTAGAAGTGAAGTCCTCCGGAGCCGGTACGAACTGAGAGAGTCTTCGGAAGCGGTGCATTCTTCTGCTCCAATTCTGCGAGGGTCTCGACGCCGCCATTCTTCGGGTCAACGTCGAGCACCCAGATGCCTGAGCGAATGCCCGTCGCAATGCCGAACCCGTCGTTGGGCCACTTCTCCCACATGGCAGGCGTCCCGGCTTCCTTCGACCAGGCGATACGAGGGTGCTTCCCCATGTTGGGGCACGTCTCGTCTTGACAGTCGCACCGAGGGGTCTCTGTACCCATCCCCAAGATCTGGCGAATGGGGAAGATGTGGTACTTCAGCTTCTCGATGTAGTACGTCGCAACACCGACTCCGAAGGGGACGCTCATCACTTCCCCACGAGGTCCTGCGTTGCGAGTCGCGTCATCTTCGTCGCCCAGCTCCCCAGGATCATCTCCGCCTTGTCGAAGGCGCGATTCTCGCTGGGGTTGTCGATGAGCTCACACACCAGCACGGCGTGCATGAACGCTGTCTGCTCGCGTGAGAGCGCGTGCATCTCTCTGATGATGTCTCGGAGCTTGGCGTTCTGCTCTCGCAGGGCCTTCTCCACGTAGAACGACTCAGGCTTCTTACGGTTGATCTTCAGACCCATTTGTTCTCCCTTTCCAAACTTGAAACTTCTTCTCCTCAGCGTCGAGCTCTGGGGAGTTCCGATCTTCCCACCGCACCGCCACAGCTTGGCAGTTCTCACAGCCGTAGGGCCCGCTCTGCATCTCCCCGACTCCGACATCGACCATGTCGCACACCATCTCGCACGAGCAGTAGGGGCACTTCATGTTCGTTTGTTCCGCGTGATGTTCCAGGCCGCGAAGACAACGTCGTCGTTGTCGTAGACGTGGAAGCCGTGGTGCTCCGTGAAGACCATGAGGTACCCGCGCCATCGAACCGCAAAGGCGCTGTCCCAGCAGAAGTGAGACCCGTCTTCGTGCTGCAGTACGGTGTACCCCCGAAGCCGCGGATCATCTGCCCGCAGCTTCTCGTCCCTCTTCTTCGCTTCAGTCATTGCTGCGCTGTACCGAGGTTTCATGGTTTCTCTTTTCCCAGCATCTGTTGGAGCTTCTCTTCTGCCTTTGCTTGGTCCGGTTCCTTGATGAAGTCCGCGAACTCTTTCTCCGCCGCCGCGTACTTCTTCTCTCGTTCGATGAGCGCGGCATCCTGCTGCCCCACGGCCATCTCTTCGTACCTCTTGCTCCCGAACGTTCCGTCGAACTCCATCTTCAGTAGCCCACGAACTGCTCTGGTGAGCCACTCGATTCGATCTTCACGGAGCTTCTCTCGTCCAGTCATTTCTTGTTTCTCCGTAGCAGCAGGTCCAACTTCGAGTTGACCTGAAGCAGCAGCTTTCCCTGGTAGTCCCACTGCAACTCGTGCACGCCCAGTACGTTCGCACACGAGTCACAGAACCACTTGTCGACGCCTGGGCCTCGATGGGACATGTCGTACTTAGTCAGCTCTCGTTTGAGCTCACAGCCGTTGCATTCCCCTTTCACGGCAACCTCGTCAGCACGGCCTCTGGATGCCGAGGCCGCGTCGTGTAGCCGATGAGCTCGAACACCCAGTGGTCTCCACCTGGATCTCCGTTGCACTCTTGCTTCGCATGCTTCTCTGCTTCTTCTCTCGTGTTGAAGGACTCCCCGACGTACTTGTCGTGGGCCCGCATCACCATGAACCGCTTCTCTGGAATCACCGTTTTCCCCTCCCGTGCTGGAATTCTTTCTCGCTTCAACGCCGTCTCTGCCTCAAGGAGGCGCTGTTTCACTTCTCGAGCGCAGGCAGCCACGTCGCCTCCTGTGCCGTAGATGTCGAACTCCTCGAGCGTCTGGTAGGCGCTCTTCAGTTCGGCCTCCAGCTCCTTGACTCGCCTCTCGAGGATCTGGACCTCGACCCACAGAGTGTGTCGCGCCGCCTTCTCTCCTTGAAGGTCCCGAATGACAGCCAGCGCCTCGTCGCGCTCCGCCACCACCTTCTCGGCGAACACCGACCAGTTACCCTCGTTGGGCCCCTTGAGGTGCGAGCTCATTGGCCCTCCAGACCGGGCAGCTGGTCCTGGCGGTGCTTGACGCACACAGGACACGTGCAGGCAGCCCCACCGAAGTACCGTCGTCCATGTGCTGCATGCTCTTCGACTTCGTTGACCGTCTTACCGTACTTGCGAGGCAGCCCCGCCAGCACGCGCCACACATCGGTGGCGAGGGGCCGTCGAGGGTCGTACCAGTTGTCCCGGTCCCCCGTGAAGTTGTGCAGCTCCGGGATGTCGGGACTCTGGTCCGATGCTGCCATCGCCTTCTGAACTTCGCGCAAGACGTCAAGCACGTCGTCCGCGTCCGTTTTGTTGCTCATGGTTTTTCCTCTTTAACCCACCAGGGTGTTTCAACTCCGCGTCCCGAGCAGTACAGAGAGATCTTCTCCTTCTGCACGGCAGTCACGTTGTCGTAGTCCTTCGGGAAGATGTGGTGTTCCCCGTCGCGTTCCTGCAGCTTCACCCACCCGATGGGATCCGTGTCCAGATCTAAACCCCACATCAGCTGATTGTGCCCTCCGTACGCACATGAGTAGAACTTCCCTTCAGGCGACAACCAGCCGTTGCTGCCGGTGATCGTGTCAGAGGGAACAGGCGCTACCTTCTTTGGCTCAGGCGCCTCGATGCTCCCGAGAACGATGCTCTCCGTGCGGCGATTCCACTCCGACTGTCTGTAGAGAGGTTCTTTGTCGCCAGGCTCTCCGCTACCTTCCCAGTCGTATCCTTTGATCAGGGTCGGAGGACCGCCGAAACGTTTCTCCGTCTTACGCTGAGGAACGTGACGCAGCCCCGTAGGTGATGCGACGCCAACGGTGTTACCGGCGATCATCTGGAACGCATCGTCACGCTCATCCTGCGCCACGTCTCGTTCTTCGCGGAGCTTACTGAGTACATCTTTGAGCGTCTGCATCGGCACGTTGTCTTCTTCCAGCGTGACCCCGATCTTGCTGTCACCGACCAGCTTGGCCCGCCCCTCGAGAATGTCGAGCATGGCCGACTGAGGAAGCCCCTCCATGCACTCGAGCAGCTCCATCGCTCGCTTGTGCTCCCCCTCTTCAGCCCAGAAGGCCCGCGCCTGCCTGGTGATGAACTCTCCGGTGATGACGAACTGAACCATCTCAACAGAGCTCATCGTAACGCCTCCGCAACTCGATCACGTACGACGTTGTAAAACCGCAGCGCTTCGTGCTCTCGTCCTTCTAGGACCAGGCGTTCGACTCGAACCTCCTCGGACAATTCGGTCCCGTCGAAACGATTGACCTTCGCACTACTGCAGGCCAACTGTGCCCGCCGCCAGTTCCGTTCCGCGAACCCAAGCAGCTCATTCAGCGCGGTGGTCAGCTTCTCCACCTTCCCACTGTTCAGGTACGGATTACGGTGCCACCCCGTAGGGCACGAAGCTCCCCCACCATCCGTCCAGCTGAGGGCAGGGAGTCCTTCCCGCTTGAGCTCCTCATCTATGCGCGAGATGAGCCAGGCTTCGGTGAGGACGGCGTTCTTGTTCGCTGCTTCCAGAGCTTCTACCGTTGCCCGCAGCCTCTCTGCGGAAACGCGAGTGTCGTGCTTCCACGAAGCAGGGAGCTCCGCAGAAGTGAACGGCGCAGGTGCGTCGCTCATTGGCACTCCGGACACGGCCGATAGCCAGCACGACCCTCGTGGTCTTCGAGGATCTTCCGCGTGTTGTTGCAGGAGTTGCAGTAGGCACGAACCGGCTCGCGTCCAGGGTTGAGCCGCTCCCACTCTTCCTCAGTGATTTCAACGTTCGCCCCGTTGCGGCGTACGAAGATCCCCGAACCAACTTCCTGATGCGTCTGGGGGTTCTTGAACCAGCCTGAGATAGCCGCCATCCACAGCGCTCGGCAGTCCTTGCAGACCCGAAGCGTGTAGAATGAGCGAACACCGAGGGGCTGGTCCGTGGTCACCTCGCCAGACCCGATGTTGATCGTCTGCCCGTTGCTGAGGTTGATGGAAGGGGCAGGCTTGTGCAGCTTGAGGTGCTCCGCCTCTCCCTCGAGCAAAGACTTCCTTGTGAAGGGCAGGCCGAGCTCCTGCATCTCGTAGAAGCACGCCATCCACAGTGTTCGGCGATCTTCTCCCACTTCGCCGCAGCGTTGGCACAGCTCTCCGTGTTCGCTCATTTCTTCTTCTCCTTGCGCAGTTGAAAGATGTAGTGACCTCCTCGTCGCGACTGAAGCCAGCAGAGGGCCCAGAACACGTAGTTCTTCTCGAGGGCCCCGATGATCGACTCGTTGCCGCTCCAGCCCGCCGTCGAGACCCAATACTTCGAACCACGCTGACGCCAGTACCCTGCGTCGGCGTAGGCCCAACGTTTCTGTACGTATTCGAGCAGCCCCACCAGGTCAGTGTGAGGCCACGCCCGAATCTTCTTGAGCTCGGCGCTCGTGGGGTAGCCCTCGGAGTTCATACGAGGTACACCAAATGCTGCGCGTGTTCGCCTCCGTCGATCATGACGGAGTCGTAGTTGGCCCACTCTTGGGCTGTGGTCATTTTTAGATCAGCGTTCACCCCGATGTAGACTTCCTCCGGGGAGATCCTCAAATATTTCTCCATGCGGATGCGATCTTCTCGTGCCCTCTTGCGGGTGTACGTCATCTCATACAGCGTGTACGCGATAGCGTTGAACCACTGCGCGATGTCTTCCGCGGTCAGCGTCTCCGGCTCATGCTGCACCCGAGGCAACAACAGATCGCCGAACGCGTGCATCACACGACCGAAGTCGTTGTCCCCCTTGAAACGTACGAGCACTTTCACGGCTTCTCCTCCTCTCGTGTTTGAATCTCCTTTACCACCCCGTGGAGTCCGCCCGACGTGAAGGCGTTCATGAGCCTGTGGTCGAGGGGCATCTCCGCTGCTTCGCACACCTCACAGTTCCCGTTGACGCAGTTTTCGGCTTTCACTTTCTTTGGCTTCATCGCTTCTTCCTCTTCGCAGGCTTCCTGTGCACAACGAACCCCATGCTCGATGCGAGTGCCTTCAGGATCTCTTCGTTGGTGTTGCGGTAGCCGCCTCCGTAGCCGAGGACAGCGCCCATGTTGCCGCCGATGGCGACCACCGAGAATGCGTCGGCGTGGTGACTCTCGATGGCGGTCGCAGCGTTGACGTGATTCATCGCCGAGATGACGGCGTCGTACTTTCGACCGCTCCCCAGCGACATGACAGCGGCGGCCAGCTTCTTCCCGAACTGGGGGTCCTCCGCGATGGCGTGCAGCGCATCATTGAGCACGATGACGGTGGTGTTGAAGCCCATGTCACTTCTCCTTTTTCTGCCGTGAGAGTACGTCCAACTTGGAGTTGATCTGCAGCAGCACCTTTCCGAGGCTGTCGTTCCGGAGGAACCCGAGGCTCACGGTGTCGGCGCACGTCGAGCACAACTTCGTGGGCTGGGTTTTCAGGCTTCCAGGGATGTTTTCTTCGTAGGTCTTGAGGGTCCGCACAACGTCGCACGCCTCACAACGAGCTCGTTCGCTCATAGGGCTCCGAACAAACTACCCCCGCGAGCGCTATCACACGCTCAGCGGGGAGGCCTTTCGGCCTTCTGTGAATTTGGGGTGGACGGTGATAGACGTCCAGAGACACCACTTCTCTACTCTTCTCTTGTACCACAAGCAACGCCTATACTTGAGGCGCAATGGCCGCCAGTATCACCCACACGCAGACTCGTACGGACACGGTGCCTCCGGTACCGGACGTGTACCCGAGCATCCCTAACACCCTGGATGCCAAGTACCGCGTCGTCGACGTTGTAACGGCCACGGTCAACATCGACCCTGAAGTCTTCGTGTACCGCTACAGCGACTGGGTGTTCGATCACGTAGCTACCGTGCTGGACATGGAGCAGATCCAAGAACTTACGCCAACTCCCGGCGCACCGTTTTACCGCCAGAACTACGTGGTGAGGGACTTCGCGAGTGAGAGCCAGGCCGCCGCCTTCGCAGAGGAACTGATCTCTCGAATGGAACGTCTGGCGTTGGAATACGTGTTGTACCCGTCGACGTTCGTTGGTACGACGACCGGTACGCTCCCTCCCCCGTAGCGCTCTATACTGAGGAACTATGGCAGCCACGGTCATCAACTACACGCTGGTTCAGAGCACCATCCCGGGTCCCCCGGCGCAGTATCAGGTGCAGGCGACGATCAACACATCGCCAAACACCGGCACGTCGCTGTTCACGTACCGCTTCAGTGACGGCCTGTACGATCACGTGTCTACTACCGTGGACCTGATGACGTACCCGACCGCGGCCAATCCTTCCTTCCCGTTCTACCGGCAGTCGACGGTGTCCTTTTTGTCCCAGAACGCAACCGAGGCCATCGACTTCTCCGCGATGGTCGAGTCTCGCTTGACGAGCCTGGCGAAAGAGTACGACGCAGTCGCGACGACCTTCGTGCCTGGTACGTACCCCATCGTTGTTCCGTAAGGACGCACCATGGCAACTACCCTCGGCCAGCACTGCACCGTCTTCCTGGACGTCGATGGGATCCAGCGGTTCAAGATCGTCTCCAGCGTCGACTCGGTCGAGGCGGGGGACCTCCCGCTCCACGGCGCCGCTCCGTACACCTCGTACATCTTCGTTCACAAGATCGTCGAGCCCACGGACGCCAAGGCTGACACGTTCCTTCGGGTTGGCAATGTCGCCGACCTCACCACCATCGCCATTGGGCGTGAGCTCGCGGTAGGCCTCGGGCAGTCGCTGTACCTGGCTATCGAGTTCACCGTCATCTACGACGACATCGCCACGGCGAGCCAGGCGAAGACGCTCATTCAGCAGCGAGTCGACAACCTCATCGCCGACTGGCACAAGTACAACGAGGAGTTCCTCGCCCCTCTGACGACTCCGCCGGATCTCTCAACCATTCCCTTCCCGCTCACCCAGAGCGAAGAGGATGAACGCAAAGCAGCGTACGACGAGGCTCACGCAGAGCTCCTGGCGGCCAAGGCCGACTCCGCCCTCGCGGCGGTCGAAGCCTCGGCGTCCATCTCAGCGGCGGCTACCTGCAACGACGTCGCGTCCATCACCGTCGCGAACAGCCAAGAGTGCAGCAAGCTGCTGGGACAGTACAACGGCATCGTCACGGCTGAAGACGCCTTCCGCGGCGCTGTCACCTCATTCGCTCCGTCGGCGGTCACCTTCTCCGACGCATCGTTGGTCTTCTTCAACGCGTGTACGGCCTACCAGACGGCGAGCGCAACGTACATCAGCTACGGCATCACGCCGACTACTCCACAGCGCCAGGCGTTCATGGATGCCAAGCTCACCTGGGATAACGCCCTCACCGCTTGGAACAATGTGCGGGTAACGTTCAACGCCGCGGGCCTCAACTCGGCCATCGCAGCTGAGTCCATCAACGGCGCTCCCGCCATGGCGACTCTTCAGACCGACATGTCTAAGGCCTGCACGACAAAGATCTCCGAGGTCACGGCCGCTGCAAGCAAAAAAACAGAGTGCGACAAGGCGGCGGCCGAGGCCACGACCGCAAAGAAGGCAGCCGACGAAGCTCTGTCGGCCGCCCTCCTCGCAGATACGCAAGCCTACCTCGAGGTCAAGGCCCTGTGCCCTGAGTTTGAACGCACTGTCCCGTAGCCGGGGCGGTGAGGAAGAAAGCGCACATCCTGAGGAAGTCTATCTTGTCGACAGCGACTTCTCGCTGATCGATGATGATGAACATCCATTTGTCTTCAGTCCCCTCGGCGAACTCGATGTCCTTGGGGTAGCTGTTGGAGCTGTCCTTCTGAAGCGTGAGTACGAGCTTCATGGGCGTACCTCCACTTTGTCCACATCTCCGAGGCGTCCATCAGACAGATGAGAGGCGACTTGGGAGATCTTGGTAAGATCCGAGGTGTAGCGAGAAATCCAATTACCGTTCGTCCAAAGAACCGAAACGTAGCGGTCGTTACACCCCACAGCTGTGATGTATCTCCGATTCCCCCAACCGGTGGCCTGATAGCCGCGGCCAGTCTTGAGCGTGAGCCACAGCAGCGCTCGCAGCGTTGGATCTTTGACGGGCCCACGCTTCGCAGGCACGTCTGCTTCAATCAGCGCCAACCCAAAGGCCTTGGCGATGTCCTCGTACGTCTTGAGCATCCCGAACTCAGTGATTGACCCCTTGGCTCGGTGCACCGTCGCAACGACGCCGTCAGTGCCCTGTAGCTTGAGGCCTGTGAGCACAACGTTCCAGCGAGAGACCTTCGCGGTCTCCCCCATGTGCCGGGCAATCTCCCATAGCTGCCACTCAGGCCAGGGGGATGCTTTCATCACCGCGGTGAGCCGACGGTCGGCTTCCTCGATGATGCTCGCTTCAGGCGGGTAGGCGCCCTTGCAGTGCGACGCCCTGTCGCAGCTGTCCTTGATGGGACATTTGACGCACTGCGTCTTCTTGAACCTCTTGGTGTCGGCTCCTTGAGTGGACGCCTCGGAGCGCTTCTTGTGGTTCTTCTCTGTTGCGTCGAAGTCGTGCTCCCAGTACGGGCGGATCGCCTTCGAGAATGCTTCTGTCCGTGTCGAACCAGGCTTCACGAGGGTGAACTCCCCCAGCTTGGTGTAGTGCTCCTGCACGTGCTCCCACAGGTCCTCAGCCTCGTGCGCTGGGGACAGCCTCGCTGGGAGCTCAATCCCGACTCCCTCAGACAAGCACTTCATCCCCTTGTCTGGGCAGTGCGTGCACCCCACCGCCTTGAACAAGGACAGGCACCGGTTGTAGCGCTGTCGCAGGTTCAGAGTGTATGGCTTCCCTTCGAGAAAGAATTGAAGATCCGGCGTATCGATCTTCGCGTCGTCCGGCAATTGCTCCGCAAGGTGCGTGGAGACGAGGACGAACTCCATCTTCGGGGGCGTAGGCTTTTGGTTTCCCCACCAGCTGCTGTTGCGAGGCTGGGCGCCTGCGACCTGCGATACGAAGTACCCGTTTGAAAAGATCTTAGCGAGCTCCGGCAGGGCAGCTACCTTTTCGACGTCCAACGTCTCGAAGAGAAGAGAAGGGGTCGTAGAATCCTCCCGCCACCGGGATGAGTTGTTATCTGTGGCGGAACAGACGGTGTATCTCATGTACCTGTCACCTCGAACGGTGGACTCTGGTTCTCGAGATCGACGGGTTCACTCTTCAGCTCCCCGTTTACGAACTCGAAGGAGGTGACGTCCTCCTGCTTGTGTGTCTCCTTCGCTTTCACGTAGAGCTTGAGCAGCTTCGCTGTCTTGTCCGGCGCGAACCGGGTGAAGTAGTTGAGCTTGCCTACGATCCACGCATGAAGCTGAGGTACAGACTCCTTCTTCGCGTACTTGAGCTGTGCCTCGAAGCCGTGCTGGTTCGCCTTGTAGAGGAGCATGTGCATCTTGTTGTACTCGTTCGCTGGGATGTTCAGCTTACGATTGATGCTGATCCCCAAGAATCGTTGAGGACGCGACCAGTGCTGGACCTGCAGCTTCTTCCAGTTTACTCGGTAACCTGTGCTCTTGATGACGCGGTCAGCGGCTTGGATCACCTGAGAAACGTCGGGTGAGTTCAGCGGCTTGTCGTAGCTGAAGTACAGGTCGTCCGCGTACCTGGTGTAGCGCCACCCATCTGGTAGCGTCTTCATCAGCGGCTGGTCAATCTTCCAGTCGCACACCAGGTTGCAGATGTCCCCTGCCGTGAGCGCTCCCGGCGGAACACCGGTACGTGTCTTGTTCCGGTCGTCCCGGTAGTCGGTCGTGAGCAGCTGGCCCAAGAGCGACGAAGCGTAGTGGTTGTATCCAACGACCTCGTGGAAGTACTGGCGGATCCATGAACGGCGTGTCGACAAGAAGAAGTCCTTCAGGTCGAGCTTGAACTTGACCCCGCGTCGAGGGCAATCGTGCTTCACCGGGCTGGTGTGAGGCTTGGTCGTCTCGTCGCAGATCTTGCACTCGCGCAGGTGCAGTGACGCAGCGTCGATTGTGCTTTTACCGAGCTGATAGGCCGCCACGTGCTGTCCCAGGTGTGTTGTCAGGGGCTGGAGGATGCGGCTCCGCATCTGCGCCTGGAAGATGCGCAGTAGGTCGTTGGGGTCGAAGGTTCGGCGCAGTCCGCCGGTCTTCTTCTTGACCATGAACTGCTTGTACATCTGGTCTCTGTGATCGACGATGTACCAGAACGTCTTTCCAGTGAACCCCAGCCGAAAGGCCAGAGTCCAGTCGTCGATGATGAACGGCACGTTGGGGAGATTTACGAGAGGAGCACGGACCTCGATCTTCTCGAGGAAGTTTTGTTTGTAGGTGGGCATCAGTCTTCCTCAGCCAGCAGGTGGTTCTCAGTTGGAGGTGGCAGCGCCAACCCTTCCTGAAAGTGGTTGGTCATCCCGAGCCCCAGCGACGAGTAGCAAATGTCCTCGCCCAGGCGGCAGTGCCCGTTCTGGTGGTTGATGAAGTTGGGGCAGGCAACACACACCGGCCGAATGTTCTCGGTGGGCGTTTGCAGGTAGGTGAGCGCCGGGAACGGATCCGCGACTCCCACGGAGGATGCGCGCCGTCGTGAGCGTCGGGGCTTTGCCGGGTTGGTGGGGAGACGGTACTTGCCCGCGGCGGTGATGTACCGGGGCAAGTTGGACGCAACAAACTTGGCGAGAATGGGCACAGCCATCACCCAGTCCCCTGTCTCGAGAGCTTCTCGCCACTCCTCGTTGGTTGGCCCCTTCAGGTCATCGTTCCGATTGAACGCGTGCGTGTCGCCCGCTTCGATCTGAACGTGGTCCAGCAGCAGGTCCTTCATGGTGTTCTCGACAGGCAATACCAGGGCGTAGCGAAACAGCTTCTTGAAGATGCTGTGTTCCCCGTTGCGAGCCAAATACACTCGATCAAAAGGGAACACCTTTCCAGCCGCCTCGCGCTTGACGCGAAGACAGTACAGGTCCATGAGGACTCCTTGGTGGTGGTGGTTGTTTGGTGATCAGTACCGCTGAGCAGCGAACTCGCTTCGGATGTTCCGCCACTTTCCTGAGAGCCAAAGCGCGTCGAGGCGCTTCAGTTCTTCTTCGATGCGCTTGAGCTGCTTCTTACGCCCTGTCGGGCGATCCCACGTTTGTGGCTGCGGCACCAGGCATCCTACCCAGTTGATCTTCACCAGCTGAGGCAGCCCGGCCCGCCACGTCGATGTGATGTACAGCGGCCAATCTTCGTAGCCGTCGTAAACGATGTACTTGTAGGGTCCGTGGACCTTGTCGCAATGCTTGGTGGGGTACGTCTTCCGCTTCCCAACCTTGAGAGCGACCCAGGCGCACACTGAGATCATGTAGTCGCTGGTCGACGTTGCATCAAACCCAATGCGACAGGGACCGTGGTCGTACGAGAGGTCACGATCAATCGGTCCCCGCGCATAGGGGTCCAGTGTGTGGTTGTAGTGTCTCGAGAGGAAGGCCATCATCTCCTTCTTGGCCTTCTCACTCTTGATCGGCGTCGCGATGGAGTAGCCCATGGCTCACGGTGGCAGAATGACGATCTGCCCGCCCGTCTCCTTGACCCGCTTGATGACGTCCATGATGTTGAGCGCCTTCACCTGCTTGGAGCGCTTCTCGACGTATCCTGACCCGTCATCCGCCCGCATCAGCTCGCCGTCGTGCACGTACTCCGTGCCGTCTTTGCGCCGGTACACGCAGCGGTTCTTCTTCGTCTCCTCGGAGTACTTGGTATTCCCCGTGAGGTCCGTGTCGTAGTGCTTGATGGTGATGTCTTCTTTTCGGATTGGTGTCGGCATCATTGCTCCTTCCAAGTGGTCACAGCCGCTTCGAATGCTCTGTGGGCATCTTCGCACGCGTTGCTAATCCACATCCTGCCGTGCAAGGACTCTGGTGTCTTGTCCAGGGGCTTCCACTCCCCGTACTTGAGATCTCTATTTGCGTCCCGCGCGAGATCTCCGATTGGCCCAGTCTCTTTTTTTTGGGTGAGAAGCCAGTCTAGAAACTCCATGGTTACTCCTCCTTCATTTTGAACATCTCGATCAGTCGGTTGGGTGCGATGTTGTCCATCCCGTCACACGGCGAACAGTTGGGCATGAGCAGCCAGATGATGGGGCACTGCGGTTGGTACTTCGGGAAGCATTCGCCCATCAGGCCGACGCCTCCGTCCGTACAGATGACCATCAGGTCGGGAGCAGGGTGCTTCTCCTGCAACCGAGGGGCTCCTTCGACCCAGTCTTCAGGTTCGTCGCAACCAGCGACTCGCTTGAAGAATGGCGTGTACACCGTACCCCCATGACCTCGGCGGTTCTGGAGCTCCTTGATGTACGCTTCATCAGGAGGCTCGACGTTGGTGACCTTCACTTCCTTCTGAAGGGCCGCGTCGCACTCGACGTAGGTCACGAAGACCGACTTGTTCTGAGCGAGCAGTGAGTTGATACAGGCGCAGGCACGGGCGTACTCGTCGTCTCCCATCGAGCCAGACGTGTCCGTCATCCAGGTGATGTTGTACCCGAACTCCAGCATCTGCCCCGGCCACGGCTCCAGGTAGTCCTCGTTGATGAGCGACAGGTTCGGTGACCCCATCTCCTCATGCACTCGGGCGGTGATCGCTCCTTGGATGATGTCGCGGAGGAACGTGTCCCATGGAATCTGCTCAGGCTCGAGCAGCGCGTCGATGATCCTCTGGATGTTTCCCGCCATGTAGCCACGGTCGCGGTGCACGCGCTCGTTCGCCGCTCTCGCCAGTGATTGAGCGTGCTTCTTCATCTTCGTACCCGCGGAGATGGCTTCTTCCGGCGTCATCTCTTCGGCCTTCTCGTTCCACTGCTTGTGCGCCTTGCCGGACATCTTGTCGAAGGCCTTTTGCAGCTTCTCGAACGTCTCCGGATTGTTGATGGCCTGGTTGATCAGCGAGTCCGGGAGGCCAGGAATCTTGTTGGGTACCCCGCCTCCCTTCCCCTTTCCGAAGGGGCTCTCCATGACATCCCCGCTCCCCTCACCCTCGCCTCCTTCGCCTTCGTCGCCTTCCTCGCCTTCTCCGTCACCATCGACGAATTCGACGTCGCCGCGGTCAAGGGCGTCATTGAGATCCTTCAACATCTGCTCAACCTTGTTCTTGAACCCCTGGAGATCGTCGAGCATCAGCGTGAAGTACTCTTCCATCGAGAGCCCTGTGGGCATCCCGAACTCTTCAGGGAGCAGGAACGTCCATTCACCGACCCCAACGCCTCGAGGGCGATGGACCTCTTTGAACTTTGGCTCCAAGCGAACAATGGCGTCGTTGGCCGCGAAGTCCGCCGCGAAGTTGAAGGTGGTCAGCACCGCCCTTCGGACGAACGGATCTGTACACGCCGCGAGCATCTTGAAGAGTCGCGGGATGTGATTCAGCGCGATGTGCGCTGCTTCGTGAACCAGGACGAGCAGCCTCATGTGAGGCGAGCACTGTTCAAAGAACGGCATGTGGCATGTGAGGACGTAGCGCCAGTTCTGCGTAAGGTGCACGGACATCGTGCCCTCGCTGTTGGTGTAGTTCTTCTGGCACCCGTTGATGAGCATGGCCCAGTAGTTGGCCGAACCGCGCCGCGATACCCAGTAAACCAGCGACTTCGCTAGTTCGTTTTCTTCAGGATTGGTGGTAGTCATCAGGTCTCCTATACTTCAGTGGTTCAATCCTCTTTCGAGGTGGCACAATGCCGATTGTCGATCAGTTCTCAGACCCTGCCTTCGGTACGCTGTACCGCCAAGTCGCCCGCATGCCCGCTCTCGAGGCGTTCGTGAAGGAGGCCGCGGTCGTCGCCGATGAGGTTGGCGCTCTCCCCGACACCGCCTTCGCTTGGCCCGCTGAGCGCAAGTTCCCGATCCACACCCCTGAGCACGCAGCGCTGTCCTTCGCGTACTCCAAGGTTGCTTCCGTGCTCCCCACAGAAGTCCGCAGCAACATCGTGCAGGCTCTCGAGGTCTACGGCGTACCCGAGGACACCTTCGCAGAGCAGGAGATGAAGGTCGCCTCCGACGAGAACGACTACCTCGTTCCTGAGCACAGGCTCTTCCCGGTGAAGACCGCTGAGCAGTGCAAGCTGGCGCAAGACAACTTGGTGAGGAGCTTGTCGAAGCTCGACCTCGAGCACCGCGCCATCGCCTGCGGGAACCTCGTCAAGAAGGCCGACGCCCTTGGCGTTGAGCTCCGCCCCGAGGTGCTCCAGCTCGCGGGCTTGGTCGTGAGCAGCACCAAGACGGCGGCGCAGTGGCTCGACGCTCGGGCTTCTCAGCTCCCTGAGGGGGACACGTACAAGACGGCGTACGAGACCCTCGCGAACCACATCCGGAAGGGTCCTGAGGAACTCTCTGAGCGCGCAGGTCTTCTCAAGGTCGCCGCAGCGATCGGTGAGCTCGATGAGAAGTCGGGCCTCGACAAGCACTACGACCGCCGCCTGCCTGACGCACTGCGTACCGTGTTCAACACGGAGAAGCTGGCCTCCAAGTCGGTGGATCTGGGTGGTACGTACATCACTGTCGCCAAGCTGGCTCAGCTCCCTGCGTCCTTCTGGGAGGACCTGGGCGGCAAGGAGCTCGGTGACGAGATCGCCCCCGGCGGCGTCGTGGATCAATCGAAGCTGGCTACCGTGGTGGACACGCTTCCGCTGGATCTCAAGATGCAGCTGAAGGCGCACTGTCGCTAACTTATTGGAGAATAAGTAATGAACTTCTACCAACTTGGCGTCACAGACGCCCTCGCGAAATTCGCAGCCAGTCTTCCTCCGCGTCCCCCGCAAAAAGGCGCGCGTCCCTTCGGCGGTGCGTCGTCTGAGTCGCCGGGCGTGTCCGCGGTAGCGAAGCTGCCTACGGAGACGTCTCACTCCTCTGAGGCGCGTATCCCGGATCTAGGCCTCGACCTGCGGACGCCTTCTCGAGCGGCCAAGAAAACAACTGCGTGAATCTCTCCGAGCTTCAGCGAACTCTGGCGAAAGAGGCCTACGCGGCTTTCTTCCGCACGCCCACGAACGCCCAGAAGGCGCATGCCAGGACGGTGATGCAGGACTGCGAAGCAGCAGCTACGGCGGTGTTCATCGCTGCCAGGCATCTCCTGGGCCCTACGTTCATTTCTTACGAGCCTGAGACGCTGTGGTTGGAGCTGGACCCCTGTCACTCGAACAGGGACAAGCTATCCGCAGCCATCGCTCTGGCGATGACCCCGAGCTTCTACTGGGACTACCGGGTCTTCGGGGCCACAGTGCACGCTCTGAATGACGAGATGGTTTCCCCTGAGGCGGTGCCGCACTGTTCACCCGCCGCGATGGCCTGGGCGACTTTCGAGGCTGAGCTCTTGTTCGCGCTGTCGGACGGGGAGTCAACGAGGCCCGAGTTCGACGAAACCATTGAGGCGTACGTCGCGGTCTGCTTGTTCGATGAGGGTCTGACCCTGCCTCCAACAGGCCTCAGCTTCGCGGCTGAAGAGCTTGGGCGGAAGGTCAGCGCGGACGCCTTGAACCTGAAAAAAGAGACCGCCGCAGCCTGGGCCGCGCTCCCCAAGGAGAAGCTCGAACAAAAGAAGTTCGAGAACTCCCCCCTGGGGGCGCAGCTGGAGAAGCTGGCTACTTCTTGGGTGTACGTCCAAGAGCGAACGAAGCTGCTGAGAAGCCACTTAGAGAAGCTCTAGGCTTCTTTGGTTTCTTCGGCTTCAGCTCCTCGGGGTCCTCGACGTAGTAGTTCTTTTCCCCGTTGGGGCATTCTTCGCGCATGACGACCAAGCAGCGATCAATACTCGCTTGACCGTCGCCGTAGGACTTCACTTCGTTTTGACAGCGCGTACAGGTCGCACAGACACTCGGGATACTCTGTCCGTGATCTCCCCGCCGGGAAATGTAGTCGATCTCACAGAGGACTTTCATGCCGTTTCCATCGGGTCTTTGCTCTTACCCCGCCCGTGAATCTTCTTCTCTTGTTCGTCGTGAATCCGGTTGATGCGGTCGTTGATCTCCTTCCACAACGGGTACTGGCGATTCGCGACCGTGAGGTCCTGCATGTACTTCAGGTTCTTCGGTTCCCCGATTCCCCCATGAGCTTGACAGGCTGCGTCGAGCATGGCGTAGAACGGCTGCGCCTGCTCCACCGGCATGTCATGCCAGAACTGAACGAGCTGCGGCGCGATGGTCTGGGGCTCAGGCCGTTCACGGAAGATGAACTGCGCGACCTCGTTGACCAGGCTGGTGTAGTCCCCGCCCGCCTCCTTCTGGAGGTCCAGAACACGAGAGCGGAGCTTGCTCTTCGGCTTGTAGTCGTAGAGCACCGCCTCCGGGGAGATGATGATCTCGTTGTTCTTGATGAAGGCGCAGAGCGTCTGCGCATTCACGGTGTTGATTGAGGCAGCCAGGCGGAGCTCAGCTTTCTCGCTGTGCAGGTCCACCTTCGCCGCCTCGAGGTTGTAGAGGGACAGCGAGACCGTCTGCCACGTGGCCGGGCAGGCGAACTGCTTGTTTCCGTCTCGGTCCTTGGCGGTGTACAACATCGCCGGTGTGGCAGTGAGCAGGCGCACCACCATGGGGTGGCAGGGGCGCCCGCCCTCGAAGTCCGTGTAGTGGAACTCCGGCGTGAGCGCGTGCTTCTTCCAGTCGCTGAACGTGTTGTACACGTACGCCTTCATCAGGCGGCGATTGAACGCCGAGTTGGTCTCGATCTTCGTGACGTTGTACCCCGCCGTTGAGGGATTCATCAGCGCGACAATGACGCAGTCGTCTGGTAGGGTGTAGTCGTAGATTCCCCGGTCCTCGAGGAACTTGAAGAACAGAGCGATTGCGTGCTGCTGCCCCTGGTTGATTTCATCGAAGATGAGGATGCACTTCTCCCCCTGCTTGGGGTAGTCGTTCGGGATAGCGATCTTGAAGTGTCCCGTTTCATCTGCCCTCTGCGGAACACCGGCTCCGATCATGGAGAACTGCGACGTGCGAATGTCTACGACCCGCCTTCCGTGCTTCCGAGCGAGCTGGTGAATGCCCTGCGACTTCCCTTCTCCGGCTTCCGAGATGAGGCACCAAACCCCGCGGGTCTGCTCCATCTCGATGCTGAGGTCGATCTGCCACAGCGCTTCTGTCAGGGTCATGCGCGGGATTCCATAGCGATCCCAGTACGCTTCTCCGTGAACGACTTTGTCCTGTGCTGCGTTGCTCATGTCTGCCTCTTTGGTGGTGGTGTATGACTCAAATGAACATCGGCACGAAGCGGTTGTCGGAAGTCGCAGAGGGTCTGCTCTGGCTGGACGGCGCCCCGTTCAGCTTGGATGACTACCCGATGTACCGGAACATCTACGACGGACGCTACAAAGCGACTCTCCTGATGTGTGGCCGACAGGTGGCCAAGTCGACATCCCTGGCGAACTTCATCATCTCGGAGTCTGTCGCTCTTCCGTTCTTCCGGTCCTACTACGTCTCTCCTTCAAAAGAGCAGACGCTGATCTTCTCTAACACACGTGTGGGTAAGACGCTTTCGTACTCCCCCATTGTGAAGAAGTTCTTCCAGTCCCCGGAGCACGCAGACCGCGTGCTTCACCGCTCGTACACCAACGGATCCGAGAACGCGTTCACCTACGCCTGTGATGACGCCGACCGCGCTCGAGGCTTCTCAGCTGATCGAGTCAGCTACGACGAGTTCCAGGACATGCTGTACGACTCAGTGGTTCCCGTCATCAACGCCTGCATGAAGAACTCGAACTACCGCTTCGAGACCTACGCAGGAACGCCGAAGACGATGGAAGCCAGCATCCAGTACCTCTGGGACAAGTCGTCTCAGAGCGAGTGGGTGATGAAGTGCGACGGCTGCTCGAAGTACAACTTCGTCGTCGACGAGAAGTCCCTAGGACTGCACGGGCCCATCTGCCTCAACTGCGGTAAGGTGCTCAACCCCCGTATCGGGCAGTGGGTCGACATGAAGAAGGTCGATTCCAAAACCGGGAGACACTCGGTGAAGGGGTTTCACATCCCCCAGCTGATCATGCCTCTGAACATCCCGTCTTGCGTGAACAACACGCCGGAAAAGCCGGATGCCAAAAAAGACGCTCAAGAGCGTTGGGACGACATCCTTCGAGACCACGACATGTTCTCGTCGGCGAAGTTTCGCAACGAGGTGTTGGGAGTCTCTGACGCCATCGGTCGTCGTCTCATCTCTCTCGAGGAGCTTGAGGCTCTTTGTACGGGCCCTAAGATTTCAGCGTACCCCGACAAGAATCTCGAGGGATGCACCGTCACCTTCGCCGGGGTGGACTGGTCTGGCGGCGGGACCACTGGAGTAAGCCGCACCGTGCTTTGGATCTGGGGCTGGCACCCCGGCAGTCAGAAGCTACGGACGCTGTACTACCGCATCTACCCTGGCAACAACGCCGTCACGGACGTCGAGGACATCGCCAAGATTTGTCAGCAGTACTCAGTCGCTCTGGTTGTCGGAGACGCTGGAGAAGGCGCTCTGCCTAACGCCACCCTTCGCGCTCGCCTTGGTGCCCACCGAGTGACGATGGTGCAGTACGGCGCGCTGGGCCAGCCCATCAAGTGGAACGGTCTCGACCGATACTTGGCTGACCGAACCACGCTGATCGACAACTACCTCATGTTCCTGAAGAGAGGCGCGGTGGTCTACCCGCCACAGGAAGAGGCGCGGGAAGCCATCAAGGACATCCTCAACGTCTACGAAGAGGTGACCACCGCGGGCAAGAAGGTGTGGAGGCACAGCCCACAACTCCCAGATGATTGTCTCCACGCCCAGCTCTTTGGGTGGTTCGCCTCGAAGATTCACATGAACGACCTTAAGTTCTACGCTTAACAGCCAAGGCGTAGACATCTTCGATCAACTTGGCAAAGTCTTCGTAAGGCACGTAGCCTTCAACAGTTCCATGCCCTCGACAGGCGGGGCAGGCAACCATTTCTCCGTATTCCCGCTGCCCTCCGGGGATCTTCTTTTCCCCGTGGCAGTACTCACATCCCAGACGAACAACGAACGACTTGATCACGGTGACTCCTAAGCGCGCACGGTTCGGATCACCCGATCCGAAACCTGCGGCACGTGGTGACTCCTACGATTGTAATTCCCACACCCCCGGGAATTACATCACGGTACAGCTTTAGAGATCATGACCGCACTACGCGGTCGGTGCTTTACAGCACTCTGAACGAATCACCAGAGCCAACAGAACTCTTCTTTGTTTTATCATCTGCAGCAGCTCGAGGCGGCCGCGGCGGACATCTTCGAGGAGGACCTCGTCGAAGCACGGCCGTATGAAAACATCCTGGGTGTAGCGAGAGCTAGGCTCTGCGTATCACCCACGGCCAAAATGTCTCCACTACGGAGACGCCGGGTAGGTACCGGAGCAAGAGTTCACGACGTTTCCCTTCTTTCCTCTTTGTTCTATCGGTCCGAGCTGGGACCTGGTCGAGGGGTCTTCTTGTTCGAGGAGCTCGAAGGAGCTCCCCAGTCAAGGATGACCCTCGTCGTCGGCAAAGCAGCTGGGCTGCGCGCCGACCGTAAGTGTTCATGTCTCCGCTACGGAGACGCCGGATAGGTACCGGGGCAGGAAAGGTAAGGCAGATCTTCTGAGTTCCAACATGTCTGAAGAGCTCGGCGATGGCGCTGCATAACGAAAGCCTCCAACGCGGCTAACAGCTCGTCCCTCGAGGACGTCCAGGTGTCGAAGTAGCTAGGCTACAAGACACCACCGGGAGGGAAATGTCTCCGCTACGGAGACGCCGGGTAGGTACCGGAGCAAGATCTTTTATCGAATCACTTCGCCGCCGTGGCCCACTTCTCCATCAGCTTCAGGTAGACCTGTCGGCAAGCTTCGGCGTCCGCGAGCGCCCTGTGCTGCGGCTTCGCGTCGACTCCGAGGAACGAACACAGCTTCTCAAGGCTCAGCCCAGGCAACCCCGTGTAGCAGAACAGAGGCCAGGCCAGCGCCACCGTATCCACCTTGTGGTAGCCCCATGGCGGCTTCATTCCAAGTCGCACGAACAGGGGCGAAAGAAAGCCCTCGTCAAACGACACGTTCTGCCCGACCAGCACCGTGTTGCCCGCCATCTGCTGGAGAGCATCCACGACGATCTCCGGCTTCACGCACTTCTCGTCCGTCCACTCCTCGGGCTTGTAGTTGTTGACCTGCAGAGCTTTGGGCTCGGCAGTCTCGAGGTGGAGTGGCTTCAGCTTCGCTTCGAACGTCTTGATGATGGTCTTCCCATCAGGGCTTGTGCGGATCGCTGCCACTTCCAGCAGTTCGTGCTTCGTGGGGTCCAGCCCCGTCGTTTCCGTGTCCACGAACAGCAGGTCCTGCGGCTTGTTTGTCGGGAGCATTCTTGGCCTGGTACATCGAGACTATGTGCTTTCGCTGCACACAGGTTTTGGGTGAAATGATCAGTGACTTGCGGTCGTGCTTGATGAGTCTCCCCGTCAAGCAGCCACCTGTCACGGTGAACACCTTTACGAGGGTGTCTTTCCACTCATCGAGGATGTCATCCTGGATCGGCTTATACTTCGGCAAGCGCGGTTCGGACTTCTTCCTCCGTGTAGGCTTCGGCGGCATCGTTTGAGTACTCCTTGATCAGGGTATTGGCTAGGTAAGCATCTAGTGACTTGAGCTCTCCGTATGAGGGTCCTACTTCGTAGTCCCACTTGAAGGCAACCGGGAGCCAGGGATGCGCAATCGCTGCCCCCTTTTCCAAGTGGGTGTAGATGAAGTCCGGCAACTGCGCTGCGTACTTCTTCTTGATCTGGAAACCTATGCTGTCATGTACGGTCAAGAGCAACCGGCCTCCTAGTTCCCGCAACGGCTCTTCGATTGCTACGAGGCGTCCCATGACGATGTCAGAGCTCGTGCTCTGGATCTTGAAGTTCACCGTCTGTCGTTCGGCGCGCCCAAGCAAGTACTTCGGGGCTCCCACGACGCTAAAACGACGGCGCCTCCCGAAGAACGTCTCGACGAATCCGAACTGCTGCAGCTCCCATCGAGTCTGAGCCATGTACGTTTTGATCGACGGGAACATTGCGAACAGCATGTGAATGAGACGTTCTGCTTGCTGAACACTGATACCAATTGTCTCCGCGATTTTATGAGGCCCGGCTCCGTACAGGATCCCGAACACCACTCGCTTCACAGCCGTTCGAAACTTGTCCAACATCTCGCCGTACTTCTTGTTGATCTCCTTGATCTTCTCCCTGTTCGCGAAGTCCTCGTACGTCAAGGGGTATGCGTCGTCCAGGTTCATGCTCGTCAGCACTTCGGCGGCACCTTCGCTTTCGCGAACGAGCTCGATGATCTTGGAGGCGATGAAGCAGTGCGTGTCCTGCCCTGCGTTCAGAGACGCTATGAGGGCGGGGTCCTGGCAGTAAGCGGTGAGGATTCGGACTTCAGCGCCCTTGGCGTCCGCGTTGACGAAGAGGTCCTCATCTTCGTCGTCCACGACGAACACCTTCTTGATGTTCACGCCCGCCAGCTTCTTCGGGATGTTTTGCATGTTCTCATCGTTGGATGAGAGTCGCCCTGAGTTCGTCCCGTGCTGGTTGTAGTTCGTGTGTAGGAACCCGTCGAGCTCTGACAGGTCACCCACGTTCTGGCAGAACGTGTTCTTCGCCTTGAACGCTTTGGCGTAGATCAGTTTCTTGGACGCGAAGGGGCACCCGTACTTAGCCACCAGGAACTGCATGACCTTCTCGGTGGTCTGAGTCTGCCCTTTCTTGGTCTTCGAGACTCCTTCCAGCGGATACTTGGTGTGCACGCCTGTCGTCGGATGCACGAAGCCTGTGTCGAACAACACTCGGGCAATCTCTGCGGGGCTGTTGAGCTTGAGCTCGGTCCCCGCCATGGCGTACAGCGCGTCCGTCGATTCCTGAACCACCTTCCCCAGGTCCTCCTGCAACTTCATCAAGTAGGGACGGTCGATTCGAATGCCCTGAAACTCCATACGAGCGAGCGCCGGGGTCACGGGGAAAACGATCTTCCTCGCGAGCTGCCGTACTGGCTGCGGGTCCTTGCACAGCTGAGGAATTTCGTAGGAGGGGATGTTCTTGGCGGCGAGGGTAGCGTTGTAGCGCCCCACCTTGACCTTCTTGTCGATGACCGCGTTGTTCTCGAGGACGATACGCTTCTCTTGCAGTCCGACGAGTCGGCGGGTCATGTCGGCGTCTACCGCCGCGTACAGGAGCAGCGTCGCGAGAGGGATGTTTTCGAACCCCCCGTCATTCTCCATCCCCGCCTTCTTCTTTCGACCGCCAGCGACGGTGGCCTTGAGAGCCTTGCGGAGGTTGTGCAGCTGCGAGTCCCCTTCTTCCTTCGTGAGGATCTCGTGCAGAGAGTCCGCGTAGGATGCGAAGTCGGGGAAGTTGGTCCGGGTCAGAGGCTTGAGACCGTACTGGCCCTTCTTATCCTCCTCGAGCACGTGCTCGCCCGTCATGCTGTCCCAGATGAAGTTGACTAGCGCCCACCCCATCTTCAGAAAGACTTTGTAGTCGAACTTGAAGTTGTGGAAGAACTTCGGCTTCTTACACGCGAGCACTTCGAGGACGTACGGGACGACCTCTTCTGGCGTGTACTGGACTCCGGGGTGCCACAGAGGAATGGCTGTCGCTTTTCCCTCGGCCCACGCGAAGGACACTGCGAGGACCTTCAGCTTCTCCCGATGCGGGAACTTGGTGTTCGTCTCAGTGTCGACTGAGATGGGCCAGTTCTCTGGGGCGACGTTTCCCTCCGAGTAGTTGATGATCTCTTGGCAGACAGCTTTGACCTCTTCGACCGTCGTTGGGATCTTGTAATCTTTAGTCAGCGTTTCCAGCGCAGGGACAGTGTTGAAGCCCCCGGATTTTACCGCGTCAGCGGCTCGCCGTAGATCGGAGGTGAACGATGTATAGAGCCCTGGCATTGCCACGAGCTGCTTGGTTGAGATAGTGACGACCACGTCGAAACGCCGTTCGCCTGTGAAGATCCCCCCCACTGTCTGCTGGGGCAGAAGGCGCCCCTGCATGTCTTTTAACTTCATCGCTTTGATGTCCAGCGCTCTGACCGCGGTCATCCCCATGATGAGGAGAACCGGCTTCTTCTTGGAGAGCGTTAGATCGGACTGAAGGAGCGTCTTGCACCGCTGGAGTACGGCTTTAGCCGGTTCAGGATCGCCTTGATTACTTGTGCACTTGACCGCGTAGGTATACGCGAAGGTCAGGTCTTTGTAGTCCGGGAACTGGCGGAGATTTTCTATCGCTGTTCGGATGATCTTTCCGCTGTCGTCCTGGAAAAGTAGAGGTACTTTCCCGTAGCGGTCACATACCGGCGCCTCTGCGATGATGATGAGATCGGCGTTGGAGGCGACCGGCGAGTCTATGTACTCGTACGGGTGCGTCGCCGATGATTGTTCTCGAGGACACCCAACGCAAATCGGGTGAAGCTTAGGCATTACACGCTCCTCGGTTAGGGCCGCCGCACGAGGAGAGCTCGTGGGCTATTTCTTGAAGTTGGGGCAGATCCCCTTGTAGCCGCACCAGTCACACCACCAACCCTCCTTCGGAGCGGGCGGTGCTTGCAGCCCGGCGCAGGAATCAGTGAGGAACTTGATGAGCCACGGGTGGTACTCGTTCCGAATGGTCTCCGCGCTGACGCGCGGATTCCACAACAGCTGGTCCGTCTGAACAAAGTTGATGGCCGTCTGTACACCCTTGAGCTCTGGGCGGAAGGCGAGCGCCAGGACGCAGTACGCTTTGCACTGGTCCTCGTACATCGACATCTCTTTTTGCTTTCCCGACTTGTGGTCGATGACGACGGCGTCGCCATGCCCTGTGATCATAGTGAAGTCGAGAACCCCGCGGAATAGCCCGGTCTTGTCGAAGAACTGGATGTTCTTGAAGTCTTTGGACATCCCGATCTTGTACTCAATCAGGACGTTTTGAGGCTTGACGCCGTGCTTCAGCTTGAATCGGTTGATGTATTCCACGAACCGTGCGACCTGGTCGTAGAAGCTCATCACCGTCTCAGCTTCGTCGTTGGTCATCTCGCCTTGGTCGATGGCGAAGCGGAAGGAGTCCTTCACCTTCAATCCGTCGAGCGCGAACTCGAGCGCCTTGTGCACCACGACCCCGACGCGGCTTTCCACCGAGGAAGCTCGAGGCTCCTCCGGCTGCCTCTGCGTTCCGTACTTGAAGTCGTATTGGAGCGAACACTTGGCGATCACCCCCGCCTTGGAGAAGGACCACGGACCGTTTTTCTGGACGTACTCGGGGACGACGAGATCCATGGCACACCTCGCAAGAAGAAGGTGCACGAGCAGACGCAGGGCCCTGTCGAGGAGCCCTGCGCCCGCTGTGCGTTACTGCTTAGACGTCCTTCGAGTAGTCCGGCGCTGTATCAGTGTCGCCCTTGACGAACGCCTTCTCGTCGAATGCCGGGGTGGACCCAGCACCAGCTGCACCACCGGCTTCCGTGCTGTTCTTCAGACGGTCGTGGATGTTGGCCAGCGCCGCGTAGTAGATGTCCGTGTCGATGATCTTGGACAGCGCGGTGAACAGCGGGTGCAGCTTCGGGTCGGTGTTCGCCTTGGTCGCGTCAGCTACCGGGTTCGTCTGGATGACGTACCACTTCTTGTCGCCCTCGACGCGCTCCTTCGCCTCGAAGGTGAACCAGCGGTCCCAGAGGCTGTTGGACTTCTTCATGATGCCCATCAGCGCACGGCCAGCGCCTTCGCTGGTCTTGCTGAACTTCAGCTCGTAGATGGACGTCATCTCCTGGTCGAGCAGGTACGCGGTGACTTCCCGCATGCAGCCGCCCTGGCTGTACTGGCGGACGCTGGGGTTGAGCGGGCAGGCGTCGCAGTTGCCGTACTTGCTCCCGGTCTTTCGGTCGACCGACACGCAGATCGGCGCCTTGCTTTCCTTGCTGTCGTTGGACTTCGGCGGCCAGAGGATCTGGCCTTCGTAGATGGCCAGGGGGACGGCGGTGAACTTCTCCCCGAGGATGCGGGAATCCGCCGAGTAGAACTGGCCAGGCAGGCACTGGCGCGGGCGGAGCGGGTCATTGCCGGTGCCGTGGTACGGCTTCAGGGCGGTCGGCTCGAACCCGGTGGACGAAGTGTGCAACCCCTGCTTCTCGGGGTTGGTCTTCGACACCAGCGTCATCATCGCTTCTTGTCCCGCCTCCGGGAGCTTCATCACGATGTCCATGAGCTCGGAGGGGGTGGGGCGCTTGAGCATCAGCGCTCGGGCGCGAACTTCCTCGGGGAGACGCGCTGCCAGGGCCTTGCGGGCGGCGAAATCCGAGGAGATACTCGCATCTGCCGCCGGAACGATAGCAGCGGGTGCAGGAGCGGCAGCGGTTTCGATGGGCGCGGCGGGTGCTTCCACTGCGGGGGTGGTATCAGGCTTCTTGGCCATGTCGGTACTCCGTTGATTTTGCGGGTGAGTTGGTTTTGTGGTTTACAGGTGTTGTTTTGGTCCGGCGACCCTACCGCGTCGTCGGGGTGGATACAAGCTCTAAAGCGAGGGTCATTAGGGAATGAGCGCTATGGAAAACGACCGCGTTGTCTCAGCGTATTTCGCCGATTTACGCGGTAACTCGTTTGTTCCTCAGAAGGAAGAGTACGACCTTGTTAAGGCGTACAGGACCTGCTCCTCCTGCCGAGCGTCTTACGCTCTTGGAGCGTCTACCTCCAAGTGCGCCAAGTGCGGGACTCCGCGAAACTTCAAGGCGCGAGATCGCCTGATCTCTGGCGCCCTGAGATTCGTTGTGAAGCTCGCCAAGGAATACTCCTTTCGAACGAAAGGTCCCAATTTCGATAACGAAGTTCTCACCGCTTTGATCTCCGCGGGGAATGTAGGGCTACTGGTCGCAGCTGACCGCTTTGACGTGACACGCAATACGAAGTTCTTGACGTACGCGGCTTGGTGGGTTCGAGAGAAGATCCTCGAGGAGTTGGACAGCCAGGGCATTATTCGCGTGCCCGCCCACAAGCAGAAGGCTCTCCGCGCCCAGCGAAAACACGGCGGAGGTACTGAAGTTGAAGCGCCCCACGTCACACTAGATGACGTCGAGGCGATCGATGACGCTGGTCATTGTGAGCAGCGTCTTGAGAAAGATCTCGTCAATACCTACGGCCTTGCGCTGCTCCGCGCAGCCCTGGATGAGCTCTCGCTTCGTGAGCGAGACAAGTACATCGTCCTGGCGTACTACGGTTCCCGAGAGGAGCCGAAGAATCTTCGACAGATCTCCAAACGCGTAGACCTCTCCTCGGAACGCGTGCGCCAGATCAAGAAGGACACGATGGACCAGCTCCGCACGTACCTGGCGGCCAATCAAGTATCGGCCACCAGGGACGTGTTCGCGGAGTAGCTACTTCAGCCGGAGGTCGGCCGCGAGCGTGATGCCCTTGAGGATCAGGCGGTATTCCTCACGCTTCTTGGCGCTCTCCGCGTTCACTTCTTTCCGTTTGTAGCTGACCATCAGCTCGCGGATGTCTTCCTTCTTGAGCGGGTGGAAGTCCGAGTCGACGTAGTACTCGACAGCCTTCTCCGTCGGCGCAGGCTTCGCGACCTTCTTCTTCTTGGGCTTGGCTTCTCCGTCTTCTCCTTCGTCGTCAGGCTCAGCTTCCGCCGCGGCTTCCTTCGCCTTGGCAGCCAAGTGGGACACCTTGGCGTCGAGCGCTGCGACCGTGAGGTCCTCGGCCTCGAACATCAGGTCGTCGATGGCCTTGACGTCCGGCAGCAACCGGCAGAGCGCCCGTGCGTGCGTGAACGAGATTTTCCCGTCACGAAGCGCGTCAAGCACTGACTTCGGCAGCTCCAGCAGCGCCAGGTACTGCGACACGTAGCCCGGCGCAACGCCGATGGCCTGCGCCACTTCCTGCTGCTCGAGGCCGGTGTTCTTGATGAGCTTCGACAGGGCTCTGGCCTTGTCGATGGCGCTCATATCCTCCCTGTGGATGTTCTCAATGAGCGCCAACTTCAGGCGGCGATCCGCGTCCGCGTCGATGACGAGCGCCGGAATGGTGAGCATGTCCTCCAGGCTGCGTACCGCGGTGAGGCGTCGATGGCCTGCGACCACGGAGTACTTCCCGGGGGTCTCAGACGCAGTTACGATGATGGGCTCCATGAGCCCTTCGGCTTGGATGCTCTTGGCGAGTCCTTCGATGTCGGGGAGCTCCCCGGTACGGACGTTGTCCCCAGCCTTGGTGACGATGTCCTTGAGCGGGAGATCTACGTACCTGCCCGGAGTTCTGGTTGATGACGCCTTCTTCTCGGGAACTGGAACAACGGGCGCGGCGGCTTCAGGTGACACAGGTGCTTCGGCGGTAGCCATAGGGCTCCTCCAGGTGAGGGGTGAATTGTTGGGAATGCGTTACCGGTCGTGGAACTCGCGAAGGAACGCGTCACGACTGATGTTGTGCATGACGAGTTTCTCCACCACCGTGCCCTCAACGATCTCGCCGACGAGGAAGAGGAATTCCCTCTCCATCTTCTCGACGGCCTGAGGCGTATTGTGGGCGGTGACCCACAGAGCACGGATCGCTTTGAGCTTGTAGACGAGGTGTTCTTGCGCAGCGAGGTGCCTGCGCGCTCTCGCCGTATTCTTGTTAGCGAGGCTTCGTAGGGGCATGGGTCTCAGCCTCGAAAGGTTTGGAGCCGCATTTTTGGCACAACAGGATCCCTGTGACATCCAGAGGGCGAAGAGCTCCACCGCAGGAGGGACACTTCTTGGTCCCGGCTGCGGCTGTCTTCACATCGTCTTCTGTTTCCTCGACTCCGTACTTCTCGGTGTCTGTCACAGGGATCCCTTTCATGAAGTTACGCCTTCTCGGGCGCTGCCTTTTCCTTCTTGGTCCGCGGCTTCCGCTCGCCGAGCTCGCTCACGCCCTCGAGCAGGTCTCCGACGCGGGTCGCGCACGAACGCTTTCCATCGTCCTTCGGGTCGCACAGGTAGCTGTGCACCAGGCTCTTGTCGCCCAGAACCGCGAAGAAGTCCGGCAGGTCCTCCACGGGGAGGCTGGCGACGAAGTCCTGAAGCTTCTTCAAGACGACCGCCTTACGCTTCTGATGCTCTTCGAGGGCCGTCGCTTCCGCGAGGGTCTCGAGGTTGATGATGTCTTCTCGATGACATCGGCTGCAGCTCATGCTCATCTTGATCGTCACTTGTGGCTCCTTGGGGGTTACTTCTTACCGCGGCACAGGTGGTAGAACGAGCAGTGGTCCTTGTTACAGGCCCAGTTGTCGATCTCCGTCTTGGGGAATACACCTTTTCGTACGAACTCCGCAACTTCGTTCACGTGGTCGATGAGGATTTCCACGTCTCTCGGGGCCCGCGTGCTCTCCGCCTGCAGGAAGGTCGGGGCCTTCTTGTGGGCGATGAGTTGGTCGATGCGCACATCCGGCGTGCCCTCCACGTGTGAGTAGAGGGTCAGCTGCGGGTCCAGGGCTACTTCTTTGTCGCTCCACTTCGCCTTTCCGGTCTTCAGGTCGGCGACTACCAGCTTGGTCGGTGCTTCGGCCAACTGCGCTGCGCTCATTCCAGGCACGGCGATGGCGGACTGTCGGTCGATTAGGTCGATCCATCCGATCATCGGAACATCGCCAACCTTCTTGGCGAAGCCCTTCTCGATGGCGACCGGGTTGATCTTGGGCAGGGCGTACGTGGTGTACGTTTTGAACAAGTTCAGGGCCAGGTCCTTCGTCTTCCCGGGATCCTCTTCGCCCCAGTCAAGAACACCCTTCGCCTTCTCGTCGAAGGTTCGGCTCACGACTTCACGCCCCTCGTCGACGCTGGGCACCTTGCCCTCCATCTTCGCCTTGAGAACGTGTTCCACCCCCGCGTGAACCGCGTTGCCCCGGCTCGTTGAGGCGTAGTCCGGGGTTGAAATCTGCTGCACGTACTTGAACTCGTACGCCTTACCGCAGATCATCCAGCTGTTGTACTGCGAGTTCGAGAAGAAGCCTTTGGGGAGCTTCGGGTCGAGGAAGTCCCTCGTGATGTTCAGATTGCGGAGCAGTACGTCCGTCCGAGACTCTTTCATGTGGACTACCTCTGGGTGATCGAGAACGTTTCCCTTTGTCATTCAAACCTCATCGTCTTGACTGGTTGGCGCGATATCCGACCACCGACCCGATCGACGGGCCAGCTTCGGGTTTTCCCTGTCCAGCTGTGCTTCGAGGGCCTTGCTCGTGGCAAGCACGGACGCCGGGTGCACGGCTTCGTCGGACCCTTCTGACCCGTCTCTCCCGGGAGGCGGCGGTTCATCAGAGGCGTCGGGGTCGTCCCGCTGCCGTACCTCCTCCTTCGGAGCCTCTACCCTCTCTTTCGCGGCTCGACGCGCTGGAGCGTTGAAAGCGACCACGTTCTCCTCCCTCGGAGGTGCGTCGGTCATGGGGAGCCCGCTGACTTCGATTTCGAACGGGTCTGTTTTGATGATGACCTTCTCCGGATCGAGCTCAACGTCGAAGTGCTTCCCGAGGATGGCCACGACTTCACTCTTCTCCAAGATCAATCTCATGTAAGCACCTTTGCTTTAGCTACGGTTCGTTTGACGCTGCGCTGATAGATGCACGCGGGGTCGAAGATCTCCACCCCCGCCCGCAGACACCGCTCGTATCGCGGGCAGGTGGCGCAGACGATCTTGTTTGTCAGCATCGCGCTGAGGTCTCTCTTCTCACTCAAGGCGACGGCCTTGAAGTGGTCTACCGTCCCCGCCGCGATGAGGCGATAGACGAAGGTCTTCATCCGCTGCCCGGCCCTAAAATTTCTGTCGATGGCTTGAAGGTAGTGTCCCAACGACCATGGCAGAGCGTAGAAGATCATATACGCTGCGGAGTTCAGGGTGATGCCGACCCCCGTCGCAACATGACTCAAGTAGACGCGGCAGTCAGGCGTCAAGTTGAACTCGTCGATCCGTTTCTGGATGTTCCCTTCGCCGCCACGAACGTATCCCAGTTTCTTCTTCTTGAGCAGCTCTTCGATGGCGTCAAGCTCAGCGTGGTACTGCCCCCAGATGATGACCTTCGACTTTTCGTTGGCCAGGATCTCATCGAGCAGCCCCTCGAGGGCGTCGAGCTTCGGGTTCTCCTTCAGAGTGTTCAGCAGTCCTGGGGGCGCCTTCTGGACGACCTGACACTTCGCGGTGTAGGGCTGGATGTTGGAGTCAACGCACTTCACCAGGTGTTCACAGGTGTCGCAGAGGCCCGCTTTTTTCTGGCTGTCGATGATAAACGCCGAAGTCACCTGCGCCAGCTTGTTGAGGAGCACGGCCGCGTTCTGAACGGCGAGTGTGCTCTCGGAGGTGAAGAACTCCTGGAGGTCCGCGGACATCTCTTCGACCAGCTTGTTGTAGAGCTTCTTCTGCTCCCCGGAGAGTTCGATGGGGACGTCAATGATCGTACGCGGTGGAAGGTCTAGACACTCTTCCTTCGTCTTACGAATAGCGACGCGATTGACTCGCTCGTTCAGGATGTTGATGTTCTTGAACCCCGTAACGATTCTCTTGTTGTAGGGGTTCCTGGTTAAGAACATGTCAGAGAACTGAAGCCAGTCTTCCGGGATGATCGCAGGCGAAAGAAATTTCATCTGGGGATAGAGATGTCGCGGATCCCCCAGTGTCGGAGTCCCCGACATCAGGTACCTTCGCCGCGCCTTCTTTGATAGCGCTATGGCAGCCTTCGTTTGGTCCGCCCCAGAGTTGTTCAGATTCTGACTTTCATCGGCAGCGATGATCTGGAAGTCGATGTCCTTCAGCCACTGCGGGCTTTGTTTCGATTCGTCCGCGGCCCACTGGCAAACGTGTTTGATGGGTGCTCCGAGCGCCCAGGCCACTGCGAGCTCGAACTGCCGCTCGGGGTCCGAAAGAAAGCGTATCCCGTTGACCAACGTCTTGAGTGCGTTGGCGGTCAGCGGAACCCCGTTCTCATTCGCCTCCTTCAACGCTTTGAGGGTCGCGGGGTAGAGCCTCGGGTGCCCAAGGTTTCGAGCCGTTCCGTAGGAAGCTACGATTACGTCGTACTCCTTGTACCTGCGTATGATCTCCCTTTTTTGCTCAGGCGTGCCTGTGAGCGCGACCGCTTTGAGCTCACCCCCAGAGTGGAGCGCAGCTTCTCGCACCCAACCGGGAACGGTCACTTTTGGCGTTAGCACCAGCATTCTGCTGCCGGGGAAGCACCGCTTCAGGTCGACCATGACCTTGGTCTTTCCGGTCCCGGGATCCCAGTAGAGGGCGAACCGCGGGTAGTTGACGAGGTGCGACAGCCCGTCTATCTGGTGGTCGAAGGGCTTGGTGGCGAACGAGAAATGCTCGGGGAGGATGCGTTCTTTCAGCCGCTGTGGTACGTCTTGCAGCCAGGCAATCTGCTGCTCTGCCTCGGTGGAGAAGGCCACATCCTTCACCACTTTTTTGAGATCCTGTACGGCCAAGAGTCCAAATGGAGGGTAGGCTGGAAACATCCAACGCTTCTTCTCCACATCCAGACCCCCAGCGTGTACTCTCTCCAGCCCGGGGATCATCCCGGATGAGACGAAGACCGGGGTGCCATTCACGGTCTCCAGTGAAATCAGGGGCATGCTATTCTCCTTAGCACAAGAACGTTTATCCGGCCAACATACTCTTTACGTGGTACGGTCACCTAGATTTGGGAACAATGAGGAACTCGAATGGCTGACACCCCGAACAACGATGCGATGTCGGCCTTTGACAGAGCCGCCTCCCACCCGAACCCCGCCTTTGACTTTCTCACCGGATTCGTTCCGAGGAAGCTCAAAGATCTTTTCAAATGGTGCGAGTACCTGCTGTACAACAGCGCCCACGTCTACGCCGCTCTGCGGAAGTTCGGTGAACTCGTAGTTACGGACATCGAGTACGGCACTTCCAACGAGGCGCTGCGTCGGAACTACCGACGTCTCTTCGAGAAGACACTAAAGATCAAGAGCGCCCTGTTGATGGCCTCCCTAGACAAGCACGTCTACGGAAACCACTTCACGTCGATCTACAAGCCGTTCGTCCGAAGCCTCAAGTGTCCGAAGTGTCAGACGCTTACTTCGATCAACCACACCGACTACAAGTTCGAGTTGAAGCGTCTCTCTTTCACCTACTTCTGTACGCGCTGCAAGATAGAGGTGAAAGGCGCCGTCGTTGACCGGAAGATCCTCGCCGCCAGCAAGGTTCACATCATCCGCTGGGACCCCAAGCTGATGGACATCGACTACAACCCGATCACAGGCCAGTCGGTGTACTACTACAACATTCCGCAGGACATCAAAGACCAGGTGAAGTCGGGGTCGAAGCACCTCATCAACTCCATGCCGATGGAGTTCCTCGAGAACATCCGGGACAACAAGACGTTCCGCTTCGAGAAGGACGCACTGTTCCACATCAAGGTGCCGAGTCCCTCAGGCATCGACCAGCAGTGGGGCTTTCCTCCTCTCGCTTCGACCATCAAGCTGTTCCTCTACACCTTGGTCCTCCGCAAGGCGAACGAAGCCATCGCACTCGAGCACGTCGTGCCCATGCGCATCCTGCACCCGGCTCAGAACGGCCAGCAGGACTTCACGCAGATGATTTCTCTCGCCCGCTGGCAGGACGAGATGAAGACGAACATCCGGCGGTGGCGCCGTGACCCGCTACACATCATGATGGCCCCCGTTGCCCTCGGTGTGTCGAACCTGGGTGGCGACGGTCGAGCGATGCTCACCATCGGCGAGCTCCAGGAAGCAGAGAAGTCCATCATGGCTGCCCTCGGCATCCCGCAGGAGTTCCTGTACGGCGGCCTCACTAAGGCAGGCATGGAGGCCACGCTTCGTCTGATTCAGAACCAGACGCAGGGCCACGCCGACGACATGAACGACCTGCTCCAGTGGTACGCTGACCAGCTGGCGCGCTTCCTTGGATGGGAGAAGGTCGAGACCAAGCTCACGCAGCTCAAGATGGTGGACGACACCGAGTCGAAGCAGATGCTCATCAACATGGCGACGGGACAGGCAGGCCAGCAGTACGTCTCGATGACTACGGTGATGGAGAAGCTCGACATCGACCTCGACGAGGAACGCGAGAAGCGTCTGCAAGAGACTCTCGACGAGACTCGCCACCAGATGCGCGTGCAGAACGAGGTCAAGAAGCTCCAGAACAACCTGGCGCAGCAGGTCCAGAACCAAGCCAACATGGCTTCCGGTCTCAACTACGACCAGCAGGCAGTCATCGGCCAGGCAGACCAGATCGTGCAGCAGCTCATGGGCCTGGACCCTGGTTCGCGGCGTTCCCAAATGCACAGCCTCCAAGCCGAGGACGCCGTGATGTACGCAGTCGTCGTGCAGCGGCTCGAGGACATGCAGAACCAACAGGGCGCACAGGCGAAGGCACAAGCCAACGGCGCTCAGCCCCCGATGTAAGGATCCCGAATGCCTCCTCCGAAATCAGACGCCGGGTCCGACTTCGCGTCGGTCCTCAATGCTGCGATGCAGATCCCTGAGGGGTTCGAGACCAAGGGGACAGACCTTCCTGATGGTTTCCCTCTTCCTCGACAGGGGTCCCACCGGACCGTAGACACCACTGACGAGGGGATCCCCGGAGTCACGGCGTTCGACTTCAAGATTCACCGCAAGGTCTTTACTATCTTCCGTCCGTGGGACAACTGTGCCCGCTGCGGGCAAGATATCGCGGGCGGGGCGGTAACCCTACCGGATAGTGGCGACCACGAGTGTCCGCACACCGCCCTGGACGAGTACGAGACCATCGTCAACGACATCCTCGCGGGCAAAATGATCTTCGGATCTGAGCAGGAAATCACGCAGAAGGACGGAAGCGTTCTCGTCTCTCTTCGTTGGTACGAAAAAATTCCGTCGAAGAAAAAGAAACCGCAAGTCCGTGTGGACGGAACGGTCGAAGAGTCTGATCTCTGACCCCCACCAAGACTCCCCCGCGAGACGCACATCCTCGCGGGAGAGCCGCCTTGGTCTTAAACCCGGAACAGAATCCGAGCGACCAAAGCCACGTACCTGATGTTCATTAGGTGGCTGGTGCCTCTGACGCTTTCGTCAGCGCCTCAAAGGGTGGTAGCGACGGCACTTCCTTGCCGCCCCTCTTAGGTGTCTTGATCTTGTTGATCTTCGCGGCAGGGCCCGTCTTGGGAGACGCGATCTGGGGCACCTGCTTCTGCGCCTGCTGCTGCGCCTTCCACCGAGTAACGTCTTTCTGGTGGCAGGCGTAGCACTTGCGGCGTCGGACATGCTTCTTGTACTTCTTGAGTCCCGACGCGACTTCCCGGACCGTCACGACGATCGCCTTGTCGCTTCCGCAGGGCTGGCAGAAGTACTGATACACTTCCGCAGACCCGGACAGCGTTCCGGCGTCGAACTGATCGACGATGGTCTTACGCCCCTCTGGCGTGTCCCAGCGCTCGATGTAGTCGAATGCCATTCGTCGCAGAGGAACGAGGCACTCGCACAACGGGTACTCCGGGTGGAAGCCCAGCACCTTATCCGCAGGCACGGGGTCCTTCTTCGTACCGCAGAAGAAGCACTTCGTTCCGGCGCACCGGATCGCGGCTTCTTCGGCGTAAGCGGGAAGCCGAGACATCGGCAGCCCTGTCTTCGCCCACCTCCGCGGCTCATCCACCGCGCAGATGATTGCCTCCTTCAATTCCGGAACGGACGGTCCCGGCTTGAAGGATTCCTTCAAGACCACTTTCGTGGTCTTCTTCTTCTTCGTCACGGCCTTCTTCTTCACGGCCTTCTGCATGGTATACCCCTCGATGGTAATGGTTGCCCGAGGTGCGACCCCGGGTGTAATGAGTCCCTAGATTGCGACTCAACTACTGATACCAAATAAGGGGCTATACTTACGGACATGGCGCTGACATCCGTGCTCACCGATGCCGAGTCCCGGCGGACTCAAATCCGAGCGAAAGCGCTTGAGGCGCTCCGCGCCGCCTTTCCCTTGCCCCTTAGGGACAAGCAGATCCAAGTCTCTGATCTGCAGGTCCACCACAAAGACTACGGGCCGAACGACCAGAAGCAGGCGCTGCTCAGCGGCGGATCCCTCTTCGAGCCCGTCAAGGGGACCATCACTCTTCGAGGCGCTGACGGCAAAGAGATCGAGAAGGTAAAAGGTTTTACCTTGCTCAACCTCCCGTTCTTCACTGGGCGGCACACCTTCATCTTGGACGGCAACGAGTACAACGTCTCAAACCAGCTCCGTCTGAAGCCGGGCGTGTACACTCGACGGCGAGGAAACGAAGAGCTCGAAGCGGCCTTCAACCTTTCGAAGGGGGCTAACTTTCGGTTGTCCCTGGACCCCGCCCAAGGGCACCCGTACGTCGAGTACGGAACTACCGCCATTCCGCTTTACTCAGTATTGCGGAAGTTGGGAGTCCCGCACGCAGACATCTCGTCGCACTGGGGATCCGATGTAGCGGGGCAGAACGAGGCTGCGTTCGCAGGGAAGCACGACAAGCACCTCGCCAAGCTCTACGAGAAAGTGACGCATCCGTCCAAGCGCACGGCCACCAACCCTGAGACGCAACTAGAGGCAGTGCGCGCCGCTTACGCTGCGACCGCGATGGACCCTGAGGTCAACAAGGAGACTCTGGGGCACGAGTTCTCGTCGGTCACCCCTCAGGCGCTGCTGGTTGCGTCGAAGCGCCTCCTCAACGTCTACAAGAACAACGCCCCTGTAGATGATCGTGACGCTCTGCAATTCAAGACCTATCACTCGGTCGACGACTTCATCAAAGAGCGCATCACTCTCGACGCCCGAGCCCTGGCCAGCAAGGTGAAAGGGCGGGCGACGCACAAGACCGGGCTCCGAGAAATCCTCCCGTCGTCGCCTTTCTCTGGTGGCATCCGGAGCTTCCTCACCGGCTCACAGCTGAGCTCGATTCCGACGCACATCAACCCGATGGAGGCCATTGATCACGCCGTTAGGGTTACTTCTCTGGGTGAAGGCGGCATTGCCAACGAACGGGCAATCCCCGCAGAAGCCCGAACCATCCACTCAAGCCATCTCGGTATCCTGGACCCGATTCGTACCTCAGAGTCGTTCCGTGCAGGCATCGACATCCGTACGGCATTCGGGGCTCATCGGGATGAGCGAGGGAATCTGTACACGATGGTAAAGGATGTGAAAACAGGTAAGGGGGTCATGCTCTCGGCGTCTGAGATGTCTAGCGCCGTGGTGGCATTCCCGAAGCAGAAGATGTCTGGGATGATCGCCGCGATGGACAAGGGAGAAGTCGCTCACGTCCCTGCGTCCAAGGTGACCCACGAACTCTACGACGCTGCTCAGCTCTACTCTCCCGCGACGAACCTCGTACCCTTCCTCGAGTCTGTTCAGGGGAACCGTGGAATCATGGGCGGCAAGGTTCAGACGCAGGCTCTACCGCTCGTTCACAGAGAAGCTCCCCTCGTACAGTCGGGGGTCTCTTCATCGGACAAGAACGGACAAAGCATCAGCTGGGAGCGGCAGCTCGCTCACCTCGCGCTCCCCGTTTCTCCCGTTGCAGGGAAGGTAGTGAAGATCGACGGGCAGTACATCTACATCGACCCGTCTGGGAAGAAGCACGCTGAGGACTTCGGGATCGAGAAGAACTCGTTCGAGAAGCGCGGCGGGGCAGTCAAACGACAGAAGACCATCAAAGGACTTTGCTTCAAGCTTGAGCTCGAGCCTGGAGACATCCGCTCTGGCGTATCCCCCGAAGGTAAGAAGTGGGAGAAGAAGATGTCCCTCGCCTACGGGCACATTCCCAAGACGGTTGGGGATGACGGCGAGACCGTAGACATCTACTTGAAGGAAGATGGCGTCTTCGATCACGTGTACGTTGTTCGTCAGAAGAAGCGCGACGGATCACACGATGAAGATAAGTGCATGGTGGGGTTCGACTCGAAGGACGCCGCGAAAGACGCCTACGAGAAGCACGGACCGGAATGGGGTTACGGGTCGTTGGAAGAGTATACCTGGGATGAGTTCCAGGACGACTACCTTTCAGAGCGGCAGCGCGAGAAGGCCGCTGCTGAGAAGGATCTCGTACGCGTTCCGTATGACAGCAACTTGCCTTTCGCGTCCAAGACCTATCTACACCACGATCTCTTAGTGAAGCCGGGGGACCACGTCACCGCTGACCAGCATCTCGCTGAGTCCAACTTCACGCGGGACGGCGCCTTTGCTCTGGGCCGCAACATGACCATCGGGTACATCCCTTACTACGGGATGAACTCGAACGACGCTGTCGTCATTTCGGAGGGCGCTGCGGACAAGCTCACGTCTGAGCACATGTACAAGGAGATCGTTGAAGTCGAGAGGGACGCAATCGTGGGGCGCGACGTCCACCAGCAGTACTACGGGCCCAAGTACACCGCGGAACAGTACCGCAAGCTCGACGCCAACGGCGTAGTACGCAAGGGCATGAAGGTGATGCCTCACGACATCCTGATCGCCGGAGTTACCAAAGGAAAACTTTCCGCGTCAGACGCCCTGCTAGGCAACCTGAAGAAGACTCTGGTTCACCCCTATCGCGAGCTCGTTCGCACCTGGGATCACGACTACGAGGGGGACGTCATCGACGTGCACGTCACAGACAAGCGCGTCGTGGTGACCGTTAGGACGAAAGAGCCGATGCGCGTCGGCGACAAGCTCACGGGACGGCACGGAAACAAGGGCGTTGTTTCCATGATCGTACCGGACCACAAGATGCTTCAGGATGAGAAGGGTAAGCCGCTCGAGGTGCTCTACACCTCAGCAGGCGTCATCTCGCGTATCAACCCGGCGCAGATTCTTGAAACGGTGGTAGCCAAGGTCGCCAAGAAGATTGGGAAGCCCATCATCGTTGAGAACTTCTCGGGGAGGGACAACGTGCAGTGGGCGAAGGACTTGCTCAAAGAGCACGGGGTCAAGGACAAGGAAACGCTTTTCGACCCTGTCTCTGGGAAGAAGATCCCCGGCATTCTGGTTGGGCCGCAGTTCGTGCTCCGCTTGTTCAAAACCACGGAGACTAACTTCGCAGCCCGCGGCACGGGGGCCTACGACGTCAACCAGCAGCCCATCAAAGGCGGAGACGAGGGCGCAAAGGCCGTCGGCAAGATGGAGTTCAATGCACTGGTTGCGCACAACGCCCGTAACGTGCTGCGAGAGACAGCGACGATCAAGAGTCAGAAGAACGACGAGTTCTGGCGCTGCGTCCAGTTGGGGCTACCGCTCCCTCCGCTGAAGTCTTCGTTCGCCTACGACAAGTTCGTGGGAATGCTCCACGGGGCAGGAGTGAAAGTGGACACCCGGGGGAGTGTGAGCACTCTGTCTCCTTTGACGGACCACGACATCCTGAAGATGTCCTCCGGCGCGATTCAGAACGAGAAGCTGGTTCGGGCCAAGGATCTCGCCCCTGAGCGCGGAGGCTTGTTCGACCCGGCGGTGACGGGCGGGACCGTCGGTACCCGCTGGAGCCACATCGAGCTCGCCGAGCCCATCATCAACCCCATCTTCGCTGACCCCGCTCGCCGTTTGCTCGGGATGACGTTGAAGGAGTTCGACAAGTTTCACCACGACAATGGTGGGGCGCAGATCAAGAAAAAGCTAAACGCCATCAACGTGAGTGGGCGTATCGACGAGCTGCGGAGCTCCATCAAGAAGTTGAACGGGGTGAAGCTCGACGACGCAGTGAAGCAGCTCAAGTTCCTAGAGGCTCTGCACCGGCAGAAGCTCCAGCCTGGGGACGCCTACGTGCTGTCCAAGCTCCCAGTTCTGCCTCCGCTCATGCGTCCGATCCTCCCAGGAAAGAGCGGGTCTGAGCTCGTCGTAGGGGATTCGAACTACCTCTACCAGAGCGCCATGCTCCACAACCGCTCACTCCAGCGGCAGGTCGACTCTCCTGTTCTCCCCCCCGATGAGCACGCCAAGCTGCGGCAGAATCTCTTCAACGCAGTGGGCGCCGTCGTCGGAACGCACGAGTCCGACAACCCCAAGCTCTTGAAGCGCAACGTGAAGGGTCTGCTCGAGCACCTCACGGGGAAGACGACTCCGAAGAGCAGCTACTTCCAGAAGAAGATCATGAAGCGGCAGCAGGACATCTCCGGGCGCGGAACCATCGCTCCTGACGGGTCCTTGGGCATGGACGAGATCGGTCTCCCAGAAGACATGCTCTGGGGGATGTACGGGAAGTTCGTAATCGCTCGTTTGGTTCGTCGAGGCTTTGGCGCCGTCGCTGCGAAGGAGATGGTGGAGAAGAAGCACCCCGCGGCGCACGACGCGCTGATGGCCGAGCTCAAAGAACGCCCCGTGATGGTGAACCGCGCCCCCACACTGCATCGGTACGGCTTTGTTGGCGCCAACCCTGTGCCCGTGGCGGGTAAGACGATCCGGGTGAACCCCTTCATCGAGCTCGGAATGAACGCCGACTATGACGGCGACACCTTCCAGATTCACGTCCCAGTTCTTCCTGGGGCCGTGCAAGAGGTGAAGGGGATGACTCTCTCCAATCTTCTCTTCTCTGACCGAGAGAAGGATAGCTTGATGGTCGCTCCCCGCATGGAGGCTATGCTAGGAGTTCACCTGGCTTCCAAAGCAGAAGGATCTGCCAACGGGCAGACTCACAAGTACAAAACGAAGGCGGACGCCATGGCAGCATACAAACGTGGTGAGATCACGCTCAGCTCGAAGGTAGAGGTAGGCTAATGGCTCGTTACAAGATCGCTGCAGGCGCTGGGTTCGATGCCGCGTACGCTGAAGCGGAACAGGCGCAGGCCCCCGAGGCTCAGCCCGCTGGGGAGGTGGAATCTGCGGTTCAGCCCCCGCAGCCCACTGCCTCTGAGGGGGTTCACCCGCTGGCCGTGTCCCCGGAGGAAGGGTTGTTCGCAGTTCCTCAGGAGAAGGTCGTCGGCCAGTGCGTGAAGCTGCTCAAGCTCAAGTACACGATGATGATGATGTACATCAACTACGGTGACCGGATCCGGGCGCATTTCCGGGACGTCATCTACGACCACTTCAAAGAGCACGCCGACGAAGAGCGTCAGGACGCCTACCACCTGACGATGAAGATCACGGCGTTGGGCGGGGAGCCCACTCCGAAGGTGAGCACCATCCCCGACATCAACGACCTGCACCAGATGTTCATGGCTCTTCTTCAGGCGGAGAAGCAGATCATCCAGGAGCTGCGGAACCTGTCCCTCATGGCGGGGGAGAATTTGTCACTCAAGGTCATGCTCGAGCAGATGGTCTTCACGGATCAGCAGCACGCGGACGATTTGCGTCGGATGATGTTCTGCGAAGGAGGCGGCGGTGGAACCGTTCCTTAAACAGGCGTACGAAGAAGGCCAACGCGCCGCGGCAGAAGAGCTTGACCAAAAACTGAAGGACGCCGTCAAGAAGCGAAAGACGTCGGTGGGCTGGAAAGAGGACTCCGTAGCACCCAACCGATTGTCCAGCGTGAACAAGTAACCTAGGCTCTGCCATGATGAATCTTGCGTACCAAGAGGGGAAAGCTCGTGCGGAGGAGGATTTCGGTCTTCGCACGGCCGCTGATGCGTATCAGCGGGGTATCCCTCACGGGGATCAGCGCCTGCCTGTTGAGCGCTTCGCCAAACATCTCTCTACGATGGACCCGGAAGTCGGCCCCTTGCCGGATGAGCGTAAGAAGCGTTTTGGCAACCCGGTGCGTTGGGGCGGAGTCACCTCCCCGTATGGAACGGGCGCGCAGTCGAACGACTACTCTAACATTGGACCAGACCAGGCGGCGATATGATCAGTGACCTTGCGTACAAATCGGGCGCCTCTGCGGCCTGGGGAACTTTCATGAAATCTTCGGGCGCCACACCACGTGCGGCCATTCACAGCTTTACGCCTAAGCCCAAACTCGGTACCCCCGCTGGTGCGCCACTCGGCGCTGTCGGGTCCCCCGTCGCCCCAGCCCCCGCCGCAGCAGTAGCTCCTCCCGCCGCCGCCGCTCCTCCTGTCGCGCCCATCAAGGGCGGCGCCGCCGCTCCGGCAGCAGCGCCAGCAGCGGCAGCGCCCGCAGCAGCAGCCGCGGGTGGGGGTTGGAAGGGGTTCGCACGGGACGCCGCCGTTCAGATGGCCGTCCCTATCGGGATGATGGGTCTCCAGAAAATCATGGAGCCGTCGCAAAAAGATCCGAACGCCACCTAAGGTCTTATGGCGCAAACTCTCGGCAAGTACCTTGTAAACGATCTCCTTCCCACCAAGCATCACATCACGGGGACGTTGAACAAGAAGGAGTTCCAGCAGAAGATGCTGGCACTCGCGCAGGAAGACCCCGCCGGGTACGTCGAGATCGTTTCCAAGCTGAAGTCTCTGGGTGACGACATCTCTACGCTGGAGGGCATCTCAGTAGGGTTGGACGACATCACCCCGGCGTACAAATCCCGCGATGCCATCATGGCGCCGGGAATCGCCGCGATGAAGAACGCTGTCGGGCGTGACGCCAAAGAGAAGATCATTCTCGACGTACAAAAGAGAATGCTCGAGCACACCAAGGTACACCCGGGGTCAATGACGGCGATGGCGCTCTCTGGGGCGCGTGGAAACATTCCCCAGCTGATGAAGACCATCGCATCCCCAGTTGCTACGACTACGGGGAAGGGGGACATCAACCCCTGGCTCATCAGTCGGTCGTACGCCGAGGGCCTCTCCGCGGCTGACCACTGGGCCGCAGGAAACGAAGCTCGACACAACACCGTCCAGACGTACACCGCCATCGCGGAGCCTGGCGACATGTCGAAGGTCATGACCAACAATATGTACCCGATGGTCATCACCAAGGACGACTGCGGCACGCACAACGGTTTGGCGATGGACAGTCACGACGGAAACATCGTCGACCGGTACCTTTCACGGGATCAGGCCGGATACCACCGGAACGACGTCGTGACGAAAGCCGTCGCCTCCAAACTCCAGGCCAAGGTGAAGAAGGTCTACGTCCGCTCACCCATGACTTGCGACGCCACCGACGGGATCTGCCGCAAGTGCCAGGGGCTTGATGAGCGGGGGCGCCCTCACGCGATCGGCGTCAACGTTGGCGTTCGAGCTGCTCAATCTATCTCCGAGCCTCTGACCCAAATGGCTCTCGGGGCCAAGCACGGAATGCGCGTCTTGAAGGGCGCGTCGCCCAAACTGGAAGGCATCGCTGGCATCCGTCAGCTCCTGGAAGTTCCTCAGAGCTTCATCAACAAGGCGCCTCTAGCTGAACACGCGGGTACGGTGACTAAGATCGTTCCTGCGTCCCATGGCGGAACGCACGTCTACGTGGACGCGGTGCAGCACTACGCTGGTCCTAACTTGAAAATCCTGGTAACCCCGGGACAGAAAGTCGAGGCAGGCGATGTCCTCTCAGAAGGGATCCCGAAGCCAGATGAGCTCATTCACCACAAGGGTTTTGGTGCGGGACGACAGTACCTCGTGGACACACTTCATGACATCTATTCCGGTCAAGGAATCAACGTCGACAAGCGGCACCTTGAGCTGGTCGCCCGCGCAGACCTCAACCACGTCAAAATTCTCGAGCATTCGGATGAGCACCCTGAGCTCGTAAAGGGGGAGACGCTCCCCTATTCCACGTACCGTGATGCGGCGCGGAGTCGCAACAAGCTGCTCCCCTTGGCCCAAGCGGAAGGCGCTGTACTCGGTAAAGAGGTTCTTCACTTCACCGTAGGTACTCGACTGTCTTCCTCCGTCATCAACACCCTTCGGGCACACGACATCAAGGAAGTTGAAGCGACGTCAACGCTCCCGAGAGTTGAGTTTCTGATGCGCCCGATGGCGCGAAATCCTCTCCTGCATCCGGACTGGATGGCGCGACTGGCGCACCGGTACCTGAAAGACAGCCTGCTGCAGGGAGCCCGAACGGGCGCGGCATCAGACCGCCACAGCACGCACCCAGTACCCGCCTATGCTTACGGCGCTGAATTCGGGATCGGACCTGAGGGGCACTACTGACCATGCGCGATCTGAGCCACAGGGCGGGCGTTACCGCGGCGCTGCGAGATTTCGCGGTGGCCAAGTACGCCGGATTCTGGGGCGATGTCGCGTCGTCCGCCCGTCACCAAGCGTTCGGGCAGCCTGGTGAAGCGCTAAAACAGATTCGCGCCGGGACTCTGTTCAACCCTGAGACGGGGCTGTATCACCACGGGCTTCCCAGATCGCTTGGAGGTCTAGCAGGCAATCTCGCTGTGCCTCTGGCGCTGACCGCGTTGTTCGCAAAGATGCATCCTGAGGGAAGCCGGGGAGAACTCATCGGCGATATGATTGGTAGGACGACGGGATCTTTGCTAGGAGCTCCTTTGTTTGGAGCTGTAGGTCAAGTAGGTGGCGGTATGTTGCTTTCGAATGTCGGTCGTGCCCTCGGGCGCCAATATGACTTGGCGTCAGCACCGCGTAATTCAGAGGTTGCGTCTGAAGAGTGATTTTTCCTATGTTGGCTGTACCGGCGCTGAACGCCCGCAAATTGTAAAACCACAACCTCTGGCCTACACTCCGGCCATCGTACGAAGGAGCAAAATTTCATGGGTCTCTTTAAGCGTGCAGCAGCCCGAGGCGTAGCACACGAACTTGTTCGTCGCGGAGTCATCGCGTTCCCGTCGAAGCAGGCGATGGACGAGGCGGCTGACGCCGTCGCTGACGGTCCTCCTGGCGAGGCCATGCCGGAGATGTCCCCCGAGGGCGGTCACTCCCCCGAGGAGCTCGCCACCGTTGCCAACAAGCTGATGGAGATCGCCCACGCTCTGATGGAGCAGGCGGGTGCTTCGGCTCCTGGCGCTGGCGGGATGCCTCCTGGGATGGAGCATGAAGGCGCCGCTCCTGAAGGCCCTCCCCCGTCACCCGAGGCCGCCAAGGCAGCCATGGATCTGACCAAGACCGCCGCGGAGGCGAACTACGAATCGCTGGCAGCGTCTATCGCGGTCGAGTGCATGGAGAAGGCCGCGGCCGAGGTGAAGCAGGCCACTGGTGGCGCGCTGATTCACGGCGGCGACAAGGGCAATGACGCGGCGCAGGCTGCGACGCACGGCGAAGTGGCCGCACTCGACAAGAAGCAGCGCCCCGAGGGTGCCTACCACCACGGCGTGGGCAACACCGAGCTGGACACGATGAAGGGCCACATCGGTGACCTGAGCAAGAATCCGAAGGGTCCTGCGAACAGCCCGTCGGGCAGCAACTCTGTGAGCAGCGACGCAGGCTCAGGCAAAGCTGCAAGCCTGGACGAGCAGCTCAAGAAGATCGCCAACAAGCTGGTTGGCCTGCACGACGGTGAGGACAAGAACAAGCTCACCGACGCGGCGAAGATCGACACCCTCGCGCAGCTGGACAACAAGAACCGCCCCCAGGGGAAGTACCTGGTCGGCATGGGCAACGCGAACTTCTCCGAGCCGCAGACTCATCGCATCGGCCATGAGCAGCCGCACCCCAACGCGCCGAAGAACAGCCCTTCGGGCACCAACTCGGTGATTCAGGCCTCGAAGACCTCTGAGGAGGACGCGTTCCTGGTGCTCTTCAAGAAGACCGCCGAGGACGTTGGCCCGTACCTCCCCGCGATGAGCGACGACGAGAAGGTCGCGCACATCTCCAAGATGATCGGCTTCGACCACGACGGACGCCAGGAGTACCTGAACGGTCTCCACAAGACCGCGGGTGGCGATGAGTCGAAGGAGACGAAGGCGCACGAGAAGAGCGAGTCGCCCAAATACGAGAAGAAGGAAGAGAAGGGCGAGTCCAAGAAGGAGAGCGCGCTCCTCGGCAAGATCCGTGAAATCGCCGCCGCGTCTTCAGCCTCGGCGAGCTAAAGCCGCAGCTCCCAACAAGAGGGCCCAAAACGGCCGTTGGGTCCTATACTTGGACCTGACGGCCGTTTCGCTTTACGTGGTACACTGACCGCTGTAGGAGAATTACATGCCCGCAATTTCGCCGCGAACACAAGCGATGGGACAGCCTGGTGGGACCAGCGATCAGGCGAAAGCCATGTTCGACCAAGGCTTGTCGCAGATGGCCTACAACGTTCTGCTGAGCAAGCTGCCCAACGTGGCGCCAGACGTTGTCACCTTCAAGGTTCTGGAGACAGACCACGAGGAGGGCTCAGGTGTCGGGGCCTTCGTCATCATCCGCCGGGGGCAGACGCTCTACATCCCCGTCGTGATGGCGGACAATCAAATCAAGCCGCTCGACATCCTGTACTACAAGGATCTCAACGCCTTCATGCCGCTGAGCAAGGAGTGGCTCGAGGAGCTCGACAAGCAGTCGATGGGTGAGCTCGGAAAGGGCGTGACCCCGCCCAAGACGATGCCGACCGACGTCGACATCCGCAACACCGTCGTTCCGCCCACTACAGGTCGGTACAGCTACGCCGCGGATGCTACGGAGAAGGCGGAGGATCTCAAGAAGAAGATGCGCCCGCCGAAGCACGCCATTCCGAAGACGGCGGAGACGGAGACGAAACAGGCCGGTCGCGTCTTTGACGAGGCACGCAACCAAGTCGAGCCCAAGCTCGCCTTCCTCGACTTCCTTTCGAAGGCCCCGAACCGTATCAAGAAGGCCGCGGCGAAGATGCTCGAGACCCGGCCCACCATGCTGAAGCAGGCAGTGTGGTTCTACGGCGAGAGGCCTCTCATCGACGCCCTGAAGCTTGCGGACTACGGCGGTGGGATCAAGAATCACGGTGGCGCTCTGTACGTCGCCGACGACAAGACGTCTCCTCAGGAGTTCAAGGACATCTTTGGTCCGAAGTCCCCCGCCGCGTTCCAAGGCGTAAAGGTGAAGGGGTACTACGCCAAGGATGACCGCAAGAAGGTCAACCGCGCCCTGGCGGTCCAGCCGTACCTCGACCTGCATGAGCCGAAGGACTCTGGGGCCTACAAGCTCTGGAAGAAGGACGGCAGGCCCGTCGTCGCGCTTGTCATCGCGAATCCGATCAACATGTTCGGAGACCCTCAGGGTAAGCGGATTCCTTCGCGCAACATCCGTTTCGTCAACCAGTCGGCGGGCCCCGCCAATGAACTGGAAGGGCATAACTCCCGGTACCGCGTGCCTGGGGAGACCGGCTACCGTGATGAGTTCCACATCGATCGGTACATTGGGGTCACTGAAGACGGCGACTTGATTGACTCGACCGATCTCTTGGGCACACAGGTGGCGATGAGCCAGCTCGAAGGGTCCGAGGTGTTCAAGAAGACGGTCGGCGAAGCCTCGGCCGCTGGCCCTCGTAAGGGACAGAGAGGCATCTTCGTTCAGCGCCGCGGTGCGTCCTTCATCGCGACGGCTCCCGTGACCATTGAGTCGGTCACTTCAGATTTCGACGGCGGACGTCGTGTTGAGGTGCTGGGCTCCTGGGGCAAGAAGACGCTGGTGACGGACGCCCGCCACCCCGGCAGCAAGCTGATGATCCCGACGGACAGCGACGTTGTCTACATGCCGAGCAACTTCGTCTGGTTCCCCATCAAGAGTGAGCTCACCCGGAAGGACTTCCTCACCACGCCGAAGGACATCTTCAACTGGACCACCGACGCGATGTTGTCGGAGGGCGCCGAGAAGGTGAAGGTGTCGAAGTACACCGGCGAGAACGGCTTCAACATCGCAGGGGAGTACGTCGGTGACTTCGTCTCCGCTCTCCGCAAGCTGGCGACCGAAGCCGTCATCCCGGTTGAGGACGCGGAGTTCGCGCTCAAGACGGCCGCGGAGAAGGGGAACTACTCCTTCTGGATCATCGAGTCGGAGAAGCTCGAGAAGGTGGCGGCGAAGCTCAGCGTGGCTGAGGGGGCGCCCGAGAAGCAAAAGAAGAAAGGTTTCAAGCACTATCTCGCAGACGGGGTGATGGGCGGCCTGGGGCAGAAGTGGATCGACCACAAAGACGGGACGCGGACCTACATCGAGAAGGACGAGTTCTCGCCTGGGGGCTACAAGGTCGCCGCCGAGAAGCAGCCTGAGCAGCCGGATCCCGCCGAGCAGGCGATGATGCAGATGCAGCAGGCGCAGATGCAGCAGCCGCAGGGCCCTTCGCCCGTCGACATGGCGGTCGCCGAGCAGATGCAGAGCATCCAGAGCCAGATGCAGGCGCTGACCCAGATGCAGCAGATGGTGCAGACCATTCAGCAGCGGGCGAGCATGATCGCCAGCGGTGGTGGAGCAGGCGCTGCTCCGGCAGCCGCAGCCGCGGCAATGGGCGGCCCGATGGATCCCTCAATGATGGGGGCGGGCGCACCGGTTCAGGGAATGGGCGGGCAGGACCCCAACGCTCAAGCGCAGCAGGGACAGCCGCAGGGGCAGCCTCCGCCTGGAATGGGCCAGCCGCAAGGTCAACAGCAGCCCGGACAAGCTCCTGCGGCTGGTCAGCCGGGGATGGACTCCAACGCCGCAGCACAGCAAGGGCAGGATCCCAATGCCCAGGCTCAGCAGCAGCCTCCGCAGGCGATGATGGCCGCAGACGATGGGTCTGTGGACACCATGCAGTCGCAGGTGAACCCGCAGTTCATTGAGCAGGCGGGACAGCTCAACGACGCAGGCACCTTCGACGCGGCGGCGCTGTCGTCGATGGCGCAGACTCCTTCTCTCAAGGAGATGGTCGCGGGCTACCTGCCGAACCTCGAGAAGTCTCTCGACAACCTGGGCCGGGTGCTCCTCACGCTCTGGATGGACGAGATGCGTATCAAGGGTGACATCGGTGACGACGCGTTCATCGCTCTGGAAGACAATCTGCGCTCGACATTCCGCGGCATGGGTGATTTGATTCTGAAGATCAACCAGAACACATTGGTTCTCCGGGAACAGCACGAACACAGCGCCTACCAAGGGTGAGCATGAAACGCGTATCTCCACGGCACCGGTTCGAGTCTGTGCTCGCAACGGTAAAGACAGCGTCTCCTCCTCCCCCCGGGGAAATGGAGGCGGCGCTGCACAGCCTCATCAAACGGAGCGGTCCCCCGGATCCGTGGGTGGAGTACGCGTACGATCTATACCTCGATGTACAGCACCGTTCGGTCCTGGACGCGTTCATTCTCTCGAGCGCTCCAATGGACGTCGTAAGCAAGGTCCTGGGAATCCCTGTCCTCGTGCTGATGGCTTACGAGTACCTCTTCTTCGACATGGCGACTTTCCGTAACCGCCTCGAGAAGATCACGTACGCGTCGAATTACGACGGTGACGCTTACGCCGCTGAGCTACTGAAGACGGGCATCATGGTGGGCTCGGACTACCTGATTTGGACGTACGGCGGCAAAGATACCGTCGACACCCGGGCGGTCGTGCGCCATACGATGATCGATGCGTTCTACCGCGGCATGTCACACAAGGGGAACAGCCTCACGAGCGCCGTATCCAAGGAGTCCCAGAAGTGGTGGGCGACGGCCATCAAGAACGCCGAGATCCTTGAGAAGATGGACCCGCAGGCGACGAAGCAGGCGTATGAGGAGCTTCGCATCGCACTGAACGGCGTTGATGAAACCTTGCCGGTTGAAAAATCTCCGGTGCCCGTCGAAGACATTCTTCACTAGGATACTGCCATGCCACGTTGGAACGAGAGCGAATTCGTAAAGCACGCCCAGGGGCTCGCGGAGCAGCACCTGGTGACCAAGAAAAGCCTGAACGAGCTCTCTGAGAAGTTCGCTCAGGAGAACCAGCTCAACCCCGAGGAGATTCGTACCCTCGTGCGGCTGGCGAACGTGGCAACGTTTCAAGAGCTCTTCAAGAAAAAGGACGGCGGGGACAAGATGATTGAGTTCGACACCGGAGATCCCGAGGCTGTCATTCGCAACATGGTGGCCTCAGCTAGCGCACCGCCGCAGACCGCGAACATCAACAACGACAAGCTCGCCAGCGAAGTCCCCGACATGATGCGGGAGAAGCGCCTGGGCAAGAAGTTCGACCTCGCGCCTGAGGCCGAGAAGGTAGCGGAGTACGCCGAGAAGCCCGCCCGCGAGGACATTGTCGTGATGAATCTCCGCAAGCTGGCGTCGGAGTTTACCATCGCGAAGATCTCTGCGGGGGCGAAGTGGGAGGAGAAGCTGGCGTCCCTGGCTCGTGTCTTCAAGCGCGCCCCAGGGTACGGACCCAAGTTCATGGACTTCGAGAAGTGCGCCTGGGCTGAGCTCGGGGCAGACGCGTCGCCTGAGATGGCCTTCCTCTACGAGGAGCTTCGAGTCAATCACTCTCGGCCCGACCTCGAGAAGGTGGCCTTCCTACAGGAGCGCCTGGTGGTAGAGGACACCCCCGAGCTCCGGCTGTTGAAGGAAGCCCACGATGCCCGGCAGACCTACGAGAAGATGATCGGTGCGCTGGCGTGGGTCGACAAGAACATGCCCGCTCTTGGGCGGTAACGTGAAGAACCCCATTTTCCAAGCCCAGGTCGCCGCACTGTTCGACAAGACGTCGAATGCCCACGTGCGTCGTGGAGAGGAGATCATCTCCGGGGCAAAGGACATTGGGTCCGCGGCTCAGGGGGTCCTTGGAGTAGCGAATCGGGGACTGTCGAAGTTCGTAGACCCCGCCGGAGATAGCGTTCTAGCCAAGGGGCTTGGGCGAGCTGCCGATTTCGCTTCAAAGCGGCCAGGCCTTGCGACAGGCGTGATTGGCGCAGCCGCTTTGGCGCCTATACTGGGGAACGCTTTCAGTTCGTCACAGGCACATCACCAGAGAGAGCTCATGGACGCATACGCTCAGCCCGAAAGGGTCATCACCGCCAACCTGGACGAGTTCATTGAGAAGAAGGCGGAGCTCTACTCAATGACCAAGGTAGCGGCGAAGCCCCCTCCGAAGCCGCCTTGGCTGTCGAACCAGCTGCTGAAGAACATCGCAAATCGGGCGGCCCGCGGCGCTGGAAACGTTGCCCGGAGCGAAGCGCGTAAGCGTAGCGAATCAGCAGCGGCCGAAGCTCGTCAGCGCGCTTCGGAGCAGATGAAGCGCTTTCAGGCAGCTACGGAGAAGCAGCGGGCGCAGCACAAGGGCGACATCAAATCAGTCGCTCGTTCCGCCGCGAATGCCGTCAAGAAGAGCCTCCCGCCGGAGCCTGGATTCTGGTCTGCCTCGGGCGAGGCCATGGTCGGCGGCTTGAGCAAGGGGATCGGTTCGGCGCTTGGTGGCTCGTTGGTGGGGCTGATGGCCCACGGCATCGGGACCGGCGTTGACGCTCTCCGCGATCACTTCATGCTGGACCCGAAGCGTAAGGCTCTCGTGGACACCCTCGTCCGCACGGATCCTGTGCTCAGCGATGCGGTTGACCGGAGCCCGGACAGCAAGGCGATTATCCGTGAGTCCTACGGGACGATGGAGCGGTTCGCCCCTACTCTGTCCCTGGACATCAACGCTGTTCGGTCTTTCCTCCGGGAAGCTGTTCTCGGCGGGTCCGGCGTGAACTACGCCACCATCAAAAATCTGGTAGACACCGAGAAGTCTATCGCTGAGGCAAAGCCCCGTTACGGGGGAGGATACTGACATGGACAACATCGATCAGCACATTTCGCCGGAGCTGCACGAGGCCATCCAGCGCTTCGGCTTCGACAAGGTCGCGGCCCGGATGTTCGGAGTGGAAGAGATCAACGAAAAGACGGCTTCGACCATCGTCGGCACGAACTTGATGACCCGCTTGGCGGAGTGGCGGCAGGTCGCCACAGGTCTCGCGGCGTTGAAAGACCTCGGGGGCTGAGATGCACTACGTCACGTTCTGGAAGAATCTGCAGGTCGTGGCTGGGCTCGAGAAGCTGGCCTTGAGCGTCGACGCTCAAACATCGGAGCAGGCGCAGCCTCTTCTGGCAGGAGCTTGTGACGAGCTCTTCGAAACAGTGAAGCAAGCCGCCGCCGATCGCGGAGAGCATCTTACCAGCGCCCTGTGGGGGTATCGCGAAGCTCACCGGACCACTGGTGAGAAGTTCGCCGCCGCGGCGGAAGAGACCGCTGAGCTGCTACAGAAGCTGGCCACCGCCACCTACGTAGACGAGGTTCTCGACGCCAAGCTTGAGAAATTGTCCGGAGACGAGTACGACGCGGCCCGCCGGGTTCAGTTGCTGGGTCGGGAATACGCAGTAAATCTGATGCGAGGACTCTTTGCGTAAGGTCTACGAACTCGACACGCACTTCGCTACCGGCGAAGCGACGGTTCAGCCCGTGCTCCTTTGGGGCGCGAATGGCCGTCCCTTGCGTGAGCGGTTCACCAAGACGGCTAGCGAAGCGTCGGACTACATCCAAGCCGTTGAGCCGAAGCCTGGGACCAGCATCGTGCTGGTTCTCGCTCTCGGAGCCTACGAGACCTACGATCTCAACCGCAACGGTGATGGGTTCAATGAGTTCCCGTTCAAGAACGGATTCAAGCCTACGTGCGGTTGCTGCCAAGCCGACGGAGCCTGGGTCACGCAGCAAGAGGTTCTCCCGAACCACTACAAGTCTTTCGAAGAGCACGGCAAGATTTACCGTCACCACCAGAACAAAGATCCGCAGAAAGCGTGCGGCGACGTGCTCAAGTCGTTCTGGAATCCTCAGATGCATCGGGTTGAGCTACTCCTGGGACTCAGGAATGAGCTCGCCCCTGATCTGGCGGAACGGATTGCTTCGGGAGAATACCCCGCTGTTTCGATGGGGTGCCGCATCAAGTACGACGTCTGTACTATCTGCGGACACAAGGCTCCGACGCGGAAGCAGTACTGCGACCATCTGAAATTTGGGATGCGGCAAGTAACGCCGAGTGGCCTCCGCGCCGGAGCCCTCAACCCGTCCCCGAAGTTCTTCGACATCTCTTTCGTTGTGAAGCCTGCCGATCTCACCGGCTACATGATGAAGAAGGTCGCTGACGAGAGCGCCTACAGCGTTCGTACGTCCGCGGAGCTCGGGGAATACCTGGACAACGTCGAAGAGAAGCGGGCGGCTATCCGTAAGATCGCCGACATCGACAAGATTGTTCGCGGGACCCCTGTCGACCACAAGACGTCGCCCATCACTGAGCAAGAGGCTCGTGGGATCCAGCAGTACCGCGACATGATTCTCCCCGCGGTCAAGGGGATGCCCAACCTTGACGACGGGACTATCAAGGAGCTGTCGAAGCACCCGGTGGCCCAGGTGCTCTCAACTCTCTCCGCCGCAGGCGTCATCCTCACGACCCCGGAATTCGTGAAGATGATTGTTGAGCGCCTGGCCCCGGGCACGCAAATCCCCGCGGCGGCGCTCGATGGAATCGTCGCGATGCAGGGGCACATCTTCGACCTCTTCGCGCGGCACCCGCAGCTGCTCGAGCAGCTTGGGTCTACGGGGATGTTCGACCGTAGCGCTAGCAACGTCAACCCTGAGATTGGGGTCATCGCGGAGAAGTACCTCGAGAAGCGCTCGACGATCACCGACTACCTGTCCCGGCAGCTCCTGCCGCCACAGCTTCGGTCGGAAGAGCCGATGTGGACGGACCCTCTTCACGTGAGCGACCCGGCTACCGGTGAGAGGTATGAGACGACCCGCGGCGCTGCTCGCGAAGCTCACGATGAGATCGCGAAGAAGCAGCTCGCCAAGCTCCTGGGCACTGGGGCTCTTCTCGCCGTCGGAGGCCGTGTAGCCGCTGGGCTGGTTCCAAAGCATTTTCGCCCGCTGACGTGGGCGACCACTGGGCTGCTCGGGGCACAAGCCCTTCGCCCCGATTACGGGTCTCAGTACCTTACCGACGAAGGCATCACGATCCCCACGCTCACCGAGATGCGGAAGCAGGGGTCCAACAAGCACGCCGACCTGTCGTCCGTGGGCCTCCCCATCATGGGGTCAGCCGCCCTCGTCGCAGCGCTTGGGCACGACTACCTCTCACGTCTTCGCAGCGGGCAACCTGTGAATGAGCCCGAGGCTCCTTTGGGGCGCCGAGTGCTTGATCAGCTTGGTTCGTTTTACGCGGACAACCCCGCTCTTGGGGTTCTTGGTACCTTGGGCGCCTACGGTGGAATTCGGCACGCACTCGGGAAGTTCGCGGGGTACGTTGAGACGCTGGGTTCTCCGTCTTCGTCGGACAGCGTTCTCTCCCCCGAAATTGACATCGACGATGTCGTTACGAAAATCGGTAGCGTTCTCCTGAGGTAGTTGTTTGTTTTTCCACGGGGGGTCTCCTAGACTTCCTGCAACTGAGGGCTCACACATGAAGATCGACAGAATTCTTGCAGGCATCCGGGATACGCAGGCCGCCGAGAAGAAGGCAAGCGAGACCCCCGTTCCCGCGGTGGCTGAGAAGACCGCCTCAACGCAGACGGCGCTCGTGGCGGCTCTGAACGACGCCCTGGCCCCGAAGGACACCAAGGTCGCGTCTGCGTCCGAGGCGTCTCCCGTGGACGACGTCATGAAGGTGGCGCAGGAGCTCGCCGGTGCGGAGAAGGAGGCCGCCGTCAAGGAGGCCCAGATTCTTGGTACTGCTTTCGCCGACGCCGCCATCGCGCGTATGGCGGAGTGGAACAAGACCGCCGCCCAGATGGTCACCGCCGCTCCCGTTCAAGCGGTCCAGGGGAACAGCGACTTCGGCAAGTTCGCGAACGCGAATCCCGATCTCGTGAAGCAGGCAGCGCAGCTGGGCTACGAGAAGGCGAAGGCCGACCTCGAGAAGCAGGCCGAGGACTCGTACGTCCAGGGCTACAACGACACCGTCGAGACGATCCACAAGACCGCCTCGCTCGAGTTCCTGAAGGCCGCCGCGATCACCTCGCAGATCATCGACGCCTCGACCCGGTAACGCCATGTACGATGCCGTCACTCGCGAGACCTATGCGCAGCTCTTCAAGTTGGCGGAGGCCAAGTTGCCTCCGTCTGTTCGTGAAGAGACCGTGAAGGCCGCGAGTGTCGACCCCGTTGTCTCCAAGGCGTTGTTGGATCGGTGGAGCAAGTCATGAAAGACCTCAGCCAACTCGCGGCATCTGTGCTGAAAGAAGTAGAGCAGGGGCAGTTGGTGAAACAGGCGGAGTTGGCCTATACCAAAGAGCAAGCCCTGAAGACGGAGTCAGGGAAGATGTTGCATAAGCTCGCCGAGCAGCTTCGGATCGCAGGAACGTCGAACATCACCTACACTGACTTGGCGCGTTTTCGGAAAACCTATGACGTCTGAGAATCTCAAAAAGCTGGCCACTCTCCTTCGTGAGGAAGCTGCGTCTGCTGCTGCGGCGACCCAAGTGAAGTGTGGTCAAGTTCTTCAGGCGGCAACGGCCTTGAACATCCTTCGCGCAAAGGTGGCCCATGTCCGCTGAATTTCTTTTGAAGGTCGCTACTGTCCTCGAGGAGACCGCGAAGATCATCGACGGTCACGAGGTCGAGAAGGCCGCTGCGGTGAAGACGGCGCGAGACGCTGCTCTCAAGAGCGTCGCTGACAAGTACACAGAGGCCACGGGTGAAGAGATCCCGTCCGAAGTGTTTGACAAGCTTTCCTCGTCTGGAGAGGATGTTCTGTCGACCGTGAAGCAGTTGCTCGAGAAGACGGCGGGCAGCAGCGGAGTGGAGAGTCTCGGCAGGTCCAGCGAGAAGTCAGCACAGAAGCAGCCGACAACGAAAAAGGAAGCGGCGGAGGCCGCCTACGAGCGGTTTGGTAATTTCATCAATTCCTAACGCCCACCAGGCGGATAGAAAGCAGGGAGACACGCAATGAGCATCCTGAACTCGAAGTTTGACATCGTTTCTGTAGACAACCCGGTTGCGCTGGCGGCTCTGGCGCAGGTCCTCGTGGTCCCTGGTGGGATGACGCTCAACTCGGAGGGCACCCCTGTCGCGGGTACCATCCCGGCGGGCGCCATCGTCAGGATGGATCTCGTCACTGGCGAGGCCGTTCTTGCCACCACCGCTGACGTGGTTGCCAACCGCCTCAACGCGGTGATGGCGTTCGTCACCATCGACGGCAACAAGGACTTCTCCGGCGCCTTCGTGCAGAAGCTCACCGTTCTGAACGGCGGCTTCACGATGTCGACCGATCAGTACGACGCCGGTGCGTACACCCCTGGCAAGCTGGTGTCGTTCAACGCCGGGAAGATCAAGCTCGCTGGCGCGACGGACCAAATCATCGGGGTTGTTGGCCCGGCTGGTCTCGACGCAGTGAACGGGGTTCTCCAGGTCATTGTTCCCCAGGGTGGTCTGACCTAAGTTCGTACTACGCAACATTCACGCTGATGCCGGGATTCGCCCGGAACATGTTGGAGGAGACTGATACATGGCTTACAAGACCGAAACGCAGCAAGTCTCCGCCCAGTTCGTAAACTCGAACTTCGTCAAGAAGATCGAGGATGGGCGGATCAAGGAAGCAGCAGCCGAGGGCTCGGCGTTCATTCGCGAGTTCGTTCGCCAGGAGTCGTACGCGCGTGAGATTCTCACGCCCGTCCTGCTCCAGGATGACGAGATCGACCGTGACGAGAACACGGACGAGCCCAAGAAGATCGTAGAGAAGGAGCCCAAGTCGGTGGCCACCTTCGTGCAGTTCCAGGGAGCAGGTCCTCGGACCTGGTTCAAGGGACCGCGCTACTCGGTCTTCTTCGGCAAGACGGAAAGCCAGCACTTCACCAAGTCGAAGTTCCAGCTGATGACCTACCAGAACGACATCCGGAAGATGCTTTCGGACAACTCTGTGAAGGACATGGCGGACCAGGAAGACTCGAAGTGGCAGCAGACGGTCGACGCGCTCATCGCGGCGAACCCTCTCGAGCAGAACGTCAACGCTGGCGGGTTCAACTCCACCGCGTTCAAGTCAGGCTTCCAGAAGATGGTTGGTCGTCGCCGTCCGATCGGCAAGATGACCATGACCAAGGGCCTGTACTACGAGGCTCTCGATCTGGTGGCCACCAGCGTCGGTAACGACGTGGCGTCGCGGCACTACGACGACGGCGTGGAGAACGAGGAGAAGCTCTGGGGCTTCCCGGTCATCACGACCATCAAGTCGACCATCCACGACCCGAAGAAGGCGTACATCTACTCGCCTGAGAACTACCTGGGCAACTTCTTCCTGCTCCAGGATGCGACGCTGTACATCAAGCAGGAGGCTGACACCATCACCTTCTGGACGTACGCGGCCCCCGGCATCGGCATCGGTAACCGCCTGTCGATTCAGTCAATCACCTTCCCGTAAGTACCGGGCAGGCTGTAGGCTAGGGACGTCTGGACTCTTCCAGGCGTCCCTTTCCATTTGGGGCGTGCGCGATGATCGTAACCGGCCCATCCAGAAGCACTGAGGTCTACGGTGAGACCCCGTCGGGCTTCATCAATGGGGTCAATGCGACCTTCCTCACGACGTTCCCCTTCCGCGCAAATAGTGAACGCCTGTACCTCAACGGCGTACGCCAGAAGCGGGTTAATGACTACGTCGTGATCCCTCCGGCTACGTTGGTCTTCGTTCTCGCTCCGAGAACAAACGACCATGTGCTAGTGGACTACCTACGATGACGCCCGGATGTTTCTCCACCGATAAGATAGGCTTAGCCTGCTACCTGATGATCAAGGGAGCGGAGCTAACCAGCATCCACGGAAAGAGCCGGGGGCGGGCTACGTTTACGTTCAAGCTACCCCCCGCGGAAGCAGTCACCCAGGAATTGGCCTATACTACGTCAGACCATTCAAGGTTCTTCGAAGCGTTCAAATACCTAAGAGGACGCGCCCTGCGGGGCGAGTAGACCCCACTTTACGTAGTAGCCCGACGCAGGAGATAACACATGGCGCGCACTTTCATTCGACAAGATACGCAGATCCGAAACTCAGACGTCTATGACGACACGCTCGTCGTAGGCTCAACTCTCGAGTCCGCCTCGACGGAGATCGAGACCGACCTCAACGCCATCCGCTCGCAGGCCAAGCGCGCCCTCTTCGCGGACAACGCGGGTGACTGGTTCGCGGACATCAACGTCCCCTCCGCGCTCGACACCGGCACCAAGCGAGGCATCACCAACCTGAACACCGACCTCCACGACTTGGAGCGCAAGCGGGTGCTGGTCGCGGTGGACAAGTTCCTCACCGACATCACGGTCGGCGCGGTGGACAACTTCAAGATTCTGGCTCTCGGTGAGCTGCCCCCCAACACCACGGCGGCTGTCGGCGCGGTGACCACGCGGGGCACCGTCGCAGCGTTCCACACCGGCACCTTCGGGACGCACGCACTGGATGAGGTGTCGGGCTCCTCCGACATCACTCCGAAGAACCTCTGCAACATCGTGGACTCGGTGACGCACGACCCGATTCTGTCGAGTGGCCGCGTCGTCTACGCCCTCTTCCAGACGGAGACGGTGACGGATGGGCACGCGATGACGGACACCACGCCCGTCCGCGCCCAGCTCTCCTTCGTGCGCCTGAACGCGGGCGGTACGGACCTCGAAGCCTGTCCCGCAGCCGACATCCAGACAAAGATCATCCACTACTCCGCCCCTGAGCGGAAGGCGTTGGAAGACCTCAACGAGCAGGACTTCCTGCGTGGCGCGGTGACGGACATCGCCGCGGCAACCACCGTGACCCGGCAGGTCGCTTACAATAATCAGGGCACCACCCCGGTGGACCTCACCACCAACGCGACCCTCGATCTTGAGGGTCCGGGGCTGACGTGGATCATCCGCGACGACACGCAGGCCAACCTCTTCCGGATTCTGGAGGGGAGCGCGGGCGGCACCAGCGAGGTGCAGCTCGGCACCGACGTTGACGTGTTCAACGTGGACGCCATCGTCAACGACTTCGCGGAGGGCATCCGGGCAGATACAGGAGGTCAACGCATCGATGTCGGTGTCAACGCCGGTGTCGTTGAGTCGACCGGCGCGAACGACCTCCGCATCCTCGGCGCAGCTGAATTGTTCCTGGATGACGGCAACCAGACTGGCTCGACGTGGGCGCAGACGAATGGCATCAAGCTCTCCGACACTCAGGCGGAGTGGAACCTCTTCGAGACGAACTTCGGCGAAGTGTCCCTGCTCAACGCCATTAACCAGGCGAAGAACACCTCGGCTCGCAACACCAAGATGTACGCCAACGTCACCGTGACCACGGACGCCAACCTCGATGTGAGCCTGGCGGACGGCAACCTCGACACGGCGCTCCCGGCGATGAACGCTGGCAGCTTCCTCACCGACTACGACGTGTTCCTCAACGGAAACCTCCTCCGTCCTGGAGCCAACGCCGCGGCGAACAACGACTACTACCCAGGCACAACCATCACAGCTCCGGCGAAACTCAAGTTCGAGTTCAAGGTCAAGAACGAAGACGTTCTCTGCGTCATTCCCTACGCATAACTCTTGAGGTAGAAGGTGCCCCATGAGCGTCCTCAAATCCGAATTGAAGCAGCTTGTCACACAAGAGGTTGGTGTTCGGGTTGAGGATGCTCTTGAGGGCGCTCGGAATGATTTGTTTGTGCTGGAAGGGCGCCAGGCCGGATTCTTCGAAGGCGCGAAGATCGCGGAAGCGCTCCTCGGTTTCGTCGACAAGGACTTGACGGAGGGGCTTCTCGAGCTCCCCGTTGCTGCTGAGGTGAAGAAGTACGTCACCCGCTGCGTTCACGCGCTGAACAACGCCGGGCAGAACGCTTCGAACCTTCGCATTGAGCAGAATGGCAAGGTCAAAGCGCTCACCCAGACGGTGTCCATGCTCAGCGACATCGTTGAGAAAGAAAAAGCCAAAGCCGCCGCGATTCTTGCGGCAGAGGCCGCTCCCCCTCCAGAGAACGCACGAGATCGGGTGATGGGCGTAGCTCCTGTGAGCATCAAGGAACTTCGTCTCGCCGAAGAAGCGGTGACGGCTCCGGCCCCCGCCGCTCCGGAACCTGTCGCGGTTCCCGCGCCGGTCGCTGCTCCCCCGGCACCTCTCGTTCGCTTCTCTCCCAAGGGGCGCGGCGGGAGGAAATCGCGTGCCTCTAACTCCTGATCGACGACATGGACCCCTTGAAGAAGATGAGGGTATCAATCTAAGCCCGCAGGCGGTTGTTCCAGCCGTCAACGGAGAGTTACGCTACGTCGCGGGAACAGGTTTTCAATTTTTCGATGAAGGTGTTCTTAAGGGACTCAGCGGTTCTGGCATCACCGCGCCGCAGCATGAAGTTCTGGACACGCTCGTCCATGATCTGTCGGAGACTTGCTATTTTGAAGTGACGCGCTCACTCGGCAAGGCGACAGCCCTCACATACTGGACCTCCCCAGCGAAGACGATGAAAGTTCGTGAGACTCTCATTACTCGATCTCTGGGGAGAGTTTCTCAGATTGTAGAGAACCAGTACGACGGTACCGGTGCTCTTGTTCAAACCCTGACCACTGTGTTCACACGTGGCGTCGGTAATCGCGTAGTCTCCGCGCAGCTCACGGAGACGCCATGACCACCTACGTCATCGCCGAAATTGACGGCCCGGTAGAGGCCAACATCACGGGGGCCGTCTTTCCGCAGTTGGCGGTAGCATTGGTAGCGCCTCTGGCGGTGTCCGTCGCTGCTGGATACTACGAGATCGGCGGCGTGCGGGGACAGTACCCGGGTGTTGGATCTATCGCTGTCACCGACAACGCGACCAACTACGTCTTCCTCAACAGTGCCGGTGCTCTCGTCATCAACACGACAGGGTTCCCGGGAGTAAATCACCTTCGCCTCGCCCAGGTCTTCACCTCGGGCGGCGTCATCCTCAACACCATCGATGTTCGCCCTTTCTTCACGGCGACTTCTCCTCAAACAGCTGACGATACATTCGTCTTCGCGGCGGGCGGTCTTGGGCTTTCGACGACTCCCCGCTTCCTGCCGTTTGGTCTCGCGTCGAACAACGCTCCAACGTCGCCCGTCTCTCTTCGAGCGGCGAGAGCGGGAACGTTTTCGAACATGCGAGTGCGCCACAATCTTACGGGCACGGGCGGCAACATCACCTATACCTTGAGAGTAAACGGGGTGGATTCCGTTCTCACAGTTACGGCTACCGCCGCATCGACGGGAGGGACTGATTTAGTCAACTCCGTTTTCGTCGCAGCAGACGACTTAATTGATCTAAGAGTCACCAAGGCAGCCGCCATCACAAACAGTCCTTCCGAAGTAACTGCGACTCTCGAATTCAACATCTAGGAGTAGAACAACATGGCTCTCACAATCTATCGATACCGAGCAACGGGCCCTGGGATCGGCGATCTCTCAAAAGAAGTTCCGAGTGCTGTCACTTTTTCAGCGGCCGGGCATCTGTACGTCGACATTCAGGTCGACGACACAGTTCTTCAGGATCTCAGCGATGCCATGGCCGCAAGAGGGTGGACCTTCGATTCCACCGCTCCGGCGACAACCCCGGCGGCTCAAGCCGCGTCTCTCGGCTCCGACGCCATCAACATCCTGTCGGGCGGCACTCTCGTCGCCAAGCAGCCAAGTCTGAACTTCGTCTCAGGCGCCACGGTCGTCAACAACGGCGGCGCTGGGCGAGTTGACGTCACCATTCCGGCCGGGCTGGCTCTTACCGCCAACGCCCCTCAAGGCGTTTCACTTACGGCGGCGGCGGTGGGTACGGGTACCGCTGCGGCCAAAGATGACCACGTTCACCTCTTGGCTACCGCGGCACCGAGCAACATCGGCACCGCCAACGCCGCAGGAACCGCGACTTCTTCAGTTCGCTCTGACCACGTTCACGCTCTTCCGTTTGCCACCGTGCAGACGGTGCTCGCAGGCGCAACCAGCGCCATCGCAGTCAATGCCCAGAAGATCACAGGCCTCGCGGACCCGACGGCTGCGCAGGACGCTGCGACAAAGGCTTACGTAGATGCCACGAGCCAGGGTCTCGACGTCAAGGCGTCGGTTCGGGCAATCTCGACCACCAACATCACGCTGAGCGCTCCGCAAACGATTGACGGCGTCTCGGTCATCGCGGGCGATCGCGTTCTCGTTGCCGGTCAGAGCACCGCCTCGGCCAACGGCATCTACGTCGTCGCAGCGGGTGCGTGGACCCGAGCTACGGACGCCGACACTTCGCCGAAGGTCACGGCCGGGATGTTTACCTTCGTCACAGAAGGAACAGCGAACGCCGACTCTGGTTGGGTGCTGACGACCAACGACGCCATCGTTCTGGGCACCACCGCTCTCGCCTTCACCCAGTTCTCTGGGGCTGGGCAGGTTGTAGCGGGCGCTGGTCTCACGAAGACGGGCAACACGCTCGACGTCATCGCCAACGCGGACGCTTCCATCGTTGTCAACGCCAACGACATTCAGGTTGGCGTACTCGCGACCGATGGGCAGCACGGCAACCGGGGCGGTGGAGCTCTCCACGCCAACGCCACAACCTCTGTCGCGGGGTTCCAGTCTGGCGCCGACAAGACGAAGCTCGACGGCATCACCGCTCTGGCCTCGACGGACTGCCTCCTCTGGGGAAACTCCTCCATCGGCACCAGCACGACGGCCCGCTTTCTCACGCCCGGTTACACGGACAACAGCGCACAGACCTCCGCCGTTCAGTTCCGCGTCCCTCGCGCAGGCACCATCCGGAACCTGCGTGTCCGCTCCAACACTGCAGGCACTGGCGCTTCGAACCTCACGTTCACGCTGCGAAAGAACGGAACGAACCAGACCCTGACCTGCACCTACTCGAACACGGCCCAGGACGGCTCCGACTTGGTCAACAGCTTCACAGTGGCCGCTGGCGATCTCATCGATCTCACAGTCACCAAATCCGCTTCTCTCTCGAACAGCCCCTCTGCTGTCGTAGCTTCTGTCGAATACAGCGCCTAACGCTGAGAGAGGATCAACTTGGCCGCTACAGTCTACAGATACCGTTTCGTAGGAACTACTCTTACAAACGTGGCCAAGTTTGTCCCCGGGGCGGTGTCCGTCGGGGACATCGCTCCGGCTCAGTACACCGACTTGACCTGCGATGACACCGTCAAGACGGACCTCGACAACTACATGTTGGAGCGTGGATGGGTCTTCGACTGCACGGCCCCTGTCACTTTCGTAGACCAAGCCGTCGCGGCTGACTCGCCAGCTCAGACTCTTGCCTCTGCAACGACGGTCATCGACATCGCTGCGGCTACCGCTCCAACGGCAGGGCAGGCTCTGGTAGCGACTGGGCCGACGACTGCGACGTGGCAAACGCCGTCAGGCTCTTCCATTCTGGTGAAGACGGCGCAGATCAACATCACGGCCAATACGACGACAAACCAGTCGTCGTTTCAGGACCTCCTCACACTCAACATCACCGCCGCTGGAGCTGGCTTCTTCTGCATCTTTGCCGACGGTGCCGTGTCCAACACCAACTCCAACGTCAACATGCGGCTTCGTGTTCTCCTCGACGGCGTGTCTATCGGCGGCGTGCAGATGCGTGTCGCCGCGTCCAACATCGCGATGGGTTTCGGCTTCAACAAGCGTGTCGCTGTCGCGGCTGGCGCCAGAGTCGTAAAGCTCCAGTGGGCTACCGCGAACAACACGATGCAGTGCCGCCCCGTCGCTAATGCTGACGCTGAGAGCGCGTCGCTACTCGTCCAAGAGGTCACCGACTGATGACTACCTACAACTTCACCATTTCGACAGCCTTCCCTGCGGCCAAGGTGTCCTCCGACAGGCTCACTCGGGAGATTCAGGACTCGGACATCACCGTTGCTCTCGACGGCATCACCACGGCAGGCGACGCCTGTGCCATCATCTTCAAGGCGGCGCTCTCTGGCGGCGAGGAGACGACGCTCAACGGGCTGGTGGCGGCACACTCCGGCGAGCCCCTGCCCGACAACACGCTACTCAAGGTGAAGGAGTACACCTCCGAGGGAGTCCCTGCGCCCGTCGCAGCGGACGGCAAGCCCTTCGTCCTGCCCAACAGCTTCCCTGGCGAGGTGCTGGTGAACTTCACCGGGACCTCGGATCAGCTCTCTCCCCCGAAGCGATTCGCTGGCGGGTTGTTCAGCCTCCAGCAGGTTGGGGTTGGAGAGACTTCGCTCGAGCTCGACTTCCTCGACGGGGTTTTTCTCGCCGGTGGGCACGTCGACTGGGACGGCGGAAGCTGGGGAAGCACCGTCTACATGGAGCTCGTCGCCCCAGCGTCCACCGTCAAAGATCCTGCGTCTCCAGGGACCGGCAACTGCAACGTGGTTCCGACGGGGATCCCGGGGCTCAACATCATTGTCCCCGCCGCGGGCAACGGGGCGAAAGACATCGACGTCCCCATTCCCATCCCGGCGAACGACGATGAGACGAACGCACAAAACGGCTACTGGACCTACTCAGAGCCGTGGATTGGCAAGGGAACGGTGTCCCCTTCTCCTGGCACCGGTAAGTACAACCTTTTCACCGCACCGTTGGAGCTGGCGCATTTCGCTAAGCTTCATTTGTTTTTGCCTACTGGTCAGCGAGACATGATCGCTCCGGCTATCAAGCCGAAGTGGATTCTTCCGGAGTGGAAGATGAAGGTCCTCATCTCCAACACGGACGCCGCCAAGACTCTCAGGCTCAGCGTCGACCTTCTAATTGCCCGGAGAAAATCAGTATGAGTGACTCAGCCATCATTGAAGCAGTTCCTGATGTACTTCCCGCCTCCGACCAGGTCGCGACGCACGCGGACCTGGAGGCCATGAGGAACAAGTTCCACAGCGACCTAGTGGGGCTCCGATCGAAGTCTACGAGCCAAAAGTGAACATCGATGCCGCGGTTCCCAAGGCGGCTGAATGGCTCGGCACACCATACGACTTCCAAGGCCTGTTCGGCGGAATCGTCGTAGAGGTAGGGCAGTGGTTGAAGCACAAGTGGCGGAACCCTGTACGCAGCGTCAACATCGTGTACTGCAGCGAGTCTGTCATTCGCGGTTGCGCAGAAGTTCCGTATCCTGGGATGGAGGTTTTGGACCCGAACGACGCGGACCCTTGGGAGCTTCGAAATCTTCTCGCCCACGACGGCAGCAAACTTCTGCCTTCCAGCTAAACTGATGCCGCATGCTTCTTCGAGCCACGCTCAACGAACCCGTCCCGCTCCAAGCTCTCGCGAATGACGGGAACACGGGGCTGTTCGTTCGCGTAACAGTACTCAGCCCCACTCTTGTGGTCGTCGCGACGCTGTACCCTCTGCACGTCGTGAAGGGGCTGTACTCAGTAAATTGGACCCCAACTTCCGAGGGGTACTACTCCGCGATCTACGAGTTCTTCACCGACCCCGGGTACACCACGGTTGCCTACGACTACCCGCAGCAGGGGGAGACGGTCGAGGTCAACTCCGACAAGACCAACATCCTTCGGCTCCTGGCTCTCGAGCACGAGAACACTGTTCTTGACCAGCACACGTACGACGGGGCCAAGCGTCTTTTGACGTCACGTCTCCGAGGCTACAACTCGGCGGCCAATGCCGCGCTGGCAGGAGTTACAGGGCTCCTGTTTGAGTGGCACATCTCTGCGACATACGATGGCTTGGGCAGGAACAACCTCTTCAAGATTGACCGTGTCCTATGACCCTCTACTTCGCGACGCAGGCGTACCTGCACGACGACTGTCCGAACGATCTCCTGCCGCCCGACGGGTCGGGGGCGTTCGACCCTCCGCCGAAAGCACCCAGCGGAAAGGCAAGTCTCGCGAATCCGGTACCCGTTCCCCCGAGGGGCGCCGCCGTAGCTTCTCCGTTGAACCCCATCCCTCGTCCGCCGACCGGAAAGGCTACACTAGAGAACCCTGCGCCTGTCGCGCCCAAGGGTTCGGCGGTGGACCAAACTTCAAACCCACCCCCGAAAGCACCTGGCGGTGGAAAAGCTGAGGACGTGTAATGGGCATCAAGGTCAACTGGGCAGGGAGCACGGAAGCGGACATCGCTTCGTACAACCTCGAGCGCGCCGACAACCTGACCGGGGCCCCGTGGACTCTCCTGGTCAACGTCGTTCACACGATTCCTGGTCCGGCCTGGGACGCGCTGACGTCGACCTTCTTCTACCTCGACGCCACCGGCGACACGACGAAGTACTACCGACTGATCGCCATCGATACGGTGGCTCAGTACAGCGTACCCTCTACCCCCTTCCAAGCAGTCAGCACCGCCCCGGCGATCCCCAACGTCGTCAAAGTGGACCACAACACTCCGACCGCGGGGTCCTTGAGATATCAGACCGCCGGGGGCATTCCCGTCGAGGCGGCGGTTGTGCGGGTCTACTACAAGAGCGCGTTCGACCAGGGGCAGACAGACACGCCTTTGGCTGTGACGATGACCAATGTTCAAGGCAACTGGGTGAACCCGATCAGCCTTACGACCGGCTTCACCTACGTCGTGCAATTCGCTAAAGAGGGCCTGTACGGTCCCGACAAAACCGAAATCACCATCTAGGAGTTACTCATGGCTCTCGCTATCTCCGTAGGAACCAGCCCCGTAGGCATCCAGCAGCTGATCACCGCGGCATCGCAGTTCAATGGCGCGCGGTCCGATTCCACGCTTACCGCCGGTAACGGGATGAACAAGTACGCCACGGACACCAAGGGCGGCTTGTTTGACTTCGAGCAGAGCGAGCCCGTCATCGTGCACAACATCTTGGCGGACTTCGGCGGCTCCGTCACCTACACCGTCTACATCGTCAACCTGGACGCCGCGGGAGCTGTGATCCCCGGGGAGTCACTGCTTCTCGCCACAGGCACCGGCGCGTTGCTGAACCTCGCGCTACAGCACATCGTTCTTGGCTCCAAGCAAGCCCTCCAGCTCACAACCACCGGCGCTACAGCTGCGATGAAGGCCCGTGTTTGGGCTACGGCTGCCCGCGGATTCATGGGATAAACGATCATGCCGGTAACCGCGACTCCAACAACCACGCTGGTCATCACCCAGGACGACGTCCGCGGTTTCTTGCGCGACATCGCGGGGCAGATTCCGAACACCGGTTCGTACAACATCATGTACGATCTGCCGCAGTTCTCTGACGCGGAGCTTCAGCGAGCCATCAAGTTCACGGCTTCCCGGTTCAATGTGATGGCGCCGCCGTCGAATGACCCAGTAGACGGCATTAACTCTTGGATCATGTTGATTGGGGTCGCTGAGTTCCTTTCGATGAGTGAGGCGTTCCGGCAGACCCGCAACCAGGTCACGTACCAGGACGGCGACATTCAGCCTATCGGGCTCGACGACAAGCAGCAGCAGTACCTCGCCTTGGCGCAGATGTGCAAGGCGGAGTTCGAGGAGAAGGCGCGCAACTACAAGATCTCTCGCAACATGGAGTCGTGCTACGGTTCCCTGGGTTCTGGCTACCGCAACGTCTCGAGGTTCTTTCACTCATCATGAGTATGCACAAGGACAAGATCCCTGGTGGACTGGCTTCCGGGAAGTCCGAGGATGCTTTTCCTGAGAAGAAGCTCGACGCCGGGACAAAGGTCGAGAAGGAACACACCTCGGAGGAGGAAGTCGCTGAAGAGATCGCGATGGACCACCTCACCGAAGATCCGTCGTACTACCGGAAGCTGAAGAAGATCGAAAAGATGGCTTACCTGGCAGGACGCCGGGACGCATTCGCGAAGTTCGGTGGCGCGGCGTCCGCCGCTCCGGCGGGCGCGTCGTCCGTTCGGGACTCAGGATCGCCGGTAGCGACAACGCATCATCGAGACAGTATGCAGAACATCTCTCAGGGGTTCTCTGCCAACGCCGCTAAGGGACAAACGTCGAACTTCACGGACCCCGGATTCAGGAACCACACGCTGCAAGGTGGCCCTCCTACGAAGCCGTTCAAGTCCGACACCTCAGGAGGCCTCAGTGACTCTTAACGAAATGGCGTATCGCAGGGGCTCTCGAGACGCTCAAAACAAGTTCGCCGCGCTCGGTGCTGCTGGAGCTCCAGCCACTCCGTCGATGGCCGCTGGCGGGCTAGGCGCTGTTCCGCCGATCAGCACGACGGTTCCCGGGGCCTCCGCGGCAACGGCGAAGCCGGGCGCGCCGAATCAGGCGCTCCCGACCTCCCCGGTTCTTGGGACGGGGGTTCCTGGAACGCCGACCGTCGCCGGTATGGGTAAGCCTGTGTCCGCGGGAGCAGCTATCTCTTCGCCGCCGGTCGCTGCTCCTGCGACGCCGACAACGAAAGCCGCCAGCGTTTTCGCCCCGGCAAAGGCCCCAAGCGCTGCGAAGATCCCGCGCACAACATCGACAGTCGGGAGCAACAACACCGTTGAGACCGCCAAGTCCGTTGCTCCGTCGTCTACAGCTTCGAGCTCCCCGGCGAGCGCTGGGACATCCACCTCTCCTGGGGGATCAGCGTCTGCGTCGGGCCCTGGGATGGGCGGCATCGTTCCTTCCACGGGACTGAGCCCGGCGGCGACACTTGCCAACGAGACGGCTTCGAACACCCGGAACCAGGTCGTGTCCGTCTCAGGCGGTGGCAAGTGAACAAGCTCGCCTACCAAAGCGGCTGTCTCGCTGCGGTGGCGGCGTTCAAGCTCGCGGAGTTCAACTTCGGCGTGACGGCGCGACCGGAGAAGAAAGACCGCATTTCGTCGGACAACGGGCGGCGAGCCTACGGGACGAATTTCACAGAACCTGGGCGGCAGAATCGATCAGTAGGGCAGGCCTTTGACGCGCTGAACTCTACGAAGCCCAGCGACTTCATCAACGCCGGTAACGAGGCGATGATCGGGACAATGGGCTAATGGCGCTATCCATCGAAATCACGCGGCTCCTCCCGCTGTTCCCTCGAGGGGTGTTCCTCCAGTGGGATCTCATCAACCCCACAGAGGTGGGATCCTACTGTTTCAACATCTACCGCTCCGGATCCCCTGAGGGTCCGTGGGAAGCTTTGTCGCTTGGTGGTGTCGACAACTACAACTACAGCGATGTCCTTCCCACGGTGTCGACGCAGGACGCGGCGGACATCAACCAGCTCTCACTCACTCGAGGGATCTATTACCGCGTCGAAGCCATTCCCCCCTCGGGCACGGACAACAAGGTGGAGGCGGTCTCTATCGTCGAACCTCGCCTCGACGGCGTTCAGAGACTGCTGAAGAGGAAGATTCTCCGCGACGAGAGCCTCACGTTCAAGAAGCTCAACGGCGTCGAGATCGCCGTCGTCAAGCGGATGCACTGGGGGCCCCGCTGCACCAAGTGCTGGGACAAGACGACCAAATCGGTGACCCGCGCGAACTGCATCACGTGTTTCGGCACCGGCTTCTCTCCGGGATACTTTGCTCCCATCTTGACGCTGGGACGCCGGGGCACGCTGCCCGCGGCCAAGCAACTGTCCCCGCAAGGAGTCTCTGAGTACCGCCCGACGCAGGTGACCATCCTTGATGCTCCGAAGGTGGACCCGGACGACGTGTTGGTGTTCCTCAAGGACAACAAGCGCTTTCTCGTGAAAGCGCACATTCAGACGGAGCTCAAAACAGTTGGCGTGCACCAGAAGCTCGAGGTGAGTGAGATCGCACGCAGTTCAATCGAGTATCGCTTGGTCGTTGACCCTGCGAGAATCCCCCCGTTGTTCTAGAGTGGTGGGGCATGGGGACCATCAACAACCAGAACCAGAAGGTTCCCCGTATCGCCGGGCAGCAGGCGGACATCGCTGTCGGCTCCCCTCTGGCCTTGGTGGCGCTGTTCACTGAGATTGTTCGTGAGCGGTTTCGCCCCGGCAACGGCCTGGCGTGGGAGTGGCACGAGAACTCCACCCCGGAGAAGACGGAAGAAAACACCGAGGAAGAGCCTCGGCGAATTGTCATCGAGCCCGGGTTCAATGAGGACCTGGAAGTTCGAAACTTTCGTCCTGCGATCTACATCGACAAAGGTGAGACGGCGGCGGGTAAAGTCGCCATCGGCAACTTCGTGGGCCAGCAGCTGCACACCGGGTTTCGCGCGTTCTACGCCCTCGGTACGGCGCCGATGGACATTGAAGTGGTGTCAGACTCGAAAGGTGAGAGCGCTATTCTCGGGGATCTGGTGTGGTTCTATATCCTCGCGGGGCGCGAGCAGATTCGGGCTTCCTTTGATCTTCACGAGATGACACCGCCGATTCTAGGCAAGACTGTTCCTTTCGAAGGTGACAAGGGGCAGTGGTCCACGCACATTTCCTTCGAAGTCCAGTTCAACCTACGCTGGAGCACACTGCCGATCGGTCCGCTACTAGAAGACATCGTGGTGCGGTACCGCGATTCCAATGAAACGAATCCCGACGCTTTCCTTTTGAAGCAGTACATCAAGTGACCCTGGGCGTTTGTTTCCAGCCCCTCGCTCACCTATACCTGGGTAGCGACGACTTTCGACGCAGGAGACCTTCCAATGGCGGCATCAAGGCCTGTAGTACTCGTTTTCCAGGAGTTCGCGACCCTGAGCAGCACTCCGGCAACCCCGGAGTTGAACTGTCTCGTGGCGGGCCCTGGCTACTGGATTCAAGACTTCCCCGACGACCGCGCCGCCATCAAGTGGGGCGCTGCGAACGTCATTGACTACGGCTTCGCCGCAACGGCGCCTGCGACAGGCTCCGCGACGCAGACCGTCGCCGTCGTCCGCTCGGACGCCCCGAACAACGTGAACGGCGCCGTGCTGGATCAATCCAGCGTCAAGGTCTACACCGGCCAGAGCTCCGCGAACAAGATCTACGTCGAGATGGCTTTCGGCCTGGACATGACCACCACGATCTCGCCGCTCCCCACGGCGGTCGTGTCGTCGACGGGCACGGATTTCGCCGCGGCGGGTGTTCTTCCGCTGGACACCATCGTCATCACGGACAACTCCGGTTCGACCACCATGGTTCGGACGGTAGTCTCCGTGTCCACCAACACGCTCACGCTCAACAGCGACTCGACGTTCGCTGCGACGTCGGACGCGAAGTTCCGCGTCATGCGGGCGATGCCTGAGACTCTGGTTGACCCGAGCTTCTACACCTTCATCCCTGCGACCAACAGCATCCAGGTGAACGCTCTCGCGACTCTCAACGTCGGCACTTCGCCGAAGCGGATTGTCTCCGCTGAGCTCTACGTCGGGTACCGGTCGCTGCGCCAGGACCTCGCCGACGTGAAGACCCTCGATTCGGTGAACGAGATCGAGGGACAGCTTGGCCGCATCGACGCCCGCAACCCGCTGGCCGCGGGTGCGTTCGTTGCCCTGCAGAACACCAACACCACCGTTCAGTACTTCGGCGTAGTGACCAACGACCTCGCTGGTTTCACTTCGATGAAGGACTCGATCTCTGGGCGCAAGGACATCTACGCTGTCGTCCCCCTCTGCTCGGGACAGTTGGCAACGGACGTCCTCGCGATGCTGAAGGCGGAGTTCACCGCCCTCGCGGACCCTGACTACGCGGTGACCAACGGCGTGCCGCAGAAGTTCCGCGTCGCCGTCGGTTCGTCGGCGGCTCTTCCCACCACGAAGACCATCATCGACAAAAACACGGACGGGAAGACGGAAGTCAACACGGCGCTCGCCGTTCCGACGACTCACCACACCCTGTCGATCCCGACCGGCGTTGCGTTCGTGACGGCGGGCGTTCTCCCCGGAGACACGCTCACCATCTCGGCGGACACCACTGTTCCCACGGCGGCGGCGGGAACGCTGACTCTGACGGCGCAGCCGACCAACGACTCCACGGTCACCATCGGGACCAAGACGTACACCTGGAAGACGGTTCTTTCCAACGTCAACGGGTACGTTCTCATTGGTGCGTCGGCGACCACCGCCATCACCAACCTGAAGGACGCCATCATGCTTACCGGCGCGCCCGGTACGCAGTACGCTGCTTCGACTACGGCGAACGGCTTCGTGACCGCCGTGCTGGGGCCGCCGGACACTCTGGCAGCGACCGCCATCGTCCTCGGCGTCGCAGGAAACTCCATCATCACCGCGGACACGAGTTCCGTAGCGTCATGGGGCGCTCCGACGCTGGTGGGAGGTACGGGAGCCAACCGTAACGGGAACTACGTAGTGGCGCAGGTCCTCAGCGAGACATCTCTCGAGCTGGATACCGAGCTTCTCGGCGGGATTCAGGTCAACACCGGCGGCGCGATTCTCGTCAAAGTGGGCGCGACCAACACGACCCGCATCCCGCTGACCACGGTGGCCGCTCTGGATACCGCGGTGGACGCGGAGCTGTTCCTCGATCTGTACGATCCGAACGGAACGTTCGTAGACATTGGCGTGCTGGCCAACGACCTGGTCGAAATGCCGCGCAACCCCAACCAGGACAGCTTCACGTCCATGGACAGCTGGAAGGTCGCGAGCATCGTCTCGAACCAGCGCCTGCGCATCGTCAACAACGGTCGCAGCAACTCGTTGATTGCGAACGAGCTCCCGCACGGAGCGTCTCGCAACGCACCGGTGACGATCATCCCAGGAACGACCGCCCTGCGGTACCGCATCACTCGTGCTCTCGACAAGACGGGGCAGGTGAACTCCATCATCCAGGTCACGCAGAGCATGGCGAGCCGTCGGGTTGTCAACGTTTGGCCGGACCTCTGCGACGTCAGCGGTCTGGTCGACGGGTCGCTGCCCCGGGATCCCGCGGCTCCGACCACCCCGCAGCCTGCTGCGACCCAGCCGGGGTACTACCTCGCCTGCGCCGTCGGCGGGATGACCGCGGGTCTCCCTTCGCACCAGGGTTTCACCAACATGGGCATCGCGGGGGTCTCGAAGATCTACAACGCGAACACGTATTTTAGCGACAAGCAGATCACCGACATCAGCAACGGTGGTTGGTTCGTGTTCCAGCAGGACACGCCGCAGGCTCTGCCCTACGTGGTGCACCAGCTGACCACGGATGTCTCGACGCTCCAGTCGGGTGAGTACTCGATGGTGAAGAACTTCGACTTCGTGTCACTCTTCTTCGCGGACATCCTGGACGATTACCTGGGCATCTGGAACGTCAACTCGGAGACCATGGGCTTCGTGGGATCGTCGATTCAAGGTGGGATCGACAACCTCAAGCTCCGTCGTCGTCCGCGCATCGGAGCCCCTCTCATCGAAGGGAAGATCGTTTCCCTGAAGGTGTCCTCGGTGTCCGCAGACCGGCTCGAGATCTTCGTCGAGTGCACGTTCCCGTCTCCGCTGAACACCATCGAACTCCACCTGGTGAGCGCGTAAAAAATGGGTACGGAGAAGAAACCCCTTTTGGGTAAGGTACCTGGAGTCTCTTACCCAAAAGGGGTACTTACCGGTAAGGCGCTCGCAGCGCGTAAAAAGCTCGAAGGTTCTCCGGGCCCTTGGGATCCCCAGCACCTGGGGACGGGGAAACCTGGAACAGCGAAACGCGGGCCAAGTTTTCTAGGGCCCGGGGAAGACAAGGAAGCTTCGATGAAAAACATCATTGACGACCTCATCAAAGGCGCCCAGAACAACACCTTCGGGCGTCCGGTGAGCATCCAGCGAGGCTTCGACCCCAGCCCCCTCGACCTGGCGAAGTTCGCCGGGCAGCTGCAGGCCCTCGGGGAACAGGGTTACTCGGTAAAGCAGGCCTCGGAGTACCTGGGGTTGACTGAGCAGCAGATTCGGTACATCGTTGCTACGGTGAGGTAGAATGTTTCGCATGGCGTACGCGCAAGGTGCTCAGGATGCGCTGCACAAGTACGCCGGTGGCGTGACGGACGCAGTCCTTCATCAGCTTCTCGCTCCGGAACACCTCAAGCGGAACATCAACGTTGCCGGGCTTGGTCTGATCGCAGCTCCCGCGATTCACAGTTTGGTCGCGGGAGAAGACTCTGAATCCAAGGTGATGAAGACCACGAAACATCTTTCAGATCTAGCCGGTCTCGGAATGCTGATCGGTACCGAGTTCATGAAGTCGAAGCACTAGGAGACATCTATGGCAACCGCACATAACGGGATCGGCATCACCAAGGGCGTAGAAAGCTGGAAGTTTCAGGAGAACTACGTCGAGCGAGAGATGGACAACGCCGCCTACTCGGCGGCCCATCCCGACGACACCCTGGTTCTCGCGGGACCTCCGCGTAAGGGGACCGTCAACGTCGCGGAGAACGGGACGGGCGTAGGAACCCTCCTGGCCATTGGGATGCTGCAGAGCATCCAGTTCACCCAGACCAAGCCGACCCAGCCGATGATGGCGATCGGCTCTGGCCGGTCGTTCTTCGTGTCGGGCAAGGCCCAGACGCAGTGGACCATCGCTCGCCTGTTCGTGAACGGGCGCAACCTTCTCCGCGTGCTGTACCACAACGCGGTCAAGACCGGGATCGAGGTCGAGAAGTTCGATGACCCCGCGGCGAAGTCGAAGGACAGCAACTTCTTCATCAACCTGGACTCGGAGCTCTACTACGTTCCGTTTGGGCTCGCATGCTTCTTCCGCAACAAGTCGCATGACCTGGTCGGCTCTTTCTACGCCGAGCTGGCGATGATCAACTCGTACGCCGTCTCGGCGAACGCGGGCCAGAACATGATTCTCGAGAACGTCTCGGGCCTCGCAGACCGCCTGATGCCCTTCGAGATGTCCCAGGTGGCGACCGGCGCGGGACAGATCCCCCGCTCCACCATTGACACGCTGCTGGACTTCGCCGGTGGAAGCCCCGCGCCTCTCGGGAACAACGTCGTCACGCAGCCCGACTGACCGTCACCAGGGTTCACTTTCAGGCGCCTCGGGGAACACTCCCCGGGGCGCTTTTCTTTTGGTATGGTGCCTGCCATGGCAAACTCAAAGCTGCCGCAGAGCAAGAACCATGGAAGCGCTGGAGCTTCTTCTCGCGGACGGTTTCTTGACAAGAAGTCGTCGAATAAGGGGTGGGAGATCTGCTCGGTCACCAATTACTCCCCGCAAGCACAGACCTACTCGGTTGCCGCGGGCAGCGGCGCGCTTCTCTCCGACGTCCCCCGGATGGTGAACGACCCAGGAGAAATCAGCGTTCTTCCCCGCGGCACGGAGGTCGTCATCCACTACGAGCTCAACGGACGCCCGGTCATCCTCGGCGTGCTCAAGAGCGCGGTCTCCAACGCAGTCGAAGTGAACCCCGCCAGAATCAGTGAAGTCCGCGGCGTGGGCGGTGAAGACGGCGTGTACTCGCAGGAAGGGGATACGAGCACCAGCAGCAGCCGCCCTCCGAATGACCCCGTTGACATCATCTCGGACGACTGGCTGCGCAAGGGCAAACACAACAACTTCGTGGGCGTCTTGTCCGGGGGCACCAACATCTTGTCTTCGAGCCCCATGGCGCAGATCCGTACGCACGGGGTCAACGACATGGTGGAGGTGTTTGCCAACGTGTACCGGCACATCTCCGCCCTCGGGAACCTGGACATCAAGAACGACGGCGGCAAGACCTCACTGACCTGGCGCGCAGGCGCTGACCAGCTCACCGAGAACGGCGCCAACGCGGAGAACTGGACGCTGCGTCTCGACGCAGGGGCGGAGGGAGACCTCTTCCGCTTGAGTGTCACCACCCCGCACAACAACACGCTGTGCGAGGTGCACATGAGCGCCGATGGTCGCCTGTCCCTCACAGGGGTCGCCGGGGTCGACATCTCCTCGGGGACCAACGGCACTGCTCGAGAAGACGTCGCGGCGAACAAGGAAGTCTCAGTCCTTGGGGACATGGCCACGCAGGTCAAAGGGGAAGTCACGGAGACCTTCGACGCAGGAAAGACCACCCTGGTTGCAACCAACGATGAGGTGTCCGCGGGCAACGACCTAAAAGAAACCGTCGGCCATGATCGGATGACGCACATTGGAAATCGGCTAGTCACCACCGTTGAGGGTGGTGGGCCGGTTCCTCCTCCAGACACAGGCAACCTGGCGATTCTCTGGGACGCCGTCAACGGGGGCATCGAGTCCGTGACCGGCAATCCCAAGAGCGGAGGGATCCCCACTCCGAAGCAGTCACAGAACTTCGTGAACTACGCGGGGGACTTCAACTTCGCCGTTCCGTCGACCGCGAAGTTCAACCTTCTCTCTACGGGAAATGATTCGGTGATCCTCGGCGCAGACGGCGCGGCGACTTCCACAGACCAAGGCCATACGTTCTCAGTCACCATGCCGCCGCATCACGTCTGCATGTGGGAGGAGTTCGAGAAGTTCGCCAACGCGGTCATTGAGTGGTGCGACTCCCACGTGCACCTGACCGCGGTGGGCCCCTCGGGGCCAGCCCAAGCGGGGGCTACAGGGCCTCTGACGGCGAAGGCCAAGGACAAGATCCCTCCTGTCAAAAGCACCCGCGTACTCGTCGGAGCCTAAAAAACAGCGCCCCCGTGAGGAGGCGCTGCCTTACTTCAGGTTCACTTGGCCCACGCCGCCAACCAATATCCCAGCGCTGAAAATTGCGAGGGGCGGTTTGTCTCCAACGAACAGGCGGAACTCGGGCTCGGGTAACTTCTTGGTGACTACGTCGTAGATGGAGGGGTGGATAAACGCTACCCCTGAATCGGCGATCAACTTGATGAGCGCCACTCCGTCTTCGGGGTTCGTCCAGCGGATCCCTTGCGCGTATTCTCCTTCGCCAGGGGGTACGCCGGATCTCCAGGTGACGGCGCCATCAATCGCTTCTTCCCATTGTTTGATCCCTGGGTCGAATAGAGCGACAGGCAGTTCCAAGGCGAACCACTTGGAGTAGAGCAGGACAAGGTGGTTTTTGTCCCCAGCGAGTCTAGCTACCGTGGGCTTCTTTTTAGTTAACCCCCGGAGCAGTTCTACGTCGCTTGATGTGATCATCGAAACTCAATACGTTTTTCGTAAGATGCTCTTCGCAGTTCTCTTCGTTGCATTTCTCACCTCGGACACTTACTGCGTAGTGGTGGTAGTTGACAGCCGTGTCATCGGCGACGTGCTCGATGAAGTGCTTTTGTTTTTGATGCAAGAGGTACATGGAATTGAGATCCAGGACCCCTGGGGCCACCGTGGAGATGGCCTCGTCCAACTTGTCCGGGAAGGCGGTGTACGTCAACCCCTCGGGCATCTCTTCTTCTGCTACCGACACAAGCAACAGCAGCCATTTCTTCGCCATCAGTTCTCCATGTTGTGAGAGGAGCCTGTGATGGTGATCGATACTTCTACGACTAGGCGATACGCAAGTGCGGGAAGTATCCTTTCGCGTTCGTATCCGCGTTGTTCGTTCCCCCCGTGATGGTGGTGATGACCTTCGTCATCTCGTGTAGATCTACTTCTCCTACCGCAAGACCGCAGCGGTCGTATTTGAACTTTTCAGCGACGTACGCTACCGCGAGAAATCCCTTCTCTCGGAAGTAGTGCGCCGTGCCGAGCAGCGGAAACGAGACCAACCACGATCCGCCGATGCTTTGAAACTGGTCGGGCATCTTCACGCCGACCGCTTCGTATCTTGTACCGTTGCCCGGTTGATGGACGACTTTGACAAAGTCCGGCCCAACGTTGTGGACTTCAGTGCTCATAGGTGTCTCCGGCTAAGGTGGTGGTGGTTCAAACGGCTTATACCCTACGCGGTAGGAGTTTTCCGAGGCACCCTTCACGTGGTACCTTGAGCGCATGCCCTGGGGAAACGACTTTCCATTCGCAGAACTGGCGCAGAAGCTCATCGAGACTCACCTACGCGCTGAACGCGTTCGTCTTGCACAGCGTCTCCAGGCGTTGGAAGCTCGCGCGGCGACCCAGGGGCTCAAAACAAAAGACCTCCGAGATCTTCGAAAATCGCTACAACAATCTACCCTTCTGGCTCCGGATCGGGTAGACAAAGAACTCGTTTTACCGCGTAAAGCCGCAGGCGTGTGGCGTCGGCGGTATCTTTCAACGAAATCCCGGCCCGGGAGTGTCTTCTAATGGCGTGGCAAACCTTCGAGCTCCCAAAGATCCCCAGCGGACTCGGGACGGCCGTTGATGGTCTGAAGACTATCGCGTCTACGTCTTCAGAAGCGTTGAAGCTGGTCAAGAGTCTCGTTGAGGCTCTTGGCGCTACGGCGACTACGAGCTTGTCCGCGTCTCAAATAGCGATCAACACGGCGGTGGCGACAATTCAGGCCGCGGTGAAGGCGTTGACCGAAGACACCGGGGTGTACGTGCTGCTCGTCCCTCCTCGGAGCAAGGTCATCATTCCCGAAGCCGTCAAAGCGGTGCTTGCTCCCTCTCTGTTCATCGCTCCGACTCCTGAGGGGTTGAAGACGCAAGCTATGTTCGCGGGGCAGCCGACCACTGTACAAGAGAATGCCATCCTCCGAGGCCTGTTCTCCGCCACCGGCGGAAACGCGGGATTCGTAAGGCAGGTCACCGAATCTTTCGATGATCTTGGTGACGACAATCGGCCGCAGCTCGGGAAGACTGACGCCGTCGCAGGAATCTACATCGTAGCTGGCGCGGAGAACATCGCTTCCATCATTCCGTTCACCAACGGGATGTCGTCTCTCCTTGCTCCCGGCAAGCCCACGGCGCTCGACGCCCCAGCTCTTCCGACGCCGCAGAATCTCCGGGCGAAGGCGGTCAACGGACCCGCGGTCAGCTTGAAATGGGACTACCAGCCGCCCACGGTCGAGATTCCGGCCTTGGGGACCTTTGCGTCGGTGACGGAGGTGGCGATCATCAAGTCCACTTCCGTGAAGACGCTGTCCGCGACTACCAGCCAGGGGTTGTTTGGGACGACCCAGCTCCGCGTCGGAACGAAGACCGGGGATGGAAAAACTGAAGTAGTGGCGATCATACCGCATACCGGGGTCGACTTCAAAAGCGTCGCCATCGACTCTACTGAGCACAAACCTGGAGTGGGCTATTACTACGCCGCGAGCTACCACGTGAAGCTGGGGACCTCGAAGGAGCTGGCTTCAGGCGGCGGCTCTGATCTTGGGTTCCTCCGCCTCTCGAACGTGGCGAAGGTGTACTACCCGAACACCAATTACGGTACTCCACGAAGCATCACAGGTGTTCCCCCGGACTGGTACAGAACTCCGAGAACAATCGACCTATTCCCAGCGGTCGGTGATCTCTTGAGTCAAGTGGTAAGCCTCACCGCGCAGCTTGGAAACACGACCAAAGGGTACAGTGACCTCCTTAAGGCGAACGTCAAAGTCGTCGAGCAGCAGATTCTGGGGTACACGGATCTCGCAGCTCGGCTGTCCGCCGCGGCAGCGTCTATCGCGTCTTTCTCCACTATCGATCTCGGTACCGTCAGCTCCAGAGCGTTCGCAGGCACTGGAGGGGTGGACTTCGTCAAGAAGGACCTCGTAAAGGCGTTCGGTGACACGTCGGACCCCAATCGCCCTCCGTTTGACAACAACGAATTCGTTACCGGCGTCGTCATCCTGGCAACCACGCCAAACGCGGTGGCCTTGCTGGAGCAGCTCTTGGGAAGCATCAGTTCGGGCGCCAGCGCCGTAGCGCTTGCGCTAGAAAAGATCGATGTTGTTCTCACAAACATCGAAGCCGCGGTGTTCAACGACGACATGTCCCCGCACGCGGCGGTCCCAGTTCCAAGCACGAGCGCCACCTCTTCGGCAGCGCTGACGTCGTTGGTTGGCGAACAAGCGGGCTACTGCTATCACTCGTACGAACCCAATGTGGAGTTCGACGACAACCTGAATCCGATCTAAGGAGGCACAATGCGAAAAATGTTCGACTACAGCTGTGAGGCTTGCGGGCACCAGTTCGAGGCCTTGGTGGAAGGGGAGAACGAAGTCGAGTGCCCAGAGTGTGAAGAGAGTCCTGCGACGAGGCGGCTCTCTGGGGGGCACCAGTTCGTGGTCATCAAGGCAACCACGCTGACCTCGAAGAAGTACAAGGCGGGCTACCAGCACAGCCACACGAACCGGCCTAAGGAGAAAATCTCCGTACAGGTTCCAGCTGCCCCGAAGACCCCGTAGAGCCTATACTCCCCCCATGCAGACTGACGCCTACCAACTGGGATACCTGGACGCTGCCCTCGACTTCGGGCTCACCAAGGAGGCTTGGGCCAAGGCTATCCTCCCGGCCGCAGGCGCTGCGATGGGCGCAATGCTCGCTCCTGAGGGTGAAGGCTGGCAGGGCGCGGCCCTCGGCGGTCTGGGCGCTTTGGGCGTTCAGAGCGCCGCCCTCGCAGGAGCCAAGGGGATCGGAAACGCCTTCAAGCGTACGCCCTCCCCGCACGCACCCACTCCTGGCGGGAGCCAGATGGCTCAAAGCGCGAACCTCAAAGGGCTCACCCCCGCACAGCAGGACTTGAACAAGATGCACCGGCAGGAGGAGATGTTCGGGAAGACGCAGGACATGCTCAAGCGTGAGATGGCGAGCACTGACGCGGAGCTCGCACGCAACAAGGCGTCAATGGGCCCTCATCCGCTACCGCCGAAGCCCGCCGTGTCTCCTGAGACCGCCGCAGCGTCGAAACACTACGGAACAGACCCCGCGCTGGTCACCGCGATGATGAACGCCCCCGGTCCGATGAAAGGCGCGCCCCAGCGCCACGCACCGGGGCCGCAGATGGACGCGGATCTTCAGGCGCTCCACGGGGGTATGTCCCCTCCTGGGGCCCTTCCTCCGAAGTCCGTGCCGCAGCAAATGAACGATGAGCTGCAGGCGGCTTCGAATCCGCCGATCCCTGGGACGACGAAGAAGGCCCCGAAAGAGAAGAAGGAAAAAGAGAAGGGGCGCAAGAAGAAAGCGTCTCTTGAAGACTTCAAGATCGCGGTGGACGTCTCCGCGGGTGTCTCTCTTCCCATTCTTGGTGGGGCGAGCGTCGGGTTCAAAGATCAGCGTGAGCGCCTTCCTGGGATGAGCCGTTGGGTTCCCCGGAGTACGGTTGAGCGTGGATTCGACTACGCCGATGAAGGCGTTGACCCGCAGGCTGTCGCAGAACAGGAAGCCGATCGCGGGTCCCTTTCGCATCCGTTGCTGGGCGCGGCTCTCGCAGCGGCGGGCGTAGCTAAGTTCCTCCCGCAAAGCGGTCCTCTCGGTCCTCTGCTCGGGGGTCTGGTGGGTGGCGGTCTTGGGACTCTGTATAACCAAGCCACCCAGGGGCGGCGGATCGAAGAGGGTCTCGAGGCGCACACTGGGGCGCAACGTGAGCGTGAGAAGTTTCCGATTCGACGCCACGGCTCTCAAACCGCGAATGAGTCGACGCCGTTGGCGGTCTCACGAGGCCACGGAGACGCGTGATGCTGCGTTTGGCGAAAGCCGCAGGGGAAGCGGCGGCCCTCAGCTCGTTTGGGCTGTCTCACGGGACGCCGCTTCCGCCACCATCTTGGGCTCAACGTTGGTTGAGTGAAGAATCGAAGAACGGGACCAAGAAGATCACGATTCCGTCGATGTCTCAGGGGAGCCTAAAAAAGGAAGCTCCGACGGCGTCGGCGAAGTGAACGACACCCACCCCTGACCCTTCCAGTACAGCAGGATCGAAAGGATGCGTACGCGCATCTTCTTCTGCATCTCTTCGTCGAACGGCGCGTCCAGGTTGTCCATCGCCAGCGCGCCTGTCCCCTGGATGAGCTCTTTCCAAAGCTCCTCGAGGGTATGCCCTTCGTGAAAAGACCACGACGCAACAGGTGGTGAGAACGTCACCACCTGCTGCGCCGGATCTTCCGCGTGCTGCGCGATGTGTACGTCAGGCCTCAGGATCGAACCCGAGGCTCTTGGCGTACTTCGTCACGCCGATACCGACGAGGGCGCCAACCGTGACGTCCTTCTCCTTCGCGGTGGCCTTCAGGAACTTCAGGACGCCCTTGGCGACCTGCCCCTGCGCCTTGGTGCCCGCGACGCGCTTCGGCTTCTTCTCCGCCTTCGGAGCCTTCGCCTTGGCGACGCGCTTCGCCTTCTTCTCCGCCTTCGGAGCCTTCGCCTTGTCCGCGCGCTTGGTGTACTTCCGCTTGGCCTTCGGCTCCGTGGAGGCGACGGCCTCTGCGGGAACAGCGGTCAGCGGTACCGGCGCTGCGGCGGCGGCGGGAGGAGGAGGAACAGGGGCGGCGGGGACTACGGTTGCTGTGGTTTCCATCTTTCGACTCCTTGGGTGTGGTTTGGTGCTGCGACTCGTTTGTAACGCATCATTCGATTGGGATCAACAGCTTCTCACGATACCCCGAATTCAGTTGGGTTGGGTACCCGAACGGGTTGCAGACGATCCGCGTACCCGAAAGCTGATAATCGAACGAATCATGTGTGTGGCCGTGTACCCAGAGCGCCGGACGCTTGTCAAGGATGAGTTGATCCGTCTCGGACACAAAGAACGGGTTCGTCGCCGATCCCTTGTACCGGGGGGACACGCTCTTCAAGGTAGGGAGGTAGTGGGTCAGCACTACGTCGCCCTCCTGCAAATTTTTCTTCAAGAAGTCGTTGAACTTACGGTTCTCCTGGACCAGCCAGGGATGGAAGTCAACGATCTGAGTGAAGTCGTTCATGCGGGTGCTGGCATACTCGGACATCGGGCTCCACTGAGGCACCCACATCGGACCTCCGAGGAACCGCCGCCCTTTGATGGTGACCAGCTGGTTGTCGAGCATGACGACGTTGGGAAGCCCAGTGGTGGCGCTTCGAAGAGTTGAGATCGCCTCCGCAGGCTTGAGCTTCCACAGCTCGTGGTTCCCAGGAACGTACAGGATCTGCGGGTATTTCGCGGCCAGCTTCTTGAAGACAATCTTGGCCTGGTCGAGGAAGCGGGCCGACATGATGTCTCCCGCCAACAGCAGGATGTCAACGCCCGCGGGGTCCATCGAATCAATGAACGCAGCTCCGTTGTCCCTGTGGAGCTCGAAGTGCAGATCGGACGCAACTTGGAGTGTCGGCATGTGCTGGGTATACCCTAGTCGAGCTCAGGAAACCCAGAGGCTTCTGCATTGAGGATGTCGTCCGCGGACTCCCCAGTCTCTTCGCCCCACTGGGACCGAGGGGCCAACAGTTGGCCGCTCATGTTGTAGTCCGCGCCGCAGGTGCAGGTGTTCGTGAATCCGGAGCAGGTCACTGCCTCACCGCAGCTGCAAGTCACTGTCTTTCTTTTTCTCGCTTCCATCGTAGTTCCTCGCGTTTCGTGGCCCCGCCCACAGGACACTGCCGGGCCCGTAGGCCATGCGGTACTCCTGGAGAAGGTACGCTGCTTCTTTTTCATTCTCCGCGGTGTCGACTACTTCCGGCGGATTTCCGGGGTACTTGAACCAGATGCTGATCGTCATTTTTCCCTCACTGAGTTGAATCTTTGGAAGCTCTTCCTGGTGGTTCGACAAAGCTCGGCTTTGTGGAACCTCCTGGAAGATACGTACCGCTGTCACCGCTACGGTGACCGTCCTAACAAACGGGTCTGAGGGTTACAGCATCAGCATGATCCGCATCAGCCGGTAGTAATCTCGCTGCGCCTCTACGTCTGCGGTCTCGATCCACTTCTCGAACGCAGGGAAGCGTTTACCCGTCACAGCTTCTACCTCTGAGAACTGGGTCCGCAGGTGCTTTACAGCCTCGGGCCGTGGAGTCTCCGGGACCGGCTTTTCATCAGACTGCTTTCCTTCTTCAGGAGCAGCAGCGCGTTCATCACGTCTTGGTACGCCTTCTTCTCCGGCGTGGTAACGAAGATCGAGCGGGAGTTGTACCCGGTAAATTCTTCGAGGAACCTCTCCGTGCTCTGATGGAGGTACACGCTCCACTTCTGGAGCTCGTCCACTGTCTGATGCAGCTTCCATGTGCGCTTGCTCCCTGCGTCGAGCTTCGACACTTTCACTTCGGCGGATGGTTTCATGGCTACACCTTGGTTGTTCGTTTGAAGATGACATCCCCCCCGATCCAGACCTTGAGTTCCAGCAGGCCGTCTCGGTGGAGTCCTTCTACAGTGATGTCGTCGTGGTGGATTGAGCCCTCGGCTCTCTGCAGCACCTGGCAGCGAAACCCCCCGGAGCGGCTCCTGGGGCCCGTTCCGACTTTCGCTTTCCGCCCATCCACGCTGATGTTGAGCCAGAAGTTCCTAACGTTTCGGGGCATCGGCGGTGTCCTCCAAGTAAGCATCTCCGTCCACTCGAATGTCCCCCATCACCATGTTCGCGCCTTGGTCTACGGCGGTGCCAGTGATCTTCTGCGTCAGGGTTTGTTTCCCCGCTTTGATGGTGAGTACGCCCCCTTTCCGCATCAGCTCCTCGAAGAACGCTAGAAGCTCGTTTGGACGGTAGACCGTCGATTCGAAGAGGCACTTTCCTTTCGCGTGCTCTCCTTCCGGTTTGCCACACTGCGTACAACCTTCGAGGTGATACCGAGAGAACGTGTACTTGAGATCCGCTCTGAACTTGTGGCCGTGTAGCTTCATCCGCCCACCCCTACGAGTTCGAGCTCTACCGCCGTTCCCGTTGGTCCGCCGTAGACAGGGCTGAGTCTCCCCAGTTCGTAGTACGCCGGGTCGTTGGACAAGGTGTACTGATACGACGACGCTTTGACCAAGTAGGACACCGAAGCTCCTCCAATGATCTCCAAGGTCAACTTCCCGTCCTTCGGGAGCTTCCCTTGGAACAACGCCGCCAGGATACGCTCTAGTGGCGCAGCGTCGAGCTTGGTGAAGTCGAACATACAGTCCTCCCCCATGTGCGCGATGATCGGCTTCTTACACTTTCTGCAGACCCCGCTTCCGAGGCTGCTTCTTCCGTACTCCTCGATGGTGAGTCGTGCCGTCAGTCTTTGCATAGTGCGCCTTGTAGTTGGTGGGGGAGAACAAGCACTTCCCTTTCACGTGGGTATCCTTGGCGTGGCCACAGTGAATGCACTGAGTAAACCAAGCCCAGTCGATCTGCCCGCTCTCGACCGTGATGTCCGAGTGCTTCGGGTGCGCCCCCCACCAGATTCCACGTCCCGTGACTACCAGGTAGTCGGCGTGGGCTTCCGCGTTTAGCTCGTACCCGGGACGCGGAGGGACCAGAAACAGCTCTCCGTTGGACACCTGGTCCTCCATCTGGTCGAAGGCCGCCTCACCCACGAGCTCTTCAGCCGTGCTTCGTCGGATGAACGAAGCGCTCCAGCCATGGAGCTCAAAGGATGAGATGTCCTTCAGCCTTTTCTGTACGTCGGCGAAGGTCTTCTGAAGCTTGGGCAGCAGCTTCAGGAGATCCGGAGTCATCGTCACCACCGCGAAGTCGCAGTCGGCGTTGAAGTGCTCGTTGTTACTGCTCGCGCTTAGGAGGTAGCTTTGACCTGACATACGAAGTCGACCTCCCGGATCTTGGCGTCGTACTCCTCATCCTCCTCGATGTACTGCCAGACGATCCCACCTTCTCGCATGTCCGCGAAGGCCTTCATCCGGGCTTCCTGCTCGTCCTTTGCATCGACGGTCAGGACCCCCCGCATCCACGCCTTGCCGAGAAACTCGACGTTGTACCGGTTGAACTTTGGAGCTGGAGCCGGTTTCTTTTTAGGCGTCGCTCTCTTCATGTCAGCGCTCCTTCAGGTAGTAGGCCTCGAGCCACTTTAGGCCGCACTCAGTCGCTAGAAACTCAAGCTGGGCGTCGATACCCTCGTTGTTGATCTCCGAAGCCCTGAGCGTCATGATTTCGTGCACCTGGTCATCCAGGTCGGCGTCTTCGTATTTCGCCTTGATGGCCGCGAAAACGCGCTTCTTCTTCTCAGAGACCCGCATCAGTCACATCCTCGTTCAGCGCGGTCGGCGCAGGTGTCGCACTGGTACCCTCGAGCTCTGTCCGCGGGGGTCAGCCGGTTCTCCTCTCCGCAGTTGGGACAGGGGAGGTTCCTCGGGTTGCTGTCGGTTTCCGCCCTCAGGGCGCTTCGCCCTCCAGGATCGGCGAACTCGCTCCGGTCTTCGTCGAAGTCCTGATCGTGGGAGTCGCCGTAGTCCACGTCGTCATCTTCCTCCATCGTCCCGGGGTTCGACATATGGGATCTCCTTCTTCGGTTCATTCTGCTGGTTGAGCTTCTCGAGGTTCGCGTTGAGCTTCTTGAGCTCACGAACCAGTTCAGGCATCGTGTACTCGAAGAACGTCCGGCCCATGGCCGTCTGGAAGAATTGCACCTCAGCCACGGGGCCATCTCCTTGAATACTTCGCAACATCTCCGTCAGTGACGTCAACAGTCTCTCCTTCGTCGTTGTAGCGGCTGATGAAGAAGGGTCCACGGATGACATCCCGGATCTCCGGCACGGGCCGATTGAACGGCAAGCCGGTGAGCTTTCCCTCCTCGTTGCAGATGAGGCCGACTCCGTCCTCAAGGGTCACGTTCTCGATGTACCCTCCAACCAGGTCTTGCATTGGTTGCAGCCCCGCTGCGATGTCCATCACCTTCGGATCTCCGCCAACAGGGAACAGCAGTACTTTGGGCATGGCTTCTCCTTTGTTACGCGTGGACTACTTTGGGGATGTCCGGCCCGGACATCCGTCGGGAAAACCCTCGAAGCACTGGCTCGGCCAGTACAAACAGCTGCCTCCACTACGGAGGCGTCGATCTAAAAATCGAATCTAGTTCACGCTTGAATCACTGTGTTCTGCACGATCCAGTCCTGGAGCTCGCACCCTCGGATGAGCTCGAGGAGAACTCAGAATTTGGATGTTGCCTGGTGACTCCAATCTGATCTGATCAGATTGGCCACAGGCCATCTTAAAGATGTCTCCACTACGGAGACGCTGGTTACTCCCAGTTTGCTGATTGGCGTGTCTACTTTGTTCGGTGAGCCGCCACTGGCGGCCTGTGCTCGACTACTCGCGATTACTTTGATTCACGGTCTCCGCCAGGCGCCGGCGGACGACATCTCCGGCTCGGGCAGTTTTGGCCTAGGGCCAACAAGAAGAAGTCGCCACTACGGCGACTAGCACTCTCTAATCTAATCGCGATCTGTAAAATTGTACCCCGCGAGATACGACTCACGTAGGTAGAGAACGTAGAGACTCCGAGCTTCTGCGCCAGGGACTTTCAGGGTCACGGCGAGCTCGAGGGGGGTCGCTTGCTCCCGCTCCGTCGCCCGGTGCTCGTGCCCCAACTTGACTGCCTTACCCATCATACGGGCAAAAGAGTCGAAGTCAGTTTTCGGGAGCTTCTTCGGCTTGGGCGGCATGCCCTTCTTTGTATACCAGTCGAGGCAAAAGAAACAGCGCCCGTTCATGGGCGCTGCTCTTCTTCCTCGCGGTGGAGGGTTCTACCTACTACGCCGCCTTCTTGTGCTTCGACAGCTTGGCGGCGGGGCTGCGGGCCTGGGTCTTCTTGGCCTTCGCCTTCTTCTTGGTGTCGGCGCCCTTGACCTCCACCGCCACCTTCTCCTGCTTGCGGGGGCCGACCGCCTTTTCACGCGTGTATTCGTACGCGTCGGAGCCGAGGGCAACGCCGAGGAGGACGCCCGCGCCAGTGGCAACAGTGACCGCCGCGGTCTTCAGGAAAGTTCCGAGCATGATTGTCTCCTTCCTTGGGGGCTACCCAAGAAACCCTGAGGGAACGCAACATCAACCATCCGGGAAGATGGCTTGCGTTTACAACCCCACGGCCAGACCCACGTCGATCCCTGTCGGGTGCGAGGTCTTCCAGTAGGTACTAACTTCATCTCATAGTCTTGTACCCGCCTTTGGGCCGTTTTTATGAACCATGGCTTGACAGGGGTCTTTGGGGGGCTAATATGGGGGCATGAACAGCTCAAGCCATTGACGTCCGGCCCGAAGCACCCCAGGACCCGTGGACTCACTACTGTGTGATCCGCAGAGACCTACCCCGCGGTACCCAAGCTGCCCAACTGATTCACGCCGCTGGCCACTCATCGCCAGGCACGAATCTCCCCTCAGGAACCTACGCCATCGCCCTGTCCTGCCAAGATGAGGCTGAACTGCGTTCGCTCTCTGAGCGCCTGGAAGTCGCTGGCATTCCACACCACCGAATCAACGAGCCAGACGAGCCCTACAACGGGCAACTCATGGCCATCGGGCTGCCGCCCGCCTACAAGTCCACCTACCGGAGGTACATCTCGAATTTGCCTTTGATCAAATAGTCTTATGGGGCGAGCGGTAGTATGGCGCTTCGGGAGGTTCGACTCCTCCCCGCCCCACCATGCTTCGTTACCTCAGTTGGTAGAGGGCCCAGAGTAATGACCTGGGAAGTCGGGGGTTCGAATCCCCCACGAGGCTCTTGCTCCCCTAGCTCAGTTGGTAGAGCGTCGGCTGATTTAAGCCGCGGGTCCCTGGTTCGATTCCAGGGGGGAGCGCTACTTCTTGAGAAGATGGGCTGCGATCAGCCCCGCCACAGACCCGAGGATTCCTGGGGCGGCTTTACGCAGGACCTCGCCTTTGTTGACGAAGCTCTGGTCAAGGGCCTTCGTCCCAAAGCCCCCAGGCGGCTTGAGCTTGAGCGCCGTTGTTTCAGTGGGCTTCAGAGCGGGACCTTTGGCGGCCAAGAACTGCTGCTTGTTGGCTTCGTCGAGTCCGTGGAGATCCCACAGCGCTTTCGAGGCAGGGCCGTGCGCGACACCAGGCCGCCGCATGTGCAGAAGGGCGTCGAACTGGTCCGGGTCTTGATTGACCAGGGTGTCGTAGCGGTCTGAGACGTGCCCCGGAGGAACACCGCCAAGGCCCATCCGAAGATCTGCGTCGTAGTGCTGCATTCCGAGATGCCGAGACAGCTCCGACGCCATCTCGCTCTTCCCCGTCCTCGGCAGGCCGCCGATCCCAATGCGCGCCGTCGCGGGGTCTAAGTGTTTCAACAGGGGCGCGATTTTAGCCGCGTCCGAGATGATCTGTGGATGGATCTTCGCACCTCCGCCCTGTTGGAGCAGTTCGTTACGCAGGTCCCTGTCCAGTAGCATCTGAAGAGCGATTCCCCCGAGACCTCCAGCAACGGCTCCGAGTCCGTAGTGAAAGGCGGCAGCGGTCTTTCCTGCGAAATAGAACATGACACCTCAAGTTTAGGCCAGAGGCTAAAAATGAGCTGGGCATACTCGCCGTTGCTCTTCTCTTCTTCTTATACCGCACTGGGGCACGTGGACTCGAACCACGATTCTCAGAGTCAAAGTCTGATGTCCTGCCATTGGACGATGCCCCATCGGAACGGGGGGACTCGAACCCCCACGCCTTGCGGCACTAGATCCTAAGTCTAGCGCGGCTACCAGTTACGCCACGTTCCGCTTGAGCCTCGAGCCGGATTCGAACCGGCGACCTACTGATTACAAATCAGGTGCTCTACCAACTGAGCTATCAAGGCAAAAAAACGAACACCGGACCCTGGGAGGGGGGAGAGGATCCGGTGTTCGTAGGCGCATGCAGCGGGGGAGGGGGGAAAACCGCTGCGGCGCCCTTCTTTTGAGACTAGTACTGGCTCTCATCTCCTGGACGAAGAATCGTGATGATCTCCTTCGTGTTCTTGTCGTACGCCACGCGGACCAGAATGTCATGAATCATCAGCTCGAACAAGGTAACACGGAGCGACTGTTTGCGAATGGGTTTCGCACGCCCCTGTTGGATGTCCAGCACGGCCTGCCGAAGCGTTTCGTCTCCTACTGGAATTCCAAACCGCTCGACCATGCGGCGCTTAGCGTGCTTTCGCTCGGCCGCTGCTTTTCCTCTGGGCATGGGTCACCGATGTTTCCCGCTCGTCCGTAGCATCTGGATGAGCATCCCCGCCGCGGAGATGACGGGTGGGGACGTCAGTGCCTGAACTACGGCGTCGATTGTCTCGTTGCAGACAACCTTCTTCGGCGCCTTCTTCCTCTTCTTTTTCGCTGCCATGTGTAGCTCCTTTGTGAGCGTTTGGGTGCTCACCTCTTATACCCATAAAGTGATCAAAAAAAGAAAGCCACCGCCTGTACAAGCGCGGTGGCTTTTTCTTTCTTCGACCCTTCTTTACTGCGTAAAGGCCGAAGCGCCCTTCTGCGCGTCGTACTGCATCAGCTTGGTTTCGAGCTCTCGCACGACGGTCGCCCAGTCTTCCGAGGTGTCACCCTCGGCGAGATAGGTCTTGGCGATGTGCAGGTGGCCCTCGAGCTCATCCCGAAGGTACGTCGGGCTCTTCTGAAGCTCGGCACACTCAGGGGTCTTGCAGCCTTCGTTGTACGGCCGCCCTTGAAAGCAGCGCGGGCAGATCTTGTAGACCATCACGGGGGGCACCTCGATCGACAGGGTCATGGTGAGTCCTTTCTTGGGCGGGAAGTACAATCTTTGGCTCAAGGACTCATACCCGAATTCTAGCCCTTTTAATGAAAAGACCCCCGCCTACCCGGAGGTAGACGAGGGTCGTTTCTACCTCGGTTCTACGAGGTCAGCTCGCCTGGACGTTGAGCAGGGCCACGAAAGACAGAGCGCCGTTGGGAACAGAGGTGGCGGTCCATGCGTCAGCCACCGGGTCCACCGTCACCGCCTCGGCCAGACCACCCACGAACATCAGGCCGGTGCTGTTGGCCACGTTGTACGCCACGCCGATCTTGTCACCGGTTCCAATCGAGCACCCGGCCGCAGCGACGCCGATGGCCGCCTTGGTGATGGAGGTGACCGTCTTGAAGATCTTGGTGCCGTAGACGGTCGAGTTCGCCACCGCCGCGATGACCTCGGTCTGGGCCTTGTCGAACTGGTCCGTGCCCACCACGGTGATGGAGCCGCCGTCGTAGGTCGCCGCAGCGACCGCGCTCAGGTTGCGAGGCGTGACGGGGTTGGTGATGGGGCCGGGGAACAGATTCGCAGCGGTCGCCAGCACGGAAGCGTGCACGGCGGTCGCTGACTTGGCTGCCGGAACCACCGCGGGAACCAGGAGAGCCTGGGGAACACCGCTCATCAGCTCGAGCTCGTCGGTCACCGCCGGGTCCTGCGAGAGAACCCACGAGATGTACCCCTTGGCCTTCAACGACTCCAGCTGCGGAGTGCTGCTGGACAGCTGCCCGCCGGTCAGCGAGACCGTGGTGCCTGTGGTGGGGATGTTGAACGACTTGCCGTAGCCGTCGGCGTTGCCAACGGCGATGTCAGAACCTGCGGTGTTGGTGAAGACGAGACGAGGCATGGGCTGCTCCTGAAAAGGTTTGTGGTCGACCCCCTCAGTATAGGCCACTCGGCTAAAAAACAACCCCCGCCTGTACGAGCGCGGGGGGTTCTTTGAGATCTCCCTTACTCGTACTCCGTCACCTTGACCCGTGGAGGCGGCGGAACTTCGATCCGCTTGACCGCCTTCATGATGACGAAAGCTTCCTCGTACTTGAGAGCCATCTCTTTTGCCACCCGCTCAGCGTGCTCCAAGGTCTGAAACTGGACCTTGGATGGTTTCTCTGAGTCCGGGTTCCAAATGATCCAGAATGACTTGGTTCCAGGCCACGTCTTTTTAGCTGTCATACTCATCCTTTGGAAATGGTTCGATCTCATCGACATCGACCCAGGTGTCTAGCTTGTGCTCTTCGTTCACTACTCGTGCGGTCTTCCCCATGGCGCAGGCGACGACCAAGGGAATCTTCTTCTTCTTCACCTTTACGAAGTAAACCACCTGGCCGTCAAAGACCCAGGTCATTTTTGATCGCCTCCCTCAGTCGCGGCAGACTGTGCTTGATGAAGGCCCGCGCCTGTTCGGAGTACTTGTAGCAAGTGAGTTCATGAGTGTCGGGCAGCTCGGTCTGATTCGCCCAACCCCAGAACTGGTACTCGTCACAGAGCCCCTCATGGAGATCGGGGAGCTCCCACTCGTCTCGAGCCTCTTCCGCGGTGAGTTGCTTCTCCCGCCGCATGCCGAGAATCGTCTCTCTCACGGCTTGCAGCGTTGCTTCGTCGTCGTACTCCTGCTTCGGGGCGATCTTCCGAAGGATGTAGTCGTCCTCGCACTGAATGATGAAGTGGCGGAACGTCGTTTCTTCGGGCAGCCCCCGCTGGTTCCAGCGGTAGCTCCAATCCCCGTAGTCACTGAGCGCGGCGAAGCAGCCCGTCTCGTCGAGGAAGATGATGGCCCACCCCTCCCCCTTGACGCTGGGGAAGGAGTACCGCCACGTCTTGACATCAGAGGGCATCGTGCACCTCCTCGAGGTGCCCCTGCAGATCCCACAGCTGCTCCTTGGCGCGCTCGATGGCTTGCGCGGCATAGTAGAGTTGCTGCTTCTTGTACAAGTCAGGATCGAACGTCTCGATGAGCTCGATGACGATGAACTTCGCCAGCGTGTCCCCGGACCCGTTCTTCTTCAGCTTCCCCGCCTTCGTGTAGTAGTTGCTGAGGTAGCCGTCGTCGTACGCCTCATTCGCCAGATCCAGCAACTCCTTCTGGGTGAAGCTTTTTCCCCTCTTCGTCTTCATACCAATCCTCCCCGCAGAGTGAACAGATGATGTGATACTTGTCTTTCTCCGGAGCGAGCCTGCGCTCCAAGAGGCCCATTCCTTCGTCGTTGACGTGTTCGCAGCAGGAAGCCGCCACGTCGTGGATCTTTCCGATCTCCTGCTCGTTGTCGTCTGCTTTCTTGTGAAGGCGCCCCACCAGCTGACGATCCAGCGTTTCCAATCGACCCAAGAGGGCCTCTCGCTCCAAAGACGTAATCTCCGCTGGGAACTTCGGCTCGAAGCGGGAAGCCTGGAACAGGCACTTCCGCTCTTTGCCGGCGTGCTCTCGGCGCCACTGCCCACAATTTCTGCACGGGAAGTAGCGTTCCGGGGTCAGCTTCGGAGGCTTCGCCATCGCCACCCCCAGCCGCAAGAGAAGTGGAGGCGAAGGCGGCCCCAGCCGAAGTTGATGGAAAAGTACTCAAGCTCTGGCGAGTAGTAGAAGTTGAAGCCTTGGCGGGGGAAACCTTGATCCTTCGCCTCCCGCGACCACCACTGGGAGCCGTAGTAGATGTTCACCGCTCGAGAGCTCCCATCCCCCCGCTCATCTGGATGAGCGCCAGGTCCGTCGACACGCCGAAGTGCTGCCCCACGAACTGCGCGTGGAGCAGGACCTCTGGGACCATGATGTGAAGCCCGGGACAGGAGTACTGCTCCGCGTGCTTGCAATGGCCTTCTCTGCTGACCTGGATGCACTCCAAGGCGGTCTTGGGGTCCCAGTTCATACTGATGAGGCTCTGCATGTTCTTCTGAGTGATGCGGAAACGCTTCGCGTCTTTCTTCTTCTTGTCGATTCGGCGTTTCGGGGTCAGCAGGTACAGCGGACGCCAGCGCGTGGCGAAGGCCCACAGCTGCTCCGGGGTGGTGACTTCTGAGAGCTCCTTGACGTACGTCTCCCGCACGTGGTCTTCCGTGTACGTCGGTTGAACCGGCAGATCTTTGAGGCTCATTGTTTCTCCTTGAAAAAAGAAAGCGGGACCCTGAGATTCCAGGGCCCCGCGGTACCTCTGACGGTTACGGCTTACCGTCTGAGTCCCCCGAAGGCAGCATGAGCATCGCCTCGAACGCGGGCGAGATCAGCAGCTTGTTCAGGGGCTTCACCTGCTTGTCGTGCCAGGCCCGATGCGCCGCGAGTTCCGGCGTGTTCGGGACCTTCTTCATGTCGATCAGGTTGTCAGCCTGAATGACGGCGCTCCGGGCGCTATCGAGCTTCTTGACGAACTTCGGCAGGGAGCTCACCAGAACGTCCGCGTCATCCACGGAAGCCCGGATACCGGCGCCCGCTTCGACGATGAGGTCCCGGTTGTACTTGGCGCGGAGGACCTTGCGGATCGTTCCGTACTTCGAACGCAGCTTGTCCACTTCGTCCGACTTCAGACGAGGCGTGTGCCCGTACCCCATGATCGCCTTGACGGCGATGTTCGGGGCCACGAACACCTCAGGACGCTTCTGGCAGAGCCAGTGGAGGAAGTCCGCGCAGCGCGTGCTCAGCGGAGCGGCGTCATCCTTGACGAACGTCGACAGATCGACCACTTTGGAATTACGGGGCATGGCTTTTCCTTTTTTTTTGAGGCGCATCTGGGTTAGGGTTTCTGGGACTGCGAGAGGGACGTCTGATCAGGGGACAAGAGCGCCTGCACGCAGGCGTTCGCTTCTACGACCTTGAGATACTCCTCTGCCAACGCAGGATTGTTCTGCGTTCGATCTGGGTGGTAAAGCCTGGCGAGACGACGAAACTGCGTCTTGATGTTCGCGCGAACCTTCGGCGTGAACTCCCCGTTCTTCGGAGGGTCCACGTTGAGGACACGAAGAGCCGCATAGAGCCTCTTCGTTCTCGAAGCGTCCGAAAGCTTCTCCGGATCTGCCACTCGAGCGCGTGCGATGATGCTGCGCCACGTTTCAGTCAACGCCCGAAGATCCGCGCGACCAACGGCGCGGATGTTATAGGCGGCGAATTCTGGGACGCCGACCAGCATCTGGTCGAACAAGCGTTCCACGGCTGCGAAGAACTCAGTGGACTGCCCTCTGGCAGACAAAGGTTCTTCTGGCTCCTTTTCCGGTGTCCTTGCCCTCGTTTTGCTCGTAGGAGCATTTTCGGAGGGGCGCTTCTTGTCCAGCGTTCCCGCCAGATACGCCTGGATAGTCGCTTCTACTTTCTCGGGCGTTGGTTGCTGTTTGTCGTCCCGCGACCGAGCGATGATGATTCCGCTCGACCGGAGCGTAACCTTCTTAGCTTCGAGCGCCGCCCAGATAGGCTCCGCCGCAGCGCCCACCCGGTGCAGGATCGCCCGATCCATGATGTGTCGGGGTCCTGCGTTCTCAGAGCCGGGGGGCAACTGAGCGGTGATCCAGTAGCCGCAGTAGTTTTTGCGGGCTCCTGGAGTGTCTGGAGTGAACGCGCGCATCTCGTGTTCAACCTGAGCGCGCTCCTTTTCACTGGTACTGGCAACCCACGCCAGAACCAGCTCTGCGATCGATCTCATAGCAGTTTCCTTAGAATGGTGAGAACTTCGTTGAGCTGCTGTTCGAGAGCTTCGAACCGAGCGTCAATGTGTTCGGCGTTGACCACCGTCAGTACGACCGGAATCTCTTTGGGGAGAACCGGTACCTTGATGACTTCTTGCTGCGACGGCGGAGCTTGAGGCGCTGGAACGGGTCGTTTGATCAACCCGTCCAGACGGTCCCGGATGTACACCATGTTCTCCGCGGTGGCATGCATCAACTTCATCTTCGCCATCTCGATGTCGACCAGAGTCTCCTCCGGGGTAGGCGGCGGAGGGTCGACGGCCTTTTCTGGCTCAGGCGGTGGGACAGGCTCCGGCTCCGGCGTTGGGGCCGGCTCCGGCGGCGGAGGCTGGTAGAGCTTGATCTCTACCGCTTTAACCTCCGGCCTCGGTGCTGGGCGAGGCGGAGCGAACATGTTCAGAGCAGCCCGCGCCGAAGAAAGGTCCCCTGGAAAGGACTTGGACTTGATGACGGGCCTCTCCGAGACCGCTTGTACGAGGGACTCCAGTTTCATGAGGGATTCCATCGCTCTCGGGGTAGCGGGTTGAGCCGCTTTCTGCTTCCGAAGCTCCTCGATGTGTGCCTGCTGATCGCGCCACTCCTCTGCTTCGGCGGGCCAGAGTACATTGGCCACCGTCATGGGGGTCATGAGCATGTCCAGCGCTTTTTCGTGGTCTCGAACAATCAGCTTCTTGCTCGGCGCATCCACGCCAAAGATGCCCGAGTCCAAGAGGATCTTGCGGTAGGGAGACATCGACCCGACGGGCATCGTATCCCCGAAGATCTCGGGGGCGCTCAGCTTGTCCCCTCGAATCACTCGAGGAATGGTTTGTTTCAACTGGTTCCACATCACTTCTGCGATACGATCAAAATTGGGTCGCATGACATTCCTTTCGCCCCTGCGGGCTTTGAGACGGGTTAAAGGCTGCATCTCTGATACCAAAAAAAGGGCTGTCACTACTGGTAGCAAGGCCCCCCGATGATCTGGGGGGCCTGCCAACCGAGAGGCTCAGCTGAGAATGCGATCGTACGTCGCAATGCCTCCCTTGATCCGCGGCCCGCGAGCGTACACGCACAACTCCATCGTGAACCGGAGGCCATACCGCAGAGCCTCTGCGACGGCCATGCGGCAAGCCGCCTCCCCGGTATCGGCGTGCTTCGCGAATGTCCAGGACGTGGACCCTTCGACGGGCTCGCTCAGATGCCCTGAGACGAAGAACAGCTGCTTCTGGATTTCCAGGGTTTTCGTGACCGTTTTCTTGGTTGCCATTTTTGTTCCCCTCCTGCGGTTTACAGCTTCACCTTCGTGACCAACTCCACTTCCGGGCTGTCCCCGAGCTGCCAGGAAACGCCACGGATACCCTGAGCCTCCAGGCGCGGCTGGATCTCCCGAGCCCACCAGGCAGCGAGAAGAGGATTCGAGGACCGAGGAGCGTCCTCCTCCGAATGAACAGGACCCGGCCTCCCAGACATCTTCTTGGAAGGCTTCTTCGAGCTGGAGTCGAGCCGCTCCTTCGACCAGCGCTCCATCTTCTTGCCGAGCGGGAGCTGAATCTTCTCAGCCTCCGCGAAGGTCTTCACCTCGACCCCCTGGGAAACCGCGAAGGCCATTTTCTTGATGGTCCCGGGCTTGATGCCGATCGGCCCTGGGATCTCCTTCAGGAGGTTCGTTTGGAGCTCCTCGAACGGGAGGTGCGCTCCCCCGTTGAGAAGGGACTTCTCGAGGTACTGAATTCGCTTGTTCTGTAACGCTTGCTGCCAGGTGATAGACATGACTCTTCCTTCCTGCCCGAAGGCAGTTTGTTGGTGGTGATCTACTTCGTTGGTTGCTTCAGTGAGACAGGCCAGAACTGCGCTCTTGCTGATCGAGAGCGCCACCCTGATACAGCCGGAACGGCGGGACGGGAGCCCTGAACCATCCCTTGGTCGGTTCGAACCGAAGGAAGTCCAGCAGCACGCGCCCGTAAGACCGCAGGGCCACTCGCCCGTAGGTTTCGTCGAATCCGTTGGGACCGTTGATGTCCCGGTACAGCGCCTTGTACAGCCCTTCACGCGCCCCGGTGGCCATGATCGCCGCCCGGATCTGGTTGTTGTACATCGCGTGATTCTTGTGCAGCCACGTCTCCAACTCCCACGGCTGGGAGCAGGCGCAATGGCCCGGGATGGCCACGCCCATCTGGACCAGGTGGTGCAGCAGGTCGGTCCACTTCTTCACAGGCACCTTCGCCTGAAGCGCCGCAGTGAACTCGGCGATCCAGCCCAACTCCTCTGGGGTGAAGAGCATCAGTGTCTCCTTCGAGCCGGGTAAGAAAGCTTTGGCTCAAGTCCTGATACCAAAAAACAGCCCCAACCTACGAAGGTAGGAGGGGGCTTTTCGGCGGGCCGATTACGAGGGCAACTGGTACCGGGACGTTTCAGGGTCCCAGAGCAGCAGCTCGTGATCCCACCAGGGCATCATCCCCTTGGTGCCCTCGTCGAGGGCGGCGGCCATGCGGTCCACCCTGACCTGGGGGACCCCGTGGGTGTTGCGCGGACCGGCGATGGCCGGGTCGATGCGGAGGGTCATGATGACCACCTCCGCCCCGAACGCCTGCCCGACCGCCACGTAGGGGGCGATCTCAGCCACCGACGTGGACGTGTTGTCCACCACGATGACCGGCTCGGGGACGGGGTTACGGACCCCGGAGATCTTGGCCAGCTCGCGCTGGGCATACCCGTCCTGCAGGTGCTCGATGACCGAGAGCAGGCACGCCCCGTGAGCCGCCGGGAGCTTGGCGGGGTTGAAGACGTACTTCTCCCCTTCCATCATCCCGTCGTCCGCCGACGCGATGAGGTCAGCCTTGGGGAGCTCCTTCCGGGCGAAGGTGCTCTTCCCGCTGCCGGGGATGCCTCGAAGAATGATAAGGCGCATGGGTGGTCCTTTCTCGGCTTTCACCGAAGTGAGACGCAGTGCCAATAACTAGCCACCTCCGGCTCCCATGCAGGAGCTTGCGTCGGGTTCAAGTACTAATACCCTAAAAATGATCAGTTTTAGGGTTAGGCCGCCCCGACGTGTCCGAGGTACTCCTCGCACTTCTTCAATTCTCTCTCTTCCTCCGGGGTGAGCTCACCCTTCTGTTTCTTCTCTAGAAACAAGCGGTATCTCCTTTCAACGCTGACGTAGAGGTCCATCTTGAAGATCGCTGCGTCTGCCTCGTTGGCGGTCTTCCCAAGCAGCCGCTTCTCCAGCCCGTACAGAAGGTATGGTCTCATCCGCTCCGTTTGCATGACGGTCAGTTCGAAGACTTCATCCCCGTACCCCTCGAGAGTCACGTACACCGTGCTGAGGTCACGCTCATCCGCAACGATGTTGACGGTCTTGACACAAGCGTCTGGAGCAACGGCCGTTGCTGTTCTATGCTCTGCCATTCAGCGTCTCCTTCCTGGTGAGAGTTCATGTTCTACCGCCTCGGACAGCATCATGCTCTCGCCGCATTAGGCCTCGAAAAGCTCGCGGCGATTCTACGCCCAGGGATTGGGGGTCCCGCGGCGGAGATTCAACGGCACGTCGACACCGGTAACTTCGCTGAAGCTTCCAGGCTGGCTCGGCAACCAGGGGCTTTCGTGGATCAGCAGCACCTCAGCCCTTTTGACCTCGGACACCACATCCGGCATCTCGGGGCGGGGGTCGAAGGCAGCGCGGAACTGATGGTCCACCCCCAGCACGGCGTCAACGCCACGAAGATCTACGACCCTCGGGGGATCACTAAGCGTCGTGGGGTTGAACTCAAAGGGGAGGCGTTCAACCGTATCCAGAACTTCGAACCCAGGTCTACCAGAGATCGTGAGCTACAGCAGCATCTCGTACGCCTCCTTGGGCAGACAACGCCTCCCAGGCCGACAGACGCCGGGATCCCGACGGTTCTCCCAGCCCACCACTTCGAATTCGTGCCTGGGCATCACGGGGATCATGTTCTACCCGCTGACCAGGAAGCCCGTTTCACGACGCTGCAGGGGCAAATGCGCGACTTCATCCCCAGGGCTACCGGCGGTATGACGGTCCACGACACCAACAAGCGGGACAACTGGATCATCGGTCCTGATGGCCGCCCCACTCTGGTCGATTTCTCCCTTACCAGCGCTCCGGGCGCTTCTTGGGGGGACATCCAGCAGAAGGCGCTCCCCGGGGCGGACCCTAAAACAATCTTCGCCCGCCACAGGGAAGGGTTTGATTCCGCCGAACCGTCCGACGACCCACGCTACGCCGAACCCCCGCCGGTGAGGGCGGGGGCCCGACGTTAGCTTTCCAGCGTTGAAACCCAGCTGCGCAGCTTTTCTGGGGTCAGCTCGTTGAAGGGGACACGGGTGACATCGAACCCCGCGGCCGCCAGGATCGTCACCATCTTCATGGCTCCGGGGGTGTTCATGGAGTGCACGAGAACGGGGACTCCTTGATCGAGCTTCTGCGCAACGGCCTTTGCCACGACGCCCCCGTTGGTGAAGGCGCCGTCAGCCGTGACCCCCTGCTTGTACAGGTCGTAGTCCAACAGGACCCCGTGGTAGGTGTCCGCCTCGTCCTTCTTGAGGATGGCCAACGCAGCGCCGCCTGAACGCGCCCAGACCACCCGCACCTCTTTGGGGAGGTGCGCCGTGAAGAAGGCATGCCGGTCAGAGTCATCCTCGACCAGCAGGAGGCGGATCATGCTTCCTCCTCTCCAAAGTCGATCTCGAGCATGATCTTCTGTTCGATCCGCTTTTGGGACCACCCGGCCTTGGCGAGGTGGCAGACAGCCAACTCCAGCGCCATCTGGAACTTCCAGCGCCCCAGCGAGGTGTCTTCCGCCTGCCCAAGCTTATTGGCGTAGCGGAGGATGGCGACCCCCGATACCAGGTCCTGCTCCTGGCGGTCCGGCGGTCCAGCGAGGGCCCTGGCTCGCCCAAAGGCCACCTTGTAGGCCTCCGGTCCAACCACGAACAGCTCCAGCCACTGGCCGTAGAGAAACCCGGCCAACCAACCTAGCGCGTAGCGCATAGTTCATCCTCTCTGAGCCGTAGGTACGATCTTTGGCTCAAGGTCTAATACCCCTAAAAAAGATCACTTTACTGATGGGTAGCGGGGACCCCCTTTTGGGGGGCCCCCGGCGAACCAGGGTGACCTACCGCTTGGCCTTCTTCTTGGCCTTCTTCTTGGACCTGGCGGGCTTCCCGAAAAGGGACACGACGAAGCGCTCGTCCGCGGCCTTCTCCTCCTCCGAAGGGTCGAACCAGCCCCACGAATCCATCAACCGCACGCCACCCACCGCGCCCACCAGCGCGCCGCCAGCCGAAACAGCGGCCACCGCGGCGCTCTTAAGAATCGTTCCGATCATGTTTTTGTCCTTTCTCGGCCTGGACCGAGGGTTCAACGGGTTGGACTTCTTTGACACTGAGGATCCGCACGACCTCGCCACCCGGCGGAGTCAGCGGTTCCTCAGATCCCATCACTACGGTGGTCAGACCCGCCGCGTTGCGGACGGCCCAGCCAATGATTGGTCTTTTCATAGGCTCCCAGGTTACGGGGAAACGCGGATCGCGCTCTTGCCCGTCAGAACGTTCTTCAACTTCGCGCCGGGGGCGTTGATGGTCCAGGGGTAGACCCCCTCACCGTGGCCGCGGCTCGTCACCGAGACCTTGTTCCCGTCCTCGTCGCGGAAGTACAAGACGTTGCCCTGGGCCATCCGCGTCGCCTTCTTCTCCAGGGCCTTGAAGCTCGCCTTGGTACCGCCTTGGGCGATCCACAGCGCCAAGGCGTCGTCGATCCAGGTACCGCCGGTACGGCGGAGGCGGGACCAGCCAACCATCTCTAAGAGGTCGAACATTGGTGTATCTTTCTCCCTGCTTCCAGGGTGTAGGGGTTCAAAGTCTAATACCCTAAAAAAGATCACTTTTATGACCCCCAGGGACCCCCTTTCGGGGGCCCCCGGAACCGCCTTTACTTGGTAAAGTGGCGAACGGTGCCTTTGAGGCGAATGGGAGCGACCACCCCCCAGCCCTTCTTGAGCAGTTCATTGGAGTAGACGGGGCTGCTCACGCACGAAATGGTGACGTGGTGCAGCTGCCCCAGACTCGGGGCGTTGTAGGGCTCAGGCAGCGTGACCTTTACCGCCTGCCCCTTGTCGTCGGAGGCCTCCCCGACGACCTCGAACTCCACGACCTTCTCGAGGAGTGGCTCAAAAGCCTTGATCAGTTCAGGCCCAGGCTTGAACGCCAAGGTCACGTGATGCCCAAAGACCTTCGGGTGGATGGGCGGGAAGGCCTTGAGCAGGGCGTCCTTGGAAGGCTCGTCCAAGAAGATCGCCGTGTAGACGGGCTTCGGCTGAACTGGGATTCTGAGCAGGGCCAGCGCCTTCTCTGGCACCCCGTCGCAGCTGGGGTGGCAGTCGTGCTTCTCCAGGGCGGCAATGGCCGCCATGATTCGTTCGTCCGAAGCTCTCCAGCCAGCTCGGGAGATCCGGTCATTCTCCTCGGCCTTGGTCACCTGCTCCGCGAAATACTTCACCTTCTCATCGGCCAACTGCTGGCCCAGTTGCTCGTCTTCGAGCTCCTTGATGCGCTTGTGCAAGCGCGCCTTGGTCTCCATGAAGATCGTTTCATGGTCTCGGATGAGCTCCGCCTGGTCGCGGATGGTCTGTTTCATCTCCCGCTCCCGCATCTTCAGCACGATGACGTCACCCATCGCTTGTCCAAGCCCGATAGCAGGATCTCCTTCACTCATTTTTACGCATCTCCGCGTAGCGGGCGGTCGCCAGCCACTTCATGTAGTGGGACTTCTCCAACGTGTCGATGATCTGAAGCAGTTCTTGGGCGAAGGGGTGGCCTACCCGGATAACGCCCACCGTCTTGTTGAGGAGGTTGATGGCCTGAGACAGGTACTTCTCCGCGTCTTCGTCTAGGTGGTTTAGGGGCATTACTCCTGATACCCTAATAGAGTCCTGGCTTTCGGTCGAAAAAACAGGTAGGCTACGTCCATGCCCGACATCCAACCCGGCCTGGTTCACACCGTTGACCCGTCCCGCTGTGGCAACTGTAAGCACCCTCGAGCGGCTCACGTTGAGGGCATCTGCTTGTTTGACTCCACGACCTTCCGTGAGGAGAAAGCAGAGGATCACATGGACTGCGTCTGTGAGGTCGTCACCGAAACGGCGCCACCGGAGAGGGTAAGGGCTCCTACGCCACAAAGGGTCCTCACCCACTACTATCCACCCATGGGCGTCATTGTCTGACCGTGCCTACAAGATCCGCATGCCGGTGATGCAGCAGGTCTGCCTGAACTGTCACAGGGACCGCGTCCAACATGTAGATGGAAAGTGCTTGTTTGAGGCCTCGGAGTTCAAGCCTGGCGGGGTCAACGTGACCAAGAAAACGGTCACGGCCCCGGTAGTCTGTGGCCGCTGCGGCGGGAGCAAGAAGGACCCCGAGCACGAAGGTACTTGCGGCGCCTGTTCCTGAGCTAAGCTAGGAACATGGCCCTCATCCCCTACCAGTTCATCCCGCCGAACGGCTTCAAGGAGCTCAAAGCACGCTACGGCGACTTCAAGTTCACCGAGCTCTCCAAGGGTGAAGTCGACATCGACGATACCTGGGAGAAGGACAACCTCGTTGTACTGCGTAAAGTGTGCGGGACCGCCTGCAACATTCAGCTGCACCGTCTCGTCGCGCCTATCTTCGAGGTCTGTCTCGCCGAGGCGATCAAGCGAGTCCCCGGGTACAAGGTTCGAATGCTCGGCGGGCACAGCGCCCGTCACATGATGCACGACCCCTCGAAGCCACTCAGCACGCACTCCTGGGGCTGCGCCTTCGACGTGAACTGGGACAAGAACCCGGTGGCGAGGACCCTGGTGACGGACCTTCCTCCGGAATGGGTGGCTGCGTTCACGGAGCAGGGGTGGAACTGGGGCGGCGCTTGGAAGGGCACGAAGGACGCCATGCACTTCCAGTACGCCACGGGGCTCTAAGAAGAGGCGTGACGTTCGTACCCCATCGCCTATACTCAGGCGGTCCAACGTGGAGATGCAATGAACGAAACCTTTGCCAGCGTTCTGCTTTTTCACACCGCGCTGAAGAACTTCTTGCTGGCCACTGTCGGATTGACGGTTGATCGAACACTCAGCGCCAACGATGTGATTCTCGCAGACGGCGCTGGGGCGTTCATTCGACTTCAGAAGAAAACTAACGGCGCCACAACTTCGATTGGGATGGAGCTCGGAACAAGCGCGGACGCACTCGAAACCTCTACGTACGATCCTGAGCGCTGGTTCCCCTTCGATACCTCCGCGGAGGGGGTGTTCCTAGGGCAAGCGCGTTGGGAGCCGGAAGCGAAGAGGATTACCCTCTTTGTGATGGCCAGCGGGGACCGTTGGGCTAAGCGCTACCGCGCTACGGCGTCTTTGATCTTGCGAACCAGCTCCCTGGCGCACCAGGACCACCTCAATCCCATGACAGAGCCCAACTTCAAGCTGAACGGCGGGTCCTACGTTCAGGCCGGAGCGTAACCCGTGGCTGTTCGGCTGCCCCTCGACGGTTCAGTTGTAGGGTACTGGGGCTTCGACGAGGCCCTAGAGACCGATGCTGCCCGAGACGCGACGGCGAACGCCTTACACCTGACGGTCACTAGCGCAGCGTCTGCTACGCTTGGACGCGTTGGCGGCGCACGCGGGATGAATGGGTCTTCCTCATTCGCCTCGGTCGCGAACGCGGCGCTTCGGCTTACTGGCGACCTCGCCATCATCGGCTGGTTCAAACTGAATTCGGTCAACACTTCTGGATCGTTTCTACGCTGCTTCGTGTCCTGCGCGGGCCCCACAAATGGGGACGGCGTGCTGTACGCCCTCTCGGTCAAGAGCAACGGCGCGATTGAGTACAGGCACACGGCTTCCGCAGGAGAAGTGCTGGTCACTACAGCGACTGGAACGGTCAAGACCGCGCAGTTCTACTCGATAGCCGTACGGCGAGTAGCCAACGGGCCAAACCAAGATGTAGAGATCTATCTCGATAATCGCTTGGTGGCGAATAGCGCTGTTACGGTGAACGGGTCCCCCGTTTCAATGCCCGTTCCGCCGCCCGCGGCTAACGCCTCCGCCGTCTTCAGCGTGGGCCGTCTGCAGCGCGTCGCTGACTCGGCGTTTTGGGATGGGCTTGTTGACGAGATTTCCGTGCACAGCGTTGCGCGGGCCTACCAACCGTATTTGATCGCGGCGTATTACCAAGCCGCCCTACGCTCCGGGACTACCCAGCTTACTGCCACGGACAACGTCGTCGCGGTTTCCTCCTACGAGATGGGCTCTGGTGTTCGATGGTGGTGCGTAGAGCGAGATCGTGACTTGTACGTAGTGAAAGAGAGCCCCTTCGGTCAGTTCGGTTCTGAAACTCGTTTGACTACTCCCGGTGGTGGCAACTCCTCCAACACTGGGCGTCCCGAGCTAGTCTACGACGCCGCGACCGATACCTTGTACGTGTTCTTCTTCGCAGGGAATCGGATCTACAAGCTAACCGCTAGCAGTACGGATGACCCTGCGACCATCAACATGCCGTTCACCGCAGATACAGGCGGCATCATCAAGTCGCTTGAAAACGTAGATGGAGGTCGCGTAGGAGAGGGTTCTGGGCAGAGAGATCCTCGCCCCGATGACGACCTCGTCTACGTCAACCGGCAACCCGTAAAGATCGGTTTTACGGACCCAGCTCTGAACTACGTCGGTGAAGGATCTGGTGACGTTCTTACGTTCACGCGGGGTTCGCCGAGTGCCCCGTCAATCGCCTTTGTTGAGCGCCCTTCGCCCGATGGGTTTGGTGTGTTTGTCGGTCCGAAGAACTCCCAAGAGACCGGCTACATTGTCTATCGCCTCGACGGGGGCATAGCCACTGTGCTTGGGACTCCGACGCTCCCATACCCCGGAGCGACCGCCTACTTCATGCCTGTCGCCCCCCGAGTACTGGGACGGGGGTACTTCGCTCGCGCCCTAGACGCGTCTGGTCGCCAGACTGACGTGGTCACTACTACCATCTACGACAACTTCAACTCGGGAGTCCTGGTTCCCGGTGGAGCACGGTGGGATTTTGGACGAGACGGCGACCTTTCGGACTACGGGCTAGTTGGTGAGGGGTCAGCGCAGCGCCATCCCAGGGACGACGATTTTGTGTACGTCAACAGAGCGCCAGTGAAGTTTTCTACGCAGGACCCTGATACAAACTTGCTGGGTGAAGGCGCGGGCGGCCCCGGCGGTAGGGGTAACGCAGATGGCGCTGGTTCGTGGACCCAGAGCGGCACGACGAGGATCATATGAGCGACTACCGAGTAACTACCGTCAGTCCAGAAGAAGGCGAGGCCGTTCTTGCGCGCCTTCGCGGAGCTACCACTGAGAACAAGAACGCGCGGCGTTCCGTTGTCCTCCCAGGGGGGTTCGAACTTAAAGGTTCGTTCGAGCTAGTTTGCCGAGAAGAGAAAACCGGTGAAGTAGCTTGGGCCCACAGCGACAACAACCTCATTACGGACTACGGTCGCCGCATCTGGATGGATTATAAGTTCTCAGGCATGACGCTCGGGTTTTGTGCGTCTACCGAGACCCCAACCGCTGCCCGTTCCTCGCTCAGCGGAGATTCTACGCAGATCTTCTTTAGCGCCACCTTGACGCCTTCAAACAACTCCGTCACCAATACGAAGACGCTCTCCACGACGTTCACTACGCCGCCGAACAATAGAACGCTCGGGTCAATACTTTTGATGGACTATTACGCGAGCGCTCCTAACGGGATCGCTCGTGGGATTTGCGCCTACGCCCTGCTGACCCCGCCCAAGACCCAAACCACGACCCAGACGCTTGAAGTCGTCTACAAGATCAGCATGAGCCCGATTTACTGAGGGGTACCGAAAATGTCCGTGAAAGATATCACCGGCCTTCTGACCATTCTCCCGGAGAAGGATCAGCCTAATCAGGCCATCAAGGAAGACCTACAGGCCGGGAACATCGCTTTCCGTAGCCGCACGCTGGCGCGTACCCTCTTGTTCTGGAACAATAACAACTCAGGCTCGGATCACGGTCTCGCGCTGTATCCGTTTAAGCAGGGCGGACTGTTGGATGACCTCGACATCACGGTGGGGCACGCCGTGTACGACAAGGCCACCATCACACCGTACCCTACCGGGGGTAACGGCACCGCTCCTACTGCCATGTCCACGTACGACTACGCCAAATTCCGTGCGACGGGATCTGTTCCAAATATCAATTCCGCGCAGATTCCTCGGGTACACGCCGGAGTCGCCGCGTACGATCCAACTACAAGCAACGCACTGAGCTTCTGGGGAGGCGATGCCATCGTTTCTGCGTCAGATCTTCCGGCTGACTATACGCAAGTCGGCATCGTGTACGCCCACCCGACGTACCTTGCTTCGTCCAGCGGCCTGGCCGCTGGCAATACACAGCTGGTGATTCAAGTCGGCGTACCCTTCGTCTCCTTCACGGGCGCTGGGTGGTGGGATCAGGAATACGTAACTCCAGGGCGATTTCAGGTACTCCGTATCGGCGTCGGTGCGAATGCGGGGTCCTACTACGTCCAGCACGTCGACTACACGAACAACAGGCTGTACCTCCGCAACTTGGACGGAACGCCATTCGTCGGGCAGTCCGCTGCTACTATCGCTGGAACTGATTTGTACCTCGGCCCGGGGCGCACCGCGTACTTCAATGAAGTGAGCATCATCCCTCTCTCGACGGGAGTCCTGCTAACGAGTGGACGCTACACCCCAGGGTTTTACCCTGGAACAACACAGCCCCTGCGGTCTAGCTTCATCGCGCGCATCAAGTTCGAAAAAACCGGCTCGACGGAAGTCGCAGCGGCGGCTGAGCAGCAGGGGTCCTACACCATCGGGATGCGCCCGTGGACCCACGGCGCATACGACTACGATACCGGTTACGACTTCTCGTGCTACCAGGCCACCGCTAACGAAGGAGCAACGGGCCACTACCCGGGGCACACCTTCCCGTACAACGCGACGACGGCTGCGGCTGCGAACGCTATGATCCTCGACGAGGCCAACCAGCGCTGCTGGATCGGCGTCACAAACAACGCCAACGTTTCGACCATCAATCACTGGCGGTGGCGTACGCTCGAAAGCCCCCGCGAAGTAGCCAGCGGCGTTAGCGTGGCGGGTCACGCGTCCTTCCTCACACCAGCTCTGGTGCTTGGAAGCGGAGATCGTATTCGCGGCGGAGCACTCGGTTCAAATCAGTGGGTTTACTTCGCGGTATCGCACCCAACGCTTGGCAACGGCGGACTCATCGTCATCAAGCCAAACTTGACGACGCTCCAGTACACTGAGACCACAGGGATCCCTGACTCCAACGTCGCTGGTGTGGTAGCCGACAAGTCGCGTACCCGCGTCGGCACGGCCGCAGATGCTTCGACTAACGGCGCTGACCAAATCACCTCCGCGTCGGGCGCATTCACCAGCGCGGATATTGGTCGCGCCATCAAGCTCACGGGGCTCGGAGCCGACAACGGAACCTACAAGATCGCCACTATTGTTGGCGGCACGCAGGTCACTGTTACGACGATGGCTGGTGCCGCCGTCACATTCACCACGCAGACTGGCGGAACTTTCGAGATTAGCGACCGCCTGTACCTCTTCTTCCACGACGCAGTCGCTGGTGCAGGGAAGATCAACTACATGGAGGCGCTGGTTCCCGGTACCTTCCTGACGCGCACGGTGTCAATGACGAACGGCGCGACTTGCACCATCCAGAACAACAATGGAGAGAGCCAGAAGATCTCCATCGACCCTGCCAATGGGAATGTTTACTGGCTGTCTAGCGACACGCAACAGCAGATCAACAAGTACGACGTCGCCGCCAACGCGCACTCTTTCATTCCAATCACGAACTCCTCGCTGCTCGCGCCCGCTGGCGGCGTGCAGAACAACGTGGCGAGTCCCGCGAACAACCCTGGCACGCCGACCGCCTTCACGGCCATCCAGGTGAACTCGAAGTTCGACGAAATCTGGGTCGGGTCGGACGCTGGCGAATTCAAGATCGTCAAGAGCACCTTCTCGACGTCTACCATCAAACGGTACTACGGCGATGAGGACACGACAGTAGCCGCAGGGAACTGCAACTACTTCACTGGGACTCCTCTGACGACGGGAACCGGAAACGGTACGACTGGCCTCACGGCTTCCGCCGGAAACGTCACCCTGAATGCAACCGGTACTCCATTTGTTGCGAGCGACGTAGGCAAGTACGTCATGATCACCGGAGCGTCTACCGCCGCGAACAACGGCGTGTTCGTTCCTGCGACCGCCATCCCGTTCAAGATCATCACATTCAACAGCTCATCATCTATTGTGTATGCCAACGCCTCAGGCGTGACGCAGGCCAACTACGCGGGCACCTTCTACATCGTGTCGTCTTACGCGCCGCGTTCTTCGGGTACTTTTTCTGGTTCAGCCAACAGCAACTACGTTCGTAACTTCTTGGAGCATCCAGACGGAAGAATTTCCGCGCAGCTGTGGCCTAATACCGTCATAGCTCATGACTATGCGAGCTACTCCCGCGAAGCTGACACCTTTGTGTACCGTATCTTTCAGCACGCTACCCAGTCATCAACCGCAACCGGCCGCCTCCGTGTGATCGATTCTATCGGGTGGTTCCTAGATCATTGTTACGGGGCTTCGAACGCGGGGTCCCGGATGATGCTCGGTGCGTACGAAGTTAACTACCAGTGGACAGGCTCCGCGTGGACTCCCAGGGAGCTGGCGCTCGCTGGCACTCCGAACAAGTCCTTCGCCGACACCACCAACCCGCTCGCAGCGGCGAAGCCCATCCACTCCGCAGCCGAAGCTTTGATGTACGGCGTGAAGATTCAGTTCAATCGCCAAGGCGGTGCGACGCCAGCCAACAACGAATTCCTTGGTCGAATGGGGCAAACGAGGACCTCCACTTCTGATGGGGCTACTACGCTTGGCGCTGCGACCTTTGACGGTTCAGGGTTCATCGCCGGGGACGCAGGGCGACTGATTCGTATCGAAGGCGGGTCCGACGCAGGGGTTTACACGATCAACACCTTCGTCAACGCCGGGCAGATCACCCTCACAACGATGTCTGGGGCTACGTTCTCCGCCGTCGCTACGGCTGGAACGCTGACGTACTCCGTTTGGGACGCGGGTTCCGTAGGATCCAACGCAGGCCCAGAAGACATTACGTTCATCCTCGCGGACGGTGTCAGCAAGGACAACACGCAAGATATCACGGGCTTCACGTACGAGGCGTACCACTTCAAGACACGTCTGCACGAGAATGATGAGGGTCGGAAGTGCGTCGTGGAGAATCCGCTAGCCGCCCCTGGGCAGCTTGAGACGAAGATCTACACCGAGTACTACCCTCGGCAGGCTGTTCAGTATGACGCTGCCTTGGCGCACCATCGAAGCCTTCCGG